GGCTTGTAAGTCGGAGAATCATGGGTATTAGCGATTAAAATCTTCCTAATTCCGCCTACATCATCGGACGACTGACGGCGCCCGCTTTGCCGAGGAGTTTACTCCGAGGCAATTAGTGAGTGTCTTATTTAAACTGTTCTCTCACTTTTTTATAACGGCTCCCCACACGCCTAGAGGTATAGTTAGGTCTGCCGTCATAGACGTTGATTAAAAATTTCGATCAAAATACAAAAAGTGGTGGGTAGGGATGGAGTCGAACCACCGGTGTTTCTAGTGTCACGGATTTACAGTCCGCTGCCTTCGCCACTCGGCACACCTACCCATTATGGGCGCTACGAAAACCTTGCCGTCACAAGGAAAGATCACGCCTTAACTTTTTTATCATATTCGTACTTAAAACTGTTTTAACAGAAGACTGTACGAATATATGTATTCCAAATTGAATACTCATCTTTTTATTTTTCTCCAATGGCTAGCGCGAGAAGGACGGCGGACATCCGGATTATCCGCTCGAGTTAACGTACTCACCCAAAACGGAACGAGTTTAAGGTCTTCTCGGGACCTATTTTCTACTCAGGATAGCCAATAGTGCGCACACCTGTCTACACTAAGAGAATAGCTTTTTAATGGTGCCCCCAGCAGGGATCGAACCTGCACACCTCTCGGCATATGATCCTAAGTCATACGTGTCTGCCAAATTCCACCATGAGGGCATTATGTAGAGCTGTCGGCCAGCTCTGGATAGCATTTGTACGGGGCTATCCTACTTTCTGCTTATTGCAAGTCACAGCCATGTTTTTTATTCGCCTCGTTCCCCTATAGTACTAGAGACGGCCATCCCGTGTCGTTTTCTTTGTCTCTTGACTATGCAAGAAGTAGGAGCACGACAAGCTCCTTGCATTCCAACTATGATTCTCACGATGCTTTCTCAATAATAAACTCTTTTAAGGATCATCACTCCATCATGCCGCGAACATGCCGAGAGAAAGTCTGAATGCTGGAGATTAATTTGACATTCTCCACGGCCAAAGCCGGGGGATTCTTAAGAAGTCTGTTTCCTGAAAAACTCAGGAAAGCCTTATTCTTAAAGGGCTTGCCAAAAGCCCCTTACACAGTTCTTCGAAATTGAAGTTCTGCTTACTTTTACGGAGAATATTCGCCGCTCCGTTGATGTCGGAATTGGCGATACGTCCGTCCGAAAAACGATATAAGCCACGTTTTATACGTTTTCCGCTAAACGTGCCAACATAAGGTTGTTCTGGATTATAGACAGGAATATCATCCAGATCTAGACAACTCGCTTTCGACGTATAAGATTCTTCCTGCTCAATATACTGAAGACCGTATCGTTCACAGAGACTAGCAAGCATTTTGCGAAGACCACTAAAACTAATCTGCGTAAATTGCTGATTGGTTACTTTCCCCAGGTTTATATCACGCTTAAACTCTTTATTATATCCACATACAATTGTTCCAATTTTTTGATTGATGCAATAATCAATGATATAACGTGCAGTCTTTCGGACATAGTCTTTCGCCCTATCATTCCGTTTTCGCGTAAGCCGAGCAATCTGCTTTGTTGTTTTTAGTCCTTGTTTCGCAGCGATACTCTGAAGTTTCGCCTTGCGTTTATTCCAATACTGGTTAATTGATTTTAGTTTACGACCGTCTATAAGAAACGATGCCCCAGTATTTGTGATACAAGAAGCAAGATTATCAAGTCCGATATCAATAGCGAGAACTTTTTCTGGATCTACGTCTACTGGTTCTTTCTCCTGCTCATAGCAATATTGAATCTTAAAATAAGCTCCACGTTGGTCTGGACGGATACAAACCTCTTTTATCATCTTACCTTCAAGTCTTGACGGAAATGGAATTTTAATTTTCTTTCCGTTATGAGCTTTAGAAAATTCTCGGCTCATCGGAACTAGCAAGAAGCCATCTTTAATACTGATAGCATTCGTCGACAAAACAAGATTAAATAGACCACCCTTTTCGCGATAATGCGGAATATTGATGTCTTTAAAACGGTATTCACCGTTTTTTGCCTTCTTTATCAAGCTAAAAAAGGACTTAAAGCTGCGATCAGCCACTTTGAGAATCTGTTGAGACACACCTGCTTGCAGCAATCTGTAATTTTCGTTTTCCTTACAAACATGATAATTTCCTTCATACTGGAGAAATTTTTTCTCCTGAAAGAAATACTGCCGGATGTTGTAAAGAGCTACATTATACAGATTATTGCTGTACTGGCACATTTCGCGAAGCATTTTATACTCTTCTTTAGAAAGAGATCGGATAACATTTGTTTGTGTTAGATATATTTTGTTTTTCATCTCCCCTTTGCTGTATGTATACAATACAGCAAATTAGTCAAAAAGTCAATCAGTATGCCATACTTGAATCTTGTATTTCTAGCTCTTAATGGCGTGACTCTCTGCGCATAATCGCCAATCCATTCGGATTCCCCGTATACGATAAGACCATTGTTGACAATGTTTTAGTTGAGTTTCACGTTTGAGATACGATATGCCTTCTCGAGATTTTTCCAGTTCTTACGAGGATAGGGATACGCCATGAAATCGCCTACGAGCGTCAAATTTTCCTTGCCGAACTCTTTTTCATATTCGGCAATTCGCTCGGCAAATCTTTCAGGTGTCATCTCGCACTGGCGATACCCCTGAAACATCTGAGCGATTTCTCTCATGGATTCGAGGATCTGCCAGAGGTGATCGTGAATCTCCGTCATGATCTCGTAGTTCACATCGAGGCAAAAATTACAGTAGAAATCCTTGCCTTTATGACGAAGACGATAGATCCTTTGGCGGATAGGTCCTTCCCAGGGTTTGTCTTGCATGTTCCTACTCCCATGCCCTTCTAGCGATTTCGTCTAACAGTCTCTCTTTAAATCCGAGATGCTGCTGCGTGTCGATCGAACAGTTCCTTCTGTCTTCTGAAAGAACTTCTCCTTCGAATTCGTCTATCTCCTTGATAATCTTGAGAACTTCCCAGTCTTCGAAGAAACGAATATTCTGAAGGATACCGTCGGATACGGTAGAAAAAGCATACGTATGCCTCGGTAACGCATACCGGAAGGCAAATACATAGATATCTCTTTCATCTTTTGTCATTATTTTCACCATCCCCTAACGGGGGCGGCCCGACGAGACAAAGTTGCCGGGCCTAACCGTATTTTGTACTAACGTCGACGGCACGGCTAGGCCGCCCCGATTTACCTATCGCGAAATTGTGCGCCTGAATTCACGCTTCAGGATCTCGACGAATCTTACGGCTCATCGTAGCCTTTACTCTGTGACCGGTTTGTCTCGGCCTTTGACTCCCCGCAGATAGATATCCCGGAGTATTCAGATTTCGGTCTTCGCGGACGTTTACCCGCTACGACCCATAATGTGATCCCCCTACGATTAGAAACTCGCAAATTGGGGGATCGGGACGGTTTATCAGACTTTCGGAAACACTGTCGTACTTATCTGACGAGACTTATTTTCTCGGCAAAGTCTCCTCTCCAATTTTGGCTGGACCGAAACCGTAAAAATACCGCTCATTTTTTGCCCTCGACGATACCCGAAAATAAGAAAACGGATATCGCGTCGAATGGGCGCGCAAAATAAAAAAATATATAATTATCCTACGAGAACTGCTCTGATCGGATTTGCCATCTTCCTTCTTCCTTTCTTTAGAAAAAGTTAATATGCATGTTTTCCGGCTAACTGCGTGAGATCACGATCTGTAACCGTGTGCCACCTATTAAGGGAGTACGCATCTGTCGACTTCCACGCCGACCATAAAACATGCAAAAAATTCCCTTTGACCTATTGCCCTATTGTCGGGCAAGTTGGTTAACTAAATTATTGAGCGCCTTGTCCTATGGGGCTACTCATACCGTATTTCTTCTATTCAGGCATGCTATGTTTATGATTAAATTCAACAAATAATGTTAAATCTAATCATAAACTTTGTTACTCGTTAGCTACTCTTGACGAGCAGGTAACTACCGTAACTGGACGTAGCACTACGTCCTCTATCCCGTTTGCCGAAACGTTCGGGAATACTTTTTAAGGCATACGGTGTCCGACATTGTTTTTGCCGCTGGCTGAGTTTCTTTCGGGGCAAATGTCGGCCGATAAAGCAATCGCATACTACGTGCCGTGGCTCCCGCCGGCATCCGTAGATGTTACGGAGGGTTGTATTATGCTATGCTTTATCTTCTTTATTCGTCGGTCAGTTCTCTCAGCAACTACCGACCAGGTCGCCTATGCTATAGCTTATTATAGCTAAAAATCTTCGTTTTGTCAAGCCATTTTTTATGACCCGTACGTCCAGCTTATTTGGCCGTTTCTTTCATTCTCTACGACGATAACTGCATTCCGCACTAGAAATTTTTCGCAGGTTTTCTTGAACCAGTCTACGACCTCTTGCGCGTTGTCGTGATCCCGAAGGTCTCCGAAGATCGAGACCGTATAAGCCGCTAAATCGCTCTTGTCTGGATTCGTCCAAACGCTCATTTGAAGCGATCCTTCGGATCCTGTCGGTAGATATCTCTCTGGATACTTATCTATATTTTCCCACTCTTCGAATGGTGACTCATACAAAATTTCTCTCCCGATAAGATCCTCGAAATCGAGATCTTCTCCTAGCCGAAGATCATCTACTCGAATAATCCCGGCAACGTGTGTCCAGTTACTCATTTTTTGTATCTCCGATTGTGAACACTATTTTAGTGCCCGCGAAAGAGGGTGTTAAAGGGGGCGGCCGGAGGCCGCCAGAATTAGAATCAGGTTTCTATCGATACGATAGCTTCTACGGACATCAGTTCAGAATTTGAACTCGTGCGGTACGGCGTCCAATTTGTCGAGCTAAATCGCCTGCTCCTTCGCCGGCAAATATGTCGATATGGTTGCCGTTAACCCCGCCACCCGTATCTACGGCAGTATATACTCCATCGAATTGGCGCATACTTTCGTCTTCGAAATTGATTTGCACTTTAGATCCTAACGGTATAACATTGGGATCTACGGCAATCGCGCGAGCCGATTCGAGTGAGTGACCTGCTAGGCTTTTGCCAGTAGCGGTAATACCGTAGGCCGGGTGGCCGGGAGACTTTCCGCAAGATTCAACCGAAAGGTCGTATGCCGTCACATGAAAAGTTCTTCCGTAGGCAGACCCCCTCTGGGTTTCCTGCGGCGGCTCCTTTTCTCTCGGTCTTTGTTTAACCATTTTTCTCGGCATTATCTTATCCTCGAGAGGACGAGATTCAAATACGACATCTTTGAGTTTGTTTTCTTCTTGATGTTGTTGCTCCGGAGCAATAGACCATAAGGCTACTGCCCCGCAGACTGTCGTAAGAATAGCTATCAGTTTCGCAATAACGAATCACTTCCTGTTTTATGTTTTTAGAATTTCCGTAAGTAAAACTTCTTCGTTCCACTCATATTAGGAATTACGTATCTCTGTTGTCGGATATCTCCGGCGCGATAACCGTCTCCGTCTTTTTGGTACCTGAGAGGCGCATAAAAACGGCGCCCGTAATCATTGTTTTTACACCATGCTTCAACTGCTAATAAACCTTCGGGAGTTAAGCACTTAGTAATTTCTCCGGTTTCCTTATCCTTGACTAGCTTCGTATAGATTGTATTTCTATTCTTCAAGAATCTTACGCCGGCAAGTTTACAGATTTCTTCGGCGAATAAAGTATGAGGCTCACCACTTCTATCGCCGATCCATCTATATCTTCGAGCTAGTTCTTCCAGAGAAATATCTTTTTCTCTTTTATCTGTTTCGACTCTCGTAGAAGGTCTTTTCTCTGGCTTTTTCTTGATAAGTTCTTCTATTAAAGATGAAATCCTGTCGATTGAACTGACTAATTTTTCTAGAGTGTTTACTAGCTCAGAAGTATTAGTCGCCGTTTTGATCGTAGGTGCCTCGAGCTTCTTTACTCGAAAATAACTATCGACCAAACCTCGTCTGATGAATGCTGCTTCGTCGCCTCTTAAGGTGCAGGCGATCATAAGATACCCCGATTCAGTAAATAGATTCAGGGTGTTTAATCCTCTCGCGCTTACCGGGAGCGTATCTTTTTCGGTAAATCCTTTAAACCTAAGAGCTTCTTCTCTATTTAAAACGTAATAGTCGCTGTTCTCGAAGAGCTCTTCTTTATGACGGAGAAATGCCTTTGCCACTCGATTTTTATCGATTTTATGGGCATTAGCAATATCTGCATACGTAACCACGCGGCGCCCTTCCCATTCTTGAATAGGAATTACCGCTCCGTTAGATAAGGTGCATAAATTCATCTGTTTTTTCCTATTTTATATAGCCGGAGTTCTCGGAGTATAATCCGGATTCTCCGTCAATAATTCTTCCATGTGACATCCGTATATTTTAGCTAATCTGTATAGCGTATCGATAGAAACCTTACGTTGCCCTCGTTCTATAAGCCAATAACCTGAAGTGGTTTTATAACCTAGAGCAAGAGACAAATCAGAAAGAGATAAGCCTTTTTGCTCTCTCATTTCTTTTATCGCCGCAAAATTTACGACGACTTTAGCCGAGACCATTCGTTCGAAAATCGCTCCTCTCTGTTAAGCACCTTATACTATTCGTATATTACCGAATGTATGTTATGCATTAAACAAAGAGCCGCGAAAGAGGGTGTTAAAGGGGGCGGCCGGAGGCCGCCAGAGTTAGAAATCCTCGTACCGAATCAGGTCTCTGATTTCGTCCTTACTCTCTTGGACGTACGGAGAGATGAGTTTCACGATTGCTTCCGATACGTCTTGCGCAGAAATATTTTTCTCTTGCTCCGGCGTATCCCACGGGAACTTTTGAACGTAGCCGAAGAAGCTGTGCTCGAAGTCGCCCCACCATGCTGTCGTAGTAAGATAAAACTTCTTTTTGCCGGGGAGAGAAATCTCGAGCGGATTGACTCCGTCAAAAATGATATCCGTCACACAGGACTTTCCCGTCGCCGATCCTTTCTTATTCAGCTTGAACGTATCTACGCATCCGTAATAAACAGCCATATTATCTTCCTCCGTTGAGTAGTTTATTTATTGCACTCCAGTCGATCTTTTGCCACGGTAGCATCGCCCTATCATCAATATACATGTCGGCATAAATCTTTGCCGAAGATTCGTCGTCACCCCATATTTTCTTCCAGTGGGCAACCTGCTGCGGGTCGTTTTTGTTAATAGCTACGAATTCTAACCCGGCGTTACGGCATGCTTCGACGCTTTTGTCTAAGATATCGCCATGTCGACAAGTCCATAAGATAAGACGATGACCGTTATTCGTGGCGCGAAGTAGGATATCCACTACTTCGGGAATTAAGTTTATCTCGGGATAATTAGCGTCGCTAATCGTCCCGTCAAAATCTACCGCTACTAACATATCTTATCCTATCTCGAACAGTCGTATTTTCTTTCGGATTTCGTCCGGTGTTTGCGAAACATAAGATCCTAGCGTCTCGATGAGCGCATCTTCGATATTGTTCGGCTTAAGATCTTTCTCGTCTTCCGACAGTTCCCACTGAAAACTCTGCGGATATCCGAAGTAAACTTCCGTAGGGCTTGTCTCTATATAACTTAGGGGTACAGAGATGCGTCCGGGAAGATATACTAGGTATACATCCTCAAGTTCTGTCGGATTTCTTATAAAAGAAAGATCCTCCAGCCTGACTCCGTAAATCAGCATTCGTCATCGCTCCCGTGCTTGTATTCATACGACACTCCGTCGTTAAATCCCTGATCGTATACGTCTTCAAAAAGGAAGACAAGCTTAGTAAGTAACCCGGCGAATGCTTCCCTGTCATATTCCTTCGGAGGAGAAACCGAAATGATGTTACCGATAGATATCTTGTCCAACAAAATATCTTCTTCTTTTACGTAAGAAAGCTGTACGGCCGAAATCATTGCTTGCGTGCAATAATGAATAAGCATGTTGAAGAAACTATAACACATGTTTTCTTCTACATCCTTCATGCCGCGAATCATCTTGCCGACAACGTCTTTATCGTAAAGAATAACATCGTCTGGAAGTTCCTTTCCGTCGAAATAAAACTTAAACGTCGGTACATGCCATTCGGGAGAGAGGATAATATTTACTCGAATCGGTCTAAATCCAGATCCACCGAGAATATAGCTATATACAACCTTTTTCTTCGTAACGCTTTTGTTGAATACGTTATTAATAATCATGTTCGCCGCTTCATGAGTTAACGTGCTTTCTCCCAGAACACTTCTTGCGTCGATAGCCTTTTTAATTTCTTCGATCATATTTGTTCACCTGTATCAGCACCACTGATCTCGTCCGGCTATGACCCCATTTTTATAGCCTTCGTCGAATCCTTCTTTGTGTGCGTCGTCGTATGTTTCAGTCTCGCCATCGGCATACCCTTGAGCATATCTGTCCCGATAAAGGTTGCAGCATTCATCGTTAATCTTACCGAGTTGATACATCAAGGCATTTCTAACAGTCTCCTCGGACACCTCGGCGATAATTTGATCCATCTTATTGAGCTCTTTCTCTGTACCCCTATCGGGGCAATTGATAAAGCTCTTCATCGGGACTGCTCGATCTTAATCTGCCGATCAAGCTGGCGATTGATCTTCTCGCCTTGCGCCGAGAAATCCTCGAACATCTTGTTAGACTTATGGTCCTCTACGAACATCGCGATTGCCACAGCAACTACGAATACGCAGACAAACAGAATGATAGCATCCATTTTTTTATCTCTCTTATCTTAAACAATTATACGCGACAGCTCGTGTGCGAAAAATCTCCGTCAAACTCGCCGTTAAGATTGAAGACGAAGTTATCGGCCTCTTTGAACCATCCGCGAAGATTCTCTTCGTTCAGCTCAATCTCCATGTCGGACATGTCTACTCCGTCGATATCCATGAGATATGCTTTCCAGCAGCATACGGTGCGCGTGCCTTCTTCGCAATTCTCGAGACGGATGGTTACGCGTTGCCCTTCGATCAGCAAGATCGTCATAGAATCGATAAGACTCCACGGACAAGGTACGTCTTCGAAGATCATCAATGGTTTCTTCATGTCAATACTCCAATGTCACTTCGGACACATCCACCGGCCCTTCGTCATACTCGTCGTCGAGCTCGAAATCCAAACTCTTCATAGAATCGACGATAGCCTTCACGCCGTCCTTCGACAGATATGCGCCCTGGTCGAGCTGAACGTCATTGATGCGCCAGAGGTAAATATTTTCCCAAACTACGGTAAATTTCCCGTCTACGCCTTTGAAATATTTGGTCGTATCGCGATCCAGGACGAACTGCGTACCGTCTTTTGTCGTAACGGTTACCGTATTGATCCAGAATGGATTTAACGGCACGTTTTTAAATATTACTTTCATATACATTTCTCCTTTCTTTTAAAATATCAGTAATGGACAAGATTGCGTAACCCGTTAAAATATCCACCACTCATAGTGGCCGACCTTACGGAAGCCGCCATATTGCGGATAATTATCTCTGCGGCGAACCTTTCTATTCGAAAGTTTTCTTAGCTCACTATTATGATAAGTAAAACGAACAATTCGTTTTTTCTTTTCATTGAAGTAATATCCGCCAAATTTGCTACCACGATATTTTAGGTAGTTTTTCAGAGCCTTGCGTTGACCGATTAGGACGCGCTCTCTTTTATTCTTCGGATGCGCCATAAAACTCTCCTATCTTACGACGACAGCTCTTTTCTCCGCGCGTAAGATATGATTCCTTAGCCTCTTGTTTGCTTCTTCTTCGTCGATTTCCTTGGTGCTGATCTCGGTTTCCGGCGCTACCGCAAAGATCTCATCCCGCAGTTCTTCTACCCTCTCCATGGAGTCACAGATTATATCCGGCTGGAACAAATTGTCTACTACCGACAACAAGAATTTTGACATGTTACTCAGCCTCTTTCTTCACCCAATAGGTGATAACGAGTTTATCACCCGGGTAAATCATGCCTTTTCTCTCGATGAGCCAGGGGTTATTCTCGTAGATCCCCTCTTTGAATTCGAGGATATAACGATTTGTTCCGGTATTTTTCTCCATGAACTCCTCGGAGATGCCCCAGATTGTATCTCCTGGCTTAACGATATACTCTTCCTCTACGAGTTCGCAATCTCCCGAGTAGAATGCGCCGCACCCAGAGAAGAACGTTACCGAAAGAAGAAGTGCCGCGAAGAATGCTTTAATTTTCATCATTATGCTCCCTGTCTTTCCCTCAAAATTATCGTACAGCCATCATCATGGGTACAAATCTCGACCCATCGATTCTCGTAAAGCATACGAACATAACACGGGGCTCCGTCGTTAATTCTGTCGACCACTTCCCTTATTTGAGGAAGATCCTCCGACGCTTTATGCGTAATGCGATGATTTACGACCAAAATCTCTTCGTCTTCGCATGGAATGCAACATAAAATATGCTTATAATCCGCCTTAGACACGATGGCAATCGTTTCGTCTTTACCTATTGAGGTCTGTCGTTCCATAGAAATTGAGCCTTTCTGCGCAATTTATCGCGTCTATTCTACTCATAAAGGAAGATTCAATGTATTCTCGATTGTCTTCGCAATCCATTCTCTTAGGGTCAATGATATGACAGACTCGATATACGACTATGCCATCAACCGAGTCAGAGATAACTCGCCAATTCGTACGACTGTTTATTTCGTCCACCATCCTTTCCACGGAATCAGGGGACAGCTTTCTACGAGCTTTTTTCTCTCCAGGATAAGATATCTCTTTTTGATCCCTTTAGCCATAGAAATCTGATTGTCCAGATAGTTGATATGCGCACAGAGAATTAAGAACCATGTGAGCACGAAAAAGACGATAATTGCTAATGTCGCAGCGAGCATTCTGTTCCATCCTCCAATCTAATTCTTTCTATTGTAACGTCTTTTAGGCTGAATTTTACTCTCTTAAACTTTTTCCGACCAATATTGTAGATATAGGGAGTCGCCGTGAACCACATTTTATCGATTTTTTTATCTGCTATTTCTTCGAAATTTATGATATCGTCGACTTTTATCCATACGTGATCGCAGAGATCTTCTTTATCTCGAAGCTTAATCCTTCTTAACAGCATTGTCTTTCGAATACCGTAGGTCGTTATTCCGTCGGCATAAGAAATAAAGTTTCCGGAAACAAAGATCTCTTCTCCGACAAACCTTTGAAGCGTCATCCGACGCTCTTTTCTGTTTCTTAAGTTGTTTTTGTTCTTTTGGCTCATTTTACACCTCCTATCTCTAATTCAAGAGTTTGCATTTATCCGTACATAAGCCTAGATCACTATAGGTGCCGCAACCTACTCTCATACCTTTCTCGAAAGACGATAGTGCGCTGCTCGCCGTCACGAATAACTCTTTGTCGTTTAACGGTTTCTCGTTGCGATCATTCCATTCTTCTACCATAGAGTAGGCTTCCTGGAACTTATAACCAGACTGAAGCAAACTAGAAGTCAATGCGTAGCATCCATTGTTACGATTTCCTTCTTGTATTCCCGTATCTAGCAGACTCTTGGCACACGGTAGAAGATCTAAAAGCTCTCCTTCTTGTAACGGAACGCCAAATCCGGAGCGCCTTCTTTTCTTTCCGATCTTCGCGACTTCATAATCTTTTCCGATCTCGACAATTTCTTCGAAGCCTTCTTTGGATACCGGCCTAAAGCGTGGCGTCCTAGTCGATACCTCTCTGACCTCAGACGACCATTCTAGCATCTCTTCTCTGTTAAGATCATATAAGTGATCTATAGATACAGGGACTTTATAGCGCCCCGATTTAGAGTTAATGCTATTAGGTAATCGAAATAGCCTTCGCCTGTCATAAATCTGAAGATCGAGCATACCATTATTCGCGGCTAAGACATTTTTGCCGCCACATAAGAAGCTCATACCCATCGCAAAGTATCGGAATAGACTATTAAGATCGGTAGACGGTTCTAATCCTAGCGACTCTTTAGGGATTATAACGTGGAACCCTTTGCTTCCAGAAAAATACATACGTAATTCTTCCGGAGGTACTCTCATGGATGTTTCTATGTAATTAACGACATACTTAACTTCATCGACCAATTGATCCCATTCTGTATCCAAGTGGTCACAGTCGAAATCCAAGTAGGGATCTCCTATAATCTTGCAGGAGTTTATATCCTTGTTTTCGTAACTGTACGCACATTTATATACGTCTATGTTACGGCACAAAGAGATAAACTCCTCGACTTTGTCGTCGTATCGATTATTCTGCTCTATGAAGTTATTTCTTGAAAAGAACTTGTCTTGTACGCCGCCAAACTCGGATATCCAGGTCATCTTCGGAAGATATTCCATAGGTTGCGAACAATCGCAACCTGGCGGAATCCCTTTCCGAAGATACATGCCAGGATATACAGGATAGAGAAAAGAACGCTTGTTTTACGATTCATAGCTATCAAAATCCTTTCGCGATACGAGACAATACTGCTCTCCTCTTGAGGGCCGCATTTTCCTGAGTAATCTTAAGGTAGTTAACCTTGCGGTTTTTGTCGTCATCATCGAAGAACGTAATCTTGTCTCCTGGGATCGTAATCTCTTCTTTGGTAGTGTCGATCTCCAGCGGGTTAAAGCATGCTGTTCCGAGGTACCAGCCATTGCTTTCGTGAAGGCGAACCTCCGATTTTTCTCCGTATAGGTCGAGCGCCGCAAGGTCTACCGTCTGAGTGCCGTCGCTCAGCTCTCCTACGATCTCGTAAACGAGGCAGTAGTCCTTGTCGATATTGATATCGTCGATATAATCTTCGAACTTCCGGCCCATCTTGATTTCGAACGCGACAGCGCGAAGAGAATCATAGTTCATCGGAACTCTCGAGCTAAAGCGCACGATCTTCTCGATTTCCTCGGAGTATTCTTCTCCGAGCTTGTCGGTCAAATACTCTTCGATCTCTTCCTTAGATGGAGATGTCCATTTGATATGATAGTGGAAGCGCCCCGGCCGATTCGTAATGAACTCATTCAGATCATTCGTGTCGTTACAGGTAATCACGAACATCTTCTTGTGTCCGCTGTTCGTACCGTCAAACAGTGATAACAACTCTGTCTGAGGACTGATGTCACCATTTTTCCGGTCTCGGAAATTTTTCTCGAACTCGTCGAAGAAGAGCATACACTCTTGGTCTATCGTCTCGATAAATTCGATCATTCCGGGAATGAATTCGTCGATAAGAATGACCGGATTCCCGGCGTCGATCATTTTGTTCGCGAGCATTCGGCCGCCGACGCTTTTTCCGATCCCCTTTTTTCCGGAGAAGATAATCCCCATGGGACGATCAAACTCGTCGTATGCCTTCATAAGTGCGTCGATCTTTTCTTTATGCCCGCCATAGATCTTTTCTTTGATCTCGAGCGGCGCATGCCTCTCCAATGAGAAGCCCATCATTTCGTTGAAGCTTAACGTGTAAACCTTCGGATCCAGCTTCGATTGGATTATCAGGCTGTCTTTGAAGATCCGATAGGTATCTTCGTTTATCTTGAGAACTTTCAATGAAAAACCTCCTTATTTCAATCCACATACCTATACCGGGCATGACAACAGAACGTGACAAAACGTCACGCTTTATGGGAGGGGTAACTATTTTTTGCCACCCTTATACACATAAATTATAGCAAAAATATAATTGATTTTCAACAACTTTTAAAAAACAAAATAAAAATCTCCACGCACGCCTGCGCAGAATGAAGAGAACGGAAGTTATTCTTCATAAATGTCAGGAACACAATTCTCCATATCGTCGAGATACATCGATATCATCAATTCAGTGTTCCACCGAGACCGTAAAACTCGCGGAACTGCTTTACGACGAATGCATTCACCGCATCTTTATCTGTTCGCTCGGGTAGTTTTGATTGCTCGTAAGCAATACGCATATCTTTCTCCAGGCCGCGCTGCAAAGCAAAGATCTCGTCGAACGAAACTTCGCCGTTGCGCACGCTCATTAGAAGATCGTGCTCCTTCTCTCGATAGGTATTAATCTCGCCATACAGGAGAATGTCCATTCCCATGTAGTACAGACGAAGAAGGTGCATTGCATGCTTGTAAAGATGAGCGTCGTCCTTCTTGTTGTTACGCTTATTCAGCCGACCGTAATTCTTAACCGTATTCTCGATAGCGTTGGCAGTATTCAGAAAATCTCGAAGAGGAATCTTGTCATACTTAAAGGAAATGGAAACCTCTTGCTTATCATCGAGAGAGAATTTCATAAAGTTTTCAAGCTCTGCAAAAGTGCAGAACACATTTTCTTTCTGCATGACTTCCATATTGAGAGACTCAACGAGATGTTTCTCTACATTCTCTACCTTCCCTTCGCGGAAAGAAAGACCGTTTTCAAGACGGCGAAGCTGAGATGTTGCATAGCCAGCGAAGCTATAAAATGCTCGCTTAGAAAGAAAGAGCCTTTTATTTGCGACTACGTTCTTGAACACAGGTGTCGTGTAAATATGCTCCGAATGGCGCGTGCCGAGGAGTTCAACCACGTTCGGATTGCAGTCCGCGACAAGCTTAATAAACTTGCGGAATGAGTAGATAACCGTATCCGTAATTTTGTCCTCGTACTGCTCTTTTCCACCGGACATGCCGAGCATATCGTCGAGACGATCCATAAAGAATCCGCGTACATCCGTATCCGAATCAGGCGTATTCGTACCATAAGAGCGCGATCCTGCAACCGTAAGATATGCGAGGTTCGGAACGCTGTTAATAAACTGATAATCCCGGTGAGTCATTTTACACACACCTTCCCGTCTTTATTTCCAGAGGCCCTGAAGTTCGCCTTTTCGATAGTCCTCGAAACGAAGTTTCCGAATAAAAGAACGATCTGGCGTACGCACCACGATACCCTCAGAGCGACCATACCTCTTGTTCAGCCCTTCCATTCCGTCAGGAGAGCCGATAAGAGAATGAGACTCGGAGAAGTTCTTCAGGAACTCGTATACATCTGGCGCCTTAACGGGCATCTCGTTCGAGTTGAAAGTCTTGACAATCGGCGTACGGTCTACATGATAAAAATCGCAGAACTCTTGCAGTTCATCCGTATTGTGCCAAGGCTGCTTATTGCTGTCGCGCCAAGAAGAAATTGCATTTTGCGGCTGATGCAACAAATACTCGACTTTATCGAGCGCAATCTTGTATACATCAAAGATACGGAATTTAACTGCATCGCCCTGCGCGACATATACCTTGCTGCCATCCTGGATACCTGCGCCATACGCCTCACCATAAATGACATACATATAGTCATCTTCACATGCGAATCCGCGCAGAGCATCAATGCATGGAATCGTCTGCTTATCGTTGATAATACGATCGTTCTTCGCATGGATAAACTGCGTACGAGAACCGATTACGTAATCGTTCCCGATGGCTACCATACGAGTATTTGTACCGTCGATCTTTTCTGTTGCCTCAAGAATGGTATCGCCCGGGAAACTCTCACCATTACAAAGCTCCATTGCCATTCCGCCTTTACCGCCGATGGCATTGTAAGTAAGAATAGAAGGATATTTCGTAAGGCTATTCAGCTTCTCGAACAAATCCTTGTCTGCGAAGATATCGTTTAAATTCATCATTCGTCTCTCCAATCTATTGAAAATCGTTAGCACATGAGGAGGCACGCTATTAAAGCATGTTGTTTTTCTCGCCCAAATAGTGTTCCAGATGTTGCGCCGCGATACTGACGTGCCTATAGGCTTCGTTCAAATCGCGCGGCAGGTCGTAATCGAACTCGACGGAAAAAGACGTTTCGATTTCGTGCAGACTCTGCAGAATCTTTTTAAGCTCTTTAATTTCTTCCATTATATTTCTCTTCCTTTCTTGCTTATATTGAGTTCAAATATCTCAAAATCTCCTCGGCGCCGAACTTTGTTACTCCATGTTTATCTAGCAACCACTTGATATCTTCGACGCTCAGTTTTGCATCCTCATAGCCTGCCATTTTGTATGCTTGAAACATCATGTCTGCTAGTTCGTCATCGAATTCGGGATTTTTCTCCAACCACGCCGCGATTCTCTTTTTCCTCTTGCTCCAGGCTTGCGCCTTTTTATCGTGCTTCCACTTAAAAGCTACTACTGCGTTTTGCGCAGTTTTGTAACCGTAACCTTGCGCGTCGTCAAGCATCTCTCCGCTCTCGGAATCGATAATAATATATCTCTGAGAGTATCCCCCCGAAAGCGTATCAGATTTAACGACCTTCCAATTGCCCATAAAAACGCCTCCCTTCTTAGCAAGCAGGCATCCATAGGGTTACTCATAATTTTACCTTCTTTATAAAACAAATATGCCCGATGCGCCTTATTTTGCGACACGCCGGGCAATATTTATTCGTAAAAAATCACTTCGCCGTGAAGGCGTCGCGGAGAAGCGCGTCGATCTTCTTGAGACCGGGACAGAGGCACTTGAGCGACATGAAGAATGCCGTTGCCGATACGAAGAATGCATCGAAATTGTCTGCGTTGTCCTTCACGACTTCGCCGACCTGAACCGCCAACGCCGGATTGATCTCGATCTCCGTAACGTGCTCGCCGTCGATGACCTTGCTCGACATTGTCGCATACTTCATTTCGACTGTGTTCCCCTTACGGAACTCTTTCACGAACTCGTCCGGATCGACCTCCGAGGCCTCCGCGATGAAGCGCCCGAGCGCCTCGAACAGTGCTGTCTCTTCCTTGCTGTACGTAATCTTACCCTTCATGACTTATGCCCTCTCTTCCATTTCCATTGCTTTGCGCCGAATCCTTGTGAGAACACACATCGGCTTCTCGCTATCCTCTTTATACATCTTATTGACGGCACTCTGCGTAATCATGCTACGCACCTCGCTAAGAGTATTCTGGCAGGTATAGTTGCGCGTCTTCACGCACTGCATAGCCCGCGTAATAGCCATAGCACGCCCCATTGAATACCAGTAGAGCACAGGTGCGTCACGATTCTCTTCGGCTCGCTTCGTAAAGATCATTACGAGCTTCGCCAAATCGTCCTTCGTGACGATGTCTGCGCCGGTTCCGAGCTCGACGTTGACCTCGATACCATTGCGCTTCATCGTTCTTACGATATTGAACGCCAGGTCTCCGCCGTTTTCGACGTAAAAATGATCGACGTTTTCGGCGCGAACTCCTCGCACCATCTTGAATGGGTCACGTTTTACCTTTAGAAACATAAATTGAAAACCTCCTGAGTTTTTTTAGCCGCATCACTGGCCTTATCCTTATTTTATTTTTATCGGCGTGGGTCTGGAAGCCGAGATAGAAGTACGTCGAGATTCGCTCGCTGAACACCCGCATATGCAACAATAGACAGATCGCTGAAACTATCTTCGCCAGCCCATGTCCATGTAGCGTATATACGAGTATCTCCGTTAGCGAGCTCTCCTTTCGCCATGCCCGCCTCATGGAAATTCGCGATGATCGACTCTTCTTCTCTCATCTTCTCTGTAAATGTTTTAAATCCCGGCACAGTCTTGATTGCCGCGACTGGATAGCCTTGCTCCTCGAAGAAGTTGGCAATATCCTGAATATTCATCTTTTTATATTTCCTTTCTTTTTTCTTGCTTCAGTCCGACTTCAGCCATTCGATCGCGGCTACATACTCTCGCGTTTTTCCGATCTCATAGTCGAACTGATTCACGGCTCTGCGCACCTTTGATACATTGTCTTTGTCTACACAGAACATATTTATGCCACCGCCTCTTCCATCGGCACGATAATGCCGTACGTGATATAGTCGTTCGCATCTTCCGGGTGCTCGAACATGATGAGCTTACGAACCTGAGACATGTTGTCTACGACGATATTCCCCGAGGCTACCTCATCCTTGATCTTGCGCCAGAGTGCACGGCGGCCGCTACGCTTGCGATACACTTGCGCATTGTAAAGAGGATTCATAGTCGTCACAGACTTGAACTCATCACAATTGAAAAATACATAAGAAGTGTTATTTGCCATTTAATATCCTACTTTCTCAATCTTCGAGCGTCTGCTCGATGTCTTTCAAGTCGATTTCGATTTTTCGTTGCCAGTCTTCCGAATACGGATCATCGTATGTATAGATATTGATACGGTTATCGTCATCTTCTTCATATTCGGTTTCTACGAGAGTCAAGTCGATAGGATTTCCGTTCTTATCCTTATAGATAAGCCCCGATTGCTTACTTACTCCCGTATTCATAACCCACGCTTCGAGAGTTCCGTTTTCGCACGGTAAGGGCAGGGCACAATTTTTCAGTATGCTCTCGATATCCTGTTTTGCGCGAGGAACTACCTCGTCTTCTTTTCGTCTGAACATCATTGCTAGATTGTAAATCATGTCGGGAGTTAAATCGATAGTTACTCTCATCCGCCCAACTCCTCGATATATTTAATCAGCGTATCTACGGCATCATCTCTTAAATAGACAATTCCGTAGTCAAACTCGCCCCAGATGCATCCGTCTTTTCTCGTACTTTTTCCTCTCTCTTCGAGAGTTTTATCTTCGATTTTGCGATGCTTACAGCTTTCTTTATATTCTTCGATAATATCTCGAACTTCATTCTTAACAGACGACTCTGTTTCGTAATCATCGGTTTCGGGGTCCCAACGAGAAAACGTAAAATGATACTTATTGTCCCGAAGATAGTTCAGGACAAACTGAGAGTCCGGATCATTGTTATACCATCCTACATTCGTCCACTTAAGAGTAACTTCGTTTCCGACCGTCTTAACGGACGCGTCGTCGAGTAGCCACTTCGTAGATTGGCTAGCCACATTTAACAGGGAATCGTAGGCATCTTTTGTCGTCGAAATTTTTACGTCAGATTTCCACATTTGCTTTTTATAACTCCTTTCTTTTTAAGTAATGTCCGTGAATATTTCTGCCATATCATTATTTCTCCTGATAAGGCATATATATTGCCAACTTGTTTTTGCTATTTGAACGGTATTATCTTGCCTGTCCGGTCTAAAAATATAAAATTCTCTTGTTATTTTGGTTATGATTCCTTTACCGGAACTACGATAAAGAATTTTATCTCCTGGCTTGAGCTCTTCGTTGTTTGGAACTACTCCGGTAAGAAACGCTCCGCCCAAAACACAACTATCATTTTTATAGCTGCCTTCATATTTTACCCAGTAGAGAGGACTATCTGGCGCAACTCGTCCGAGCAGCCTCCCTACGCCGCGTTCTTTATTCCTAACTTGAATACCTGGAACCATTATGTCTTTTGAAAGAACTAAATTATCGTAAAGAATGCCGCGAACTAAATTTATTCCTTCTTGATCTTCTACATATGGAGTCCTAAGGAAAAACGACACGTTTACGGAAAAGTTATCAAAATGATCGACAACTATGCCTTCTCCATGTTCTGTATGGTATACATGATCTCCTATTCTTATCATAGGATTTCTCCGTCGAGAGAAAATTTGTCTGTTTCGATGAGTTTACGACACCGAAAGAACATGAAATGCTCGTTAAAGTTTATTCTTCTCTCGTCTGGCATTCTCAATGAGTAGATTCTTTCTTGGAAGCTCTCGTAAATCTTTTCGATCGTAGCTCCCCCTTCGTCCAGTAGAATTCTTTCTCTTTCTTTAAAAGGAGCAACATGTTTTCTCGAAAGCTTTACGGCATACTTTTTTTGCTTTGCTTTAATAACGGAGCAATAAACGGTGTTGCCTCTATCGAAAAAATCTACGAGATAGCGCAGCGAAAATATCGGAAGAATATTTATAACCTTTCCGTAGCCGTAGATATCGCTGTAAACGATATCTTCTTCTTCTACGTAGTTCTTACGGAACTCATCGAGAAGGATAATATTACGAGAGAGCATAGGAGCCGGATATTCAAAACTTATATCGTAGCCATTAGTACGATCTACGAGAGCTTCTCCGTATTCTTCGTGCACCATAAATTCCATGGTCAATAGCCCTCTTGAAGTTCTTTTTTGAGTTTCTCGATCTTTTTGTCGAAGAGGTCTCTTACATCGACAGCATCTTCGCCGTGAAGGAATATCACCCTGTCTATTTCCGCGACATCGATACGAATGCTTTCGCCTTCATTGATCCAGCGCACCAGAGTCTCGTAATCATCGAGCCGAGATTTCTCTTTCCGATACTTTTCTACGGATTTCTTTACTTGATCGAAGTTGTCTTGATTTACTTTCACTTTTATCACCTGCTTTCAATATTAAAAATCCGGGACAATTTGTTTAACGATTAAACGGTATGCGTCCCGGAGCTTCTTCCATCCGGCCTGTGAATATGGCCGGACAGTAAACTTACAGACGGGATAATAGCCAGGCGCTACATCGAGATGAAGCCTCGTAAGTTTTCCGTCGTCCTTAAATACGATATCGGAGTCTTTCAACGGAATAACTTTTTCTGCGTTCTTTCTCAGAAAAAATGAGCAGTTGTTCGAGACGACGGAATTCAGGCGCGCTTAACCATTTTCCCGTTTTACAGTCTGCTGCGCGGAAAACAATTTTTCTGATGTCCGTCGATTTATAGAAAATATATGTCTTCATAATATGGCTCCGTCGAGAGAAAATGAGTCGATTCTTTTTATTCTGCGTTTTGTCGTCTTTAAGAATATGGCATGATGCTCGGTAACGATATCGTATTCTCCGTTTATTTCTACGGAGTAGTTTCTATATCCGGGCTCTTCGTTTATTCCTCTCACGATCAATGTATCGCCACCGCAAGCCGTTATTCTTTCATCGATAGAAAGTACGGGATTTTTCTTTCTGGTAACCCTTATAAACGTCTCATCATTTTCATTTATGGAACAGAACTTTATACCGTCCTCGAATCTTATTCCGTACTTCGAAGGCTTCCCGTTCTCTTTTACTTCGATAGCTACGACGCCAATTTTTAGTCGCGGGTAATCACGAACAGTGTCGCCAACCGAAATATAATCTTCTAAGGGGACAATATCTCCCTTCTTCACATTAAAAATTTTGTCGTCTGCGACTCTTTTTACCTTTAATTCTTTCGGCATTATTTCTTCGATAATGCACTCTCCGAGAACATAGTGCATATATCGGTCTTTAGTATCGTCCTTCACGAAATATCTCCGTCCAGAGTAAATAAGTCGAGCTTTATTTCCTTTATTCTCGGCTTTAGAAATGCTGCATAATGTTCGGAAATTACATCTTCGCTTCCGTTTATTTTTACGAAATAAGTTCTGTATCTAGTTTCTTCGTTAACCGCTACGACAAATATTCTATTTTCGCCGACCAATATTTTTTCGTTTCTCGAGAATATCGGTTTTTCCTTCTTTATGAGTATGATTGAATTATCGTCAGACGTTCTTATCGGACAAAATTCGATATTTTTCCTATTCTCGAATCTTACTCCACATCTTTCAATTCCGGAGTCTCTCATTTCTACTACGACTCCAGTTTTTGATTTCATAGAATCGCAGACCATATCACCTAGGGTAACATATTCTTCTACGGGAATCAAATCTTCTGCGTCAACCTTAAATATCTTGTTGTCGGTAGTTCTTTCGATGTCAACTTTATCGCCCATTGTTTTTCTTATAGTGCATTCTCCGTAAAAGATATGCACATATCTTTTATCATCTTTTTGGTTCATTGAATCACCTCCGTCAAGAATTGTTCATCGATTAGTCGAATATCCTCGCCAAAACGAATAAAGAATCCTCGTAGAAATTCTGTGTCGCCGCCGCAATCGTGAAAGCTTTCTCTCTTTTTATCGAACTCCACGGAGTAATCGCAGTCGTGAACCTTCTTTATAGTTCCCTTACCGTATATAGGATGGAGTATACGATCGCCCCGTTTGAATTTCTTCTTATTTATTTTTATATATCCCACGGATCACAGTTTTCGCAGTCCGGATCTTCGTCGCACCACATACAAAAATCACAGCAAAAATGTGCTTCCCATCCGTCGCAAGAATCTTGCTGGGGACACTCGTCGCACGGGCAAGGCTCGCCGCGATCGTTTATATTATTCGTTTCCATTTCTATTGATATCTTTCAGATACAAGTCCCGAAGCACTTTTTGTTTCTCGATCTAGAAACTAATTCATAGACGTACGAAGTATCTTTATATTCGTTATCGAGAAACTCATCCATACACACCCAAAGACTACCGCCGAATCCCTCGCCTTCTTCCCATTTAATTATTTCTTCCTCGATGATGTCACTCGTACCTTTTTCGTACCATCTGCCGCCGATCGATCTTCCCTGTCCGACATCATAATTGCTATACGGATCGCCTATTTCGTCTCTGATACGCTCGGCGACACGGTCTGAGATCATCTCGCAGAGTTCGATAGGATCGTATCCTCGAAAGCTCATCCAGTCAAGCTGATAAAGCTTATAAATTTCGGCGCGCATTACATTGATGTTAAACTTTTCTTCTATCGTCATTTGCAATCTTCAGTACTTTATCTACGAGTTTAGCTTCTGTTAAAAAGTACTTATACATGGTGGTAAACCACCTATCGCTGTAATGGGTTATGATGTGGTCCCAGATCGCGGCGGCGAGCTTGTTGCCCCTATTGTAATCGGCTGAAATCAGATCGAAAGCCTCGTCGGCAACTTTTTTTCTGTCGACAAGATATTTTTCTTTTGTCTTAAGATAAATTTCAGTATCTCTAAAATCTTCTGCCGATGGTATGTCTTCGAGAGATTTTACCCATATTCGATCTAACTCTTTTAGTCGATTGTATATTTTATGATTCATTTTATCGTTACATCCAACTCGCCATAAGAGACTCGTTACCGTTAATGTTGCTATCTACGATAGCGACACACCTCTTAATAGCGTTCTTGCGAAGATGGCGGCTGCCGAAAGCGTTCTTAATCACGTTACGATTAACGCGAAGAACGTCTTCGTCCTCTACGACACGCCGCCCGTCTTCTAACATCCGAATCCCCATGTGAATATACCACTCGCAGTAAGACGGAGTATTCGTTTTAAAGCATTCGATCTGCCGCAGTGCATGCACGGGAGTAAAATATCCCTGACTTGAATCGATCATGGCCGCAATCAGGTGACGATAGCGGCGCAGTCCCTTTATATCTTCTTTTGAAATCATATTTGCTACTCCTCGAAATCTTATTCTTCTCTGTTGGACGCTTCCTTAGGGCCCGTCAGTCCCTCTTCTTCTACGCTTGCAAGTAATTTGTCCGCGCTCTTGAATGGAACAAAATTCCAGCTTTCTTCCTCGACTAGCCTCTCGCTTCCCATCACGTACTTTCCTTCGGGAAGCTTAATTGGCGCCGAATAGTCGTGGGCATACTGAATAGCCTCTTCTAGTGTGAGGTTGTCTGGGACTTCGATCGTCGTATCCCCTTCGATTTCGTACACCATACGAATTTTAAGCTTCTTCATTCAAAATCCCATTCCTCTTCGTTTACGAGCTCGTCGCTATCGGGGATATAGAAAGCATCCTTAGGCAATGGAATCTTATTCTTGTTCCGCTTAGCATACTCGATTGCTTCTACGCGAGACATGTCGTCAGGCACCTCGATCGACGAATTTCCGTACTTCATATAAGTCATACTGACGGTGAATTTTTTCATACTTTACTCCCATTCACATCGTATTGCGAGAAGAAAATCCTCTTCGTTCTGCTCGATAAACCTGCGAACCACATTCTGATCCAAGCTGTGCGGCATCTCGATATTAAGTATTGCCGCGATCAGTTCTGCATAATTTAGTGTCTTCCTGTCCACCTCCATATTTCTTCTCCTTAGTCCATTTCGATTTTTCTCCGCACGGCAGGAAGAACATCGCACGGCACGCCTTCGCCGCCGTAAACCACTTCGACGTATCCGTCGTTCGGGACACACAGGAAGAAGCAGTCGAACTCGCCGCTGTCGACAATGTCGCGGATAAAGCTAACCGTCTCATCAAGAACATCTTCCCAAACGATCGTAGAGTATTCTCCCTTATTATATCTGTCGGAGAATCCTATTTCGGCGCCAAGTTCGTCTGCCTTACGATACAGATCATTAACTCGATCGCGCTCTAACGTAATTGCTATATGCATTTCAATTACCTCCTGGTATGATAGGTGTTAAGGGGGTATGTAGAGTAGATATTGTAGGAAGAAGTCCCGTGAGGAGTGTATGTATGGGGACTTCTTCTTTAAGACTACCTAGATAGATTCACTCGTCTTATCATCCATGAATCTGAATCTTCGTTCCATCCATGGGACGTAGTCGTACAAGTATCCGTCCTTCTCGATATCATCGCTCATGTGATAATCGACTTCGAAATCTTCCGGATCCTCTCCTATTCGCGCGATATGATACGTTTCGTCGCGCTCCCCAAGCTGGCGCAAATAGTTCATTACGAAGTCGACCTCGGGGAAATATTTCGGATCGTTTTCATACCACCTAACGCTGTTAAGTTCGATCTGAACATAGTCATAGCCGGGCTTCTCGTGAATAATCATTTCTTCGAGGAGGTAGTTGAAGTGGTCATCATCTTTGCCGCGCATCTCTTCGACCATTTTCTCGTAGTTTGCCTTCTTCATCGTAACTGCGACATTAGAATAGTATCCCATGTTTGTTACCCTCCATTAATATTCTTCTTCGGCAAAATCCTGAGTCAGAATTTCTTCGTACGCTTCTGCGTCGTCTTCGGCGTCGCGCTTGAGCAGTGCTACTTCATCGAGGATCTTTCTCAGCCGGCCGCGAAGATCGCCCTCGTCTTTTGTGAGACGTGCTTCCATCTCTTCAATCAGGTCCTTCATCTTATCGAAAGATTCGATACGATCGTTGAGGACCCAGATTTTTTCTCTCAGTTCTTCCATTCTTAATTCCTTTCTAAAGCTATCTGCATGCCTGCGCTTAACTTATACATTAGAATGCCTTCTTCGATGTAGTTAAGGACTTTATCGATAGTAACCCTTCCTCTGTCATCTTGAATTAACCGAGAGTATATTACCATCGCAGTACATATGCCGGAGGCAAGTTTTCTGTCTCCGTTCGTACGTGTCGTTACGATGTCAATAAAGTCTCGAAGAACTTCGAATTTACCTCTTTCAGACAAAGAAGTCATCGCGTTAAGTTCGTCGACAAGTTCTTTGATCTTTTTCTGATCTGCCGCGTTAAACATCTTCTTTTAACACTCCGATCACCATATTGATAGCCTCGCTAGATTTTCCCTTCTTGAGCTTCTCGTAAATATCGGGAAGCATGGCATCGATCATCATCACGACGCGAGGATTCAGGCCGTAGGCGTTAGCAGACTGATAGAGATCATTGACCTGCTCATCCGTCAGAGCGTCTTCTCCGTTAACCGCCGTGTAATACTTAACTTTCTTTACGAGATTGCTGATTGCGTCTTTCTGATGTATAATCATGGCGAGCATTCCTTTCTCTTACCATTCTTCCAAGTTTTTTAAGTACTCACGATACTCGCGAATTACCCACTCGATACCTTTCTGCGTCAGATACGCCTGCTTCTTAACGAAGCTATCGTACCCATCAGGACTGATGAACTTTTCTTTTACCGTAAAGCGGCCCGCCTCGATCTGGTTTGCATACGGAGTGTTATTCTGGTTAATAGCTCGAATGTCTTTGAGGAACTCGAGCAATTTCTTGCGCCCGAATTTCTTAAAATGTGGCTTAATTATTTTCGCCGCATCCGTGAACGTGATACAAGAATCCGTGTCGAATACTTTTCTGCGGAACTCGGACTCTTCTTCGAGGTCATCTTTTAATTGATTATTCTCGACGAGAAGCGCCCTCTTCTTTTCTACTTCATCCGCCCATGCTCTTGCTGCAGCAACCGGATCGTTAAAGTCAGGGAGAGAATAGCTCCCTGTTTTGCGGATCTCAGGAAGAACTTCCGACGTAACCCATCGCTTAAACTTTTTCGCGGCGGGGAGCTTCGAAGAAAGGATGAGCGAATAGAGTCCTGACTCGTTAATGACGGTCAATTCTTGCTCTCCGCCAAGGGTGTCACATTTCGTTACACCCTTATCTTCTTCATCTATGTGGTCACCAATTGCCTTACGTGGATTCTTATATCCGAGAATCTCCGCTACATCCTTACCTACAAAATATGGCTCGCCATCGATTAAAATCGTGCGAACCTTTCCTAGTTCCTTATTTTCGTAAATCTGAATAGCGTTTTCCATTGTGTACTTTTCTCCTTTAATTATTCCTCGGTTTTTGCGAATAGATTTATTTTTGTCTCTGAAAATGCTTGCGCCAAATCTAATGGCAACCATCCAAGAGATTTGTCTCGTAGTTTTTCGATATCTGTACCTGAGCATTTTACTCCTCGTACTCTATCTACTTCTACGATATCGAACTTATCTCCCAGTTCGTTTATAGCCGCCGCTATCCTGTCTCTCGAGAACCAGACAAATAACTTTCTGTTAGTAATCAGTTCTACTCTAGAGATGTAGCTTTCGATTACTTCGAACGGTACGAAGTTATATCCCTTCTCTAGAGACTGGACAAAGGCGGCGCCGATAATTGTTTCTAGCGGAATTTCGAATCCTATTTTTAATTCCCTCTCATAAGACCTTTTAGCATTTGATGGACGATGCTTTCGGAGCTATTCTCGCTGTCTTCTTCTCTCGTTATATTCTTATTATGTTTGTAAATAAGATAGCTTTCCTGAATATAAGTCCGAAGAAAGTCGATATGGATACGACTTTCGAACTTTACTAGCTTAGATCGAATAGCTACGGCCAGCGCGGCATAGAATTCTTTTTTTGCCCCGTCCTTATAATAGTCCGTAAACGGATACATAACGTCTCGGATTTCTTCGATGACCTTCTCTTTATCTTCTTTCGAATGTATAGGAGGATACATAGCTTCGTAGCTTTTAAGAAGCTCCATCGTTTTTATATAAGCATCTTTCTCCGTCATCTTCTTAGTCGCTCCGTATCCCTGACGCCCCTAAAATAGTTAATAGCGTCCATAATTTCTAGGCAAATCATCTGCTCGTCATCATCGCCTTCTTCGTAGCGGTCTCGAGTCTCTTTTTCCCATTCGTCCAGCTTAATATCGCGAACAAATTCTCCGTCGAAAAACTGAACCTTATCTTCTGCGCAGAAATAAGTCACGCCGCTTATCGCCTCCGCTACGGGAGACACATAGACGATACGATTCTTCATTATTAATATAATGGCAGAAACCCCTGCCCTTAGGCATGGGGAGGAGCCGTTGCCTCCTTCCTGAATTTTCAATAAAAAATATAATATAACTTTCTTGATGAAGTAATATCTCTTTAGAAAGGCAGGTGATAAAAAATATCCGACCTAACTAAAACGATAAAACTTCGTATAAATGTTACTCCTGAACAAGTTAAGTTGTTTCGTCAAACGACGGAACAGTATCGACAAGCGTGTAATTTTGTGTCTCAGTACATCTTCGACAATGAATTCGACTTAGCCTACCTAAGTCTCAACAGAGCGCTTTATTCAGATATCCGAAATCAATTCGGACTGAAATCTCAAATGGCACAGTCCGCTGTTAGAACGGCAATCGCCAGATACAAAACAGTACAAACTCAATTGTCTCAAAAGCCTTATCGGTACAAAGACGAAAACGGCAATTGGTGTTCTATTTACAGAACGCTCGAATGGCTATGGAAGCCTGTATTTTTCAAACGTCCTCAAGTAGACTTAGTGCGTGACAGAGATTACAGTTTTGTCGGCGACGGTAAGACTCTATCGATAAACACACTCGGTAGAAGAATCAAGTGCTCCTTTTTCGGCGAGCACTTTGCTGAGTATCTCGATGGGTCTTATAATCTAGGCACCGCAAAACTGGTCGAGTTAAACGGACTCTGGTATCTTCATATTCCAGTAATGAAAGAAGTCGAAGACTTCGAAAAAGAGAACGTTCGTCACGTCGTCGGTATCGATCGTGGGTTACGCTTTCTAACCGTTAGCTACGACGAACAAGGAAAAACCGAGTTTGTTTCCGGGAAAAAGATCGCGACAAAACGCCGTAAGTTCCGGGAAGTGCGCCGTCAACTCCAGTCTAAGGGTACGAAATCAGCAAAACGTAGACTCAAGAAACTTTCCGGACGAGAGAACCGTTGGATGTCCGATGTGAACCATCAGATTTCTAAGACACTCGTTCGAAAATATGGTGAGAATACGTTATTCGTGCTCGAGGATCTCACTGGCGTCAGCTTCGAAGAATCGAACTTGTCTCGGGGCGCAAAGCAGAATTACGACCTACGAAGCTGGAGTTTTTACCAATTAGAACAATTTCTAACTTATAAAGCACACGAGAATAAATCCGAAGTTCTTAAGGTTTCGGCGAAGTATACTTCACAGCGTTGCCCGAAATGCGGTACAATCCACAAAGAGAACCGTGACCACAGTAAGCATTTATATTCATGTCAATGCGGCTATAAGTCTAACGACGACCGTATCGGAGCTATGAATATACAGCTATTGGGGACTATGTGGATTTCGGGAGATAATCATCCTCGTTACGAAAGAATAACTGCCCCGGAGTAAACTCCCCGGCAAAGCGGGCGCCGTCAGTCGTCCGATGATGTAGGCGGAATTAGGGAGACGAAAGTCGTTATTACTTATGCTTCTCCGACTTACAAGCCCTTAGCTTTAGCTATGGGGTCACTGACTATACATTTGTTGAACGACGTAGTTAATACTACGCTATTTTTAAATGCCGCGTTTTCGGCATTGATACTTTCGAATCTACTAAGAGTAATCGATGTTTCTTCTATCGATGCATCTCTCATATCTCCGTTAAGAAATCGACAGTCTTCTATCATACAGTCGATAAACTTAACTTCTTTCATATCATAATTTGTGAAGTAGCTGTCTCTTATGAAACAATGCTTAAATGTAATTCCGTCGGCCGCGATATTATTAAAAACGACGCGCCGGAAAGTACAGTTCTCGAACAGCACATTGTTCAGATTCAGGTTAGAAAAGCTCATGTCTTGAGAAATATCTCCCGAGAACTTTTTATTCGTAAATTCGCGGCGCGCCATTCTTCTTATCTCCTTTTTCTTTTTATGCTCTAGCTTCTTCTAAGTACTCGTTAAATCCTCTTGCTACGACCTGGTATGACGAAAGCAGCGCGGCTTTCATCTTATTGTCATCCATAATCATACGAAGCTTAGACTTGTACGGGTTTCCTTTTCTCTCGAAATTATCCCAGCGCTGCTTAAGTCTAATACCGAATTGAGACATCTCGGAATAAATCATCCCGTATGCATCCTTAGGGCTATCGGCATATCCGTGATGATACATTCTGGTTACGAGACTCTTAACGTCTTGTTCCAGAGTATCGACGGAAGTAATCGTGTTACCGAGAGCATCTACTTTTCTTTCGAGCTCGGCCGTGACTTTATTCGTGCTTTCGGCGTGCTCTTCCAGGGCGACCAATCTCTTTTCGTTTTCGACTTCCTGCTTAGCGATTTCTGCGATCATTTCCATCATAGACATCTTAGGAAGACGACCGGAACGAAGACGTTCTTCCATCTTATTAAAGGCATCGATGTACTTAATCTTCCATTCGAGCGCTTTCTTCCCCGTGAACCCCATAACCAGTAACGAGAACCCATCGCGGTTCATGAAATACTCTTTATAGGATTTGCCGGTGCCTGCTCTATACGAGGATTCGTAGAACATTGAAGTCAAAATCGAATTTTCGATTATGATATTTTCGATGGATTTAAGTACGTGAAAATGCCGTTTTCCGAAATTTTCGGCCACCTTTCGGCTCGATACTACGACCTGATTGCCACGTAATTCGACTAAAGTCTCCTCGGTGCTTTCTGGAGCTTTTTTATCGTCCGGAATTTCGGGCACAGTACTCACTACCGTCGTCTCTTTATTCTCGTCGCAATTAGCAGCAGATACCATGATCTTTTCTCCCCGGCTCTCGATATCTTCCATAATGTCAAGGATCATCTCCTGCTCAGACCCATTAACGGGGATATTTTCCCAGTCGACATTACGAATAATCCATCGAGAGTAACCGTTATTCTCCTGAATGATTCTGGACTTCTTAAACATGTTATCGAGAACCTTGTTTGTCTCGCGAGCCTTCAGGAATTCTTTGATATAACCGTTATTCAAAATTATAGTAACGTTCTGCTTCATTTTTTTATTCCGCCTCTCTCTTTTGTTCATTTTTTCTGTATGCATACTTAGAAAATTAATAATGGGGCGGCGAGCGATTTTTGTCCCCCATTTCTCTCTTTCTTACTCCTTTTTCTTAAGAGCCTCTTCTAGTTCTTTTATTCTCTTGATGAGAATGTCTACGCCATCATCGCGCAAGTAAACGATACCGGCATAGAAGTCTCTCGCCAAGGGAATACCGTTATCGCCTCGCATATTCATGTTGTACTTAGCGAGATCGCTGTCGGTCCGCTTCTCTTCTTCGCACGCCTTCTCAAACTCCGCTATAACCTTTTCAACCGTAGTAGGCTTATTGCGCAGCTTTGCCTCATAGGCAATACAATCTTGCGGCGTAAGGAATGTTGTTCCGTCATCTGCTATAAATATCTTCTGCACGCTTTGCTTCCCTCCTTTCTTTAGTCTTCTCCGAAGACAATATACCATAGCCCTAAGAGTACGGCGATATAAATTACTATCGCCATAGCTAAATCTTTTATGAAGATCAGGACTAGAGCAAATCCCTGGTAGACTATATATGCTACCAGGAATGCCGCCACTACTTTTGTGGTCCTTATCAAGGCCCCGCCGATATAACTCGCGGCCATCTCCTTAATCGTCTTCACCGGTATCTTCTTCCTCCTCTCTTCTCTTTAAGCCTAGGTAACAATACGTATATGACTACTCCTATGAACATAAAAGCACATAATAGCGCCGTGCCTTCGTCGTTTGTTTTATCATATACGTAAAGACATATCTTTCTTGAGACAGAAATGACGAACGCGGCAATACATACTCGTAGTATTCTGAGCATAACTCCGTTTATATATTTAACTAGAATAATTTCGTCGTCGTCGGTTTCCTCTCCGCCTTCCTCGTTGCCTTTCTCGCCCCATGGGCTCCGGAGCTGGCTGCGAGAGTCTCTTTTGTCCTTATCGTATTTCTTCAGGCCGAATATCTCGTTCACAAACATCGGTTCATTCTCTTTCGTTCTTCCTAGGGAAATATACGAATATCGTTATCGCAGAAGTAACAAGAAAGACTACGCCGCCTGCTAGTTCTCTGCTTTCTGTTTCTCTTAAGATATAGCTGAATGCATCCCAGCTAATACTACTCCCTATGAAAAATAATACGACCAGTAAGGCACGGTTGATTACCCCGATAGTATATTCCATCGTGCTACGCACTCCTCTCGCTCTATCTCCTCAATCTTTATCTTCCGGATCCGGGATAAAGATATATCCGATCGTACTCATACCGGCTACCGTCCCCGCGATAGCCCAGGCAGTGCTATCCGTAAGATTATAGATATTACGGTAGAGCTCCGCCATGATAAAGGCCGCTGCGCCTACGGCAAATACGATACTAGCCCGGCGGCCGATCCCTTTAACGTATTTCTGAATCTTCATAACTATTCTCCTTTTATTTAGCCTTCTGACCGAAGCACATATTTTGCTAATTCTACGTAAATTTTACGAAGTGCAGTAACGACATCTTCATGAACAACGATATCGATCCCATTATCCTCGATCCATTCGCGGACATCGATAGTGTTATTCATATAATCAACCCGTACATTAGTCGGATCAGCAACTTTAAACGAGACACAAAAGTTGGCGTACTTCTTGTTTCCCAGCTTATTATACCCGGTATAGAGTGTATACGCCCTAACTCCATAACAGTCTACGGAAACTGCCCAGTCGTCATATTTTTCATCTGTCGGGAGTGTATTCTCGACAAGATATTCGACCTTGCCTTGCTCTTTAAAGTTCAGCATACTTTCTGACCCTCTTTTTTATTCTTAGCTTTCTTATATTATATCGCCATACCTACCGTTAGTCAACGCAAGATTATTATACTCAGTATAATACTTACGAATATACAGATAGCATAGAGATAGACCTCGTCGGCTTCCTCACCCGACGCTCTCCGGAGCTGGCTGCGGGAGCCTCTTTTTACTTCGTTCGCCCCTTCGCTCTTTCGAGCTGCGGGGAGCTCTGTTTTTTCTTCCTCCTGGATTATTCTTATCCACCTCGGAACATAGCGCTCGTTTTCTTCGTCGGTTTCCTCGCTCTTCGAGCTGCGGGAACCTCTTTCATCGTCGTCTTCGTCATGAAGAATCCCCAGTATTCTTTTACTCATTCTTAGAGGTTTAATTTTATTATTTGTATCCTTATCTCGCGGCGCCCTATCTCCGTCGCTCTCCGGAGCTTCTTCGTCTTCTAATAACCATAGTATAGCCTTAACTACTCCGATAGTAGCTAATACGTTAACTAAGATTATGTTAGGATCCATCGTCGCTTCGCTCCTCTCGTCGGTCTCCTCGCTCTTTCGAGCTGCGGGGACCTCTTATTTATTTTATCTTTTTATTCTTTATCTTTCTTTATGTTAAACTAAACACATATAAAAATAAAACATGTATGCTTAGTATGTATTCGAATCAATGGTAATTATAATAAAATTCGGGCCTGTAACTCCTATTATTACATTTAAATTGCCGTAAAAGTTCGATAAAAACTGTCATATGAATATATGTTCGTGTGCTTACGCACGCCTCACAATTCTCGATTTCGCGTAAGAATTACGGAGAGAAACCCTCGGAGAGGCCCCGCCGGCAGGCGAAAAACTTCCCTCGGGTTAAGCCTCTCTATATCTTCTTAAGAGTACCTCTCCTTCTTCTCCCCACCCAAATACTCTCTCATCTGATATCCCTATAACGACAGAAGAAGACTCTTTATTCAACTCTACCTCTAACTCTTCTTCTTCTATAAACTCTATAGAGAGAAGTATAGAGACATCTCTCTTTCTCTATGACTAAGATAACTTTATAAAATAGACTAAAACAACTTTAAATAAGCCGTTAAAACGAGAGATGAGTCCCTTTAGATGAGCCAAAAACAACGATAAACTTACGAGAACCCTTTAAAAACACAATAAACCCAACACACAAAAGATCTAATAAACACAACACACAAAAGATCTAATAAACCCGGTCGTCTTACGTAAAATTATTTTATTTCGGTTTTTAAAATAAACCTACGGTCTTATCGCTCCGTTGTCGCCATACTCTCTCTGACTCCAATTTATATAGCGAACATACATTCTGCATCACGTAATTAAAAGCCCATCGATCTTTAAGGCTATTTTTGCCTATCATTCTGATTCTTAACGTAAAATTAAATTTTAATGATTCCCTCTAAAAAATGTGTATATAGCCAAAAATCGAGGTAATAGCTACGTTAGAAGAACAGCTCACGAGGCGGTGTTAGTCTCGCTAATTTAGCAAAGCGATAAACTAAGTCTTAAGAGTTAACGTTCGCATCACCGCTGAATAAAAAGCGAAAAAAGAATAATAACCGGCACCGAGGACATAGTTCGACTTTAATTCATCTTAAAACGGTAAGGTCCGAGGAGCGGAGCACGCCCCGTATGTCTTTTGGATTCAGACGATTTAAATCCAAAATAAAGTTTAACGAAAAAGACATACGGCTTGAGTAAGCGGAGCGGTGCCGTCTGGGATAATCAATCTTACGTTTAGTTATTAACGGTGGCACCGCAGAACTTAACAAGAGATAAGACGAAACAGGGAACAGGTCATCTAAGTTAAGAGATAAGCAGGAGAACAGTTTACTTCCGCGCTATTATAAACGGAGATAGTATACCCTTTTTTAGTATATACTAAAATAAGGGTATTTTTTATTTTAAATCGTTTAATTTAAGTTATTTTATTTAAATTTATCCGGTTAATTTAAGTTGTCTGTTTATGTCTCTATATATACTCTCTCTTATCTCTATACTCTTATATAGAGAGTATACTCTTATAGTCATATATACTCTTATGGCTACTAAGAGGATAAGCGCCGAACTTAAATATAAACCACCAACTTAAATTTATCGTTTAACTTAGTTAAGGCTAAATAAAAAGCTAAGCGAAGAGGCGCGCCGCGCGATCCTCTTATTTTACTTAATAGCCTAATTTAAGTTTATTGCTTAATATAAGACTATAGAGAGAGGCATATACTCTTATATCTTTTTATACTCTTATACTAAACAATATACTCTTATATACTCTCTCTTATCATAAGAGATAGATTTAAGTTTTTATTCTTATGCTATTATACTCTCTCTTGTATGTCTCTCTATATACTCTTATACTCTATATAACTCTCTATAGGGATATAAGAGTATATACTCTTAAGAGAGTATACCAAATAAGAGACAGAGATAAGGCGCCGCGACTCGTTTTAACTTAAATTTTTAAGTCTTAACTTTTTAAAGTTAAATAGAAAAATTTTACGTTAAATAGGCTTAAAGTTATAATCTTAATTATACTAATCTTGATTATATTCTTTCAAGGTTTATTAAAACTAAATTAAATTTTCGAAAAATGCCAAAAGTATGTTGAATATAGCCAAAATCGCAGGTAATGCTCCGTTAGTAAACGTTAGCACAGAGTATTTCAACGTAAAACGAAAACGGACCGTACCGCTAAACATCTATAGCCAATCAGTAGCAACGGTGCTAAGTCGATAAGTTCAAGACGAGAAAGTGCAGACGATTTAAATGAGCGAAGGACGGAGCCGCGAGCATAACGAGCGGATCCTCCGGGAGCGAGCGTGGGCGGCTCCTACATTAACGGAACAGTGGCGGGCATCGAAGAGCGGGGAGCATAGTCCGGTCCCTCCGCATTCGATGCCGCCCTGTTTCTTGAGGAGCTCCCTTCCGCGCATTTAAAGGGGTAAAGTATACCCTTTTTTAATTTTATTTATTTTATCTTATTTTTTTCTCTACCCCTATATATATAATACGGCGCGACTGGTAGCAATAGTATGAGCGTTAGCGAATACATTGCGAAGGAGTGAGGAGGAGGAACGAAGTGACGACGGGCTATTAAATCCATATACTATTCTAGGTAGTATCTCTTTTTATCTTATCTTGTTTTAGTTTTATTATCTAACTTAATTATATCTCTCTCTTATATACTCTTATATCTTAATATACTCTATATTAGAATAAGAGATAGAGAGATAGGCCCCAAATAAGTCATTTTATCTAAGTCAATTATATACTCTATAATTAATTTAGGTAAGATGGCTTATTTTAGTTTATCTTAATTTTAAGTTTCCTTCTATTATATTATGTGTATCGTTATACTCTTATATACATCACTATACTCTCTCTTATATACTCTCAGATTATATGCTCTTATACTCTATACTCTCATAATAGAATATCATCATAAAATATAAAATCATCTATTGACTTCTCTATATACTCTATGCTATAATACGAGTAAAAGAGAATAGCCGATTTAGTAGCAGGCGGCGTATTACAAGTTGCCTACGAAAGAAGAGAGTCCTCCCTACGGGTTCCTATTCCACCCGTAGTCGTTCTATCGTATTATCGAGAACGAGGGATACAATTAAAAACTGAAAGCGGTACCGCCCTTATAGAGCCCGGCCGTTAAAACCTTCTTTGTCTATACTAAAGACCTAACCGTAGCAGCAGACGGAAGAAGAGAACGGGCGCCGCCCATGCACGCATATGAAGTCATATAAACGCCATGGACGCGGGATATCTGTGCCTGCTCCTAGATGCCTTACAAGGGAAGTCGAAGCCAGGACGGTGAATGCGCATTATGGTGAGTAAGCATCGCGCATCTTTCGCACGGATGACAAATGACCGTAGGGAGCTAAGCCTACGGTATACAAAAGAAATAGGCAGGGTCTATCTCGTTCCCGAAAGTCAAAAAAATACGAGTACTGGATAGAGAGGGAAAGGTCTGCCCTTTTGACAAGGTATTTTTCTTCTTTTTTCTAATACCTTCCTTTTACTGTTTAGCCGGACAGGTAAAATAAACGGCGGAGGAAGAATCGCCGCGAGGTTAAATCTTATCTATAGGCAAGACTGTGTATGTAGTGATGACGGGACTTGTGAATAGGTAAGACCCTCCGGGCGGTATCGATGAAATGGGATGTGTTTAGCAACCCTGAACCTCTTCGTGGGGCGAACGAGAAGAGGCCGCTTATCAAATAAGCGATACAATAATCGATACGGAGTAAACATCTCAATACCATGAGGTTGTCACTGCTTCCCCCACTAAAAGAAGATGCCCTGAGCGACATATGGTGGGTGCGTACCTAGCACAATCCTATGCCCTTTAATAGTCTGTATATACTCATATATATAGACGGGTATAGGGGCGGCTAGGGCGCAGTGGGCTAAAGACTAAAGGGCGCTAGTTCGAATCATAACTTCCGGTTACCCACTCCTCGATAACTCTAAATTCTAAGATACTATCTGGCATGAATAGCTTATAACATATCCTGGCTTAGAGTTTTACCTCTTACCGCTAATCAATGGTAGTGTTTGTCGATTATCTTAATCTACCATCAAACTAGAATTAGCGATTATCGGGAACAGGGGTTACGGGTGCCGGGAACATACCCGATCACTCAAAATAAGAGATGATCTACTTAGGCTATTAAAAAAGTGACGGGAACAGATGGCGCGCGAAACCTCTCTCATTCCCTAAAACGACTCTTCAAAATACAAATGGGCTAATGGCATACTTTTGCCTGATGCCCCTCTTTCTTTTTTAATAGCCTAAGTATATTATCTCTAACAGAAAAATAAGAGGGGCTATATAACATAGACCCCTCTCCCTCGCAACCTAGGCCGCCGCGATACTCTTAGCGGCCAAACGACATACAGCAGACTTGCGGAGTGTTCCGTCCTTCCGGATATCATCCGGCATGACGACGAAGCTGCTTCCATCTGCGCGTGTCACCTTCATGGGCGCAATGCCTACGTTCTGGCTATTCCCCATGACGCCCCACAGATCCTTATGGCAATTCTTACCCTTCTTGAGAATCACGCCGCACGTCATGCCGGCGCCCCTTCCGCAAATGCCTCATCGGGGAGATTCAGCGGATCGTATTCGTCCGCCTTTACGGCGAGATACTCGCCGCCCGAATAGCACTTACCGGAGACGAAGTGTCCGCCTGCCTCGATACCGTCCGCGCCCTTGCGGAGACCCGCGACCGTCAGATCAGTTGCCTTCTCGACCACGAGCCCCGTAGCCTTGAGAACGACTGCGCCGCCGAACAAAATCTTTGCCGTAATGCTGCCTGCGATCTTGGCAGCCTTTGCCTTTTCCTGATCCGTCAACTTTGCATCTTCCATCATGTTTAACAGCTCCTTGTCTTTCTTTTGCTTACGATAATATAGGGGGCATGATACGCCCCCATATACTACCAATCTCCTATCATTGCGCCTAGCCGGAGGAAGGATTGTGAGTAACCCCGACTAGACTATGTGAACAGACGACCCACCGCCCATAACACGAAACGATGGGCCGCCCCCTTGCGGGCTTAGAACAGAGACTCGCCGGCCTTGACGAGCTCGACCTCCTGGCGATGCGGGAGCGCCGCATACAGTGCATTGAGGGCCTTACGCATATTGAGAATCTCGGCGTAGCTTCCGCCACGCTGAACCGAATAACGGTCCGCGCGCTTGTTACCCTCGAATTCGCGCCCTTCCTGACGCCGGACAACAAACTCGCCGGAGACGAGATTGTTCTCGCATACCGCGTCAATGCCCTCGACCTTGCCGTCCTTGATGACGATCTTCTGGCCGTCCGTCAGCGTAGCGTTCTCACCCAAGCGAAGTTCCCAACTGTTGATGTTCGAAATCTTCATCGCGTCGACGTGAAGTCCTTCTGCCAATGCTCCGACATACACGTCGAGCCAGTTCTCGATCGCAGCTTTCCAAGCCGCATTCCGCTCCTCGCGCATCCAGTCCTTCGTGACCTTGGACAGGATTGCATCGTAGCTCTCCTCGTCGAGGTTCTCGACCCCGCCGGCTTCCGCGATGAGGCGCTTCACCTCGAACGTACGAACCGCTGCGTCATCCGGGAGGATCATAAGGACGTTTGCCGAGAGCTTGCCGTCCGAAGCCGCGAACTTGTCGGTGTACGACTTCAGGAGGCCTGAAGCATAGTCAAACGCCACCGGCGTCTTCGACGCACCGGCAACGTAGTCTGCACCCGCACCGACCTGCATCTTGGCTGCGCCACCGATCTCGTTCTTCACGGCGCAATGCGTGACCCGACCGCCACGCGCCTGAACGAGAAACGCTGCCCCGAAATTACGAATGTTAACATTGATTGTCTTAGCCATGATAGGCTCCTTTCTGTGTTCGCTCATCTGTTTTCTTCTGAATGAGCTGTCAAGTTATTCTGTATGTGCGTACGCGCGCAAATGACATCGCGCCGCACCGGCATCTTCCTCGAGGACCTTAGCGAGCTAACCTTGCTTCGCGCCTTAAAAGCCCTCGAAGAAGTACTATATACCTTGCGTAGGGACGGGAGGGAGGAAGAGAACCCGTCCCTGTACGCAGGATAATAGGTAAAGGAGGAAGTGAGGAGAAAGTTTGTATTGGCGCCAAACCTTCCCTCACCAATGGAGATAAAGGGGTGAGGAGGAATGAAGAGTGAGGGAGAAGCCCCGGAAGAAGTGTGTGTGGAGGGACTACGCAATAAGTCGGCGCCCCACTGCTATACCTGCTTTCATCTCGTCGATGATCTCCTTACGGATATTCTCGAGCCACTCTGAATCTCTGTGATAGATAGAGTTCAACAGTTCGAGACGACGAGAGCGAATGATATCCGCCGCGTCCATGCCGAAGGGGAGATGACCGTCGGCGAAGAGAACGTCTCCCACCGCGTAGATGTTGATATACCGGCGAGATTCCCATACGGGGCACTCATAGACGCCGATCTTCTCGCAACCGTAGGCAAATTCCTTCTCGAGCTCGACGAAGTCATCGCTCGTAAAGAAAAGCTTTCCGTCGGCCGCTACTGCCCGCAGGTCTTCGTAATCGAACTTTTTCATGATGATTCTGCTCCTTCCACGTTCTTCTGTCTGTTACGTTATGCTGCCTCTCTCTTAAAGAGAAGCACGACCCTGCCGTCTTTGACGGCGAATACGTTGCCACAGTCCTCGACGATAACGTAGCCCTTGCGAGACCACGTCGAGATCAAGAGGAACTCTTCTTCTGTGTTCATGTCTGCACCTCCTAGAGTTAATCAACTACGAAGGGCATATTTCCCCTCACCCAGGATGATAAAGGGGTATGTCGACAAACGAGCAGCCGTAGAATAAACTTAGAGAGTAAACGCGGCTAAAAAGGGGAGGTAAAGGGGGCGGCCAGCGGCCGCCTAGGGTTATTTATGTTAGAACCGGCGGCGCCTAAATCCCTCGAACTTATCAGCCTCCCGTAGGGGGAAGACTAGCAAGAGAGAGACGACTAACGACCCGGCCTAGCGTAAGGGGAGGACGACGTACGCGGGGATAATGTTACGTAAGGAACGGATAACGGAGAAGGAGCGATTGGCCCGTAGGGGAGATTAAAACAGAGATGTCTGTTCGTAATGCTTCCCGTCTTCTCTCTCAACCTTAACACGGCTATCTCCTCTCTCGTACAGCCCGTACGCCCACCCGTCTCCGGGAACAGCCTTAATGTATTTATACAAGGCTTGCTTCTCCGAGTAGGCAGGGATAACCGAGACATATCGGCGGCCACTACTGCTAATGATAGTAATCTTAAACTTAGTCATAATAAATACATCCTTTCTTAATTGACTCTCTTCTATATATATGATATAATACATACAGTCATATAAACAAGAAGGAGAGATAAAACATGTTTAGCCAGGAACTGATTCGCGCCACCCGAGACTTTGCTAAGAAAGTAAGAAGAGGAGATAAGAACCTCGAACAGGAAGAATCTCTCCTTAACGATCTATATAAGAAGATACTCGATACGAAACGTACGTATAGATTTATCGAGTACTTTAAATATGATCTTCCTACTATATCGGGTATCAACCGCTTGCTTAATCATCCCGAAGAGGAGATATATCGTATTTAGTTTACGATCCACTCCCATGCGCGGCGCATATCCTCTTCGAATTCATCTTCGATTTCGAATAGGTCATATACCTCCTCTTCTGAGTACAGACCACTCTCCGTCAATACTCTCATGAGAACGCTATTCCCGGACTCCTTATCCAAGTAGAACGTCCCCGTGAATTCGCGCGAGGGACCCAGCTCGATAACCGTAATATCGCGGCCATAATACCGCTCGTTCTTTTTGTTAAACTTGAGCTGTATCTTGACCTCGACAAAGCGGGTGAGTACAACATCAGCCCCCTGCATATCGGCACGTACAGATGAATGTACCGAGAGATCTCCATCGATACGCTGGAACGATCCGAGCATCCAGCAAACAAGAATCTCAGCCAGATCTCCAGAGTTAAAGTCGGTCAGCCCTAACTTACTACGAGAAACGAAATCGAGCCACGAGACATTCTCGCGTCCGGCCTTTGCTGCCAAATACTTATACTCGGCCAGCTCCCTAACCTTCTGATAAACGTTCATTTTATTTTCCTCCTTTTAAAAATGAACTTTTATAAAACATACAATGAAGCCCTCCTCCTTGATAATCAAAGAGAAGGGCTTTTTGTGTGCTTTATAAGCTTAGATAGCTACGGCTGCTACCTTGGCTTTGCGGCGGAATCCTCCTTTCGTCTCCGGGCTCTTTGCTTCGATGCCCATCTTATCGAGCTCGGACATGGAAACCTTACCGGTTACGTCTACCGTGATAAACGCAGCCTGGTAATTCTTGCCGTCGATAGAGATGCCGCCGACAAATGTGTCGACGATGTTTCCCTTACGGGAGCTATACATCTCTTCGATCGCGCCGTCCTTCTCCTTCCGATAGGTAAAGAGCTGCTTTCCGTCCGCAACGATGCTGTTCTTCGTACCGCTCAGCTTATGATAGCCGACAACGAAGACTTCGCGACCAGGAGCCAACTCGTTCGAACTTACGAAATTGCCGACAGCAGACGATGACATAAGAACGATCTTATTCTCGTCCGCTTCCGGAATCTCGATCAATGACTCAAGGCTCTTGCAAGCAACCCACTTCCCTTTCGCATTCTTACGAATCTCGAAAGAACCCTCGAGCTTGAAGCTCTTGGCGCGGGCATACTTGCCATCAACCTCTGCCTCGCCGACCGTGAACTCGACGATGTCCCCCTCCTCGAACCCACGGACATACTCCAGTGGGTCCTCGGCGTAAAGAGGAGCAGAACCGATTTTGTCTCCGCCCTTGCTCGCCGCGACCTTGAGAGCGTACACGAAGAACTCCTCTTCGAGCAATGCCGACACGAAGTCGCTGGCTTCGCCGTCGCACTTCTGTTCGGAGAGATCCATATCATAAGCAACATACAAGCCGATGCAGACACGATCGACTGCGCTGAAGCTCTTCAATACGCAACGAAGCATATTACGAAGACCGTCATACTGAGCGTCGACGGCCGGTTTGATTGCCGCCAAGATCGAAGCCTTATCCTCGGGGCTCTTCATGAACACCCAACGGAGGGATTCGATCCTGTTTCTGTACGCCTGTGCAACAGATTGATAAACCTGTTTTACAAAACGTACATCCGCAACGATACGCTTGTATCCGCCGATGGCCTCCACGCGCTCACGGATCTTCTGCAGGGATCCATCTTCGAATCCCTGCTTCTTCTCCGCCATGCGTGCAGCAATCTGACGTACGGATTCACGACCTCCTTCCCGTACACAATGAAAGATATCGTCGATAACGATACCATTCACTTTCTCCGCACGAGTCAGAAGCGACTTGTTAAGTACCTCTGACTCGACCTTCTGCTCCTCGAACGAGATCTTCGTCTCGACGGGAGCTTTGCAGTTGCTAAGAACCTTGCGGAGTCCTTCCAAATTCTCGACCACAACCTCCATGCCGGTCTTAGCGGCATCGATCGTTTGCTCCGCATAAATGCGAGCAACCGCCTGAAGATCACGGGAAGCATAGCGGATATTATCCGCCGTCAGCTTCATGTCGCCGATACGACCGAACAAGTCGGGGATCTGCTCTGCCATGATAGGTGCGACGACAGCTCCGTTCTCTGCGTACTTGCGCGGAAGAGGACGGTATTCACCGCTATGTGCGCCATCGAAGACGAGCTCGAAGACTTTACGGGCCTCTGCGCCGGACTTCTCGTTGCCGGCCTTCCACTCGTTCGCCCAGACCAAGGTACTGGAGAACTTCTGAAACGCGTTGATGACGCGCCCCACATCCAGGTTCGGCGAAGCGCAGGTAGCGCCCCAATACTCACGGCTGATCTGGCTATTCATCTTAAACATGGTTTCTTCCTCCTTTTAATAGAAAGCATAAAAGGGCTCTTAAGAAAAGAACCCTTCGTACTCCTCCTTGTCCTCGCAGATCTTAACGACTTCAGAATAGAAGTCGCGCGTAATCTCGAGGACCTTCTCGCTGGTCGTGATGTTGGCGTGATCTCCGTCGAAATCCCACCCATCGTGTTTCGCCGCCAGCAACTCGTCCGCCGGAACGACAATGATGCCGTCTGCAAGCGAACAAATGCGGGACTTAAACAGCTTAATAGCTGTATCGTCCAGGCCAGCCTCTTTCGCTCTCTCAATCAGTATGTCAGCCGTAACCCCGACAACCCTAGAGAAAGCAAAGAGGTTCGCCGCCGGATACCGATTCAGGATACCCTCCTTGCCCTCGATATCGCGGCAGAAGACCTCGACCACATTTCCCTCAAACTTGAGAGACTTAAAGCCGAAGTCGATGGCCGGATCGACAACCAAGAACCCCTGCGTGCCTTCAATAGGCACGTTGAGGTTCGATACGTCACGATCGAGCCCTTTTAGCGCATTGCGGACAGTTCCCCGATAGAGCGGTGCCCAGATCTCGCGTCCGAAACCTGGTACCACACTCGAGAACAACTGACCGTAATTCGCGCGATCCCGGCCGGCAAACTCGTCGACATACGACGGAGCATGACCTTCGCTCTCAGCGACATCATGCCACACCTTGTCGATGAGTTTCTTCACGCCATCCGAGAATACACTCTCGGCGACTTCCTTGTTTGCCGAGATGTATGTCGCAAATGTTTGCGTGGAGGTTTTGCGGCCCATCTTTTCATCCTCACCGGTCATGGCGAGAACGTTCAACCCCGTCTTGTAACGGATATCGAACGTCTCTTTCAGGCCGTTGAGGTCGGTGAAGATGTCGACACCGTATCTCTTAAGATCCTCCAACGAATCCACGAGAAGTATGACCTTGCCAGCAAAAGGGCCCTCCTTACCCTTGGACCACACGGCTTGATTGAAAGCCATCTGATCTTTCCACGTAATTTCGTCACGAATGAGGACGACCGGCTCCCATTCGTGCCTCACGAGAAAGTCCGTCATATACTCACGCGTGACGACGCTCGCGTTCCCCTTGCAGAGGTGCGGGCGACATTGAAACGTCAGCCCTTTGACTGCTTTGAAGGGGACGTAAAAGCGCTCTCCCAGACGATCGCGTACCCACTCGCAAGCAAAGTCCTGCGACAGGTACAACTGCCCGTCCCAACGAGCATCGTAAATGCCCATCAGGTATGCACAGTTTCTCACCTCCTTTCCCTCGACGCTGGGCGCTGCGGGCTGAGCAAGTCGTGTGCTAAGCTGTGCGACTTGCTTTGCAGTCTTCGCCTCGCGTTCGTGCCCTTCCAACTGATCTACGAGCCCGTACGTAAGCTCGTTGACCATGTGCCGAGAATCGAACCCTGGCAGATTACTCGCGAAGAAACTCACCTCCTTCTTTTTGATCTGTCCATTTGATGCGATGTATGAAGCACCGCCGTACACGATAACTTCGCTCGCATTCTTCTCCGGAACATCTTTTCCCGCGAGGAGATCGCGCCAGACCCCCTCCCGAACGGTTTCGACGTAATACGTCTTCCCGTTGAAAAAGATGTTTCCTCCGAGCAGCTCCTTCGCCTTCTCCCACTTCTCGGCATCTCCCAGGAACCGGACGTTAATGAACGCGCGGGAGAATCTCTCGACAGAGAAGCCGCCGCACATCGCCGGTGCAACGGTTCCCTCGACGAATGGGGAGTAGCGCGACGCCGGCACCTGAGTCGGTGCGACATGCGCGGACAATTCGCCGTTGCTGAAGAAGATAACCAAGCGCGCAACATTGTACGCCTTGTAGCCCTCCTCCAGAGGTGCATTCTCCGGTACGTACGCGAAGCCGCGAACATCCTTGCGGAGAATTTCTCCGCGCATCTCCCGCAGTTCACGGGAATTGTTGATAACTCGAGCCATGATAAATTTCCTCCTTTTTATCTTTATGGCTATTAAAAACAAGGCGACTATCTCATCGCCTACGGAATCTATATAAAAAGCAGTTTAACGACTTGCTCAGGTCGTGGGGGGAGTAGGGGAACCGGCAACGTCTTGAATCCCCATTCAAAACATAGGATCCCCGAAGATCCGAGAGAGTCTAGCTAAGACCTCGGCCAGGGCGCCATATTCCTCTGCCTCCTTAAGGGCGCCCAATCCAATTATCCCTATAGGAGCTTGTTTACTCCTGCCGTGATGACGCGCATAATACTCTGCGTCAATTTCTATCGGACACATTCTATAGAAATCACCTCCTTTCGTATATTCAGGATGGCTCATGCACCAAGATGCAATATCGTCATAGTTCTTAGCCTGCCACAGATGTCGCAATTCATGCAGCAAAGTTTTACGCCATCCACTGTGGTTCAAATTCAGGCGGATCTCCCACTTGGCCGTGTCCGCCTTGCCAGCGATCGAAGATTTTGGCGCAAAGAAAAGCTTGAGTCCTGGAATAGGGATCCCTAGCTCGTCTGCTTTCCTGAACAAAATCGGCCACAACAACAATGCGGCATAGATCGTTCTTAAATACTTCATTACACCTTCCTCCTCCTGTGTGATATGTAAAAGTAATCAGCGTTTAATTCGCCTTATAAAGCCCACTTATATACGTATGTATACAGATGAGCTCTTAAGAAGAATTAACGAACGACGATATCGTACGTCGTAACCGTTGCCGCCTTGTTAGGCTTTTTCTTTCCGAGAGCCTCGGCGATTTTGTCTACCGCCGATGCTTTCTCCTCGAAGGCCTCTGCCTCCTTCCTCTTGGCGAAATTAATCGCCCAAGGGACAAGCGCCCCCAGTGCGGCCAAGATCGCCTTGCAGAGGATCCAGATGATCCCCTTGCAGACAGAGGTGATTGCGAGAATAAAAAGCTTTGTCATGATATATTCCTCCCTTTTTCATGACCCAAAAGCATCAGTGAATATGCTAATTCACCTTATGAAACCCACCTATTCACCCTGTCACGATGAATAGATGAGTTTCTAAGAAGAATTAACGGCCGATGGACTTCCAGAAGTACGCATCGATGTTGACGCGAGCCTCTGGGAAGTCGCACTCGTACTCTGCCCGAATCTCGGATGCCGAGATGATGTCATCGTACGACATCTCGTCGAGCTCCTCCTTTGTGATGACATCGCCGAGAACTTTCGCCCCCCGCTCTGCCATCACGCAAAGCAACTCATAGGCCACCTCCCTCACAACACTGTTGCAGTATTCCGCAAACGTGCCACGAGCAGTTGTGGCTTCGCAGTCTCTGTAGACCTTATACAGACCTACATAGTCTGTGCCGAGATTCACCTCCTTTCTCAGCACCTCCATCGCGAGCAGAGAGGTCTCATCTATCACCCCCTCTCTGTCATCCTCGAGTTCGAGGATGTCGAGGAGATGATAGAGAATCTCGCCCTTGAGGCGAGGATCCTCTACACGCGCTGCGAGAGCGAGCATTTCGGTGTTGTTCGTTGCGTTTTTCATGATAAAAACCTCTCTTTCTGCCCTTTTCTCGGGCAAAACAAGTTTTGTGGCCACGAGGACCACGCGAAAGGACCCAGGGGGCTCCAATTTTTCCCCTGAAAATCCCCGAATAGCACCTGGTCCTTCTGTTCATTTTTCAATTTTTCATTTTCTATATAGGATTTTTAACTATCTGCTATAAGAATTCAACTTCTGTTCATTTTTCAATTTTTCATTTTCTATATGTCATTTTTTAGCTTTTTAATCTTTATATAGACTTGCCTATTCGTAACGTCATTTTCTTCCTATATATATTATAAAACAATCCTCCCTATATAAAGAATTCTACAAAACGTAAATAATCTTATGCTTTCCGCCTAATAGGCTAAAACGGTAGTAATACTTACTATAGAAAGAGAAAGAAAAAAGGAGAGATTCGTATTTCTACTATAATAGTAAACGATCGTATTAAGATAGAAGGCAAACTAAATCTAACCGTAGAATATAGCCCCACAGATCCTCGTATCTTATCTATAGAAGGTTCTCTCGTATCGAGTGCGGGCTATCTTACCCCTATATACTCTCTAGAGAATGAAAGATATCGTATCGATGGTATAACGGTATTAAAAGAACTATACGACGGAGAAGAAGATGAGATAGGATATTCTTTTATGGCGAGATCTTATTCTATCGCAGATAGGTTAACGGAGGTGAAGACGGTAGATGAGTGACGATAATAAGCTTCAACCTATATCCCAGGGAATAGAAGCCGAAGATCTGTTTATAGAGCCTCTCGCTTCGGACGAAGAAGACGAAGAAGAACTAGAGGCGCTTAAATCTAAGACTTCTGCTATATTAGCTACGATTAAAAAGCAGAATAATCCCTGGGGCATGAGTGCCAAAGGAGCAATGGCCCGAAATTTAGCAGTCGCCAAAGCCTCGACTAAAAACGGCATGTACGCTAGAATACCTCTAGTGTGCAAAGGAGGAGAATGTCCTTATGCCGATCAGTGTACTCTTCTTCCGTATGATATGGCTCCCGAGGGAGAATATTGCGCCGTCGAGTTAGCTCAGATCGATATTCGTTCGATCGGTTACGCCAACGATATAGGATACGACGAAGCTTCTTTTACAGATAAAAACTTAGTATCGGAACTTATAATGCTCGATATTATGTTGGAAAGATGTAAGGCTTTATTATCCAAAGAAGGAACTCCCGTTATCGATATGTCTATCGGAGTAGATCAGGACGGCAACGAAATAAGACAGCCAGCCGTATCGAAAGCCTGGGAAGTCTACGAGAAAGTATCCAAGAAAAGAGATCAGACATATCAGCTACTATTAATGACTCGTAAGGATAAGGCCAATAAAGATACATCGGCCGAGAGTCAGAATATCTCTAAGATGCTTCAGGACGTTATCGATAACACCGTAGTAGATGCTATATAAATACAAAATAAAAAGGGAATGATAAGATGCTAGGAGCAGTTAGACAGTTCTTAAGATCGAACGGAACCATAAATGAAATTATGGGTATGAGCAAAAGCGCTGTGAGTGATATGACCAGGCAAATGAAAGAAACCGCTAAAGTAGCGGGACAGGTATACGATTATCGTACTAAGATGAATCGACCCGCAGTTTTTCGGCGCGCGATGGGTTATGGCAACGACGTTAATCTATATAACGTACCCCACCAAATGACAAATACTGCCAGACTTAAGTCCGCCTTTATGGACGATACGGGTAAATATAGTAAAGCGAGGATGATAGGCGCGGCCGGAGGAGTTTATATGGGTACGATGAGTGCCGGACGTATTCTAAGTGGCGGAGGATTATATCGAGACTCGAACGGGAACTTCGACATTATGGGAGTACCGTTCATTTAATGAAAAGGATGATCCAAAATAGGATTCGCATCTAGTATACTCAGAGGCGCAGGGCGATTAGCTTTAGGCGCTGCAAAGAAGGCTACAGAAGGGGCAGCGTTTTTAGCTCGGGACGCTCGCGTCGGAATGGATAGTCATAACCGAGGAATTAATCTTCTAGGTTATGGAGCGGAGAGGGCTCTCGCGTCGGGGAATAAACTATTAAAATATACTCCCGAGAGATATGTTACGAAGCCTAGCGGAAAAGTAGTCAGGCAGGGCGGCGGACTTAAGTTTACTAAACTAGGAATGGGAGTATTAGTAGGAGCCGGTGCGTTAGCGGGAGCGCGAGATGCCTCGGAAGCTCACATAGAAAAACAGACGGGACAAATCGACGCGAATAAAAAAACGGCGACTCCAGAAATTAACTTAGAAGAATATGCTCCACAAATTAAAAATGGAGGCGCTACGGGAGATCTCGTATTTTCGTTACATCAGAATAGGAGGGGAAGTTAATGCTTAAGGCCGTAGCGCAAGCCCTCTGGAAAAATAAATTTAACGCCGCCATCGGCGGATATGTCGGAGTATCTACTTATAAGGACGATAGAGAAGCCGGCGCCGGAACGATGTCTTCGTTGGCTCATGCCGGGCTAGAAGCCGCTCTCCCGCTAATTAACCTACCGGCTTATTTTGCTTATACTGCCGCGACGGTTTTACCCGAGGCTACATATAAAGGATATACGGCGGCCGATCAGTATAAGCGTAAGTTAGCGGCCGAAGCTTCGAATGCTGCATTCGTTAACGCTAGATTTAACGATACAGATCAGACTTATACGATGCGTCAAAGAGGAATGGAGATAGCTCGTCGAGGAAGATATAATACTCAACAAGCTATGCTCGGTAACGAAGCTAAGTATATGATGAAGTAAAATAATATAACAAAAAAGGCGGTGAGCTAAAATAGGAGCAGCCAAACTAATATTTAAGAAGGTTGCCGGAGAAACAGGGTCTTTTCGTAAACTTTCTACTATAGATATAGGAGGATTAAAGACCGTACTGGGAAAAGACAATAAACCGGTAGGAACTATTCGTGACGGAGTTTTTACTAAAGCTAGCGAAGGTGGTGGAATAAAACCGTTTAAGACAAAATACTTCTCTAAAGACCTAGCTGAAATAGGAGAAGGTCGCGTAAATAACGAGATGAGATCTCGCCTCTCTAACGATATGATTAATATGACGAAAAGAGTTCGCGGCGCATCTACCGAAAATGAATACCGTAAGATAGCTCAAGATTACGGATATGAATTTAAAGACGGTATGAGCAAACAAGATATGATTTCGGCAGCCAGAGATAGCATGCGAGACAGTATTAAACAAGGCCCTTCTATGGGAGATAGATACAGAGCGTATCATGGCCCGGCTATAACTGGAGTAGGAATAGCCGGACTAACAACCGGGGCAGTATTTAGAATGACAGGGCCAAAATCAAATAGAGAACTATATAGTGATCCGAGGGGTTAAATGACACCGGTAGAAGCAGCAAAACTAAAAAAGATTATGTCGGATCCCGTACTATGGGCGAAAGCCTTTTTAGTAACGAATGATGCGGCGACAAAAAGATTCGGCCCGTGGGAAGCGCGTGACTATCAGGCAGAGATGTTAAGAGATCGATCTCTTAAGAAAGTGTATCGATGCGGGCGTAGATGTCTCCCTGGGTGGGTTAAAATACCTGATCCGACTACAGGAGAACTTAAAACAGTAGAAGAGCTATTTATAGCGGGGAAAGCTAACGTTATTTCTATGGATAATAGCTCATATGAAATGAAAGCAAAAAACAATTGCGAAGTTTTTTCGAATGGAATCAAAGAAGTATTTAAGGTCGAATTATCTGGTGGAAGATCTATAGATGCCACGAGCAATCATCCATTTTTTACGGCAAGCGGCTGGAAGGAATTAAAGGATCTAGAGCCTGGCGATTACGTTGCCGTCCCTTTGAAAATGGACTTTTTTGGGAAAAAAGTAATCGATGAAAATGACATAAAACTCCTTGCATACATGATAGGAGACGGCAACTGCCTAAAGAAAAATGTACGATTTTCTCAAAAGCCAGAGTCCAAGCAAACAGCCGAAATGAAAGAAGTCGTAAACCACTATGGCTGCGAATTGCATAGCTATAAGTATACGACAAAATATGATTTTATTATCCGGAAAAAAGAACATGCTCATAATCGAACCGTAAAAAACGAAGTTAAAGAAACGTTAATTAAATATGGAGTATATGGATGTGATGCAAACACAAAAAAAATTCCAGATGAGATTTTTACGCTAACAAAAGAGCAGGTTGCTCTATTCTTATCAAGGCTATATTCAACAGATGGATGGGCTTCGGTTTATTTGGCAGATGGCAGAAAAACGAGCAATCTGGAAATTGGGTATTGTTCAAACTCAGAAGAACTCGCAAGAGGAGTAGCTCATCTTCTTATCAGGTTCGGGATAGATTCTGAGATACGGAAGAAAAAGAAAGCGTGGACAGTATCAATCTGCAGCAAAAATGGTATTATCCAGTTCGCAGAAGAAATAGGTATCTACGGGAAAGAAGATGCTGTAGATAGATGCCTCCAAGAGGCGAAAAAGAAAACAGACCAAGATCAATATATGCCATTCGAAATTAACGCAGAAATTCAAAGCGAAATGGCTCGACAGGGAATATTGAAAGCAGATTTAGTTCGTCTCTGGGATAACGCCAAAAGACAAAGCAGCAGGCTTCGACTAGATAAATATAGACTGCCGAAAGACAAGGCTGGTCTTATAGCGAACCGACTAGGACTTAATAATATTGAATCCATGGCAAAAAGCGATATTATATGGAAAGAAGTTCGATCCATAGAATCTGTCGGGCTTCATGAGACATATGACCTTCATGTCCCGGAATATCATAATTTCGTAGCAAACGACATTATCACTCACAATACGGGCAAGTCCGAGACGATGGTTGTCGAAGCTCTATGGAGAGCATTTACAAGTACGAGCCGAGAAAAATTTAGAATACTATGCATAACTCCGTACGAGAATCAAGTTAATCTACTGTTTATGAGAATGAGAGAGCTCATTCATAATTCTCCGTTAGTAAAAAACGAAGTGGTCCGAATGAAAAACTCTCCTTATATGATCGAGTTTTCAAATGGGGCAACGATATTAGGTTTTACGACCGGAGCAAGCTCGGGCAGCGGCGCAGCGTCAATTCGCGGGCAACGGGGTGATCTTCTTCTGCTCGACGAAATAGACTACATGGGCGAGAATGACTATTCGACCGTCGCTATGATCGCTGGCGAACGCCCCGATATCGCCATGATATGTTCGTCTACTCCTACGGGTAAACGCGGCACATTTTATCGTATGTGTAAAGATCCGACATTCGGATTCAAAGAACACTTTCATCCATCTATGGATAATCCTAACTGGTGTAAACAGATGGAGGACGAATTCAGGTCACAGCTTACAGCTTCTCAGTATGAGCACGAAGTATTGGCTGAGTTCGGAACGGAAGAAGCTGGCGTATTCGATAAAACGTTAATAGATGCCGCCATGAAAAAAGAATTTTATATTTATAATCCGTTAACCGAGATGCAGAAAAGAAATCTCGAAGACGGATATCAGCCGACGGAATATATTTACGACGAAAATAATCTCGCGTCATATAATCCGTTTAGATGTGTCGGGGTAAAAAACGCACCAAAGCTTCTTAAAATAAGATAAAAGCTGCGTAATATATTATCTGAAAGGATGATAATTATGCAGAAAAAATATCAAGATAAAAATTGGCTTCAACGTAAAATAGCAGAGTTAGGAAATATGACCGCGATCGGACGACTATGTGACGTTAGCGGAGACACAATAGAATACTGGAGAAAAAAGTATAATATTCAACGGAATATTATACACAGAAGAAAGACATCTCTTAACGAAAATTATTTCGATCTTATCGATACCGAAGAAAAAGCCTATTGGCTCGGATTCATTATGGCAGACGGAAGTATGGAAGAGTTTTCCGGAAATCATCCTTGCTACAGACTAACAATGATACTAAAAGATTCCGATAGTGCTCATCTTGTAAAAATGTCAAAAGCTCTTTCTTATGATGGAACTATCAAAGAAAGAACGATCGAAGACAAAAGAGGGTTCACTACTAAGTCTTCAGTGTTAAGAATTACATCTAAAAAGATGTGTTCTCGCTTAATTGAGCTTGGGATCGTTCCAAGAAAGACAGGGAAAGAATATATCCCGAAAGATATTCCAGAAAATCTCATAAAGCATTTTATCAGAGGTTTTTTTGATGGCGACGGAAGCATTACAAAAGCTAGTAACGGAAAATTTTATCGTTTTAAACTAGGATCTGCGTCTGAAAAAATAACAACTGAAATCCAAAAATGGTTAAAAGATAAAATTGGTACCGTTAATTTTTACGAAGATTGTCATTACAAAATTCCATTTTATGTTTTAGAGTCAAACAAAAAAGACACATGCGATAAGATCTATCACCTATTGTATGACAATGCAAAAATTTATCTTGATAGAAAGTATGAAAGAGTTAAAGAAGCGATAAATCTGCCCCTCTAGATGGTAACATCTAGAAAAAAATACTCATTAATTGCGGGAAACCCCTTAGAGCTTTATGTACTAACCGATAGTGGCAACACATATCGGGGCCGAGCTAACCACTCGGATATAGTAAAAAGCATAAAGATTGGGCAATCCGCAGCCAAGTCGCTCCCTGTCGGGAGCGAAAGGTTCAACGACTATCCCTCGGTCCTAGCGGACAACAGGAGTACGGCTCTAGTGAGCGGGTGAGATCCCCTTAATCGGAAATATGAGTCTCCTTACTTTAATAAGGATGAAGATATAGTCTGGACTTACGTGAAAACGTAAGAAGGACCGGAGTAACGATCCGGTTCGTAACATAACGTGACTGGGACGCGAGTCAAGCAGGGTCTTCTATCCTAGTCCTCGACTTCGACGTAAATAGAAATTCCTTTAAGGTAATAAAGACCATAGAGGTTCCGCGTGGCGAGTACACTCTAGATAAAGCAGTCAACTGGATTATTCACATAAATAAAGTATATAACCCTTCATGGATTTTCTGTGATAGGGGATACGGTAAATAAAATTGCCGTCTTAAGACAAACATTGCGAGAAGTCTTAAGAATATAAGGCCGGAATTAAGCGGGAAAAACTGATTCAGTCAACCCGAACCGAAGGCTAAGCAAAGCTTAGTCAGGGGCAACGCGTAGAAGCTGAAAAGATATAACGCTTCCAAGAGACCGGTCCGCGTTCGCAATTGTAAAGCTGCATAAGTAGCGACGCGCAAAAGGTACGCTATACTGGGACGGAAATAACCGTCCGATGAAAATGGGAGCGATCCCCAGAGCTACGGATAAAAAACCGTAGGATAAGAACAATTAGGATTATCAGATAGAAAGACTGCATATTTACGGAGAAAGTCATCCGGAAACCGGATTAAAAAATAAAGTAGTCGGCTATCAATTCAAACAGTCGATAGATATTATTAATCCGGTTACGAAAGAAACTGTAAAAGAGCCCGTAAAGCAATTTATGGTTAATCAGCTCAAGCTAACATTTGAGCGTAATCGCATGATATTATGTCCGTTCGACGAAATGCTTCATAAGCAGTTAGTAGACTATTCAGTCGAACGAGTTACTCAGAGCGGCATGCAAATATATACGAGCGTTAACGAACACTTCGTAGATGCTTTAGGATTAGCGCATTTAGCATTCGTACTAAAATTCCCCGATTTAACGCAAGCGATTAAGCAAGTGGAAAACTCTACTAAGTTATCGCAATCTCATATAGACGTACTAAATCGTAACGCAAATAGTGCGCTAAGAGAAATTACGAATCCGTTAAATCCGTGGGGAAACAGACCTCTAACCCAAATAGGTAAAGAGCCCGGAGAAAGAAGGGGCGACTATCAACAATGGGTTAAGGTTCCTCTCAGCGCCGGGCCAAAAAGAAGCAGTAACGGCTGGGGATCTCGCGGCGGCGGGTTCACGGGAAGAAGTCTATGGTAGATTTCTTTCTATATAATATAAACGAAGAAAAATAGAAAGGGGCGAAACATCATAGATAAAGAAAAAGAAAATCTACTGTATCGCCCCATATTAGAACCATCTAAATATTATAAGTCAGATGCCGACATAGAGCATCTTATCGAAGATATCCCCGAGGCTTCTCCATTCGAAGAAGAACCGGAATTCGATGAGAGACCAAAAGAAATACAAGAGAGCCTCGAATCGATTGAAGATTTAGTTAAGAGAGCTCTCCCGCCGCAGTTAAGATTTTTCGGAGAGACGATAGAAAAACTACATAAGCGTTCTAAGATCGTCTGGAAAAACGGCAAAATTCCTAATCGAAAGAAAGAAGAATATAAGCCGCCCGAATATAAATCGAAAGAGCCTTTTAGAAAAAGAGAAATCACGAGAGATAAGTATTCCGTCACGAAAGACGTACCCTCGTTATTCCCTTCGGCGCCGCCGGTTAATATAAAACTTGAGATACCGAGAACTCTTGTTCAGTTAATACAAGATGACTACAATAGAGACCAGATAGAATTGGGTCAGTATTATACGCATCAAATTCGTATCATCATGCAGAAGTATTTCCAGCAGATGCTTACGACGATGGCTGACTGCGGATTATCGGACATGAATGACTTAACGGATGATTTTGACGGCGACTACGTTAATGTACCCAAGGGTAAAAACTTGGAACACTTAAGAGACGGAGTCGTTCGTTCTCAGATTATACGAAATCAGAAGATACGTCTATTTAAAAAGACGCATTCAGTGGATAATACTCTGATGCATTTAAGAAGCTGGCATGCAGCGGAGCAACAAAGAGAAAGATATTATCAAGAGAAATACGGCGATTCGGGAACATATATCGATTCTCATAGTAATGCTTTACTAAGGGAAGCCCGCGCCGACTATGACTCGGCGTATAAAAGCTCCTTATACGATATGTATAAATATCTTAACTCTTCGGCCGTTAATCTGGGCGACATATTAAATATGACCGTAAAAGAAGCTCAAGCAAAGGGCGCTATGTTAAAAGCCGGAGTAGACATCTTCGATAAAACTCCTGTCGAATTAAATGCGGAGGCAGGAGGTATCGCCGGAAACAGCGGTCAAGCAGGAGATGGGTCCGGTTCCGGGTTCGACCTCGCGGCCGGGACTCAAAAAAGCTCTTCTTCTCTTACGGAAGGCTCTAGCAATGACAAAGACAACAAAGAAGAGAAGAGTAACAACACCGCTTCTACAAACGAAAGCGAGCCAAAAGGCAAAGGATTATTCTCTTCTCTTGAAGAAAGTATCGGGAAAAAGATCGGAAAAGGAAAATACGGAGACCTTGCGCGCGACCTTATCCACGAGCAGCTTAATAAAGGAATTAAGGCTGGCGGCTTAAATATTAGCAACAGCGGTATATCTTATAAGGGTATATCTTACGACGGAGAAAAACTTAATATTAACGGAAATAAATTTTCCCGGAAAAACGGGAAACTTTCTGCCGAACTGAGTAACGGAATCGGAATATCCGATAAAGGCATTAGTTATAAAGGATATAATATCTCCAAGAATGGCGTAGAAAAAGACGGAGAATCTGTCTTGTCTTCCGATAAAGCTAAAGAAGCTCTGCAAAAGAGAAAAGAAACTCGCGCCAAGAAAAAAGAGCTCGAGAAAGAAAAGATAAAAACAAGGCTTGCGGAATTAAACTCCGAGAAAGCTTCTTTAGATCCAAAAGAGCCTAACGAGAATAAGAGAATTAAATCGATCGACAAAGAAATTAAAAGGCTTACTAATAAGTACGAAAAGATAGAACGAACTTATAAGTAGTCGATAGTATTGACAAAGCGGTACATAAGTGGACATTCATATCTTATATATCGTTACTTGTAAGGCCGTTTCTAGCCCGGGTGATCGTGTCTAACGAAAGTTATTTGCGAGATGAACCAAGTTATCGGAAAAAGTTAAAAACTCACCGGCAGATGTAATCTTCAGTCGGCCGCTCTGAGAATATTAAACCAAGAAACTCCGCTAATGTCCTGCGGAGATAACAGGGACAATATATGAACTTCCCGATGACATGGGCAAGAAGAAAAATTCTCCTTTATAAAGGAAGGTGGCAGAGATGCCTAAAAAATACTCGTTCGTGCTAGACGCGGACGGAAAACAGTTAGACCCTACAATCGAACAAAACGCATGGCGGCTTGTCCGACAGAAAAAAGCGTGTTTGGTTTCTAAATTTCCTATGGTGATTCAATTAAACAAAGTCGTAGAAAATCCGAATCAAGATGAAATACGCTGCGGAATAGACGACGGTACAAATCACGTTGGATTAGCTCTCGTTCAAAAATGCCAGACGAGGAACAAAGTTTTGTTCAAAGGCGTTATAGAGCAAAGAAAAGATGTAAAGCACCTTATGGACGTAAGAAGAGGCTATCGGAGATATCATCGCTATCATAAATGGTATCGTCCGCCAAGATTTAATAACCGTGCTTCATCTAAACGAAGCGGACGATTGCCGCCGTCCATAAAACAACGGAAGCAAGCAATAATCCGCGTAATTGACAGATTGTGCAAATGGATACACATCAGCAATTATTGGCTGGAAGATGTCAAGATAGACATTCGCGCTTTAACTGATGGATTTAAACCTTACAAATGGCAGTATCAAAAATCGAATAGGCTGGATAACAATTTGAGGCTCGCGGCCATTTATCGGGATGATTGCCGATGTATGGAATGCGGCAAGGAAAATACTCGCTTTGAAGTCCATCATATAACGCCTCGGTCAAAAGATGGTGCGGACACCATTAGCAACTTGATAACTCTTTGTCCGGAATACCATGCCAGAACGTTCGGACGAGAAGAACAGTTCGCAGACCGATATTATTCTTTAATAAGATCTGCTGGCAATATCAGAGGATTGGCTGATGCCCAGAGAGTTATGCAGGGTAAAACTTGGCTCAGAGAACAATTAACACAACGCGGCGAGTTGTTCTTGACGACAGGTGCAGATACCGCGAACAAACGTGACGATTGGAATATCGTTAAAACTCATTCTAACGACGCGGTATGTATAACGGATTTAGAACCGGAAAATATAGATATAGAAGAATGGACAATAATGCCGATGCGCCGTAAAAGCAAGGCTTGCACTGAGCAAGTCTGCGGCTTTCGTCATCGAGATCTAGTGACTTACACATATCGAAATGGTGAAACACATACTGGATATGTGACAGCATTATATCCGGACAAAAATCAGTTGAACTTCAAATCTCCAACAAAACATTGCAAGCGAGTAAATGCTTTAAAGACGAAGTTATTATGGAGATTTAACAAGATTTATTGGTTGAAATGTTCATAAGTTTATATGCATGTTTATGTTTTACAACGTTTTAAGATGGGAGGAGCCGGATGATTAATCCGTTTACTGGAATTAGAGATAAACTGGCGAATTATCTTAAGGTAAGAGAAGCTGGCAGTACCTCCGGACAAATTACGAATGCCAATATAAAGAATTTCGTAATTAAATCTGTAGGAAATGTCGATGACTCTCTTACGCAAGATTTTAATTCTCCGGCTTCTGACCTAAATGAAATTAGAGACGCCATCGCGGCAGACTCTTATATTAAAATTGCCGTCACGAAATATGCTCAGCTCATATTAAAAGCAGGATATCATATAGTCGGAGACAATGATGCTGCGGCAGAATACGTCCAGAATCGTTTTAACATGATGTCTTTTATGTCTGGAACTCCTATAGATATAATATTTCAGGAGATTGCAGACGATCTCGTTTCGTACTCGAATGCCTTCCTGATTAAAAGTCGTACCGATATGACTAACATCGGAGGACTTCAAGCAAAAGGCGTTTTAAATACGCAACCCGTCGGCGGATACTTTAGAGTAGACCCGACGACGATGCAAATAAAAGTAGATAAAAACGGAACGATTAAAAACTATCAGCAAGAAGTCGGCAATAATAAAAAATCATATAAGCCGGAAGATGTCGTTCATTTCTTCATAGATAGACAAGGCGGACAACTCTTCGGCACGCCTCGCTTAGAAGCAGCTCTCGAAGACGTAAAAATGCTGCGAAAAATAGAAGGCAACGTTTTAAAACTCGTCTATCGTTATTCGGCGCCACTTATGCAAATGAAGATCGGCCTGCCGGAAGCAGGCTTTATGGCTACGGATAAAGAAATTGCCGAAGCCAAAAACGAAGTCGAGAGATTATCGAACGACGGCATCCTAATCACAAATGAACGCACGGAATTTAACGCGATAGGTGCAGAGGGCGAAGCACTCGATGCTTATAAATACTTATCATATTTCGAGGCTCGCGTGTTCTCCGCCTTATCTCTATCAACGGCAATGGCCGGGAGAGGCGGCGCAAAACAAGATGCAGACTCCATGGAAGAACAGGTTCACGATGCCGTAAAATATTTCCAGAGAGCAATGCAAACCTTCATCGAGAATAAGATGATAAACGAGATCCTTCTCGAAGGAGGATATAATCCTATTATAAATCAACAGGATAAAGTTTACTTTCAGTTCGAAGAAATTAATCTCGACACTAAGGTTAAGATGCAAACGCACGCGATGAATATGTTCCACGGAAATGCACTTCCGTTCGAAGAAATGCGTACGGCACTTGGCCTAAGAAGCGACAATGTTGACGAAGGTCGCCTATACGAGAATATGCTCAAGCACCCACATGCGATGGAGCTATTGACGGCGAGACAGGGCGGCACTCCCGGGAAAGCCGCAGAAAATAAGCCCGATGGATCTGCTAAAAGCACAATAAGTCCTAAGAACCAGCACGGAACTACGTCGGCTAAAATTAAAGAATCTTCTTCTATAAACATAAAAGAAACGGATAAAACTAAACAAAATATAGAAGATTATAAGAAAAAATTCGATACCGTTTATAAAAAGTACGAAAGTGCGCGTAATGAAGTATGTGAGAATGCCGCAAAAAGCTACTTAGTTCTACCTCTTACGAGAGATACGATAGCCACCGATCTAAAAATTAGGATGAACGAGGAAGCTAATAGAGGTTTTCAACGCGCCGTAAAAGAAGCCGGACGTACGCCAGATATTGCTCCTAACGTTATCTCTAGAGATTTAGGAGATCATATAGATAAACATGTTACGGCAATGTTTAAAGACATCGATAGAAAGCTGAAAGAAAATATAGATGCCGAAAAAGCATTTAATTCTTCTGAATACAGAATACGCTTTCTGGCCGACCATGTAATGTCGAAAGCTTACTGGTACTCTTACGTCAAGACAGCGCAAGCCCTAGGAATAAAAGAAGTAAAAGTAAACTTCTCCCCAGGGAGTCCAGATGCTAATAATTACGGAAGCAAAATAAATACGAGCCATTTTAGCCTGGACGATATCCCGGCATTTCACCCTTACTGCAAGTGCTCGTTGATACTTTAAAGAGGGGGGAGATAAAAATAAATGGCTATAATGATAAGAGAATTTGTTCGTCACGACGACAAATTTTCACATAATGTCGGCGACTACGACGGAAGCCTTCATATGAATGAAGGAGCTAAAGACGGAGATGTCGACGCAATTACCCCGGGATCTCTAATGGTCGAGATCGAGGGGATACATGCCGCGCCTTTTGCTACTCGTAATTATACGAGATATACGCCGAAGGCACTCAAAAATAGCATACCATCGTGGACAGAACCATATCGAAGACCGCTATTAAAACATCATAACGAAGAAACGGGAGAGCCGATCGGAAGGATTGTCTCGGCAGAGTATGTGTCGAGAGATACCAGATCCGGAACGCCCGCATTAAAGTTTACGGTCAACGTACCGGACAAACAGGCAATGGAGAACGTACAAAACGGACTCCTATCTACGGTTTCGATTGGAGTTATCGCACACGATGTAAGATGTTCTATTTGCGGCAAACCAATTATCGATGCTGTCCACGGATGCGCCGAAGGTCATCAACGTGGCGCTACATATCAGAAAGATAATTCTACGGAAACATGTTACTGGGATATTTACGACATGGAGGCAAAAGAGCTTTCGTACGTAGATGTTCCGAGTGATATGTATGCGAAGAATGTCAATTTTTACCAAGCTACTTTGTCGAGCGGCCAACCCCAAATAAAAGAGGGGCTCGATCAAAATGCTCATGGAAAAGGAGTATCATGCATGAATGAGCTTGAACAAGCAAACGCAAAGGTAGCCGACCTGGAGAAACAGGTGGCAACCCTAACTTCAGAAAAAGAGAGCGCAGAGAAGCAGGTCGCCGACATGGCCGAGGCCAAGAAAGAGCTCGAGGCCAAGGTTACGGGACTAGAGGAAGAAAAGAAGTCTGTACAAGAAAGTCTTGACGAGGCAAACGCTCTTCGCGACACTCTCGAGAAAGAACTAGCAAGTTCGAAGGCTGACGTTAAAGAAGGTGCCGTGCAAATGTTTGTCACGATGCGCGAGGCCCTAGGTAACGCGGTCGCGGATATCGAAACAATTCGATCTCGCTCGCTCGAATCGATTAACGATTCTATTTCGGACATGAAAGAGTCGATGAGTAAAAACAAGGCTCCAGAAAATGTTCCCGAAAATAAAGATATGCCTCCGGCGAACAGTCTAGAAAATCCGACAATCCCGCCTCAGGTAAAAGAATCCGCCGAGAAGAAGAAGAACGATGTAGACCTTAAAAAGGGCCTTTACGGAGTCTTCGATTCTGTACTTTCCGTTCACAAGAATTAATAGGAGGACCTAAAACATGGCTCTACATCCAGGTGATTTAACCACTAACGAGATTATGCAGCCCGGCTCTCGCGGCGAAGTCTTCCGCGTAAACCAGCCTGGCTATCGCGATAACGCAGATCGCGTTAATCGCACAAATAACAACCTAAACACGTCCCCGCATGATGTTCCTAACATCAAGTACCTTCTGGACCCGAGGCTTCCGTCGCTATTTAAGTACGGCTTCGGTCATGGCTTTAATCAGATCGTTATTCCGAAGGGGCGTATCGTTGCGACGGATCCTCACATGGACCTCGTAGACTTCGAGTCGCAGAAGGAATTTAACACGGTTACGCTAGCAAACGGCGGCGCTCCGAGCGTCCTGCGCAAGGCTACGGACACGTATCCGACATTTACTCCGAATCCGGCAATCGTTTCGGCTTCTGCTCAGGGTCATAAAGCTCTCAACGAAGGTAAGGAATGGGCTCCGCTCGCAGGTTTCGCGGCAACGTATTCCGATCTTTGCTATCGTCCGTTTGCTTCTACGCAGGATATCACGGGCGCTGCGGCTACGCTTAAGTCTGGCGAAGATCATCTTACGGCGGAAAACCTTAAGGTCGACGCAAAAACTGGTAAGATTGTCGATAATTCGAATAAGGTTCGTAACGATGTTCGCCCCGGCAACCTACCGATCGGTATGATCGAGCGTAACGAGTATACTCGTGACGACGATGCTTACAACGGCATGGCTGTCGGTCCGATTCTTACGGACGCTCTCGTCGAGCTTGCATGGTTCGCATACAAAGATAAGGCAGAGCAGAACTTCTGGGGTTCCGCTTATGGTGCACTATTCCCCGGTGCTCGCGTTAAGTCGGACGAGAATGGTCGCGTAACAATTTCTCCGCTTTCGTTCCCGAAGGTCGTCGAAAAGATGAGTCTTGCAGAGTACGAGCTTGAGCGTCAGCAAGAGATCGGTCAGATCTACTCCGTTAACCACGATCTCGTCCCCGAAGGTGCCGCTAAGTGGGCAACTTGGGCTCTCGAAGATCGTCTCAATTCCGAGGAATTTAATCCTGCTGTCTATGCAAAGACGAATCGTAAGGGTGAAGATGCAGTTAACTCGTCTCCGTTCAATTCTACGGGGCGTTATCCAGGCTATCCTTTTGAGAAGAACTATCTCAACAACGACCTGCATATGCTCGCATCTACGGGTCGCCTAAATACGTTCGATCCTCGTATGAACCCTGAGTTCCAATATAACGATCTCGGTATTCCGGGCCTTACGGACGGTCATAATGCGGTTATTCGCGATATGCCCGAGTTCTCGGCCGGCAATATTTTCTACTGCGGTGACGGTAAGGAATATGTCGACTGGTTCTTCCGTATTCCGGATGTTAATGTCGAAAATCTCGAAATTAACGTTAATAACGGTGGTTGGGTCTCTTGCGTCCAAGGTGCATCGATTGCCACGGATGCGTTCGAAGTTAAGTATTCGAGCATGGAGCAGGGTATTATCACCCTCGCCGTTAAGGACAAGAGTAAGGCAGACGCACTCCTTAAGCCGGCAGGCAAGAATGGCGTAGCCGTTAAGTTTAAGTATAAGAAGCGCGGCATGAGCGGCGTTCCTACCTTCATGGATTGGGACGGCGCTATCGGCAGCGTTAAGATTCTACTGACTAAGTAAGATAATATAGCTCTCCCCGTCCTAAAAAAGGACGGGGAAAACTATAATCTTTTTCTACGATAAATAAGGAGGACATAAAGTTAAATGTCTATTAGAATGGCAGAAACCCTGCAAAACATCGGCAAGCTTCGTGCCGCAGCCGTAGATCAGTGGAAGGCTTACGAAGAGGCTGTTGCTGCAGGAGATAAGAAGGCTGTAAAGCCCGAGGTCGAAATTAAGACTTTCGACATGATGGAGAACATGGTTCTCAATATTAACGGCAATTATGAAAACGGTCGTGTCACAGTGCAAGAGGCGCTTAACACGACTGACATGATTAAGCTAATCCCGAAGGTTATCGAAGGCCAGCTCCGCGAAGCGGCAGAGCCTGAGTACCTAGCTACTCGATTTATGAACGTAGTTCATGTCGACGGCGGCGCTTCGGTTACTTACGTTATCCCCGTCGTCGGCGAAATTCATGCGGCAGAAGTTGCCGAAGGCGGACGCTACAATGAGGACTATGTCGACTTCAATACGGTCGAGAACGGTCAACTTGAAATTCGCGTCAAGAAGATCGGTCTCAAGGTCCGTATTACGGAAGAGGCAATTTCGGATTCTTCGTGGGATATCTTCGGTATCAACGTCCGTAAGATGGGTCGCGCAATGGCTCGCTACAAGGAAGAGTGGGCATTCAATTCGTTCTCGACGCATGGCCATATCGTGTTCGACAACGACACTCGCGTTCAAATTCCCGAAGCAGGTACGACTGGTCGCGACGAGCACGGTAATTTTAACGATACGATGAGCGTCGAAGACTTCCTCGATCTCGTTCTTGCTCTCATGGCAAACGACCAGACCCCGACGGACGTTATCATGCATCCGCTCACCTGGGTCATCTTTGCTCGTAACTCCATGATTGGTAACGGGCTAACGTACGGCGCATTTGGCGGTTCGCAGGTTAATCCCTGGGGCGCAACGCAGGGTACTCCCGGCTTTGCAGGTCTTTCGGGCGAACAAGGTCCGCAGAAACTTATCATGCGTCCCGAGCAAGTTCAGGGTCGTCTCCCGGTTCCCATTACAGTTAACTTCAGTCCGTTCGTCAAGTTCGATAAGCAGAATAAGAAGTTCGACATGTACTGCATCGATCGCACGAATGTCGGCGTAATCGCAGAGCGCGAAGCTTTATCTACGGACAACTGGACAGATCCGGAGCGCGATCTCCGCTTACTAAAATGCAAGGAGCGTTACGGTATCGGTATTCTCGACAATGGTCGCGGTATCGCCGTTGCGCGCAGTCTCGCGGTCGCTCCGACGTTCCCGGTCGCACCCAAAGTTACGGTCGACGTGGCGAATCCGTAATTCGTGAAATAGACTCAAGAGGTAGCCACATGGCTGCCTCTTTTTCTACTTAAGAAAGGAATTCAAATATGGATATACTCGCAAGAATTAAGCTTGCTCCTGGGCGCGTAGGCTTTTACGATCCTCTTTCTCGTATTCATCTTACGCTAGGTAGACCGCATGCAAATGTTATCTCAGGGACAAATTGTGCGAACCTTCGTCGTAATGTAAAAACCGGAGTACTCTTACTATTAGATGGAACGTTAGGCGGCGATATTCCTCCGTTCAAGATCGTTCAAGACAAGAAAGGAACTAGAATTGTATCTAACGGAGATGAGGTAAATAAGCCGATCGTAGGTCGTATTGAACCCCCCACTGAATACCCAACTCCGGAACCTCCCGGAGGACATATAGAATTAGATCCGAGAGAAAAGAATGGCTTTGGCAACGAAGACGATAGATTCAAAATGGGCGATCTTGACTACAGATCTTCTCATAGCCCGGCAGAAGTAAATTCAGAAACGTTGGAGAGCATAGAAGAAGAACCTGAAGATACAGAAGATAATAGCTCTGAAGAGTCTCCGAAGAAAAAGAAAGCAGCCAAAAAGAAATAAGCAGGTGGAATTAAATGGAACATAAATTCCAGCTTCTTTCTATAAAGCCGAGCATGAAAGATAAAACCGTACAACTGATATTCTCTTTAGACATAGATGAAGATTCAGTCGTAGACAATATTTATCTCATGCAAGAAAAGCCACGGACGCATATCCCATGTGATATTACGGTAAAAAAGAGAACGGTTACGTTAACGCTTACGCAGTGGCCGACGCCTAACGTAACTTATTCTCTTATTATAGAGCCTGGGAAAGTCTTATCTATTACAGAAGAAAAGCTTATCGACTTTCTTCCGATGAAAGTAGAATTTAAAAGCGAGATATTAACAGACGTTAAAATTCTATCTCCTAAAAACTTCGAAGAAGTAAAAGATGAGCTAACGATAACGTGGCAAGAGGTCGGCCCTTCTCCGACGAGAAAATATTATATAGAAATTGCGACCGAAAATATCTTCGAAAACCTAGTCGAAGTAGCCGTAGTAGACAAAACTATTCATCCGGATGCCGATAATAAATATTCTGCTACGTTTAAAGCCCTTAAAAAAGAAGGACAATATTACGTTCGCGTTCGTCCGCAAAACGATAATACATACGGAAGATGGTCGGAAACTATTACCTTTGTTTTACCTAAAACAAAAACGATAGTTCCGAACCCGCAACCGGAGGAAAAAGAGAAACCGAAACGACCGGAGATTCTAGATCTTACCAAGCCATCGAATCCTCCTCAAAAAACTTCGGAAGAAAAACCGTCTATCATTAAAACACCTAAGTTAGTTATTTACGACGAAAATACTCCGAAGGAATTTAAGATAGAGTTCGCCGAAGAAGTACAAATAAAAGAGGAAACCACGAAGATAAGAATCGAAAGGAGCGTTTTCTAAGAAATGGAAGAAATTCAAGGAAAAATAGCTCTTAGCGAGGACAAGAAAACCATAACAGTTACGCCGGATAAGGTTTTGCCTAATTCTATCTACCGTATTACGTTAACCGGAGTAAAAGACAAAGACGGAAAAATAATCGATCCGATTACGATAGAGTATAGAACCACATATTCTCCGTTATATTGCACGTTATATTCGCTTAAGCTTGTCGTAGATACATTCGGAATCTCCGACGAAGCGATGTTAAATTACATTCGTCAGGCGTCGAAAGAGGCAGATTTTATTGCTGGAGGCACAGCAGTAAAAGAAGGAGAAAGTGTTCCGTTCGCAGTCGAGCAGTTTGCTAGAACCAAGGCGACTTACGATTGCATATCGAGAGCACTAATGGATCGAGCATATTCTGGCGGTGGAAGCGAATATACACTAGATGTCGCGACATATAAAGACAGCTTAAATACGGGAGCATACAAAGCCCTTTTGGATAAGCTCGCAAAAGAGCTTCAGAAGTGGCAAGATGCTATTCGTGGATATTATAACGAAGGCCGCGTCAAACCAAAAGCTACGAGAGTCGGCGTTAAAAGCTCTCAAAACTCTGACGTGTCTTACACTACGCTCGACGCAATTATTCAGGACGTTACGAGAGACGTACCTCAGTGGAGTTGATAGTCTATGCAGTGGTTTGATAAACACATTAAAAAGCCTATCGACCTATTTAGTCATCCGGTATGGTTTATTCTTAGAGATAAAGAAGTCGATTGTCCATGCGTCGATCATCTGTCTAAGCAAGCAAAACAAGATTGCCCGATATGCTTCGGTACCGCTAAAAGTCTAACGCTTACAAGAGTAAATGCCGCGCATCAAAATAATAGAATATCTCTTCGGGGCACCGGAATAGGATTCTCCGAAATTGACGTTATTAACGTATATTATACTTACGACAAAACGTCGATCCAAATAGGAGATATTGTCGTAGATGGAGAAGACATAGATGTCGTTAAAGATGTTTACTACGAACATAGCGACGAACAAAAAACCGTTTACTGGCGTATCGAAACTGTCCCGTATAAAAAAGACAAAGAGCTATTTAAAAAGCTCTTAACTAATACATTAAAAGAAGGTGGCTTCGACGGCTAACGAACTTATCGTAAACAAGCACGAGACCCTTCTTTTGATAGGTAAAGCCGCAGAAAGATATGCGGTAGGTGAAATCGTTTATGCCGAAGATTATGACGAGGTTCTTAATCTCTACGGAGACTCTGATTTAAGCAGAGCTTTTCGCGCGGCACAAAACAACGGAGCTAAATATATATATCTGCTTAACGTAGAAAAAGATAGTGACTACTTCGAAGTAGTAGAGTCTTTAAAACACGGAGACTTTGCCTACGCAGCATTTGTTTCGTTGTTTTTATCGGACACCTTTCAAGATACGTACGGAGAGCGGCGCATTCACTCTACGCTAGCCTATTTGCTAGGAAGCATAGGTAGAAATTGTCTTACTACGTTTATCGTTACGGATAAGCACGCTTCTCTTTATGAATCCATAGATGATTTTTTATCTGATATGACTAGGATACAAAATAAGTTTATTCATAGATGCTCTGTAAGAGCAGACTTAAAAAATCTTATTTTTGTAGCGAATAATCTCGCGGACTATCCTGTCGCCTCGGTTCCTTTGGCAGCATCCCTATGTTCTACTCCAGTTAATGAGTACCCAACTCTGGAAAAGACGAGTAAAGCTATATTCTATATCAATGGTTGGGACGGCATGGATAGTATGGCATACTACAGGACAGAGCCTAACGGAGTAACTAACGTAGAAAACCTTCTTAATATGTATCTAAGACGTGAACCAGAGAAAGTAGTATTTGTAGATAGAATACTAAAATATATCCAGAGAGGGCTCGACTTCCAGGAATTCAAGGGTAAACAGCATACGGAACATCGGAAACTTTTATTCAAAGAAAAACTTGAAAAGTATCTCGAAGGCATAAAGGGTTTTATTATAAAACATTATCGCATAGACCAAATCGACGTAGTGGACGATCTGCCAGGAACAGTTATTTATTCTTCCAGAATAAGAGTTCTTCCGATAAACTGTTTCGAAATATGTACGATTAAGAAAGACGTGGAAGTATGACAGATGACTTAGAGAGGCTTTTGCGTCGACGCGATGAAAACTCGAACCCTATCGTCGTAGATAAGATAGAGCATAAAACACCGAAAAGAACGGTCGCAGAAAAAAGTGCGACAATCGATGATTTTATAACTATGCTTTCGAAAATTGTTTGCCGCACGATGAAGGATGAAAAAGTAGAATTTCGGCCCGACGAAGGCGTAAGGCTTCAAGTAGACCAGGCAGAGTCATTAGATCACCCGTATATTTTCTTTTCGATACTTAATTCACATACGACCCTCGAAATCAAACCTCGCGTAAGAGAAGTCGGGCTAAAGGGTATAGACGGACAAGAAAAAGAGAAAAGACGCTCCGGCGAAGTATGGGGTCAACTATTTAATTATTCTGTCCAATTTGATATATTAGCGGGTGATTATAGTACAGTCACCCGGGTAATGGATGTTTTTGAAGACATAGTTTTCAGCTATACCGCCTACTTTAAGCGCAAAGGCGTAAAGGACATCCGGTTTAGGGAAAGGGCTACGGACCGAAACCTAGATGCGTATCGACAGAAATGTTCGGTACGGTCGCTTCGATATGAGATAGAAGTCGAGGCACTGTTTGCTCGTCTAAACGCAAATATCGAAGGCGTCGACCTAGTCTAGCAAAATAATAAGGAGGAATTACTCAATGGGTATTTTCGACAGCGAAATTGACCTGCCAGGCGTAATTACGCACGTTGAGGCCGATTATTCCTACGGATTTGATAGTACTCTTTTCGGGTCTACCGATTCCGTCGCGATTATCGGTACCGCTTTTAACGGTCCGACGGGTGAGCCTACGAAGATTTATTCGCCGGAACATGCGGCATATATCTTCGGCGATGCTTACGACAGTGTAAAACGTCAAGAAACTACTCTGGTCGCAGGTGTTCAAGACGCCTGGGATCGTGGCTGCCGTACGATCTATGCGATTCGTATCGGCGGCAAAGAGATGTATAAGGACTTCAACTTCAAGATTGAATCTCCGTATCGTCTCAGACTTTCCTCGATGTTCCCCTCGAACGTCGGGAAAGAATGTTATGTTCTTTATGATGGCACGCCGGGCCGTCAGCAAATCACGCTTTATAAGCCGATCGATCGTGCAACAATCTCGGAGAAGAAGCGCGGTCTTACATCCGGCACAAGCAACGTTCTAAAGACGACGATTAAGCTCGCGCTTGATAACGGGCTTACGAAAGACGATCGTCTCGTCGACATGTTAAACATCATTAACGGCCATTCGGCAAATAACGTTGTTCGTTTTAGTATTGTCGATAAGGATGGTAACGACGTTACAAACTCGCCAGACGTTTATGACCTTTCTCTCGGCGTTATGTTCTCTGGGGCATACTTTATAGGTCGCAGTCATACGAGCAACGACGTTAAGGTCGTAACCGAAACGACGCTTCAGCTCGTCAACAACAACACGACAAATCTTCCTTACAGCGGATTCAATAAGAAGTACTTCCGTAAGCTTGTCAGAAATACGGATGTATCTCTACCGTATCCGATCTTTGATGAGAAGAGTGAAACGCTCCGCGAAAATCTCCGTCCCGCAGGAATCCTAATGGTTAATGATTGGGACTTCCTAGAGACGGCAGGCGTATCGTCCCGTGCATTCGTTCCTGATAAGATCGACTACGAAGAGACGAATCTTTCTAAGTTCGAAATTTATCGTCGTCTCGGAAGTGGCTTCGCAATTACTGCTCATGCAGAAAAGCGTAAGGGCTCCTCGAGTGCTTCGGACAAGCCTCGTATCCGCGAGACTCCGACCGAAGATAAGAACCGTATCGCGACAATCGAAGACGGCCTATATTCCGTTCTTCAGAATGCGAACATGAAGTTCCGTGTTCTTACCTGCGCGAACGCAGAAGACGACATTAACGGCAAGCTTCCTCGCGCCGAAGAGTTCCGTGTCGCGGTCGCCCAAGAGGCTCTCGTCCTCGGCGGCGATATTCGCGTCAAGGCAAACGTCGGTCGTAAAGATCTCAAGAAGCCTCGTAAGTACAAGATTTCGTTTATCGACCTGGAGGAAGGCGGCGTAACTCCGCAGACTCTAGATCTTAACGATCTCAATATGGACACCGTTCATAAAGTTATCGCGGAGGTCGCGAACGACGCAGAGATTAAGAAACTTAACCCGAATGATTTCGAAAACGGAACTCTTATCAAGGCAGACACGAAACTTTATCGCGTAGGCGATAAGAGTATCGTCGAGCTTACCGGCGCCGGCCTTAACCAAATGCGCGTTATCGCCGAAGGTAAACTTTATGAGTATACTTCTCCGGCTGGTTTCACCCCTGCGACGACGACGAAACGTTATATTCTTGGCGAAGCTGTCGATCACGTATTTGTTTACGAGAAGGATAGTTCGGGTGACTTCAAGAATGTCGGCGACCTAGCTACCATGCTTTCCGAAGAAGAAGACAAGGTTATCGTCGCGGCAGAAGATCTCGGCGCAGGTCACGAGAATGAAATCGTTATCTACTCGAATGCTTTCGACACGATGACGGTCGAGGAACTCGTAGATATTCTAAACAAGAACGAAGTATTCTCGCAACTCTTCACGGCTAAACTTTCGGAAGATGGAGCTATCGAGAAAGACGAATTCGTCCTCGAAGGAGCAAAGTCCTCGAAGGCATTCAAGGCGACGACGCCGACTCCGCGTCCGACTGAAGTCGTAACGACTCCGGATCGTGCACTTGAGTATGACCTATCGCTCTATATTCCTTATCGTACGACGGACAACTTCCTCCGTCAGCTTGCACAGCACTGTACTTATACAGAGCTTAAAACTGCCCCGACGCACGGTATTGTGGGCGTACAACGCCTTACGAACACGGGTCTTGCATCCATAGCTCAAAAGGTTAATGAGATGCTTCCGAAGGAATTCGATCTATATGCGAAGAATGCGATCGGTCATAACATGCTCGATAGCAACAATCTTCCGTACCCGATCGGCAAGAACGTTTCGCTCGTTATGGGGCAATATCTCGTAACGATGGATCGTACAAACTATCAGTACCTCTCGAATGGTGCTGCCGGTTATGCAGGCATGGTTTCGACGCTTCCGCTCGAACAAAGCTCGACGGGGCAGACGATTCAGATCCCTGACCTCGGTTATCAGCTAACGAATACGCAGCTAGGTAAGCTCACGAAGGCCGGTATCGTAACATTCCGCAACTCTTATACGAAGGGTATCGTCGTTACCGACGGTATTACGATGGCCCCGGCAGATTCGCGCTATCGTCGTCTATCCGCAAGTCGTATCGTCAATACGACCGAAGAACTTATCCGCGCTGCGGGCGAACCGTTCATCGGGAAAGAAAACCATCAGGCGAATCGCGACGCTATCCAAACTGCGATCAAGTCGAACCTAGACAAGATCAAGGGAACGCTCATTAAGGATTATGACTTCAAGATGAGCACGGATCCGCACTCCGCAAGATTCTCGTTCATCGAGATCGCATATCAGATCATTCCGATCGGCGAGATTCGCGAAATCCGCAACAGTATCAAGATGGTTGACTCGATCACCACTTGATTCGACATATAAGACAGGACGATATAGGCGAAGGCGCTTTATCTTCGCCTATAAAGTCTTTCCTTTTAAAACTAAGGAGAGTGAAATAAAACATGTCAGTTTCGTCTGAGTACACACGTACTTATACGTCTTTCAGCGGATGTGATATTGTCCCGACTTTCGGTGATACCGTCATCGGAGAGCTGCAAGCTATTACCTATCACGTACAACGAGAAGAATTTGATACGTTAGTGCTTAACTACATTAAATGTAGTAAGTAATTGCTATCAAACCCTTATTCTCCGCTGTTGGGGAAACCCAGCAGGGACACGACCTTAAAACCAGTAACGCCTTAAGAGCTTCGTCACCACAATAGAAGATAGACAGAAACTTCTATGACGGTGGAGATAATCCAGAAACAACGACGAAGATGGTTCATGGCGCAAGCCTAAAAACCGTAGACAAGGGCTGTTTGGTCGCCAAGCCTGGAAACAGGAAGGTCAAACGACTACCGTTTGAAATAGCGGATAAAAGCAAGTGCTTAAAATGGGTCGCCCTAAGTTGTCGCAAGACAATAAGGTGAAGAAATAGTCTCCTCTCCGGATTGAAACCCGGAGCGATTTAAAAGATCGATGCAGATTAACGACCTGCATGAAGAAAAGGAAAAAGCTCCCGTATATTCCATGGGATCTCCCGAGCCGCGTTCTTTCAGTCGCGGCAAGCGCGGAATTGCCGGATCTCTTGTATTTACGGTGTTTGACCGCGATGCACTGATCTCTGCACTACAAGATCACATCAAGAAAGAAAAAACGTTCCATCGTATCGGCTCGAACGAGCTCGAATACGAAAGAATTTCGGTTGACGAGTGGGACGAGAAGATGAAGAGCTATGCGCTCCAGGGTGTCTCTGGCAGCGCGGTCGATAATGCCGACAAAGTTACGCAGAATATTTCGACCGAGGCAGATCCTGTCTACGGAGACGAAATTCCGCCGTTCGACATTACGATTTCGTTTGCTAACGAATACGGTCAAAAAGCTCGTATCGTTCTCTACGCAGTCGAAATTCTAAATGAATCGTCTGGCTTCTCTATCGACAACGTCATTTCTGAAAAGGCATGTACGTTTGTCGCGCGTAAAGTAGAGTACATGAAGCCAGTAGACCGTAATAGCTAAGATTCTAAACGGTAATAGGAAGGTGAGGCCAAAAGCCTTATCTTCCTTTTTTATTTAAAATAAACAGAAAGCGGGCGAGAACAATTCCGAGAAAATTAACTTCTACATCATCCGAATACGTAAAAACATATACGAGCTATTCGGGGCACGATATGGTCGTTATCTTCGAGGTTCCTCTTCTCGACGGAAGCGTAATAACTCGAGTTATCGGAGAATGTCAAACGATAACATACTCCGTGCACAACGAGAAAATGCCCGTAAGAGTACTCGGAGATATGAACCCCAAGACATACGTATTCGGAAACAGAACAATTGCGGGGTCTATGGTCTTCACGGTCTTCGACGAACACTGGTCAAATGACATGATCGCCGAATATAAAAAGAATATGGAAAGCTCCGGACACGTTCTCGACGACGAGCTCCCTCCTATTAATGTTACTATTTCTATGGCAAACGAATATGGTGACAAATCACACCTGGCCCTATACGGAGTAACCTTCGTCAACGAAGGTCAAGTAATGAGCATTAACGACATATATACGGAAAATACATTCCAGTTTTATGCGAAAGATGTCGATTATCTAAAATCTGAAAGAGACAAAAACGACAAAGGGTTCGTAAGAAAAGAAGATTTAACGAGAAGAATAAACGACCTAAATGAGTCGGGCGATTCTCCTATAGACTCCCCCACTCTTCCGGAGAACGAAACCGAGCAAGACGGCGGCGCAGAAACTCCTATTCCGCCAACAGTTGACCCTGAAAATATATACGACAACAATATCGGAGATAATAGAGAAGAAGCCATCAGTAAGGTAAATGAAGTATATGAGAACTTCAAGAAGGATCTTCAAGAAAAATTAGACTCCGGAAAAATAACGAAGAAAGAATATAAAGAGCTCGAGAAAAAGGCTAAAAAAGCCTGGAAGAAGAGAAAAAAAGAAATAGATAAATACTTCAAAAAGAAAGAAGATACTCCATGAGACACTGTTCGTGCCCAATTACATTTATACGACAGACGCATGAGGGGCTAACTCTATTCCTCGGAGGATACGACACTGGCTACGATACCCTCGTTTACAATAAAAAAGGAAACTCCACGGATAAGCACGTTATAGAGCTAGAATCAAACACGATAACGATAAATAACTTCCCGTTGGGTAAGGGATATTACGAATTTTACTTACAGTCATCTACAGAAGCTACTCCAGTATTTACTACCTATATAACCAGAGAAAAGAGACTGCAGTTAATAGATAAGATCGTTTCTTATGTAACTGACTTAACAGATGCTACTACCGTTTTGTCTCTAGCACAAAGAATTTACGAAGCCCCGAATTCGATGACGAAGTCTTTAGTTGATTTATATCGCAAAATAAACAAACCGCAGCCCGACGAAATCTCTGATTTGTGTAAAACGATCTCTGCCTTCGAAAGATATGAAAATTCTGCGGCAATCTACATGAATAAAGTAAACATAGGCGGAACAAAACTAGATTATAAAAAAGGACTCCGTATTATTCCATCGGAGGCTATAACTTCTATTAATTTATACAAATTAGAAAATAACGATAATGTTCTAGTTAGAACGTATAAAGAAAACGATAGATTTGATTATCCGTTCAAAGAAGATACTTTTTATTTTATAGACTTATTATCCGATGCAGAGCTCGCAGTAGAATTAATTCATTATGAGCCTGATGCAAGAGGAAAAAGCATTATGTGGACGCGCACCACAAATGAATTAAAGCGTATTGATCGAATAGCGGAAAAAGGATTAGAGCTATCAACGGGAAGCGCATCTGTATCTGAAGAAGATATAGAAAGAATAATAACCGATAAAAAGATAGAAAACCCAAATGCGTTTTTACCGAGTCCTACTGTTAAACAAAGTATGTTCCATGATGGAGTTCTCGATATAACGATAAACGACTACGATCTTCTACGCAAAATGGGGAAACCATTTTATTTGTCCATAAGAGAAGTCGATCAGGTTTTCGAAAAAGACTTCGTTAAGAGGTATCAAATAGATTCGGAATCGATGACGATAAATTCGGCAGAAGAACTTATCGCAGACGAAGTTGTTTTTTATATCGAAGACGAAAAGCATACTGTCGTCTCAGGGGTAACGCGAATTGATCTAGCAGACGCGATGCATTTCGGAGAAATGAAAGACTATACGACGGCTAAAAACGCGACAAAAATAAGTGAATACGTCGAAAGATATTTAGATAAAGCTAAGTCGGCAATAGATAATCCAGAGTTATTTAATATTGTATCTGAAATTGTATATTCCGAAGCTTCGGACACGGATACGACGACAGAAGATATTTATCATAATTTACTAATAAAATCCGTAGTGTCCCAACGAATACTTCGCTATTCAAGCAATATGTTATTTTTTACAGCGGCAGAGTGGGCACAGCAAAAAACGATCGACGACAAATTTTTTAAACGCAAACCGGTCTTTATAAATGCCGAAGATACATTTACATTCCCTACATCAAAAGAAAAATATGTATTAGTAATAGAAAAGATTTCGGCCGGCAATGACATGACCGCATCGGTGAATAAACAATTTATAGCCTCGTCGGAAAATACGGTCGCGCAAGTAAACGTTGCTCATGAAGATATGTATGTCATATACGCAATACATTCGAAAGATTATAGACGGTCCGGTTTTATATTAGTAAATAATATTAACGGACGCGAATACTTTACGGGACAAATAGAACTGGAGGCAAAGTCGCATGGCTGATGAAGATCGTGAACTTAATGGCGAGTCTCAGCCGACAGATTTAGACACGTCTAAAAAATGGAAAGACAAAGAACTAGATAAAACGCCTCTCCATGTTCCGTATGTTACTTCTTATGCTAGACGCAAAACAAAAGAAGGGATCGTAGAATCAGATTCTGCCACCCTTAAACGGTACTATTCTTCGATCGACGCAGAAGTTTATTTCGGAAACGAATACGTAGAAGACATTAGCGATATTAACTGGCAGATCGCACAACAGTCGATTCCTATCTTCGGATATAATTCATACACGGCAGATGAGATTGCTGTCGGTGCTAGATTAATAACTGGAGAGTTTTCGATTAAATTTACGACACCTAACTATTTATTTAAAATTCTCGACGCCGCAAAAGAACAGCAAGTATTTCGCATGGATACGGAATATAAAATTTCTGCGCATGATAGAATAATAGGAGAGCCTCAAGGCGAAACAGATCAGTGGATGAACGAAAAGAATTCGCCGATCGATTCTCTCATAGGAACAAAGAGGCAAGAATTATGGCCGCAAACATTTGATATCGATATCGTATTTGGCAAACCGTACAAAGGCAGAACGAAAGACGTTCATCTATTCTTAACTCAAGTTAGAATACTTACGTGCACCGCGATGGCGGCGACATCAAACCCCATTCCTATAACTGAATCTTATACTTTCGTGGCTCGAGACATAAAGACCTTAACTTAATAGCATTCTACGAACGGTAATAGATAAAGTGAAGATAAGCTCAAAATCACTTTATTTTATGGAGGACACATAATATGGCAAAGAAAGAAACCGAAAAGAAAGAACAAGTAATTCCCGGCGATATTACGAGAGCCGAAATCGAATCGTGGAAAGCTCTCCACGGAAAGGTCTATAAGACTATGGAAGGGGAGCAGCAGGCATTTATTTATCGTCCGATAAAAAGACATGAGTATACGAAACTTATGCTAGACACAGAGCTCACACCAGAAGAGGAACCTCTAGCAGAAAAGCGCCTAAAAAGACTGTCCGATAGACAAATCGGAATCTGTATGATTTGCACTCTATGGCCATCTCAAGAAGAGATGGAAAAGATGTTAGAAAACGAAGCCGGCCTGGCTTCTAACCTATCTAACGAAATCATGGACCATTCTGGATTTGACGCGCTAGCTAAAAGCGAAGAGCTTTAATGAATAAGTTTAAAATAACTAAAATCGCGGAAGAAAAACCTGAGCCTGTAGATTATACAGCGTTATATATAGACTTTTGTTCTAAACATCGTAACGTATTCATGGTAGAAATTGATGGCCAGGTTTTTATCTACCGCTCTCTAGGACGCAGTGAATATCGTGAAATTATGGAAGATCGTAGATTCCACGACATCCAAAAAGAAGAACTAATATGTTCTCAATGTATGCTCTATCCTGATCCGGAGACATATGATTGGGAAGATAAAAATGCCGGAGTTCCGACAGAGTTAATGAAGGCAATCTTAACGGATAGTTATCTCGACTCTCTAGACAGAAGAGAGGAACTTCACGGATACTATAGATCTGAAATGTTTGATCTGGATAATCAGATAACGTGTATTATAAACGAAGCATTCCCGAATATAGATATCGAAGAAATTGAGAAGTGGGATGTCGAAAAAACCACGAAATATTTATCGCGAGCAGAATGGAAACTTAGCAATATAAGAGGTCTTCAGATCAACGGAATAGAAGTACAAGAAGAACATGTAGAAGATATCCCGGAGAAGACTAAGACTCTTAGGGGCGGCGAAAAGAAAAATAAACTAACTCCCGATAAGATAAGAGAACGAGAAGAATTTTTAAGAAAGCACCCCGAGTTTGCTAACGGGACAGTCGATGACGTTGCTCATATGCACGAACAAGAAACGGTAGATATAGTTGCCCCCGCCCTAAGACCCGGCTGGGGTTAAGGACATAGGCGGGTGACCATGAGTGACCGAAAAAGATATTAGAGATAAAGAAAGACGCGCCGAACAGCAAAGAGAACGAAGAAAACAAAGATACGAAGAATCTTCGATGCTAGACGGCGTATTTTCCGGAGTAACCAAGATGGCAGTAGGAGCTGCGGCAGGAATAGGAACCGTAGCCCTAGCGAATCGAACTGGAATAGCCCCTGTTTTAGAACAGGGGCTTACTTTTGGTTCCAGACTTTTAAATCGGGCGGCGACACATTCCTCTAACAAAGCAATCGAAGATTGGACAATAAGAGATTTTCGCCGTCTCGGTAGCGGAATGAAAAATGCGTTTCAAGAAGCTAAAGATAGTCTCGGTACTTTTCATATAGATCCTCACGACAATAGAACATTATTCGGAACGATCTCGTCGATACAGTCTCTTATGGGCGACGGATCGAGGGCAATGAGTCGACAACTTTTTCGTCAGGAAAAAGTAATAAACCCAACGATAGATTGGTACCGACAACATAACATATCTAAAAGATTCGACGAAAATACAAATAAGCGTATCGAAAACTTTATTCGTGCGATCGCTTCCGCTCCGAGAGACAAAAACGAATTATATTCGGCACAAAAAGCTCTAGGAGCATATGAAGATAGAAACTTAAGAAGAACTACGGACGCTCTCATAAAAAAAGTTCAAGAGTTAGACAAAGATCTCGTAGCTAAAACTAAGTATCGTAGAAGAACCAATGTCGGGATAAGAAACATTGTAGATGTAGCTCTCGATATCGAAAAACTGGAAAAAGAATTCGGAACGATAAGAAAGAAACCCTCCGCATTCGAACAACTACTGCGAGGAGAAAAGGATCGTGCCGTAACTATTCGTGACTTGCTTAGACACAACGGAATGGCCAAAGGAATTGCTTATCACACAGCAAAAGATGGTCAAGACCTAAGACGAGATCCTATTCAGGAGCTAAGAGAAATTGCGGAATATGGAAGAACTCGCTTTAAAGAGAATCCTGACTGGTATGAAAGATTCATGGATCTTACTCCGGACGCTGCCGGATTAAGAATAGCGGGCAACGGACTTATTTATTCTACGGAGGGACGCCGTCAGTTTACCGACAGCTTATTATCGGCGGCGGCGAATACTCTCCCCGGTAAAATTCTTAAAATGAGAGATGTTTCATATTCTCGCGTGGCTCCGAAAGTATTCCGATGGGCAAAAGGTGTGTCCGATCCTGTACTAGCATCTCTCACGAACGAAGAGAAAAATAAGAAATCTAGCCAAGTAGACAGCACGTTAATCCGAGTTTATGACAACTATTATCGTATGTCTAGCAGAGGAGTTCTAGAAGACTTAGGCGATCTCGGAGGAACTCATTTATATAGCGGAAAATTTGGCGCCACTCAGCATCTTATCAAACAGATGAGCGGAGATATTCGTTATAAGCAAAGCGACAATGCTATACTTAGAAAACTAGATCTCTTCCAAGACAGAGATGAATATAGTGGAAAAGGTCCGACAAAATTCATAAAATCTCTTGTAGATAAATACGATGATCCCAACTATATAGGAAACATCATAGATGATCTATCGTCAGATACCATGTCTCAAGCGATCATCGACGCAGAAAAACTAGGAAGAGTAGATTTCGCTCTAGATTATGTAAATAGAGCAAAAGCCCTCCATAGCTTCATGAAAGAAACTACGATAGAGTTTGATCGAGATACCGCGAGAGCTTTAAGCGGAGCAGCAAGCGGACCATCGGAAGACATACTAGAGGCACTGGCGACAAAGACTCCGAAAGAGCTCGAAGACTATCTATTATCTCTCAAGCCGGACGATATTATAAATAAACCCCTGTCCGACCTTGCAAACAAACTAAGAACGAACAGAGAAGAGCTTATACAGACGATCGAAACCGGATACGGACGCGATCGTAAAAATCTCGGATCGTCTTTATTAAATGTCATAGGTACCGGAATAGGGAAAGAAGCTTCTACATATGAAGACACTATTCGTAAAGAACTAAGCAAGGAAGCATTGCTTCGATCCGGGCTAGATGAATTTTCCGGAGCGATGAATTACGACGATATCTTAAATTTAGTCAATTCGGCTAGTTTAACGACTCGACAAAGGACAGAAGTGCGACGCCTAGCGCACTTAGCAACATTCGAGGATAAAACACTTAAAAGATCTCCCGGCGTAAGTGGAGACGGAAGCCTAAGCGATAAAGAATTATTCGATCAGGTTTACGACATAAATGTTGCATTATCTAATAACGAAATCCGAGAAACACTTCAGTTAAGCAAAAAAGAACATCTTAACTGGCAAACTACGCATTATAGTGACATAGATGAAATAGGCAATCCGGCAGAATATAATACGTGGTCGACAATAAGAAATTCCGAGACACCACTCGACGTATTATCGTCGTTAAACGACTGGTCAAAATTAAAAGCATCTATTTCTAGATTTGGCGGGCAATTTGCCGCTGGTCGAGATAATATGGGAGAAGTGTCAGAAATGACTCTAGCTCCATACTTTATGTTATCTCGACTTTCTGACGAAATGAATATTCTCGGAGTAGGTTTCTCTAAAGATAGTATGGGAAGCACGTTCGATATGATGAAATCGATCGCGCTTAAAAGAATTCTACCCGTAGCTGTCGGATCTACTTATCTAGAGTGGCTAGATGATACCTCAGAAGAAGTCACGGGAATATCGATCGCAGGAGCTGTGGCGCAAGGAATTGCGAATGTAGATCTTGCTGCTAGAAAAACTCTTGATTTTATCGGAATGACAGATTGGCTAAAGGGCGAAAAAGCCCTAAACCCCATTATGCAATACTGGGGAGATCATACCGAATTCATGAGTTACGACGAGCGGAAAGAATGGTATGAATCCGGATACGAACCAGTACGAAAAGGCGCATGGTGGACATTCGGCGGTGTCAACGAAGCTCGTGGCGCGGAGATTTCTTACTGGCAACCTTCATTCGTAAGACGAATTCAGTCAGATTATCTAGACAAAAGTCTTTATGACGGATACTTCGATAAATGGTCGCATAGTCTTCTTCCGACTCCGGCCAACCCATTGTCTCCATTCATAGGACTGGCAGATCCGTACTGGCTAGAAGAAAAACATAAAGACGATCGTCCGTATATGCTCACGGGAGAGATGTTTGCTTCGGGAACTCCGTGGGGTGCAATACTTAATCCTACAGTAGGAGCATTACTTAAACCTCAAAAAAGTCTCCATGAAATTCCTATTTTAGGATTTAACTATAGAAACATTAACGGCGTAGATCCTATGTCTCTAATGCACGCCATAAACATGGAAATAAAGCAGAAGGCTAGAGATCTCGCTCATATGAACTATGTCAAGGTTGACGGAGATCAGTTTACTCCGGTTAATATTAGCGAATATGAAAATTACGCCGAAGATAGAAGCGAAGAGCATGCCACATATAAAAACGGCACAGCCGTAGAAAAAACTGAAGGATTCGGAACGAAGAAAGAGCCGACTCAAGAAGAAATTACGGCAGAAGATATTCGAGCAGCCAAAGAAGCCAACATTAACATAGCAAGCCCCGGAGAAATAATTGACTATAAACTTACCGGAGCAAAAAATCCATTCGAGACTCCAGGGGCTATATACAATGATGGTGACGGAGTTAAAATAGTTCCGACAGCAGAAAAGCTCGCAGAACAAAGACATGAGGCTAGAGAATTAAAACTTGAAGACGAGCTAGAGATAGAAAAACTTCTTTACGGCGATGAAGACGGCATAAGATCCGCAATCGTAGGATTGATTAAGAAATATAATCCTATAAAAACGATAAGCGAATTAAATGAAGGAGTTAAAGAAAAAGCTAAAAAGAAAAGATCTGCAGGAACATCCGACGAATATGAGTCCGAAGATGGAATTGTTCAAGCACAAAAACTCAAGCATTTTAAACCGTCAAATTCGATGGAGCTTCTTAATGACGCTGACACAGTATCGGAAATGGTTAATGCCGGAAAAGGATCCGACATGGTTCGAGATGCTGCTATCTCCTGGCGTCTCGTTAGCGGTATTTATGGCTATGCCTTCGGCGCGACAACCGGCTTCGGCGTCGACGACAAAAAAGTTATCGCGACCGGGGCAGATATGACCTCGTTTAGTAGAACCTTCTGGGATTCTAACGTAGGCGGAGCAGGCGGCGGAGTAATGGAAATTGCTCGCCGTTTTATCCCTGACTTCAGAAGAGGGACTAGAATTAACCCCTTGATGAATGAGATGCCAGACTGGCTACCGGAAAGATTTAAGTTCGGCGATGCGTTCGTAAGTATTCCTAAGGGAGAAATGAGGCTCCCTGGAAAGGGTTACGAAGCCCTAAATGAACTGCATCCTGACCAGTATGGATATTATGGTAGTTTCGATCGCATGAAAATATTGGCAGACGTGGCGCCTTTTTCTCCGGAATATCGCCTATGGAGAGATATCGCTAAAAAGACTGTTACCGACCCTGAGCTCATAGAAGAAATGGAAGAGATTCGAGAACGAGTTAACCAACAGGGTAAAAAACATGACTTCTATGATTACAAGGTCGTCGGGCGCGGCCTTGAATATAAAAACGTAGTAGTGTCAGATATTCTCGATTACGGAAAATTTAAGTCTGGAAACACGACATATAAAATCGCGGGCGCTTCTATTCGAGCTAACGAAGCAGAAACGATGAAGGATGTTCTCGGAAGATATATCCATGTAGGGCAAGAAATCACGATTGCCGTAGATGAAGACGAATATTCCGGAAAGAATAAAGACACTGTCGGAAGCGTTAATGCTGCAGTCTTTATCGAAGGACAAAACATAGGTCTAGAGATGATAGAACAGGGCGACGCTACGGTTAGAAAAGGAGATACGTCATCTGCGGCACTCTTGGCGAACTACGGACCCGTTCAAAAAGGTATCGCCTATATGTCGGAGCTATTTGCTCATGCAGACGTGCCTTGGTTATCAGATCAGTTCTTAAGAGTAAGATCTCCGATCGAATCTTATAAAGCAGAACAGGTTTACGGAACACCGTATCAATCGTGGGAACATCCGATAAGCTCATTCTTAATGCCGGCAGTCGAAAGAGCTGTCCATGATAGGTCTGCTTTTACTCCGCTAATAGGCACCGCCGCTCGTGCTATCGATGATATCCCAGGGTTAACTCCAGGCATGAATCACTTTACTAAGGCGGCTTGGCTATTAAATGATCGTGGCGCATTTATCGGCTTCGCATTAGTAAATCTGGTCAATCCAGGAAATAAAATGGCAATGCAATGGGCTCGTCACGGTAGCGCAATCGCGACGGCAGGTCACTTTTTGACCGGAGGGAATAGTTATTTTGACGAAATTACATCCGGAGGGCAAATCGGATATGAAGTCGGAAGATTACTAGAAAAGAACCGAGGGAAGACCGCCGCAATAGGAGCGGTAGCAGGAGCTGCCTACCGTACTCTATTCGGAGACGAAAGCGACTGGATCCCTGATAGAACTAAAGAAAAGTGGGAGATGCAAGACTACTTCGATAGATTAACATATATTAAATATATGGGTCTCTATCGTAGAGCTGCAGAACTCGCAGAGGAAGAGGAAGGCGTCGATGTAGAAGATCTTCTCGAGAGAAGAGAAGAACTTGCATTTGAAAATTCTAAGGCGATCGATAAATTTAAACGACTTAAAAAGAAGCTTCGCCGCAAAGAGTTTTACGGCGAACCATCCGAAGAAATGGTAGATGTTCTAAATGAAAAAATAGAATATCTAGAAAATGATAATATGGCGATGGTTCTCGGTGATTTATCCGGAATTATGTCGTTCTTCGATCGTAAAATAAGAACCCTCGATAGAGAGAATACAATGGTAGAAGTCGGAGAATGGACTAGAACAGCCTTGCTGTATAAACAAGCTGCCGATTCTACCATGTATGGATTAAAAGACAGTTCTTCGTGGTCGCAAATCGTAACTGCTCTTCCCACAAACGACAGAGAGTATTTCATGGAATTTGTCAAAGTCACGAATCCAGAAAGAAGAGAAGAAATTCTCAGATATGCTTCTCCTGCTTTAAAAAGAGCTCTAGCATTAGCATGGGGCAAAAAGCCAGAGAAGCAAGAATCTAACGAAGACTTCTTCAAGAAACACGAATTACCGAAAGCAAACTGGGCCGGATGGGCGCCACAGTACGACCTAAAAGACATCGAAGTTAAAACGATAGAAAACGAAGGAATGATGCTGGCAGACTTTGGATACTATGACTCCCAATTAAGAGATCCGAAAGTTCAAGACGCTCCGACAACAAATTATTCCGGAACGGATGAAGAACATAACGAATTAGCTGTCAAGAAAAACTTGCAAAAGATACTTTACGGATCTGGACTTAAAGATGTGGACATATCTGTTCAGCCTGGGCCATCCGGAGGAGTTACTTCTATAATAGCAATCGTTAAGACAATGCTAGGATTCGGAGAAACTCAAGAAAGGGTAAACGAAAGTTTATCTATGCAAGCCAGCATGTAAGAGCATACCCTCGGTTATACCGGGGGTTTTTCTTATTTTAAAACGGTAATCTATAATTAGAAGAATAATCGTCAGAGAAAATAGGTGTCCGAATGGATAAAATTGTAGATAGCAAATTTAGAGCAAGAATCGTGGTAAATGCCGAAAGAAAAAACTTTATGTCGAGACAGAAGATGAGCGATCCAATTATCAAAGAGCATAAGATTGCTCCGCTCATGGCGGCCCGAACACCAGATGTAATAGATGGTGCACACATCGGGCTTATTAAAGCTGCGATTCGTGCACCATTTTCTAACGAGCCCATAGTATCTGAAGCAGCTATCGCAAGTTTCCAGAATGCGAAGGTAAAAGACTTTAACGACGCCTTTTTATACGGAAATAATTTAAACCGCTATATCCGTCATCAGTATACAGGAAACGGTGTCGGACAAAATGTGTCGGAAGCAAGAGATGCTTTATTCAATATAATTAACAAAGACGGCAGATTTGTCGGATTCGATCTAGAAACATTTGGGTCCAGAACAGATGGATTCGGCCGAAATATAGGACCGATAATCACTGAATTTTCTTTTGCCGAAATGGTCGGAGAAATTGGATCCGGCAAAAATCCAGAAATATTAAAAGAATACGGCTCTATTATAGGTATAGAAGAAAAAGAATATAAAGAGCTTAAGGGCCTTATTCAAAGATACACGAGCAATCAAAAAGTAACCGACGCAGAAATGGTTACCCTCGAACGCCTTGCTCTTATGGGAAATAGTAAAACTACTATAGACTGGAATAAATGGGAGAATGACGGTCGAGGAATATTCAGATATTCATCTTTCGCAGAAAAGCATGAAATAGGCTTTACCAAAAAAGAAATGCTTAAAGGTCTTGACGATCTATATAAAATCGGAAAGATTCAAGAAGCTACGAAATCTATAAGCGGAATGTATGGATGGGAAGAAGATCTTTATTCTGCTTTAGAAAATATCGTTAAGAACGACCTGACCGCCGTGGCTCATAACGGCAGAGGGTTCGACGATAAAAGCCTGAATCTCCTAATGAATAGCGGAAGAGTCAGCAACGAGATGAGATCTCGTACCGAAAGACTTTTTGAAGGCCGAGGTCTATCGTTTAAGCATGAGCTCGATCCTCTTGCACTAATGAGAGGACAGGTCAAAGATAGACAAGAACTTCTATATAATCTAGCAGGAAAAGACGACAAAAAGCTAGCAGAATTAAATAGCTTCATGCGTAAAAACGGAAAATCGCAACTTACGCAAGAAGTCTTTATGGAAGCTCTTAGGCTGAGTCGCGGCGGAACCCGCATTCAAGATGCAGCCCACGTAGCAGCAAGCGACGTATTCGGCGTCGGAACGATGATTATGCAGAGCATTTTCGATCCGAGAAATCCGTCTTCACTCGCCACCATTAATCCGGGGATAACATCTAGAATCTTTTCGGCTTCTAGCGACGAAGTTTTTTATGCCGCATCTTCTATAAACGCAAACGAGTCCGGGCTCTTTACCTTAGTTAGAGATCCTATGACCGGGCAATATAGAACGTCGGATGGAATATCTATCGGCAATAATGGGACTACTATCGAATCTTTTCCGCAAACTGGGATAAAGCGTCGTGCAATGTATGTCCCGACCGGTATCGGAGAAATTAAAAGAGGCTCTAGTGCGTACAACGCGATCGTCGGCGCACATAAAGATCTGGATAACGGATCTCTTATGTATGTACGACTTAATCCCTTATCTGAGTCTGAAGCCATAGGTGCAAATTCAGAAACAATTCTTGTCGGGCCAGAAGCAGAGATAAAAAAGAAGCTTGACCAGACGTTCGTACATGTCGGCAAAATGAATGACAACGGAGAGTTCGAACTAAAGAACTTAACCGAAAAAGAGAAATCTCTATTTCAGAGAATAACCGTACACGAAGATGGAAAAGTCGCCATAACAGATCCTACCGCTAAAGATCTTATGGCAGAAAGCACATTTGCTTTCGATAATGATGCGCCGGCAAGATCTGCCCGCGATCATTCTATCACTAAAGACATACAAGCTCTTCGTTATATCAAAGACATGGACGCATATGCAGAGCAACAAATTGCAGAGCATTATACGCACGATTCTCGAGGCAAACTAAAATCCAAGTCGGACGGAACCGTTCACGACACAAAAACAGTTAGAGAATTATTCCGCAGACAATTTAGAGATAGTCTTTACAGGAGAACCGAATCTCTAGCGAAAGAGCGCCATCTCGGTTCTGGTGCACAAATCACGGCAGAAAAAGCGAAGGGTACATTCTTTGAGTACGTAGGCTGGAAGCCACTTGGCGGAGAATACACCGCATATTCAAATTCTGTCTCTAATTTAATAGGTCTCGAAAATTACGTTCGTAGTAACCAAGAGATGATTGAACAGGCGATAGAATTTGCCGAGAAGAAAAGTGGAAAAGATCGCGGCAAATATGATCCACTACTCGAAGCTTATTACCATGCGGCGAGAAATGCTCTCGAGACAGAAGCTCTTTCGATTAAAAACCCGAATCCTGCAAGCTCTTCATCTATCAATAAAGTCCCCGTAGGATTTAACAACCGTGGCCGCCTCGGGATAGAGATACAAAACATCTTCGAGGTAGACGTTAACGGATTCCGTACGAAAAATAAACCGGGCGGAAATATCGTTCGTTTTAATCTCGGTGCTTCTGGCATGTCTATCGCCAAAAGCGTTTATCGAGCAATGGGATATGCACCGGAAACGATAGACGATATTAAGCCAGAAACTAAAGTCAATATGCTCGGGAGCTTCCAGTCTTTCTTGGAGAGAACTCTAGGCGTCCCTCCTGAAAGACTAAGAATAACCTCGAAAGATTCCGTAGATTCGGCCGGAACGAAAATTATTTCGATGATGCAAAATGAACGATCGAAATATCCTACGGCCGGATGGTTGTCTCCTACTTCTCAACATGACGTTACGCATGGACTAAGTAATCACGGTATGTCTTCGGAGAGAGTCTCTAAAGTATTAAGCGAACTTAGCTCGTCTCTAGAGATAGTAAAAAATCCGTTAGGTGTATCCGTAAATAAAGCAGGACAAGTTACTTACGACAAAGCAAAGGTCGGAACATTATTCGACGATATAGCTACGAGAATTAACGACAATATTTTGTTCGACGGAATAACCCAAGATCACGATAAGTTCATCGAACAAATGAAAAAGAGTGGCTATTCCGAGAGAGATGCCGAAACACTCTTTCAATCTCAAAAGGTTAAACGAGCAGAATCCAAAGCTTTAGTTCTTGATGTCGTAAGTAAGATATACGCTAACGGCGGAATGGTCGGATACTCCGAAAAGGATAAAAAAGTTTTCATGTTTGAAACCTCGTCTAAATATAAATCGGGCGAGATGAAAGAACTATATCTTCCGAGACAGACTTTCGAAGATGGCGCTTTTTATACTAGAATCGGAGAACGACAGACACGACATATCGACCCGCTCGTACTCACTCCATTCGGGCAAGATGGAGATCAAAGATTCCGACTAACGTCTACGATCGGAAAAGCCAGATCACAATTTGGATACTACGGGAAAATTATCTATGATAAGGCTCAGGAAGGTAATCTCGGAGAAGGTATAGATCTTTATCTAAAAAAGATAAATTCCCTATTCCAGTCTAAGGCGACCATACTAACCGGCGACCAACAAGATAAAGTCATGGCAAATGTCTTTGACTTTAATGACATCACGAAGATGATGGGCGCTATTTCGCGTTCTGAATCTCTGCAGCAAGTTGCTAAAGGTGCCGGAATTGCCCAACAAGTTCTGGCAGACATGGCCGCAAATTCCGGTAAGTATACGGAAAAAGCGTTCTCGGATCTTGCATACCATGAAGCAGCGGCCGTAAGACAATACGTAGAAACATTCGGAAAAATAGTTTCTCATAGTCTAACCGGAGAACAGAAAGAACTATTCGATAGAATACTTCCCGCTATATCTCGCGGCATAAACCATGCAGATAAAGGATACGTCCAAGGTCTTCTCGACACGGGAAATGCTCTCGAAGGACTACATGCTAATCAGACAGGTATCGAATCTAAGCTAAAAAGATCCGCCTTATTCGACATGACCACAGGGGAATTTGAAGCCCTTAGAAGTCAAGGAATGAGAGGCGGCGCAGCGCTTCGTTCGACGTTCGAAGAAGCTCGTATAACCGGAGCATCTGCGGCTCTAGACAGAACGTTAGAAGATACTCTTGTCGGAAATAAACTCTCCGCGACGACAGAAGATTGGAGAGAGATCGTTCGAGAAGGAACGAAACGTGGCCACTTTAAAGGCTATACCGCAAAGTTACTCTCTTCAGCGATAACAGACGAAGGCGCGGCTCTAGTCACTTCTTATGTAGCAGACGCAGCATTAAATCATAGATTCTATGAACAGCATGTGCGCGTAAGTGACGTGGGTTTAGCCAGCGATCCGAAAGGCAGGGCGCGTGGTTACGATCGACTGTTAGACGGCCCTATGGGCGACGCTATGGCATACATGGGGTTTGAAAAAGACGCCAGCGGAAAAATTACGGGAGTAAAATACGAATCGAATAATGGAGCGTTTGTCCGAAAAGGAGAAGCGTTATTCGATAAGTTCTCTTCATTTGGCGGTGGAACAGAATTAGTAACGGCAAAGCAGACCGGATTCCTAAGAACTGGGGTATTTAGGGGCGGCGTTAAGTTAACCGATTCGGAGGTAGCTGATTTTCTCGGATCGGAAGAACACCTTAAAAGAATTAATTCTGCAGAGAATCCTTACGTAGAAGCATATAAAATACTCCAGAACGAAAAAGAGCTTCGCCATGATTTTTACGTAGATGAATTAAGCATAGCAGGAAACTCAAAGTTCTCTGATATGAGCGAGAAAAATCAGGGGCGCGTCATTATCGCCGGTCTCGGTAAAAAAGACAAGGCCGTCGCGAAGGCATTAACCGAGTTTAAGGCGACAGAATTAATCGGCATGGAAGTAACGCCCGACTTTGTCCGAGAGTTGATGGAATACGACAAAACCCAGAAGGCGATAACTAAGACAAAGATGGGTATCACCATCAATGCGATGAGAGAGGCTAAGAAGTTAACGAGACTCTCCGATAATGAAATGCTAGAAACCATTCAAAAAATGGGCTTCAATGACGTTTCTGAATTCGGACAAGCTCTTTATTCCGAACGCCACTCAGTCACGGACGAAATGCATTCAGGCTTTAGAGCAATGGGAATTCTCGGAAGAGATGAATACATTGCGGGAGTTACTAACAATTTTGCGGGACAACGAAAGCACCTTGATCCGACCATCGTCAAGTCCTTAATTCTTCAGATGGAGAAAAGCGGTTCATCTCCTCAACAAATTGCGGACGAACTTAAAGATGTTCTGCCAGGTATAAAAGTTCGTAACGGAAACCTTATCTATGATGGCGGCTCTCAAATAAATTATGGAGAGCTTAAAAAGATAACCGATCGTTACGGATTAATTCATAGACTAAAAGGTCGAGACGGCAACGATATACTGAATTCAAATGGAGAAGCTGTTCAGTATGAAGTAGCCAGAACCGAAATTCGTCAGCTACAAAACCTAGATGAAGCTCGCGTTTCAGATGATGGTACTCATATAGTACGAGCAGACGAACGTGTATTTAATAACTTAATCGCTCACAAATATGACCAAGCATATTTAGACACGGCTGAGAAAAAGCTCAAAGGAGTGATGGGCGAAGAACTAGGTGGCACCCTATACGATTCACTCATAAAAGGACGAAAGACCGGGGAAATTCTAAACGAATCCCTAGCCGAAAAAATAAAATCCGGAATATTTGCCACATCCGGAGAAGGGCGCATTTACGACCCGTTTAACAGCGATTTTACTACTACCGAGTATAGAGAATCCATACAAAAGTTAAGAGATCGCGGATTGTCTACAAATCAAATAAATTCTATAGTAAGGTCTATGGTAGATAACGGTGCCGAGAAAATAACTTGGGACAAAGTCTCTGAATTTAACTCTGCAATATCATTCGGTATGGCACACTCCTTCAATGCGAATTTGCAAACCGGTAAGAAACATACCCTGGAAGAGATGAAGCGAGCCGGCTTTAGCGTAGTCGGAATAGACGATTTAAGCAAAGACGCTATTGCTGCACTAAAAACCGGAGACGAAGCTGGATTCGAAAAGTTCTCGGATATGATGAGCGGAAAAAGCTTTGTCATAGACATGTACTCAAAAGACCTCGAGTTAAAAGGTGCTCCTCAAATTTATACGGATCCTAACAACCGTTATCTGGCTATACCGTTTCAAGAAATCGGCCGTGAAAATCCTGACGGATCATCTACCCCTAGCCGAGTTAATAGCAGGGTAGCTTCATTAGTTCGCAGATTTGATAATTACCTAAATACGTATACCCAATTATCTGAGTCTCCTGACGCACAAGTTCAGAATAGAATACGTGCGACAGAGTCTATGGAAGATATACGTTCAGAAATATCCGCAGAGCTTACAGACAAAAAAGGACGAGCCAAGAAGGCTGCAACGGCAAGAATTGCCGATGGTGTAGGACACCTTACGGCGCAAGGGCATACGTTCCTAGGGAATAAGCTAGCAAGAGATGCCGCCGGAAATATAATAGATACAGGAGAAAGCTTAGACGGAGCCTTCGGTAAGTTTAAGCTTTTCGGAAAATCAATTTCTGAACTCGCTACGAGAAATCGCCTTATCGACATGGGAGCTATTTCCGGCGATAAATTTGAACTAGGATATTCTATCTTAGGAAAAGAAGTCCAGAAAGCCTGGTACAACAAAGATCTATTCTCTACAATTGCCGGCGGAGATTCTGAAATAGCTAAATTACTAGAAGAAAATGTCGGAAAGTATCTCGAAAGTGGCGGGGTAACATTTACCGGAGTCATGCGTCAGCCAGCACAGAGAAACAGATCTACGGGCGCAATGGCTACGTATTTCAGCGATGCCGTCGGAAACGACCAGATCACGATGTCTATTCGAGAAATGCTCCAAAAGAAAGGCGACTTTGACTCGGATAAGCTCGCCGCAATGATGCTCAAGAGTAAGGCAACGATAGAATTCGAAGGCGGTAAAGTAGTTAATACGGATCGTCTCGACTATGCTACATATCAAGTACTGCAGCAAATGGAAGGCGTAAACGTCAAACTTCATGACAACACATTTAAAGATGCGCAGTCTGAAGTCATTGCGGCGGCACTTGATTATAACGTAAAAGTTGACCCTCGCAATCCAGCACTAAAAGGCGGATCACTAGATGTAGAACATCTCTTAGAGAAATCGACGTGGGACGGAGAGCACTCAATCGACTTTCGTCGCTCGTATTCGCACGACGATATTCAAAGAGAGCGTGCTAATTGGGAAGCTCTCAAAAAAGAGTTCGCTCCACTAGCCGGAGAGATGAAAGAAGATTCTCGAGAGTACCTGTCGGCGATGTCTAAGTATGCGGACACTTTAGGCGATGAAGCTGCGGCAACAAAAGAAACCATGCACTTCCACGCATGGGATAAGGCGTATACTTCTATACGTAACGCCGAAATTTCTAAGCAAGCCGCAGGTATCCTAAACGATGTCGAATACACCTGGCAACAAATGACATCTCATGCTAAGCACCTAACCCCGCAACAATCTGGACTGATAATGAGCGGAATCGCTGCGGCGCAGGAAGCTACACTAACTGGTAAAAGTGAAACCGGCGAAACCGATATTCTTCGCGTACAGAAGATGAAAGAAGTTCGCGATGAAGCATATCGAGCTATGAGAAGCAATATAGGGCGAGAAGAAGCCGCAGAAAAAACTACGGCATTCTATCGTCAGCTATTTGCAGATAGAGCTCAGAAAGAGTTCTCGATGCAGCCTGGATGGAACTGGGGAAGAGGAAGTCAAGATGACTGGTGGCTAAGTATCGGCGGCGAGAAGATAGAAGAAGATATTATCGCTAAGAATGCCGGTAGGTCTGCAGACGAGATAAACAATATAATTATCGCCGAACAAGCGGCGCAACTACAAGGTCATGTCGTTAGAACTACAAATCTCAAGGGTGTTTCTATTAAGGGCTTAAAGCTCGGTGTATCTGCTTCCGGATTTGGTCCAGACACCGAACTAACAATGCTGTCAGGCACATCAGAAGAAAGCTTAATGGCAAAGTCCGATGAGATAATGAATCAAGCCGCCAGAAATATGGGGCTAGATACAGAAATCATTAGAGAAACTGCGGCTCCTGCCGAGTCGAAAGCGGCGGAGATCGCGAGAGAATCCTCTGCGGCCAGATCCGCTACGAGATCTATGGCATCGTCTGTTCCGGGTGTAAGCTCTGCAGTAGTAGCTCCTATGCTCGGGGTCGGCGCCAAAAAAGCGCTCGGGTCTATCAGCAAGATTGGTGGATTCGGCGCAATAGGTGTCGGCATTGCAGCCGGAATATTGACCTCTGGTTATGTGTCCGGACCAACGGTAAAGACAGAACCTCATCCGGCACAAAGTCATGCGGAAGATGCGTACGCAGATGAGAAGGCTATGCAGCCAAGCTTATCTGATAGCAGCATTGCGGCAACCGGACAATCTCAGTCTAGCTATGTTATAAACATAAATGCATCTTCCCAAAAAGATAGAAATGATGCGGTCGAAGCGATTAAAAATGCGGCGGCCGGAGTAACACCAAGAAACGGTAACGTAAATATATCGATAAACACGCAACGAGACTCATTAAACCAAATAAGTATAAACAGAATGGTATCAAATGCCTTCTTGGGAATGTAAAACAATTAAAAAGACCGCTATATTAAGCGGTCTTTTTAATTGAATTATATACCTAGATATGCTATAATGCAATAAAAGTAGTTTCTACAAGATATAAAATAGGTAATGTAAAATTAGTAGAAAAATAACGAAAGATAGGATGTGCCTCACTTGGGGATTTTTGATAAAGATATTCCGGAAAATATAAAAGACGATCCGAGAGGAAGTCAAGGAGATCGCTTTGCTATCCCTAAAGGGTATGACGTAGATAAAGACTCTTCATATCAGGGACATTATGACTTTAATCCTGATGCATATACTATCCCTGAATCTACATTCTCGACCCCCGAGATGAGCGATTTTTACCTAGGTGCAATAGACGATGTCTATCTAAAGAAACTTCATGAACTGGTTACAGGAGAAAAACCTCTCGACGGAAGAGAAGCTGCTTTTTATACGGAGAAGCCGATTCACGATAAGCTAGGATTTAATGATAATTCGGCATTCGTTAAAGTGAAAATAGATAACCTAGACGGAGACTGGATGGACGGAGGAACAATTCGCGCCAAAATCTCTTCTATCGAAGGAGGCTCTGGCGAAGAATCCAGTAAGATCGTTTCTGAATTTTCTTCAGAAAACAATCCGTATGGTCCGATAACAAAAGACGATTGTATTTACTTTTCTTTATACGGAATAAAATCGGCTACTCCAAATAAGTGGGCAAACGAAGAAAGCGTTCCGAGAGTATCCGTAGACTATAAGGCTATTCCGATAGAAGAAATTAAAACAGATCCTAGATACATATACGACGAAGATAACGTTTCTAACGGGCTAGCTAATTTTGTTCGTCTCGGTCAAAGATGGCATCAAATGAGAATATTGTCCGTAACCGACGGAACTATAACATTTGATTGGCTCGTCGCAAAAAAGACCGGAAACAAAAACGAATGGTTCTCGGCTCAACAATGTTTAAAAGATACGATAGATAAAGGCAACGGAGAAGTTTATCTACAGATAGACAGACTAGCCGGAACTAATGCATCTAGTAGTATATTTGAGAACATTACGGAAGACAAAGAAGCTCGCGAAAGACTTCGCGACTGGTCCTGCGGAAAAACCTCTGGCACGCGAAATGGATACTGTCTAGCAAAGCAAGATGCATCAGCAAGACGCTCCGGAGTAGCATACGTAAAGATAGACGGAAAATGGATTAATTTAGCAAAAGTCTCTTTAACGAAGAAAAACGTAACTCTCGATAATAACTTCAATGGAGACGGTAGCAAAGACTTCCCACAGAACTATGACATAGATTCATACATATATGCAGATGCGTTTTTCAAAGTCGTCGACGAAATAGACGATAGAAAAAAGATACAACAAAAAATCTTTGGGTCTAGCTGGAACGCGTTACATGACTGGACCGTAACGCTGGGCGATACAACTCTCATGATACCTCCGACGTCGATTACGGTAACAACTGAGGTAGAAGAAGAAAGAGCTCCTATTCTCAGAGCAAAAGGATCTATGCCGAAAAGCGGCAGAAGAGATCTTAGAAAAATTATGCTCGAGATAACATTTGCCGGAGAAATTGCAATAAACGGCTATAGATATGAGACAGAAGCCCCTAATGGCCAAAAGTTTATATATTCACTTAACGGACTTCGCGCGCTTGTTTCTCAGTTTAAACACACCCCTTTTCTTCCGATAGAGAATAAATATCTAAACGATACCCTAGGCATCTACGCAATAACATTTGACTCTATCTGGTTCTCATGCACCGATCATGATATGCCGAAATATTTAGAGGCTAAAATCATGATGACCGAATTCGACTACTCTGTATATATGCCTCAGTTAACTACTATGTGCTGCCAAAACGGAGTAGAAAGAAACTGGTTCTCAACGGCATTTAACTGGCCCGTTATGCGATACTACTATCAGAAGTCCCTGATGAAAGGCGACGAATTAAGTATCGCGTTAGACAAAATAACAAAAAGAGATGCCACCGGAGAAGTCATAGATAGCGGAGTCAATAATCCTGAATACATAAAAAAATCGATTCTCGGAGTAACCGGCCTACAACCTATGCAATTTAAGACGAGTCGTATGAAATTTTATATAGCCGATGACGACTATCTTAACGAGATGCTCAAGAACAAAAGAAAACTTAGGGCTGCTAGAATGTATTCCTCTGTCCTTACCCCCCAACACGAACAGGCGACAGAAGAAGTAGCGAAATCGGTCGGAAAATTATACGAAAAAATTCTTTCTCCTGAATTCCAAGCATCCTTAAGCAAAATTAATAATATGGGTATCCTTGGCTTTGAAGAAAGTGTATTATCTTCAAAGACAAAGGCATATTCTGGAGCCATCTTTAATTCTGGAATATATTTTTCTAAAGGCGACGCTCCGGATAAAACAATAGATGCAAACAAAGTATTAAATGAATGCCTAGGTTCCATGCTCGAAGAGGCAAAGAGTATCTCCGGTATTACTAAGGCAAGGTTCGTAACCGTCGCAAAGGTCGGAGAAGAAAATAGGCTTCGTATCGGAATAGAAGTTTTCTATAACAACAAGATGCTTCCATCCGGAGAAGGTATCGAAGAGTATGCGAATGCGGTTGCTCCGTATGTAGGAGAAAAACCAAAGTCATTCTATCGCAACGGAAGAATCTTTATACCGCTAGTCGTAGAGCTAGGCGAAAGCAAGGATGGGTTTCATAAGGGCCTCGGTCCACTTAAGTTGGACGAAGATGCCGCAGACGTAAAGTTCTTAAAATACTGTATCGAAGAGAAGAAAAAAGACAAGTCTATGGATCCGAACAACCCGGCCAAGGACGGTGCGGATTCAAACGGAAACGGCTTTACTAACTGGAAGAAGGCAGATATGTTAGCCCAGTTAGATATGCTAAAATTTGTTCCGTACAACGTAGGAGATTTCGTCGTCAAAAACTTCTCCGTAAATCTAACTAACAGAAAAAGCCGTATAAACATTCAGGAGATATCCGGATCTGCTCCTCAGTATCTCGGAGGAGAAGATGTCGAATTCGATATCGAAATTATAACTACGAATAAAGATACTGTCGCGGCCATATCCGAAGCCCCTAAAAGAATAGCCGCATTAATGAGAAGATACCGAGAGGTTATTCCGGCGTGTCCATTTAAAGTAGATTCTGAATTTACTCGATTCCTAGGAGTTAGCGAAGTTAATATTTCTAATGTTCTAATAGAAACGATTCCTTCGCAGCCGGGAGTGTTCTCCGTTAAGTTTCAAATGATTTCGGCCGATAGAACTCTCCGTAATAGAGAAGCTCTCGAAATAATAGAATCTGAAAATGACGGGAAGTTGTTCGATCCAAATACCGCGAAGCAAAATATCAGAAGTTATTTCGATCTCGGAGAAACTATATCCAAGGCAGAGCTATATCCCGATCTAGAACTTCCTAGATTAGATGAGATGGCGCAGCTAGGATGGAACTTCGTAAGATACAAGTTTCAAGATTCTCGTGTATACGTAGATCCTGACTTCTATTTTGTATATCTAGCTCAATTATCGTCTCAAATGATCCGAGACATGGTATTAAACTCCATGGAGAACGGAGTAGACGGAAGGGGAACATTTAAAGACAAACTCGGCGCGCAAATGGATATTGTCCCGAAACGCTTTAGCGGATTTTCTACGGAAGATCACAATCCACAACTAAGAGCTCAGCTAAATGCCGTTAATGATATTCAGAATTCAAAATTTAGTCTAAATGCTAAGAAAACTTCGGAAAACTTAAAGAAGAACGAAGAAGAAATCATCGTAGAGGACTACGAAGGCTGGGATATTTGCAACGATATCAAAGCGATGTTTCTCGAGAAGCGGTATAAAAAAGAGTACGATTCTTATGTCGCGAGAGAAAAAACCGAAACATCGGATGACTTTGTAGATTCGGATCCGAAAAGCGAAGACTATGGAAAAAGATCTGACGGAGAGGTTCGTACCGAAGGTAAATGGATTTACAACAAAATGGAAGATGCCAGAACGGCATCTCAAAAAATCGAAAAGTATCTTAGATACACGCCGATTGTCCAAGATACTCCCAATAGAAATCCAATTCGAGATGGATTCATAAGCACGAAGAAGAGCAATATGAATCCGGAAAAATATTATGCCGAAATTAAGCATGAAATTTTCCAGGCGGTAGGAGTATTCTTCCACGATAAAGACATTCGTGAAATTTTCGAGCTACTTAATTTCGAGATATCTCCTTCGTTTATAATGGTAGCTCGAGAAATGGTCTTTGCCGCCGCATGTGCCGCAACTGCAGAAAAAGAGTTCTCTAACAAGAGAAAGTCTACCGACTGGATGCCTGCGCCGGATTTTGTGGGTGTGGGTCTCAGCGGAGGAATCCAAGACGCCACCGGCGCAAATGTGATAACCGACCCAGAAAAAGCTATCAAAAACGCTACCGAGTTCGGTGTCTTTAAAATACGTCAGTACTCCCGGAAAGATTTTATCGCGGTAACCGGAGAAGCTCCGTTTGATCCGTGGGGTAAAGAAAGCCCCGGAATAAATGAGTCTACGTGGCTATTAGACAGATGCTATCGTTATGACCCGGTAGAAACAATAGAAAAATACAAAAGAGGATGCATAAACGATACTAGATTCTGCACACATGCATTCCTCAGAAATTGCTTATACTGGCTAAAAGTTCTCGTAGACAAGCAAGCAATCCCGTCCGTTAATGCAGACATACTTCGTCAAACGATAAACACAGAAGAAGAGATTCAAAGAAAAGAAAAAGACCTCGGAGTCGAAGACAAGAAAAAGAATTCGGCATTAAGAGATAATATAAAGTTCTTCGGATCTAGCTCATATTCTCTCGACGCAGGTAAATTATGGGCGGCTATATGTCTTGCAGGTTCCGACGGCAATAAAATGCTCTTGTCTAAAATCGTAGATAGGGATTATAGAGCACTCAACGAATACGCGAATGCAGTTACCGTTCCTAAAACATCGATATCTGTCGACGACAAAGTTTCTCTAATGATGAGGAAAATGGAATTAGCTCTCGTAGGATTACGACGTATAAGAGATAAAGACGCATTCGGAGTTAAGCAAGAAGACGTAGCCGTAATGCATGCTCGCGACACAATGGCTAAAAAATACATAGAGGCTGCCGAAGACCCAAAACAATATTTAGTTCATTCATGCCATGATATGATTGTTCACGACGCTCGCGGAAGAATGCTTCGCGCCTTTCCTACTTACTATATGTTATTCGTAGACGAAGGAAGAGAAGTCGGAAGTTGGAGACTTCACGACAACTTCTACAACTCTATGTCTATAATGGAATTTACGGTCGTAAAAGACCGTAAAAACCCGGCAGATACGGCAAACATAGTAATGAGTAACCTCTATCAAGCATACTCGACGGAAGAAGAAGATCTTGCGAAAACAAAAGATGGAAGCTGGGGAGATGCTTTTAACTCTATTTTTAGCCCGGATGAATACGCTAAAGACCTAGAAGAAAGACGGAGAGGTGCTCCGACCAACGAAAATATTAGGCTTCGACCCGGAGCAAGGATCCACCTAAGAGCCGGATACGGTTCAAATGCTTCTACGTTACCGGTTATATTTAACGGAGTAATCGCAGAAGTAACGGCAGAAGACATGGTGGAAATCGTAGCCCAGGGCGACGGCATAGAACTCGTAAATCCCATAATGGAGGAAGAAGAAGGGCACACACTAGAAAACAATGAAGGTCAACTTTCTAAGCTAATTACGAATGCACAAACACCTGGTACGATCATGAAAAACCTTCTGAATTACGACGGAGGTTATATAAGAACTGCTCTTAAGGAGCTCGGCAAAGGGCATTGGCTCGGAGATAATCCATTCGGAATTTATCATTTTGGGAGCAAAGAGTTTACTTCGATATCTTCCTACGGAGAAAGATCTCAGAACATATTCGAAGCATGGGGGCGCCCATACTGGAGCGACGGTTCTAGTGCGATGGATATGCCGAATGCGCCGAAGATTACTTTCGATATCTTCGGAAAAACGGTCTGGGATATCGCGAATATCTGCAAGAGCGTGATGCCGGACTTTATATGCGCAGTAACTCCTTTTAATATGAGGTCTTCGATTTTTATCGGGGCGCCTAGGTATTATTATGCATATGATTATAAATCTATAAACGGGGCTATCCAGGAATTAAGAAAACCGTTCCAGCAGTTTCATATTTATACTTCTGGATCTGACATTGTTTCTAACGGAATGACGGCCTCTTCGTCGAAAATAAAGACGAATGCGTCCGGGCTTTATCAAGTTTGTAATGTTGCCAACATAAAAGAGCAGCATATTGTCGGACCAATCTTCGCGGATATAGACATATATCCGGAACAGCAAAAATCGATGATAGTAGATACACAGCTCTTAGCAAAAGGCGTGCCTATATTGGGAGCTGCGGGGTTAAACTTCGTCACCTCATTCGAAGTGGTGGATGACTTAATTGCATCCGGGAAACATTTAATAGGCGCGGTCGGAGAACTGTTTGGCGCAGATAAAGACAACGCAATGTCATCCGCAAAAAGCGATAAAACTATTGCGTGGAGAATGACGGCATCCGCACTAAAAGACTCCATGAAAGAGATGTATTGCGGAGATATCGTGCTTCTCGGAGATCCTACAATTAAGCCTCACGATAGAATGCTTATAGCAGATAATTATCAAGGACTAAGCGGACAGGTTACCGCCAAAGAAGTAATTCACAGCATGACCATAGACGAAGGCTTCACTACGACAGTATCGCCTGACTGCATAAATATTGTCGAAGATAGATTTGAGTTTGTCGCTCATAACTGGTGGAACACTATTGCCGGATTCGGAGCCGCTCACCTATTAGCCGGAGCCGTTATCGGAACTAACTTATGGCTACTGTCTCGTGGACGCAAAGAGAATATGTATACACTCAGCAGAGCGTTAAGAACGCTTCGCCCCGGGAAGGCTATCGATAAAATAAAGAATAGCGAATACGGCGCAAAAATCATCGAAGATCTAGGGAAACTTGGCGGAGAAATAAAAGCTGGAGCAAATGACCTAAGCAAAAAGGCTGGCCAAAAAGTTGCCAACATATCTGATAAAACTAGAGCAGGGAAAATAGTAAAAGGAGCCGGAGGAACAGCTAAAGATCTTCTGTCGTTTGGCTCTAAACTTAAGACAATCGGAACAGTAGGTAAAGCTGCCGGCGGGCTATTGGCTGCCGGGCTTGCTACTACCGGATTGGGTCTGGCTATAGAGATTGGCGGAGTAGCTCTAGTTAATACGGTTAAAAACTTTATGCGAGATGTTCAAGCTATTACCGTATTTCCGGTAAAGAGGTACGGAATTCCGTGGACTGCCGGAATGAATGGAAGCAAGGGGGCAATTTACGGATCCCCGTCTTATGACGAACAAGGCAATTTTACTAATCTTGTCGCCAGCTTTTTATCTCCGGACAATGCCATCGGAGGTTTTATCGCAGATCTATTCCTAGATGAAGAACTTCAGGATATTGCCGGAACATTAAAAAGAAGAGAAGACGATTCGGATGAGTTGCCTGATATGTTGACAGAAGAAAAAGATCCTAAGGAAGTCGTAGAAGATATAAGCAACACGTTTAAAAATCTTCTCAAAACTGCTAGCGGCATCACGTCTAGCGAATACAGCGTTCAAAATGACTATCGCAGAATGCAGATCCTGCCGAGAGTAGAAGAAACAAATGGAGACGACATTAAGAAAGCTTTCGATTTTTTCGCTATTAAAAATGCGTTCGGGTTCCAAAATGATCCGAAGCTTCAGTATTATTGCCTAATCTCCGACGATAAGAGAATCGAACCATATATAAATGAAGGGTTCTTCAAGATTTTGCATCAGTTACCAAATCTTCCTGTCGGCCAGAATGTAGAGATGCAGGAAATAGAAACTGCGGAAGGAAAAAAGCAAGTAAAATCGATAGAATATAAAAACGACAACGGAGAATTAGTCTATGATATTCCGCTCTTAAATCGTGAAGCTGTCGACATTTTATACGAAATCGTTCGTCGCACTAAGAACTTAATGCCGGCTACAAATAGCTCAGACCAATACGAGGCGTATAACGAAACGAAAAATAGTTTTATACTATTAGAATCTGCGACGCGTGTAGGAGATATTTCATCGATATCGTCTGCCGGCTTTGCGTTCGTTCTTCGCGGCGTAGATATCGCGGCGAAAGCCCTTGACCAAGCAATAAAAGAATTCGACGCAGAGATCGCCGAAAATGCTTCGGAAAACGAAATATTGAATGACTCCCTATTCAATACGGAAGAAATGCACGGAGGCAAGGTAGCAATATCTGTTAGAATGCCAAGAGTTACCGGAGATAATGTGTAATGGAATTAAAAAATATTCTCCAGAATCGTATCGTCAATCCGACGGCACGAATAAATAATGTTATTACGACCATCGGAGTTGTCACAGACTCCGATGAGTCTAATAATACATGTAATATATTTTATATAGACAAGTCTGGATGCAAGCGAAATAAAGATAACGTAGTAGTTCGGCTATATGGAAGCGGAGCAGACTGGTTCCCGAAAGTAGGAAACACAGTAGTAGTAGAAGACTCCGGGGATACCGTAGTAATCGTAGCGCGACATGTCGGAAATTACTCTATGGACGTTAGATCTAAAAGACAGTTAAGACAAGATGTATTATCTGATTCTAGCGGATGTCAGTCTATTGCCGGACATATAATGTAAATAAGAAGAAAGGGGCGAAAACGTGGCCGAAGAAAAAGAGCCGAAAAATAATATTCAAGAAATAAACATAACTCTAGAACCGGATGAGCCGAAAAATTTTTCGACGAAGCTGTCGACACTCCAGGATAAAGCTATGAATATTTCTCGTATGAATGAACAAGGAATCATTAACGAGAAAACCGGAGCAGCTGTCGTCGTCAGAGATGACGGACAGATCAACATGTCGTCATCAAAGCACGCTCAGTATAAGCTGTCGCCTGGCGGTAGAGCATCCGAAGTTTCTATGGAATCGATAACTATGACAAATAGAAAAAAGTTCGTCGTAGACGATTTCGTAATAAACGAACATAAACTAAATCCGCAACTATGGGAATATCGAGACTTCCGCACGGCAAAGTTACTTACAAATCAAGACGCCGTTGTCGGTGGCTTATGTATGATGGGGAGCGTGCTAGTTAAAGCATGGGAGCCACATCTTAATAGATACGTTTTAATTCGTCGACCGTGGATGGGCCCCGTATTTGGAACTACTCTAAACGTAGCAGAAATAAATCCAGCTCTAGAGATAAATGATCCGCTCAAGCTAGAAGAAGACATTCTAGCCTTATCAGATAAAGGATATCAAGTCAACGGTGTCATAAGAGATGCTAAGAGCCTTATCGGGAAACAAGGACAAGACCGTTCCGGAATTACAAGAGGCGCAGATGCCAACAGTACATCCGACGGAGGAAGTTCCGGAGGAGGATATACGGGCAAGTCATCCGGAGCTCTCGGAAGCGAAGCTATGGATCCTAAAAAATGCTGGGATATTCTTCGTGGACACGGATATAGCGAAATTGCTACGGCTGCTATTATGGGAAATATCAGGCAAGAGTCTACTTTCAACCCGAAAGCCGACAGCGAGTCTCATCGCGGCCTAGCCCAATGGGATATCAGCGGAAGATGGGCTGCATTAGAAGAGTGGGCTAAATCGGCGAATCGAGATCCTTATGATGGCGGAACTCAGATCGATTACATCGTATACGAAGCAAACAATATTCGATACACATCTGAATGTGGTTTATCCGGAATGAACGCCATAGTCGATCTAGCCAAGGCAAATAGGCAGTGGGTCGCCTATTATGAAGGAGCAACTGACGGTCACGGTGGATACCAAGAAGAAGCCGAAAGACTTCGCTTTGCTCAGGAATTCTATGATGCATATCACAAGAAGTGACACTATATGAGCGCGAAAAAAGAGAGCGAAGAAATTGTATCCGGCATCGTGGGTAATACGTCGCCGGGAAACCCTGACACCAAAAACAGAAAAAAGGCGTCGAAACGCAGCGATAAACTAAGAAAGAAAATCGAAGAAACTGCGGACAGAATACAGCATGAGACAAGAGAGCTCGCAAAAGAGATTATAATTAAACGTCTCGAAGAATCTATGGATAAAGAAATCGAGAAGCTCGGAATTAAACTCAATCTTTCTGAAGACAAGAAAAGAGATATTCGATCCATAATACGAGGATATAAATACGCCGAGATTCTCGAAAATGCGATGATTCGCGGCTCTGTCGACGCAACTGAAAAGATGCTTACTCAGTTTTTTAATAGGCAAGCAAAAAATCTAGAAACAAAAAAGTACGAAGATGGCTTTAGAGATATCAAGAGAACGATAGATAAAGTCGAAAGATTCACCGGGAGATTAGACGATCTAGAGAAGTTATCATCCGGAGAACATATAGAGAATCTCGTTAAAGGAATGAGACAAAATCTATTTAAAAGTGTCGGCATTACGGATTTCTGTAAAAAACTAGACAACTTCATGAATCAAGACGGAATCTATAAAAGGCTAACCGGAAGTAGTTTTAGTTCATCGGGAATGATAGCGCCATTCTTTAAGAGGCTAGAAGGCGGAATTGGCAAAAAGCTAGAAGGAAAACTTAAACCTTTTATAGCTAAACACATAAAAGTAGTTAAGAAAATATCTGATACGGTCCGCAAAATAAAAGACAAGATAAAACTCGCAGAACAGCATTTCAAAAAGATGATTAAGAGCTACGAAGATAAAGCCAAAAAGTACGCCGAAGGTGTCGCGAAAAAAGTCGCGAACGAAATAATGAGTAAAATAAAAATAGGGCTAAAATTTTAGCCTGCCAGTTATTAATAGATGGAAGGAATATCGGAGACTCATGGTAGATTTAGCAATTAGCAATAGCGGAGATATCGCGATGAGCGAAAAGCTAACGGCTCCAGAACTTAAATTATCTTGGAGAATCGGAGATCACGAGTCTCTCATTCTTTCTTTTATCGTCGGGCGCAATATGATTGATCCGGAAGAAAATACCGGATTAGAGCTGTTTTTTACGATAGGTAAGGAAGAAGATAAAAAACAGTGCGACATAGCACATGACATAGAAAACATTAGGCAGCAGGTTATGATGCTCCTAAGAACGCCGAGAGAAGAACTCCCGCTATCTAAAGAATACGGAAGCGACTTATACCTGCTAAAACATAAGGACATAACTAGCGAAACGGTAGTAGACAAAGTAAAAGAAATCGTAGAAGAAATATCTTCTAGGTATATTAAGAATCCTAAAATATTGGTCAAAAGAACGCCAACAGACAGTGCGTTCTCTAGCCAAAACCTAAACGTATACATATACGATAAAAACGTAGAAATTTATAATTTTAATATGGAGGTCATCTGAGTGGCAGCAAAAACGGCGACCGAAATTTTTAACGATATACGAAACAGATTTAAAAACAAAACTGGGCAAGACCAGGGCGCTGTACTAGATATGTATACGATGGCGGTCTCAGAACAAGACGCGGAGATCTACGATGAAATCGACAGAAATAAAACGCCCCATGTATGGACTAGCCTCGAAGGAAGTCGTCTAGATTCAACAGGAACTTGGGTTAATTGTCCTCGTGACGTAGGAGAAAACGATGCTACGTATATGTATCGTCTTATGAATTGGATGCTACGCAACGAAGCCTGTAACGAAACTGCTATTAAAGTCAAACTGCTTAATCCGGAACATGCAGCCAATATTGAATACGTCTCTTTTACGAATGGTTGCGGAACTGCGACATGCTACGTTCTTCCTAAAAAGTACACCAAAGAAAACATCACGGCATCGTTACAAGAAGCAAAAAAGAGAATGTCGGAAATAGGATCTCCGACTACTTATATCGATTATATAATCCCTGAGATTCGCAGCGTATCGTTTGAGATATACTTAAAGACAAATGATGGCGACGAAGAAATCATAAAAGAACAAATAACAGAAAAAATTCGTTCATATGTCAACGAGGTTCCGACAAAAGAATACCTATCGATCGGAAAGATTAACAAAGACTGCGTTAACATAAATCAAGTAGAGTACTTTAGTGTGTTATCCGTTATAATTAACGGAGAGCAAATACATAAAACAAAATTACTCCAAGAAATAGAAAGCAAGTTTATCTTCGATAGCATAACATGGGTAGGTGACACAGAGAATGCTTGACAGCAAAGATGTAATACTAAGAGCAGTAGAAAATTTTCCGAGATGGATGGACATAAGAAAAAGATTAAGAACATCTGTCGGTGGAAAATATTTATCGTCACTTATAGAAGAACAGGACGAAATTAAAAAAAGCTACGAAGACTTTAAAAAGAGCTTTTTTCTTGATACATACGTAGGAAAAGAAGACGACATTATTTGTCAGGTATACGTAGCCCAAATAGGAAGATTAGATAAGATAACTTCTAAAGACGATAGATATCAAATCATTACTGACGCCAGATTATTTGCCGAAGATACGTCTAAGTATGCCTTATATCAAGATGACTATGTAATATTGTCTCCCATTAGTGTCGACGCAAACAATCCCGTACTGTTTTACGAGTATGAAGGTAGAACCTTTAGCTCTACACTCAAGAAAAAAGATCTCTGGAATATATTCGACGAGTTCGCTCTTTTTTCGGGAATTGAAAGATATGAAGGAGAAAAGAATTCAGAGCTAGTTAAAAGAATATTCGCGGCATTTAAGAAGCCTACAAACGCAACGGAAAAAGGATTAAAAAACGCGATTATAAATGCCGTAATGAACATATCTCCCATAACGGCAGATGAAATTAAGTTAGAAACACCGAATGGCAGTAATATGCATCTCGTCGTAAATGACGATAAAAGTATCTACGACAAAATGTCGGAAATTAATAAAGACATTGCGCGCGAAAAAGTCTGGGATCAATGTTACTGGCAAAATGACTTTAAAAAGCTAAGTTATATTCCTAATGTATGGGATAAGCCTATTAAGGGGCACCAGCATGGTGTCGGTCAACGCGAAGACCTTAAGACAATATTATCGTCCGACCAGTTAGACGGCGAAAGCACAAATCTTGAAATATACGGATATGCAGCGAGTACGAGACTAATTAATGAATATGTTAGAAGACAAAACCTTAAAAAGAATATACAGTTACAGCTTCTAAGATATAAGAATGAGCTCGCCCCGAGAACTGTTACCTATAGAATAGGAGCAACGCAGGCGGAGAAGTTTAATCCATCTAATATATACATCAACGGGATTCAACACTCTCGCGGCAAAATTACTGTGCCTATCTCAGACATCCTTATTGATAAGGGCGCGGCAACAGAAGTCAAACGCGGCAGCATAGAACAAGGAAAATCATATACGCTTAAATTTAAATCTCGTATGGCATACGATAAAATGATTATCGAGACGTGCGAGATGATAAATAACAGCGGAGGAAAAACAAATCTTCTCGCTTCTCAGCCGGGGTTCTCTTTAGAGAATGGAATAGTTAAAAACTCAGACGTTAAATTTCATGAGAGCTCTGTATCTCAACTATCTTCTCTTAAGAACATCGTAAACTATCCCGCCGGAGGAATCACGATCGGTGATGACGGAATTCGCGGAAGTTTCATGATCCCTGTGTCCGGTATGGACAATATGCCGATAAGAACGAAAGTCGATAATAAAAGAACCGACTATACGAATAATACAGAATTCGTAAAGCTCACGGGGGATTTTAGGTACAACGACGACCATACAGAAATAACGTGTACGTCGAGCGCAACGGATAACCAGGTCATCATAGAAATGAATTGCGCTGAAATCGAATATGAACTAGCCAAATCCACAGATTCTAGCGCTCAAGGAACTATAAGCGTGACTACGGAAGTTAACGGACAAATTGCCACTGAGCACTCCGGATTAAAAACGGAAGGTAAGAAATACGAGATAAAATTTGGGAATTCTCGTAGAGTTAAAATTACGATTACGAAAGTTGGAGTTAATCCTGTTACGATAAAAAATATAGCGGCAGCTAGATATAGAATATCGTACGCATTAACTGCGGGCAATATAATAGAAACCGGGGATTATGCAAAACTGCCTTCTAATATTCCGCAGGGAACCATGATGCGAGTCACTCTAGAATCTTTTGGAACCTATGCTCCGGTTATTAAGTATGTTCATATTGGGCCGTCGGTAGAAAACGCTATTTATCAACTAAAAAAAATAAACCCAGGAAACAATATAGCGTTCAACATAAAAACAAATTGTCGAGTAGAGCTATACGAAGTTCAAGGTGAACAAGAAAACCTCGTCAACGACGATTATGATACACTTCCACTGTATAGAAACGATACGGGAGAAATTATAGGAATTTATATTAACACAGACGAGTTCGTTTCTATAGAGTCATCTTCCAGACAAATATATTCTGGCGCACATAACGGAAAGATTGCTAAATATATAAATCTCACACCGGGAGAGCAAATAGATTCGATTGCTATAACCGGAGAAAGAAAGGTTATAAAAAGCAGAACACGACTAGAGTCATTGCTCGGAGAACATGGCGACCTGTATGTAGCCGGAAATATAGAAGGAATCGTTTCTCTTAAAAATAAAGAAACGGCTCTTATAAAAATCCCGAGAGATAAACTAGATAGAGATGCAGATAAGTACTCCATAGAAGGTCTGCCATCTACAATAATAGGTGTTTTCTCTACCGGTTCTTCGTTTATCATGACCAATGAATTCGATCAAAGATTCTCATATCTTTATGTCTCTACCGTCTCGGGACAAAAATATATTGCGTATAACTCTACTAAGCTTTTACAGTCTCCTACAATCGGAGTGTCTATCGTAAATACGTTCTCGCCACCTTTAGACATGAATAAAATTATGTTATACAATATCGAAGAGGTAGCGATGTCTGACGGCACAAAAGCTACGGTTAAATTTATAAACAAAAAGAGCAAGGAGACATGGGCGCTCGGATCAAATTACGAAGACATAAAAATAGAATACGAGCTAGACTTCTCTAATATAGGAGACTATCAAGTTTCGATAGATAATCTAAATGAATCTTTTACGTTAAGCAATAATATGATCCTCAAGAGCCATTATATAATCGGCGAAAAAACATATGAGCTGGCTAGATATATAATCAAGCCGCCTAAGAATATGAGAATAAAATACGCGACAGAAATGGCCAGAGAAAATATAATAATAGAAGAAGATGGCTTCAATAAATTATATTATTCCAATGTAAGCAATATAGTTTCTGTGTCTATAGGTTCAAACCAGTTAGACAAAAAAGAATATTTCCTTATGGAAGAAGCCGGAATTATTGCATGGAAAAATCGTGATAAGTACGTAGGAAAAACGGCGACCATAATGTATGAATACAAGTCGCCGCGATCTCTCGAGTTCAAAGACCTTTCTTATCTGTACGAGATGGTAGGATACTCGATTGATGCATACGAACAGATAAACAACAAACCCGTTATCGTAGAAAGAGTTAAAGACGGAGAGACAAAAACTATTAGAATCAACGGAAAAACTCCGGATCGTATAATAGTAAAATGTCTAAACACGAACTTTCAGGCGTTTGTCAGTAAAAATAAAGTGACGGTTCAAAAACGAACGTCAGTGTCTTCTGTCTTAGTCCATACAGGTTTCTACTATGATGAAGAAAAAGAATTCTATATGTTTGAGCACGACAGAAATGAAGTAGTAGACTGTTATGAAAACATAGAGATAAAAAGAGCTAGGAAAATTGGAAATACTATTCGAACTCAACAGAGATCTAGCAACTATATTAAAGACTCTGTAATGAATAACGGAAAACAGTTCGAAGAAACTTGCAATATTAATTTCGTCGAAGACAAAAGTCGTATCGGAAATATTCCGGTCTTGGGCGCCATAACAGCCTGTGATTCTTATCAGCTATGGAGCAGCAAGAATATGGGCGTTTCGATAGCAAAAGGCTTGAACGGCAACGGGCTTAGTTTTAAAAACGAAAAAGGCAAAAATGGATACTCTTTTTTTGATATAACGAAACACATAAAAAATGGCAAAACAATTAGTTTCTACACAAAAGGACAAATCGAAGCATACATAGCCGAAGAAATTTTTGCGGATGAAGACTCTATGCAGAGATCGGTTCACGCGGATATCATCGCAGAGCTATACAAACACGGAGATTTTCTCCTCTACGACTTTAAAAATATCAAAGAAGATACAAGATACTATCTAGTGATTAGAGGAGAAGGACTAATCGACGACATTTTTGTCGAAGATACGGTAGACAAAAAAGAAATTGAATCGATACATACGAAGTTAATTAACAAGATAGGATTCAATATTTCAGAAAAAGCGACAAAAAATTACGAAGCAAAACTGTATTTTAATAAAGATAAAAATACCTACGACGGGCTAGAAATCGATGGCGATAACAAAATCCAAATAGGCTCTACCGCAGATTACGGAATAACGTTAATAGAGAACCTTGAAAGCTCTTTTGACAGGTTCGCCGTAAATAAAGCAACCCTCAGAAAAAATGCTTTCTATACGGCGTCTGAGACCGGAGAGATTACCACTCCATGGATAGAACTTCCGAGTTTTAAAAATACGATCTCTATTTACGTCAAGATTAACGACATTATGGTAGATCCTTTCGTATTATTTAATGTAAGAGTTTTTGCCGCCGAGAATATTCACGGTAAAAACTCTCGCGAAATATTCTACGGGAGAAAAACTAACCTGGCCGCAATACGCTCTATGTCCTTCTTGAGGTACATACAAATCGTAATAGAAATGCCGCCAAAACGAGTAATAAACAACATAGAGATATACGCAAGATATTCTGAAAATGAAGAAGTGTTTCGCGTAACCCAAAGACAAAAAGGTGAACTCATTACCGGAGTGTATGATACTGCGGTTACCGGGAAGTTTAAGCCTAAATATATCGTCGGAGAAATAGCTCATCCAGAAGCAATATCTATAGATGTAAGAGCTCTTAGAGAAAGTACGGACCATAAAGTCTGGACAGAATGGTATCCGTGCAACATGAATGAGCACATGACATTCGGAAGCGATACTCATGTCTTCGAAGATTATAGATATTTCCAATTCAAGATCGATATAACAAATCAAGATGCGCTTATTAAGATAAAAGAATTTGTTCTCGAGGTGATTTAGTTTTGTTTCTATTTGAGCCCCATTGTCGTATTCAAGAAGAGTCCGACGGAATACGTTTTTATGAACAAGATATCCTTCGCTCTATCTATACGTTTATGGGCGATCAGAAAATAGAAATTAACTTAGACTATATTGTCCCTGGATTCGGAATTTCTATCTCTGAGGTAGGAGAAGATAGTCCAGGAAATTCTAAAAACACGTATCTTCTTAAGTTCGGAAGCAATGATTTCAGAGTTATACAACAATACTACGGAACGCAAAAAGAGTTGCTCGCAGAAAGTTGCGTACTCCCGTTCGAGAAAAATGTGACGATATCGTTTAATATTAACCGAAAAAATGTGTCGATCAGCAAAAAACTCTGGAATAAAGATGGATTGCCATATGAAAGTCTAATCGTCGACTTTGATATGGCAAAGCCATTGTCTGAGTACAAGATAGGAATATACTCTAATGCAGGTAATCTTATCAAGTCTATTATGTTCTTAAGTAAAGTTCCAGAACATTGGAGAGTCAGCACAAAGAATACGATGGGCGGGAGAATTTCTCTCGAGAAAAATGCGGTACGAATCGAAAACTGCAGGCACGAAGCAGAGATAGAGCAAAAAGATATTCGTCTCAAAAAGGGAAAATACTGGCTAAAATACGACTTCGATAAAGTTCGAGATAAATGCGATATACGACCTTTCGTATTAAATCCGGTGTTCGTCCCATCTGCGGAAGAATCAAATTTAGAAGACGACTTTAAAAACATACTAGAAGAAGATATGTCATTTACTCTTTCTCATGATATGTTTGTCAACCTAAAATTCAAAGGTCATAATGGAATTATCAGGAACATCGCTATTACGGATAGTAAACAAGGATCGTTCGTAGAGACAAGAGAGTCTCAAAAGACTCAAGATGGCAGCGAAATAATAATAAAGCTTAAAAACATAAAGCAAGTATTATGGGAAGCCTTAATAAGCGAAGTTCCGCAATGGGAAGATCTATCTAAAGAATGTCCGTATGCGATAGTCGAAGCAGACAAGCAAAGATATTCAGCCAAAGAACTTTCTATCTTAATGAACAGAGAGTATGTATACACATATAACGTTCAAACAAAAAACCTAGACATCGTAGATAAACAAACGAAGGAAACGGTTTTTAATAAAACGATAAAAGATACGGGCGACATAATAACGATAGCAAAAAATGTAACCGGAATAGTATACAAAATACTTCTTACGGATATGGCAGGGACGGAAATCAATCCGTTAATCAGAACTACGTTTAAAAAATATGTGTCTGCCGCCATAACCAGCCCGATAATCGTAACATCGAAAGATAGTGACGAACCATTCGACCTGTCAGCATCCTATAGAGAAGTAGTGATTCCGCGCAAAAGAATTTCGCTCTACTCTAAAGAGCACTCATTGACTCTTAAAAACAAAGCTCCGATAACGGCAAACGAAATTAACGTTTACGGGATTCCTCGCGGCGCTACGATAGATGTTTATGCCTCTACAATCGATAAATTCACGAGTTCTTATGAGTTAATAGATGCAAACGACTACGAAAGAAAAGGTTCTTCCGTAATAGTTTCGGATAAGATAAGAAACAAATACGAGTATCTTGCGATAGAGCAGACATCAATCGATAGCTATAAATACGAATTCACGAATTATGAAAGAGAATCTTTTAGTGGTACCACTTCGGTTCTTCAATTAGAACATGAAATAGCTGAAAAGGCCGAAGATGTTATTCTGTACGGAATCCCTAAAGACTCTGAAACAAGACCAGAGTTTTTCTATCGTATTCCGACTCTTGGTTCGATAAACAGCATCGATTATTATACCGACAACTATGATATAATCATGCCGAATAAATATATCGTAGATTCGCAAGCAAAAGAGATCATACTAAACGATGATCTTACAGACGGGAAATACAAAGAATTCGTCGTAGATTATCTCAAGCAAGACAGTTACGCAATCAATAAACGAAGCGGACAATACGAAATAGACATTTCGACGGAAGCAAACATAGCAAAGCTTCATTATGATATGCATGAAGACGGAAGCATCTATGATTACATTTATACCGATATCGCTTCCACGGAAGATAAGTACGTGATAATAAAAAGAAAGGGCGGCGGTTAATTAAATGAAGATTTACTTACCAAATCATAAAATAGCGGCCGTCCCATTTGTGAGTCCGCAAGAGATACCGATTGCGTATGTCGACACAAAAGATGTGGAATACAAAGTGAAATTTTCAATAGAGGAAGATTTTGCGGAAGATTCTAGCTCTATTATGCGTCCATATCAAGTAGTAGAGTCGGAAAACATAATATTATTCGACAAAGATAAAAATATAATAAAAAACAGCGGGTTCCGCAGACGAGGAAATACGGTACTCTACGAGCCGCCAGGCGCGAGAGAGTTTTCTCCTTCTACATTTACATGTAATGCTTTCATAAAAAGACGGGCTACTTACAGCAGTGAAAAGTTGTACGACATAAAAATAGGAACGGCGGAAAAAGATACGAAAATTCCGCTGGCCTCCAAACTGATTAGTATCTTTGGCAACGCATACAAAAAAGGACTATGCCCTCCTAATATAAAAGTAAACGGAGGAGCTATATCAAGAGAGTCTATGATCGATGCTGCTAACGATAATGCTGATTTTGTTTTTGTAGAGACGAGCGACGGAACAAATTTTTCCGGGCTAAATATAAATACGCTGCTCGATAAAAACATAAACGTCTGGATATCGTCGTCTCAGTGGGGACAATCTCCGGGAGATCCCCCCAGAACTCTAGTTCAAGAAGGATCTATGAACAGCTTCTATGTGAATACGCCGAGAAAAAAAATCTCGAAATATCGATTCACGACGCAAGAAAAAATAGAGTCGCTAAAAGATAACTGCTCATATAGCTTTCCGTACGAAGACGTAATGCTAATAGAGAAGAAAAACAAAGGTTTTGTCGTAGTTACTCCGTCGGATTTTATAGAAAACTGCGGAGACAATGTTAAAGTTATTTACGACGTATTGTGCTATATATATTTTAACGCATATAAAAAGTCTAGGAAAATATCGTCGTGGATAACAAATGAACCTGTCGACTTTGCGGCTTATTCTTACCAAAAAATAGAAGCATTACATAAAACAATATTGCTTGATAACCTAATAGATAATTCTGCGCTAAACGATAACTATAAACTCTTAGGAATATCTGTTCAACCAAGCGAAGTAAAATATATAGGAATCGGGCCGAACAAAGAGCTTCTATTCAGAAAGACAGATAAAATTAGCGTAGACCAGAAAAAGAATGACGACGATATTTCTTACTTAACCTCAAAAAATACCATAGTATTTTACGGAAAACTAGACGCCTATAATACAAAAACACGCGTTAACTTAGCGAGTAAAAAGACCAAAAACGGTCTGTCTGTAGTTATTCAAAGCGTAATAAACTCTGATAAGTCTATATGGATAGACGAGGAAGTAATATTAGACATACCAGACATTCGACTCATATGGTTCATTTGCGCTAAGAGCGGAACGACTAATATTCCGAGTTCGTTTACTCTTATAGAACAAAGTGAATATAGCCTAAGCAAACACGGACACAAGATAGCCGAAGCTAGAGTAGAAACAGATAGAAACACCAAAATAGTAGACACTAGGGTTTACGGCGGCGGGCTCCCGGCAAAAGAAAAAGACGACTATGATTTAATAGATATCGGAAATGTTTACGGAAGACCATATCGTCTCGGGTCTACGTTGATTATAAGACTACCGAAAAGACTTAAGCCTCACGAGAATAAAATTAAGCAGGCAGTGTTAAAGCATATTGCGGCCGGAGAATATCCTATCTTTGTATTTGAATAAAAAGGGGCGAATTAAAGAGAGTGAATGAAAAACTAATAAAATTAAACTTCGCTCCGGGAATAAAAGCGAAGGATATTAATCATAATTTCGACACGATAAAAGCCTGGATAAACAAAGAAAGAAGAAGAGTAGGTGGCCCAGGCATTGTAGATGGCTTCGACATAACATATGATGTCGGAGCATTTACAGTTACTGTCGGACCAGGCACTATCGTAAGTGATGCCGGAGAAGAAATAGAAATCGAAAGCAAGACTTTCTCTGTAGGAGCTCCGGAATATATAACTAGACGAGAAAAGTTCGCTTGTCCGATAGATGGCATAGTGAAAGTAAGCGAACCTCCTTATTCCCCAAAGAAAAAAGGACGCATAGCATATTCGGCAGAAATACATCCTATCTCTGCAATGCCTACCCAGGATGAGTTCGATATCTACTGTGAGTCTGAAGTGTCTAGAGTTTATTACACTCAGATAGACGAGAACCGAGTTTATATATCTCGTGCAACTGTCTGGTATAATAAGGAGCTTACGTTTAGTTACTTTTCGGCAGATGATCGAGTAGACGCAATTGTTCTATATCCTGACGGAACATATAAATATCAGAAAAGTATTTCTTCTAATAGTCCGTCTCACGTAGAGTTAAAAGACTATCCGGACGATTGCATGCTAGTCGGAGTAATTCACTGGATTATCGGCGAGACTATTAAAGTCGACGTTTATACGAACCATCGTACGTATAGAAACGTATATGTAGACAATAAGAGACAGCTATATTTAAACGGACGATTATACAAGCCTAGCCAGGTTATCTACTTTGAAGAACCCAAAAATCCTAAAGAAAATGATCTGTGGTATGACTCTAAAAATAATACTCTGCTCGTATGGAGGGAGTCTTACGGAGATCACGGATGGGTGCCTATAAACGATTCTAGCCACATCACAATAAAAGAGCGCAAGATATGGACTCCACAGAATTGGCCGGCGGACGGCAAGACATTTTTGTTCGAAGAAGGTGAAACGAACTTACGATTCGTACCGAATACGAATGCTCTAGAAATTATTATAGATAATAATATACTGATGAGCGATCAGTATGACGAAGCCGTTTCTTCTGAATTCTCTAATGCTCCATCATATCTTGCTCGCGGCGAGGGATTCATCTTAAAAGACCCTCTAGATAGACCGACATACATAGAAGTTACGGTATCTCATCAGGTAAAATCGAAACCTGTTCGAGAGACTTTTCAGAGAGCTGCAATTTTCGTAGACGAAAACTACTCGATCAGACAACAGACAAATACGGATCAAGTATTCAGAACAGAATATCAGTACGCCATAGGAGCAAATCAGTTAGAGGTGTGGGTCGACGGCGTGCGACTTGTACCTGATATCCAGTTCGTAGAAATGCTCGACGATAGGAACCAGGCAAACAAAATAAAAGATAAGAATAAAATGTCTTATCACTATAAAGTAATGATTCCGGTAAAAGTCGGCGCCACCGTTAGCTATCGAATCAACAAGCATATGTGGAGCTATGACCAAATCGCTCATATGATCGGCAATGTTCATAACGACATTAAGGAGCTAAAAGAACGTTGTAAGATCTTAGAGAAAGATCTTTCTAATACAAATGCTCATGTGGCTCATCAATTAAATATTCTAGCTTCTGCAATCGATGAGATCAAAACCGGAAAAATCGGACTCGATAAAATAAATGAAGACATATCTTCAAAACTTATCGGAGAACAGATAAGCATATCTGTATCTGCAACATCGCTTGCTCCGCTTCAGGGAGTAACGCTCGCAAAAAGCTTCATAACGGTACACCTGATTAGTAATAACGAAAACAGGGTGCTTAGAAAAGATATAGACTATAATTTAGTCGATACACCAAATGGGCTTAGAGTCGACCTAAATCCGGAATTTATCCTTTCTTCTAATACTATTTATATAGCTGGCATAAAGGTGGGAGTATAACATATGGCAAGTCGCGACTTTTTATTCGACACAAAGACACAAGATTTTTATAAAGTTCAAGCTAATATTCTCACCGAAGATATTACGAATAATAATTTTATGCCGGAAGATCCCAGAATCTCTAAGAATAAAGGGTTAAATACAACGAAGAAAAATATCGTCGGAGCCATTAACGAAGCATTTGATATGGCTCACGAAGCTTACGTAAAAAATTCTGGAACTGCTTTCGTAAAAACGGTAAACGGAATTACGCCGAACGGAGTCGGAAACGTAGAAATAAAAAACGTAGATCGCAGCGTGGGCGATGCTCTAGGAAGAAAAATTCATGAAACGTATATAACGTTGAATGATCTTCCAAAGATAACTAAGGCTGCGGCAAGATCTGTCAATGGCGTTACCCCTGATTCAAACGGCGATGTTAGACTGCAAATAGTTTCTACGATAAATAATCTATCTCCTGACAGAGACGGGAACGTAGAAATAAACCTCGATAATTTTGCGTCAAAAAATGAATTATTCGAAGAAATTAATGACGCAATTAAAAGAATCCCGAAACCGAAAGCAGTAACCGTCAACGGAGTATCTCCAGATCTAGATAATAACATCGTTCTAAAAACAGTTCCGGAAGCCAATAAAGCGACAAGAGATGGCAATGATAAGGTTATCTCAGATACGTATATAACGAAAGAAAAGTTGAACAAAGCAATTGATGCTCTTAGCACTACGGTTATACACTCGATTAACGGTAGAACTCCGAACACTGACGGAACGTTTACGCTAGACTCTGTTCCTAAAGATGGAGATGGAAACGTAATCACTTCTACGTACGTAAAAAAAGACGACGTTTATCTTAAATCGCAGGTGGATAATAAAATCGCCGAAGTTCATTCTAGTATTTCTACTCCGGAACAACTAGCCGAAAACGCGGCATTTAAAAGCAGATACCCAGTCAAAGAAGACGTATACACAAAGACCCAAGCAGACGAAAAAATAACGGCGGCGATAAATGCCCTGCCAAACGCCGAAATACTATCGCTAAATCCTGCATTTATAGATAAATATGCCGACAAGACCACCGTATATACAAAAGAAGAGACAAATCAAAAAATTGCAGACGCGATAAAAACAGTAGACGCAGAGACACTATCTCAGAACACTGCATTTACAGATAAATTCGTGACAAAATCTGATGTATATAGCAAAACAGAGGCCGACAGTAAAACCAAAGAACTAATTAACGACAGCGCAAAACAGCTATCTAAAAGTTTTGAGTTTACAAATTTTTATGTTAGTAAAAAAGAGATAGATACGCTTATCGATCGTATATACACAATAGAAAAAGCTACAGCAAAAACAAAAAAAGATTGGGCACCTGAAACCGAATATTCTGTCGGAGACCTAATTAAAAGCGACGATAGAATATATAGAGTGACTGAGTCTACGCAAAAAAAATATTCCGGAAGAAGTAGAACTGGAGAAACTAAATACTTCTATAACCCTGTCAACTTCGGGATAGACGAAGAAAGAGACGGTGGATTTAGGACAGAATTTGCTGCAGCAGTAAGCGATATAAACTGGATCACTCCAAATAAACAGTACTCAAGAGGAGATACTGTTTTATATGATAGCATAATAATAAAATGCATAAAAGACGGAGAGACAGACAGTACAGTTCCTACGGTAGAAGAAGTTAAAGCACTCCAAACACAGAATATAACGTGCGGAACCGCAGAATTTTATATCATAACGAATAGCGGATATACGACATGGAAACCAAATACGGTTTTTAAGGGCGGAGTGTTCCTAGTAGGAAACAATGTTTTTTACTATGTCGCGACTATATTTAACGATATAAACGTCAGCCTTACTGGAAAAGATAAGCCGACGTTTATATGGGGTACGCAAAAAAATGGAGACTACAAACTCACTTACCTCGGAAAGGATGATGAGATAAGTGGATAAACCGATCATATCGTGGCACGTTAAGCTTCCGAACGAAGAAGATTTCTCGCCGACATCAGATCGCTACATGGGAACATATTCATCGAGAAATACAATGTCTGCGAAAATAAGACTCTGGAACAACAAATCTGGCGTCGAAGATGTAGACTCGTTTAAGAATTTTACCGTCAAAATAAGTTTTCGAGACAAAGAAGATTCTTCACTTCTTCCATATATTCGAGTAGAAAATAAAGACGGAAATCGCATAGAGTTAAACAAAATAGATGACCATCTGCTATTATCTCTTCCGGAAGATACAGAGTTGTCCGGGAAAGCAAATAACGGAGTAGAATCTGAGAATAGAAAAAACTACCTAGAGTTCTCTATCTTTTTTGCTACGCCAAAAAATATTATACTAAAAGAAGGCGACTTAAAAAGTCTTCAGATAGAAACAGTTACCGTCTAAAAATGGAAGGGGTTAAAAATGCCGATACTAGGTTTTAAAGATCCTAATGCAAAAGTGAAACAAGGATCGACAGTTGTCGTGCAATCAAGCCGACTAGAAGACGCTTCGTTTGTAAGCGTTCTTCGTACGTCTTATCTGCCAGAAAACGCTCCGTCGAACACTCTTATTCTCGACAGAGAGCAAAATGTTCTCTACGTCGGAACAGGGTCCGGAATTAAAAAGATCGTCGGAGACGTAAAAGTAGAAACTCCGGAAGGTCATATAGACCTATCTGAGTATTTAAAGAAGATCGACGCAGATTCGAAATATGCTACTAAAGAAGAGCTAAACAATAAAGCTATGACGCCAGGGCCTACTGGAAAATCTGCATATCAAATTGCCAAAGATAATGGCTTTACCGAAGATGAACAGGCATGGCTTAAGAGCTTAAATGGCAAATCTGCTTACGATATCGCCCTTGCCTCGAATAAGTTCAAAGGAACTGAAGACGATTTCGTGAGCTGGATGAAAGGTAAAAGCGCCTACGACATAGCTAGAGAAAACCTCAAAGACATCAGAAACGAAAGCGAATGGCTAAATTCACTAAAAGGAAAATCAGCATTTGAGATCGCCAAAGAAAATGGGTATCAGGGCGACTCGGAAGCAGAGTGGATTAACTCATTAAAGGGCGAGAAGGGTAACGATGGAGAACGTGGCGCAGATGGCCCCATAGGTCCGGCCGGACCTGACGGTATCGCTGGCCCAATAGGTCCAAAGGGCCAAGATGGACCGATGGGCCCCGCCGGGAAATCCGCATACCAGCTAGCAAAAGAAAAAGGCTTTGCTGGCGACGAACAGGCATGGCTCAATTCTCTCAAAGGCACTAACGGAGAAAACGGCAAGAGTGCATATGAGATTGCCAAGGCAAACGGTTATAGCGGTAACTCAGAACAAGAATGGATTGAGTCTCTAAAAGGGGCTACAGGTCCAGCTGGTCCAGTCGGTTCGATAGGTCCCGCAGGTCCGGCGGCAAATCTAGAGGATTACATTAAGAGGTCTGAAGTAGAAGAAAAATACGTAACAAAAAAGGCTTTTGATGATCTGAAAAATGAATTTACTGCGCTAAAAGCTAAAGTAGATGCAAATCATCCTTGATAACAGTCTATAGGACAAAATCCCTAAAAAATTTCTAACGATTTATAGATAGTCGCATTATGTTCACGTAATATTTACAGTGAGCAGATGCGGCTATTAATTTTGTCACAATAAAACAAGTTAGAAAGGAAAGATAAGCAAAGATGGACATCAATTTTGTTTTGCAGCTTGTACCCGTGGTTTTTTCTGCAATCTGTGCTACAATTATGGCTATCTTTAAATCTAGGCTAAAAAAAAGAGAAAAATTCCTAGAAAGAGAAGAAGAGCTCAGAGAAAAAGAGGAAAAAGAACGAATGGCTGAAACCGATGCTATTCGTGAAGGGATGACTGCGATCCTAAGAGATCGTATGATCCAAATGTACGCTTACTGCGAAAAAAGCAAACACGCCCCAATATATATGGTAGAAAATATGAATCATATGTATCAAGCATATCGCACGCTAGGCGGGAACGGCGCAATGGTAACTCTTTACGAAAAATTCAAATCATTCCCTCATAGCCATTCCGGACTAGAAGACATAGAAGAATCGCACATATAAAGTTAAAATTTAAGACTCCCTACAGGGGTCTTTTTTTCTTGACTTTTTTAGACACAGATGCTAATATTAATACATATTATAATATAGAATAAGTGCGGCTAAAAGCAGCGGTGACACAAGTAATAAGTAAGTAGCATCAAAAATATCGAAAGGACTGAAGCAAAGAATGCCGACACTACCGCCGCGCGGCGTCCGAAAGGTCTCCGAACTAATAACGCAGGAAGGCCGCACATTAATCCTCTCAGAGGAAGACACCTCTAAATTATCCTGGGCCGACATACCGGTATCTACTCTTAAAGTAAATCCTAAAACTGGAATTACGTACGTAAAAATTGAAGGAGAATCCGACTGGGTTCCATTCGGAGTAAAAAATGACGGAACATTAAGCATCGCTAGAGATGCTTGTATCGTAGAAGAAACATTCGTCGTTACGAAAATAGATCTTACGGCAAAAGAATTTGAATATATGAACTCAGAAAATCAAAAGAGAAGATCGAACATTAAAGATGATATGTTCGTATTCGAATTAGAGAATGGCACCTATATGATGCATCGCAATCATATAGAGGTGTTTATAGATGATACGTTACGTCGATGTGAATCTTCCGCAAATCTTATAGAGCAAGGCGCCGGAAAATTCTTCTCTCTTCATAAAAACGACATACAAGTCGGAACCGAAGTTACGGCAAGATACTTCAAGGCTCTGCGAGTGGGGAATCCATATCCGAGAATTTTTATCGGAGAGAATACTCCCGTAGATGCAGAAATTGGCGATTTGTATATCGACACGGATTACGATCTGTCTGAGTGGAAAAAGTATCTAGAAGACGACGGTCGCCTTAACTGGGGTATCATCAAAAATACACCGAGTACGCTAGAAGGATACGGAATAAAAGACGTATACACAAAGACGGGACACAGACACGATTTTGCCGATCTGTATAATGTGCCGCAAGCCCTCCCGGCGAGTGGCGGAAATAGCGAAACCGCAAATAGACTAAGAGATCCTAGAAGAATAAGAATCGCCGGAGATCTTGCGGGAGAAGGATCATTCGACGGATCTTCAGATGCTACTATCAATGTAGCGATTAATCGAGATAGTCTAAAAAAATCTATAATAGACATAACCGGAACGGACGACGTTCTAGGGTATATAAGAAAAACTACAAATAGAATATCCGTACTCAGCGGATCTATGAGCACTCCGAGCGGTACGATTACCTTACCTATCCCCAGCGGCTACGATAGACACGAATGCAGATTCTCGGCATTTGTCCACGGTAATCTTACTCCGGATAGCGTTAGAATAGATTTCGTAAATGGAACCGTTACTACGAACGCTAATGCATTAATTTTTTACATCACGATAGGAATAAAGAATGGAGGAGTCTCATAAGGTGTTTCTTATCTTTAACAAAGACGGAAGATGTATAGGCTCTTCGTCCGAAGAGCCTAACGTAAAGGACTTAGAGTCGAGAAATGAAACATGCGCCCCGTACGAAGGTAAGTTTTTCGACGTATCTAACTTCGGCGGTTATTCATTCGACGGGAAAAAGATTATATTCGAAGAAAAAAAGACCCACATTACTCTAGATGAAGCTATCGAAGAAGTCAATAAGTTTAGAATGAAAAAAGAATCTGAGCCAATTCAATTCGAAGGAAATTATTATCAGACGGACAGAGATTCTATCCGTCGCCTATTTTTAGCCAGTATTGGTAATGGCACGGTAAGATGGGCTAACGTAAACAATATCGAGATAGAGCTAACTCCATTAAAGATAAAAAAGATCTTGTCCAGAACGGCAGAAAGAAGTCAATATACATACGAATATTGTGCAATGACAAAAGGCACAATTCGAGCCGCTGCCGAGGCAAATGATTATGATCTCGTAGAGTTTGCGATTCAAAATATGGAAGTAGGCTATAACTTTGAATAGAAACAAAAACGCAGTCCCAAAAAAGATATCGGCGAATCTATTCGAGGAAGAGCTGGCTGACAACCTCAATAATCTCAAGAATGTAAGATTCAAAGACGATAAAATTAAAATGGACGACTTATCGTCCGATATCGTTAATAAAATAAATGCCTGGGGTGCGCCGGCCGGTTCTAGTTACAATGATTCTGAATTAAGAAATAGAATCGTAGCGCTAGAAAATAATCAAGTACCCAAGGCGGATGTTTTTAATAAGGCATCTAATGTTGTTACGAAAGACTTACTAGATAACGCACTTAAGTCTGTCGTAGATCTCGTGCCAAATTTAAGCAATCGTATACAAAGTCTTGAAAACAGTAAGCTGGACAAGTCTCAGCTCCATGCAGAAAAGATACAGATAAACCATCTAGCCGACGACGTGGTAGATAAAATAAATGCCGCATACGCATATTATTTATCGTCATTGCCAAGCGGAGATGTCGGAAATATATCTAGTACTGCTGATATTCTAAATGCCATTAAAACGTTAAGAAACACGAAGGCCGACAAAAGTGAGATAATCGGATTTCGAAGAAAAGACGAGAAAGTTTTAATATCCGATATGGAAGCAAGCGCCGCAACCGCTATAAATGCGGCAGTAAGTACCCAGCAAGAAGTCCAGAAAAAAGCCGATAGAGTTACGTTAAACGACTACAGAAGAAAAAGTGACAAGATAAGCACCGGAGATTTTACGCCGGACGTTGCTAACGTAATTCAAAAATCTAAAGAATTCATGCAGGACTTCAATGCCGCAATAGACTCTTCAGTTAATAGTAAACTAGACAGTGTCCGTTCAAAACTCACTAACGATGAAATCGGTAGCAAATATCTTTTACTAGATAAAAATGTTTATTATTCCGTAAGCAATCCTCCTGTTGGCGACAATCAAGGTTTGCCATATCGTAGACAAGTAGTAGGGCTTGCCGGCAAAAATGAATCATCGCACTTATTCCACGACACGTATCACATAATAGATGTGATAAACTGGATTATCCGAGCAATGATCGGAATACAATACGACGAAAATCTCATCAGGCTTGACGATCAAAAAGCTATTATTCGCCATGCAAACTCTAGAAATCCCAGCGACAACGAACATAGAATGTTCGGACTAAACAAGGCATATTACGGAGTTCCCGAAAGTGGTTTTACTGTCGTAGAAAGCGTTTCTTTTTTGCTAGAAAAATTGAAAGAAGCAAACGGAAGAATTTCTACACTCGAATCGAGAAATAATGAGCTCAATGCAAAAATAACCGAAATGAATAACAAGATCACGGAACTTGAAAAGAAAGTGAACAAAACACCGTAAATAAAACGAAAGGAAGAGTTCCGATAAATGGAAACTATTAAGCATCTTACCAACGAAGGCTGGAAAGATTTATACGGATACAAAATGAATATAGGCGATAATCTTGCCTATCTTGATATAGAAAAGTCTATCAACAACTTAAAATTAGATGATAGGTTTATCCGGAAAGATGTCGCAAAACTAGGAAAAGATCCGTCGTCTATTAATCCCCTAATGATTAACCAGACAACGTATGCTCGATTCGTTTCGGATAATCAAATTAAGTTCTGGAACTCTAAGTTAAATATCCCGAAGACAGGGAGAGCAAACTTTAGAGGAAACGGACAAACTGTGGAAGTCACGCACGGCGCTAAAAATATGAACGAACAAAAAGTATTTCCGTATTTCTGTACGTTTCAGCTAACAGAAAATCCGCTGGGGTGTCTCGGCGAAACTTGGTGTACGTGGGACGAAAACAGGATAGTATTCGGTAATACGGGGTCATATACGGGCCCATTTACTTGGATAGCTTTTTACTAAGAGAGGATTTATGGAACAACTAATATTGCCGACTTCAGCGAGTTTCTTAGTTACGGAAGATTGTAACCTAGCATGTAAATATTGCTTCGAAAAACATAATAAAAAGACTATGTCAGAAGACGTCGCTATTGCGGCACTTGAGTTCTTGAGCGATAATGCCATCAAGAATAGAGAAAGAACGTTCCATGCGATGCTCTTCGGCGGAGAACCTCTCTTAAATATAGATTTAATCGAAAAGATTTTTATTCATGGAGAGAGAATCGCGCGTCGAAAAGGCATTCGTTTTACTACATCGATGGTTACAAATGCTACAATTATGAGCGATCGAATTTTTAAAATTCTGACCGAGCATAAAGATAGTAGCAATCTAACGATTCAATTATCTGTCGATGGAGACAAAGAATCGCAAGACCTATATCGAGTGACAAAGGCCGGCAAAGGATCTTTTGTTCTCGTCGAAAAGAATATAAAACGCTTCCAGGAAATATTTCGCGGCGAAGAATATCGTCTATGTATTCATAGTTGTATTAATAAAAGTACGGTAGATAAAATGTTCGAGAACTTCAGATTTTTCTATGAAGACTGGAAGTTCGAAAATATCTGGTTTCTCCCGGTTATGGAAGAAGCCTGGGACGAAGAAGATATTAAAAAATATGATCTCGAAGAAGGAAAAATATACGAGTATATTCGCAGATTAATCGAAACAACCGGCGATATTAACTATATGAACACCTATTCCCCCCTAGATAGATGTTTAGTAACCGGGAAATCTGATAAACCGTGCGGGGCCGGATATTCATTCGTAAGTATAACATCTTCGGGCGATATCTTCCCGTGCCATCAAATATACTTCAACAATCCAGACAGAAGTGAATACTTGGGCAACGTTATGGACGGGAAAATCGACGAAAAAGCAAGAGAGCAGTACATAACATATACAAGCCCTTGTATCGACTGTCCGTCGAATTGCGAAGTGAATAATTGTTATAGATGCATCGCCGTAAATAGACAAGTTAATGGTGACATCCTTAAGCAGGTAAAGGGACACTACTGCGACCTGATGAAAATAGACAATAAGTATCAGGTAGAATTAAGAGAATTCCTCATGAAGTCAGGAATGCTCGGCCCGCAGCAACGAGAATCGAGCGACGAAATCTGTCTATGCAATGTGAGAGAATCCAGTAATATAACAGAAGGGTGTGACATTGTGAACAAACAATCCGTATGCGAATCCGGAAACAATCCTAATAATCCTGACTGCCTATGCGATGTGGCTCCTATGCAAGCGCACGGAGACGAGTTCGAAGAAACGATGACACTTGCCATCCAGATAATGCTGGGAGAATTAAAAGATATCAAACAAAAGTTGAGTGATCTTGATGAGCGTACTAGACCTAAAGACTGAACTCAACAGGATGATAGAGGAACGCGAAGGCGTATCCGATAATACGAGCGAATATAAAATATACAAAGATCTCGACTCATTAAAAACGAGCCTGCAAGAAATGATTGAGATTCGTTCCGGTAATATGAGATTAAACAGAAGATCTTGTGAAACACATCAGGCCACCATATGTACCGGACACAACTATCATTCCTATCGAGACATATTAAGAGATTCCCTGTCTATCGGAGACGTAGACAAGGCTATTGATTTACTTACTTATTGTACGTGTAATGCGCGACAGGCTCCTAGCTGCTTATGTCAGCAGAATCAGAAAAAAGATCATTGTATGTGCCATACAAGATCTACATTATTCTGTTCATGCCAGAACAGGGACGGCGGAAAATACGGGCCGCGCTGCGACTGCAATTCCAGAACCACTGTCCCGTGTAACTGTCACGGTAGAACCGCTACGCTAAATTGTACTTGCGACGGAAGATGCGCATGTAACGTACAGAAAGAATTCTCTCCGATCCCTATGGATAGAAACTGCGCGTGCAACACAAAAGTAGTAGAGGGATGCACATGCAATACGGTCGCCTCTAAAGAATGTGTGTATCACGAATGTTCCTGCGTTATGAGAAGCACAGCTCCGTATACAGTCTTAGATTGCTCATGCAATGGATACGCCCCCAGACATGGATTCGGCTGTAGACGACACAAAAAAGGCTGTGTCTGTGAAGCATATTCTGGACCATGCCCTGAGAACTATACAGCGATTATCGGACTAACGCAATGCGAAAAAGTATATAACGACGTTCTTCATGATATCTCGACATGTCAGTGCATGAGTCGCTGTGCATGTAATACGAAAGCCGTGATGAAATGAGTACCACGGAAAGATATGTTATCCACGTAACCAAAGCATGTAACATGGAATGCTTATACTGCTATGAAAAAGACAAGACGAGCAAATACGACTGGGAAGAAATCGAAGAGCTCTGCAAGAATATCGTAGAAAACAACAAAGACAATAGAAACTACTCAGTAGAGTTTCTTGGCGGCGAGCCTATGATAGCATTCGACTACATAAAAAAAGCGATCGAATATTTTAACGAGCACGATCCAGAGCATGCGGAATATTTTATCATAACAACGAATGGCACAATAATAACGAAAGATCTTATAGCGTTCTTAAAAAATAATGAAAACGTCATGTTTTCTATATCTCTCGACGGAATCCCCGAAGCAAATAAACAGAGAATCATGAAGCTCGACGGAGCGAACAGTTATGACATCGTGACGTACGGCATAAAAGTATTGTTTCTTAACGGTATACCGACAGAACAAATTGCTATACATATGGTCACCCATCCATTTAACTGTAAGATGATCTGTCGTAGCATCGAAGATTTTTACTCGTTAGGCATCCGTAATATATCCGTAGGGACGGTAGAAAATAGTCTAGCAGTTGGCCCCGGATACGAAGAAAATTTTAAAGCTCAAATGTATAAGGTGGCCGAGAAAATTATCGGCGGCGAATTAAATGGGCTTTATATTGACCTATTCGATTCTTTCGATCCGGACAATAAAAGAGAAAGAATTTATATTCGCGACGAAAACGGTAAGATGCTATGTGAGTCTTATGGCGTAATGGAAAACGATATAACGAGAACGAACTATTACGACTCGAAATACGTAGTTTCAGATCTCGGAGACTATATATTTAATCTTCGCAGAGATGTATGTCTCTACTATAAAAAACTCAAAGAGAAAAACAAATGAATGAATTCATTATAAACTCATGGAAAAATGCAATTCAGAGAGAAGGCTATTCTCTCTATTTACATTCTCCGTTTTGTGGCGATAAGTGTAAGTACTGTGTTTATACGGGTAAACTAACTTCGGATAAGTCGTATAGCGATTTGTATGATAAATACATAAACGAATACATTCCGGTCGCTATTAATAGCTATAAAGAAATACTCGAATCGAGAACTCCAGAGAATCTATACTTTGGCGGCGGAACCCCCAACTTGATTAAGCCGAACGATATGGTTAGAATATTCGACATGATTCCGAATTTCGATAAAATTTCTAACAAGATAATAGATCTTCATCCGACATACTTGTCTAATAAACATATCGACACACTAATCGATAGCGGATTTACGACCGTATGTATAGGAATACAATCGTTCGACGAAAAAACGTTAAAATTAAACAACAGAACGAATCCGCCGATACAGAGAATAAAAGATGTCGTAGATCGATTTAAATCCGGAGGAGTTTATACCAGCATAGATCTAATGTGCTATATTACTTCGTATGATAAAAGTGACCTAAACATACTAATACGAGACCTCGAACTGGCCGAATCTCTTGATCTAGATTTTATCGATATCAATCCGAATCTTCATCTTGTTCTTAGAGAAAGAAAATATGCATCAATATTCGAAAAAGTCGTAGACGAATACGTCTTTATGAGAGAGAATATATCTTCCGAAAAAGACGTAATCGGAGAAACAACTTTAAATAATAGATATATATATCGTATCGTAAATAAAAGAATTGCCGATATCTTTAAAGACAAAGTTCTTCCATACTATGCCGATGATTTTCCTTATGCCAATAATAACATAATAGGAATAGGCGACATAGATAATGGCCATAGTACGATGAGCTATATTCATGGAGAGTTATTTTACGTAGAAAAAAATATAAACATGCGACCGACTTACGATATAAAATATATGAAGCAGCCTGCGCATATACACGGGCTAAAAAACTTTTTGAATAGCTATAAAGGGTGATTTAACGAATGCCGAATGTGATACCTCCTCGCGGCGTCCGTAAGGTATCTGAGTTAATTACTCAACACGGACGAACGCTAATTCTCTCAGAAGAAGATGCCTCAAAACTCTCTTGGACCGATATTCCAGTCTCGACACTAAAGATTAATCCCAACACAGGAGTAATTTCGGTCAAATTAGAAGGGCAAACAGACTGGGTACCAGCCGGAATTAAAAACGATGGTACAATTTCTCTCGTTAAAGACAGCAAGATCGTAACTGAAAATTATACGATTACATCTGTAGACACGGCAAATAAAACCTTTTCGTATACATTAGAAAGTGGAGACGTAAGAAATTCAGTTATTGATGATACAAAAGGATTTATATTTGAGCTGGAAAATGGATCATACCAACCGGAAAGAAATCAAGTCGAAGCAGTTATAGATGATATCTTACTTCGCAGCAAAGCATCTGGTGGCCTCGTAGAAGTATCCGAAACAAAAGTCGGGATTAAGGATCCTCTCGTAGTGGGCCAAGAAATTACGCTAAAATATATCACAACGTTCCGTATCGGAAATCCGTATCCGAGATTCTTCTTGAATTCAAATGAACCAGATCCAAGACTAGCTGAAACGGGAGACTTCTGGCTAGATTACGATGCCACTATCGCAAGCGAACTCGGCGGCGACAATGAGCCTGACCCAAGCATTGTCAATAGACGTATTTATTGGGACGATATTTCAGGCAAGCCGGATACTCTATACGGATTCGGAATAAAAGACCACGTATCTCTTGAAGGACATAGGCATCGTAGAACTGATATAATAGACTTCCCTACTTCTCTGCCTGCAAATGGGGGAAATGCTGATAGCGTCTCTGGATATCGCGCCAGTAGTAATGCGCCTAATACTTTGGCCATACTAGGATCTGACGGTAAACTTCCGATTACGTCAATTCCTCAACACTACCATAATGTAGATGAAATATTAGGACTTAGAAGCGCTTTAAATGATAGTGAAGCTAAGGTAGATCAGTCTATAGATAACATAAGACGATTAGAAGCAGAAATAAATCGTAGAACTAATGATGCTATAGTAAGAATAGAGAATATAAATCCTCTAAATAAAGATATACAGACTGCAGGATCTAGAGTACCATCACTCTCAGTACGAGCGAACATTAACAGAGACGAATATGACGTAATGTATACAGGAGGAGGAATTCAATCAGGAAACTACAGAGTGACTGACCTTATAGAAAAATTAGTTTCTCAAAGTCATTCACATAGCATTGGGCATGCGAACTGTAACTGTAGATGTAGATGCGATAATGACCATGGGAGGTAAAACAATAATCGTATGATAAAGCTTAGTAGAGTATGCATCCCGCTAGGACTAGATTGCAATATATCATGTAAATACTGTTATAGAGATATCAAACGTTTACCCTTACCGTCAGAATTAAATAACTTAATGACAAGATATTTAAAATTCATATCTCCAGATTGGTGTACTGCACTTGTTGTGTCTGGAGGTGAGCCTCTTTTATATTTAGACAAAATCAAAAAGGTCTTTAGCATTGCCGATAAATATATTCACAAAAAGATAATGACAAATGGAGTCCTACTGACAAAAGACATCGTAAAATACTGTAACGACAATCAAATAGAAGTCCACGTATCTCATGATGGCGCTGTGACAAAAGAGCTTCGCGGGATAGATATCCTAGAAGATCATCAAAAAAAAGAATTAATCAAAAGTATAAACATTCTTCGGATTGTCGGCGTAGTAACAAATAAAAATTGTGATGTTATTTCTAATTATAATGATACGGTAAAAAAGCTTGATGGTCGTCAAAATTTTATGTATGATCCATGTCCGATAATTCAAACGCCTAAAAATGAGTCATTAATAAAAAATTTTGATTATATTACATACCAAAAATCAATGATAGAATTTAATCAAAAATATAGATTAAATACTCCTTTTTACAGAAAACAGGACAATATAGAATACCCTGCTGCTTATGGATATAATGTAGATCTAAACGGCAACGTCATTTGTACAGAGACACTTTCTAAGTACGGAACAGTAGAAAACACTAAAGAAGAAATATTCGCTGCCGCAGAAAAAAGCGGCGACGGTGATTACTGTAACTCACAATTAGATTGCCCGATTAAGGGAAAATGTTGTGGCATGAAAGCGTGTGCATCTCCTCATATGTGCAGAATATTTATGGCAGATAGAATGGTTAACGACTACTTTGAACAATAATAAAAAGCGAGAGGTAAGAACTTGTATAACCCACTAAAGATAAAAACAATATATTTAGTATTAGGGCATAATTGCAATTTCTCCTGTAAGTACTGCATCCAAAACAATGACTTCAAAAAAGATAAAATAGATAGAGCAACTGTATCTGAAAAGGTGTATTCCTACATAAGAGAACTTATCGAAAATCGACCTTCAATAAGCGACAAAATAAGACTTATATTTTGGGGCGGAGAGCCGTTGCTATATTTTAACTTAATTAAGGATGTCGTTAATAATCTCGAAGATTCATTAGAATATGGGATCATATCAAACGGTGCGTTGTTAACAGGAGAAATCGTAGATTTTTTGAACGAACACAATATATTTTTTACAGTATCTAACGACGGACCGAATACAAAAAAAACGCGCCGAATAAATGTGCTTGAGAATGAGACATTCAGAAAGCTGTTCACTAAAATAAAAGAAAGAGCGGTTTCTTCTGTCATAAGTGCTTATAATCAAGACTTTCAGGAGCTAAATAGATACATAGAAAAAATGGTCGGAAAAACCAACGTCAATTATGATCTGTTAGCACCATCCGAAGCGTTATCAGTAGATGCATACAATTTTGACTATGAAAAATTAACGGACTCGTTAATTATCATGGCAAATAAAGCAGCAGAAGATCTTCTCCTATCCGAAAAAACAAACGAAAGCAATTTCTTCGTCGACTATATAAACAGAATAAAAGTAGCCGATAAAAATCCGAAGGCATTTATAAATAGAGCGTGCGAAGAAATGCATTCTTCTGTAAGTATAGACATTGCAGGGAATATTTTATTGTGTCACAATTCTTCTGATGTCATGGGCAACGTCGAGTATTCTCCGTATGATCTAGAATTAAATCATTCGAAATACTTGAAGGAAACAAACATAGAAAGCGTAAAACAATGTAAAGACTGTTTTATCTATAATTTTTGCGGAGGAGATTGTAAGCTGACCCAAAAAAAATATACGGGAATAAAAGAGTCGTGCGAATTGAGAAGGACCGTCTTTGCAGTAACTTTCTATCTCGTAAATAAACTAAATAACTATTTCGAGACTGTCGATATATCAGAAGAGGACCATGACAATGATTAGAATATTAAGATATGAATCCGGAAATGATACGACAACTCAATGCATTGTCGAGGATGAAGATTCTAAAATCAAGCTAACGTTTAGAAACAGCACTGAAGAATATATAGTATCATTAGATAAAAACAAATCTGTCGGGAAAATTTACAATATAGTCTTATGCGAAGGCAAGGAAAGAAAGATCGTCGTAGCATACGAAAAGTACGGATATTTTAGTCGATCGATTTTCCCGACTGCGCCGTCTGGCAATGAAGAAAAGCTGGCACAGGTTTTTATCGGGAATGTAGACATTATAATTGGTCTCATGTTTGGATGTTCAGAAGTAAAGGACTTTGAAAACATCATAATTGAAGAAGATGAGACGATGACAAACGCATTCTGTCGAATAAGCTCTGAATATGAAGAAGCTACGAGACCACTTTTCGCGAAATTCAGAATGATAAATAAAGTAGATATATATAATTCTGTAACGTATCTGGAATCTCAGGTTGACACATTAACAAGAATCATACTAAAATTATATAATGAGAATGATAAATTAAGAGAACTATTAGTCAACGCGGACAAATACAGTGTTCTAGATATAAAAGACAATGATGTAATTTTAGGAGAAATAGAAAGAGACAAAAAAAACATTCGAAACTTGCAGAAAGAATACTATGAAGACAAAAAAGAAAAAGATTAAGTCGGTTACATTAAAACTTGGAGGTAGATGTAACCTAAAGTGCAAACATTGCCATAACGCGATTATAGACTACGAATATAATCCAGATATTATTAAATGGATAAAAGAGTCTGGATATAACAAAGTTTCTTTTTCTGGCGGCGAGCCTACAATGTATCTCGAGTTAATAAAAAAAATAATGATTCAACTCGGAAAAGAGATAGATTACCATATCGTAACTAATGCCACCATAATAACTGACGATCTAATAGATTTTTTTAATGAATACAAAGCAAGCGTTGTTGTTAGCTACGACGGAGAATCGAGTGAACGAGATTTTAGCTATATTCCAAAGTATAATGAAGTTAAAAAATTCGACAGACACGGTTTAACCTCTGTATATTATGGACAAAATGAAACGTTACTTCAGTTGCAAGCGGAAGTAGATTTGTTTCGTGAAAAATATTGGGACGACACAACCCAAGCTTCTTTTTATCCAAATTTCGTTCATCAAACTCAACTATCTCCTAATCCTCAAGTCACGAGAGAAACTGCAATAGATTACGTAATGCAGTATGGCCAACTAATAGAATTAGATTTCTTAAGACTTAAAAAAATAGGAAACATTAAGCCGCTTAATGTCTTAAAGAATGCTTTTAACGAGTGGGTAAGAAAAAAAGATGTTCGCGGCGTAGCGTGTTTTAATCAAAACCACGTTAATCTAACGATCAGTGGAGATCTTCTTGTTTGTCCATATAATCCCGATACAAAAGTCGGAGATATTTATAACGACATAAAATGGGATTTAATCGAAGAAAAATATTTACCTAAGAGATGTCATAATTGTAAAATAAAAGATATATGTAAATGTACTTGCGTAGAAAATATAACCACTAATGAATGTTATATAGCCAAAGTTCTTCATAAACATACGATAAAATTAATGAAGAAGTACAGATACACATATGAAGAGCTTGAAAAACTAATAGACGAATCGCAAATAGCTGAAGGGACGTGAACTAATAAAGCATGGCTAGATCAAGTTTAGTAAAGATAAGAAATCTCGACCCCGAGGTTATTTCTTTTATCAAGGGTAACTCATCGGCCGGAGAGCTCCCATACATCAGAAGAGACGATCTTGCTCCGTATTTTAATAAAAATACCGACCTTGTTAATTATGACATGATCGATAAAGATACGAAAGAAAAAATCTCTGAAATTACGATCGACAAAATTAGAAAAACGGATACGTATAGAAGAAATACGGTCCCGATTGAAATGAAAGACCTATCATCGGAACTAAGACTAAGACTATCAGATGTTCAGGGCGGTGGCCCGATCGAGATTCCTCAGGAAATTAAAGACGATATAGCTGCGTTAAAAACGCTTTCAAATCAAAACAAAATTACGTCGAATGAAGCCCTCGAAAAAACTGTTGAAAATAGAAAATTAATAGACGAGCTCTCGTTAAAAAGCGAGAATAATTCAACAAAGTTAAACGAGAAAATAAATGCGAATAGTGTCGATATAGCTAATCTAAAAGCACTTAAAGATTCAATATCTCAACTTACATCTGACGGCAGAATCGATAAAATTATTGAGTTAGTCAATAGAATGACAGAACTGAATAATATTCTAAACAGAATTAATCAAGTAGAAAATTCAAATAAAGAAATAAAAGAAATGTTTGGATCGTTTTCTAAAAGGGGCGGTCAAGTAGGAGACATAGTCTATCTCAGAGAGAACGACATGTTAGGAACAAGAGCCCCATTAAGTTTCTGGGCAATAGTATATTCCCAGGAAGAGGTAGACGAAGCCAAAACCGCAAAAAATGATTTTATTCTCAATTATATAGATAATAAGTTATATATAGGGACGCAAGATAGTAACGACCCTAGTATTTATACTTATTCGATGGTAAAAAATGCATTAAACAAAGAGGCTTACTTGTCTACGTTTATAGTCGACACAAAAAGTGGCGTAGTCTATATGAATAATAATGGGACGCTCCTGTCCTTAGGACAACAAAAAAGACAGATGACTAAAGATATAAAAATAGCGGCAGACGACAAAATAGAAGTAAACATTCGTAATGCATTAAACTCGGACTTAAGAATGCTTATTCTAGATGAAGAGACAGGAAGCAGAACGAAAGACCTATATATAAACGGAGAAGGATTTTTGTCCGTAGCCTACGATACGAATAAAGTAACGATATTAAATGACGGAAATTTTGAAGCTAAAGTCCGTTTAATATACAAAGAATAACGAAGGGATTTTCTTATGGCGATAATAAAGTTTAAAGATAACGATAATACATGGAAGGCTGTAGATAAAGAACTAATTATGGCCATTAAAAACAGGCTTCGTTGCGACAAAAATTTATCTGATATTATAGATAGGACCAAAGCTCGTGAAAATTTAGGTCTTATCGGAGATGTCACAACACATCATCATGACGGAAGATATATTCCTATGATAGGAGAAGCAAAAGCTCTTATACAAAGTATCAGAGACGAGTTTGAATCATTTAAAGGCCAGGAAAAAAGTAATAACGATTCACTTAGATCTAGCATTAATGAAAATAGTAAACTAATTGAACATAACGCAGGAAACACTAGAGAAGAAATTGAAGCATTGCGAAGAACAATGCTCAAACGTGGAATGATATTAGACTGGTATGGGACCCCCGACACCGTTCCAGAAGGATGGCATATTTGTGACGGTACATACGGAACTCCAGATCTCAGAGATAAGTTTGTTCTGGGCGCCGGCGGAAAATATCCTTTAAACGGAGCAGGCGGCGTTGCTTCATTTAGACTTACAGTCGATATGATACCGGAGCATCGTCATACAATATTTGCAGCAGGATCGACAGATTCAGATGCCCATGGAGATATTCATGGTGCAGTTCAGACGATTCCCGATGGAATTACCGGAACAGTCATAACAAATGGCGTATATAACGAAGAATCTCCCACCGGAAATGGAGCGGGATGGGGTGGACGTCAACGTACGAACACAGGTGAAAGACCAGATTCACCATACAAAAGGGGAGGCGGTGGTGCAAATAGCAATGGCGGCGTATCTAGCAGATCTGAGGGGTATGAAAAACAAGTAGCTATTAACAATTTGCCACCATACTATGCGCTATATAAAATTATGAAACTTTGACGATAAAGGATGGTCGACAATATGTCTTTTTCTCTTTCTCTTACTATAAAAAACATACTGAAAGATTTATTCAAACTCAAAAACGACAAAATAGATGCTTCTAGAATAGAAGGGACTATCCCAATAGAATCTCTTCCGCCCGCTTCTCTTGAGCGCATTAAAGTAGTCCAAAATGACGCCGCGAGACTTGCTCTTACGAAAGCTACTGTTCAAAATGGCGACACAGTAAAAGTAAAAGATACGAAGAAAATGTACTTCGTTGTAGATGACACTAAGTTAAACCAAGAAGACGGCTACGAAGAATATGTTTCGGGTGGAGCCGCCTCTGCAGAAATCGCCGAAAGGGCTAAGTTAGCTCTAAATAGCGAGAAGCTTGGCGGCCTAACCCTCGACGCATTACGCACAGAAGTAAGAGGATACTCTACTGGCATACAAGACGGATCTATTCGCAATCAACACTTAGCAGCAGACTTTTCTTTACCTACAGATAAAATTGCCGATGGCGCCATAACCAATCCTAAGCTAGGATACAAGTCGATCACGGTAGACAAAATCGCCGACGGTATACTTACGGCAGCGAACGTTAATGCGTACGATAAGTCGGAGGTAGATAGCCGCATAGACAAAAAGGTAAATAAAAGCGGCGATACAATGACAGGTGAATTGACTGTTCCTAGTATTAAAATTAATGGAGATAAAGGAAATTTCCTTAGTGGATTCCGTATGGATGAACAAGATTGGATTTCGATTATTAATAATAAAGGATTACGAACTAATGCTAGTATGAAAGCAGACGGTGGATTTTTAGGTAGAGCAACAACAGCAGGGAGAGCCGATTCATCCGCTCGTGCAGATAATGCTAATAATGCAGATAGAGCCACATACACCGAAAAAGTGGCGAATGGATATAGAAATATGCGTTTTAATTGGAGTGGACAAAGTGGACAACCACCTTGGTTATGGGGTGGCAGTGATGGTGAAAATATGTTTGTTTATAACCCATCTAACTTTAACGTTAATCACGCTACAACAGCAGATTTCGCCACAAAGATAAAAGGCAACAAACTTATTTTCGAAGACGGTGTAGAATTATGGATAGAATAAAAATGGTGATTTTTTATGTCAATATATAGTAAAAAACTGCATATCAAAAAACCAAACGGTGTAATACAAACAGCAAATCTATATACTGAAAAATCTGATGTCGGTAATAATTACTTAACATTAAAAGACAATAATAATATCATCTATTCTATATTAGATGTAAATGGTGATATAGATTGTAAAATAAGCAAGAACAATGTTAATTATAAGGTCAAAAATGCAAATGTAATTGTACCGAATTATAAAGTAATTATGCCAAGATATTATTATGGTGGCTTTGAAGAAAATCCATTTGTAGTTCCAAATAATGTAAATGTTATATATGTAATTTTTAATGGATATTTTAGTGGTGGGAAAAGCACACCACCAATCGCTGATTTTAACGATAAATCACAAGTAAAAAACTATATAAAAGAATCATTTAAAACAAATTGCGGGTTTTATGTAAAAGTATCGCCAAATAAATCTTATCAAACATACAATTCTGAGAGAGGAAATAGATTGGATGATGGATATTTACATGAATGGGGATTTGGGAATTATCAAGATTATTATGATAACGGTTCAACATTTGACCCAGATTATTACGAAGTTGTAAACGGTACTATCGTCATAGCATGGTCTAGTGAAATCAATTCACATGCAACAAATCTTTCTGCTGATTAAGAAAAGAGAGAGTCAATCTCTCTTTTTCTATATCAACACCAAAGGGAGTACGCTAAACTAATCAAAGATGGAAACGCGTACAAGCTGAAATCTTACGCCTATAAAGGATAAATATGCCTATAATCAAAAACCTAAAAGTAAAGAAAAACGATATTGTTCAGAATATACCAATATATTCTAGCAGATCCGAAATCGATTCGGCGCAAACTGTTAATATGTTGATTGGGGGGGGTCGGGATGGAGTAGAATAGTAGACCCCAGCGATCCGACTGCAAGCATGCTTCGCTTAAAATATAACGGGAATATTATGGCTTGCGGGCTAGAACCCATAGCTTCAGGACAAGCTAGATCTATAGATATGACAGAACAAGCTAAGTCCGGCTGGTTAAAAAATCTATTGGATGGAAGAAAAGAATTTCCGGCGCATAATTCTAGACAATATTTCTCTGGATTCTTATTTAATGTTAATCAAAATGATGCATATCCAGAATCAGCCATGATCGACATAAATAGAATACAAGATTTACTTAGAATAAAAGGACCATCGAATTATGACCCATCAATAAACCCGTTCAGACTAGACACAAACAACAAAACAGTGTTTATATGTGCGACATATTGTTCTGCCGCAGACGAAATAGCGCTAATATTTAAACCGATTCATAACGGAATGTCGGAGACACATATGTTTATAACTCCAACGATGGCAATAATAGTATTTCCATTCACAGCAATGCCGAAAATTTTTATTGACAACGCGGAGAACAATAGTAAATTCAATAAAATATTTAATAGCAGAGACCCAACTGTCGGAGTATACATATCTAATTTTTACTTTATGTATAATAATGACTTCAACGAAAAAAATAAAAAATCTCCATATACAACTAATGAGGAAATGATCTACTACGACAAAAATAATCCGGATAAAGACCTCGGTATTAACAACTTAAGGGTATTTTATGAGTATCCGAGGTCTGTCGGAGCAATGAAAAGCAACGAACTGTACGATTCGAAAACGCAAGAACGAAAGGTTTATGAAATAGTCGGATTTAAAACGATAAATTTAACAAGAGAATACTTTGAAAACAAAGCAGCGTACGCTGAAAATTATGAAAAATACTTACAAAAACTTAAGCTACGTTCAGATTTTTCAAAAGGTACGTGCTTATTTGTCGAAGAGTCAAAACCGTAATAGCCAAAATAGCCGCCGAGTGGCGGCTATTTTTACGTTTTACATATTAGCGTTTCAACCCACGGTAATACTTTAGATAGAAACATACTAAGCAGAAAGAGCGGGTGGACATGGCATCTTCATATTCAAGGAAGTTTAATGTCGGTCGCGGCAGCGAACTTCTATATAACGAAGAGCTTCATAAAAACTTCGAAGCTACGAAGCACCTTTTAGATGTGCCGGAAGATACTGCCGTTCCGGTAACACAACTAGACGGAGCACTCTGGCTAAAGAGAGAAAAAGGTCTCAACGAATTAAAGACGTGGGTCAAGAGCGAAGGGCGTTACGTAGATATCTTCGCGAATAAATTTCAGATCGTAGACCAAATTACGAATACAGTAATTCCTCCGAATCCTGTACCTGGTCAGCTCTGGATTTATCATGATGTCTTAAGCTATTATGACGGGAATAAATGGCGCCCAATTAAGTCGTTGCCACAAAGCGCTGGCCAGTTCGACCTATCTATCTTTAATGACTATATGTTTGTAAGTCCTCTATGGAAACATGGCAGCACGGTCATTAAAGATGACGATATAATTAAGTTTTTAGAACTGCGCCGCAAATATCTTCAGGGCAAAATCGATCTAATTAACGACTCTACTTTAATTGCACAAAAAAGAAAATGGCATATCGGCGACAAGGTAGATATTGACGAACTCACATTAAATAACCTTAAGATCGAAGGGCGCCACCAATTCGTCGTTCCTAACATCGAATACGAGAGAATCTTCTTAGACGATTCTCTAGATTTTAAATACGAAAAGATAAACGAGTTTACCATAAACTACGAAAAGAAGCTCGTATTAGAAAAAACACCGACATTAATTCACGTTAATCCGGCCAGCTTATGCGGCATTAAAAAAAGACTATTCCGTATCGACAGAAAGAACCCTCGTGTTAGAGTATCTCCGTTCAATACGGAATACTACGGATTTAAACTCGGTGATCGTCATGGCAGCCTACTTCTCCCTGAAAGCTCTCAGGACGACGGCGGATACGTGCTCGATAGAAGTAACGGGATTATTCTATCGAGAAATCAAGCTCAAAACTATGACTATGTTTTATCGGTAACATTTGTCTTCGACAAGAGAAATCCTGTCGGAACAATGAGTTACGTAAACGACAAACAGAAAACTACATCATATTATATTCCTGATTTCGTAGGCTCTAACAACGTCTTCGTAGAAGGTCTCGTATTAGAAGGTACTCATTATTCCGAAGACGGAAAGTCTAAAACGATTACAATCGATGATGATACTTCTAAGATGGAAGTCCAGATTATGCGATCCGGCATTCGTGAGTATGGATACGTAAGAGAGACCACGGTAGAAGGCAAGGCAGTAGTTAAAGTCATTTACGATTATCGCCGCCCTCAAGTATTTATGAACGGTCAAGCAATGAATATGGAGACCGAAGTCGAATATGACAAAGCTAATAACACGTTCTTCGTGCTCGGCGGACAACATAATATGTCATGGGTTGTCATAGAACTATGTGACAAGCAAAATCCGTTAAAGGATGCTGACGGAGATTATATTACCGTTAATGACGAGAAGGCAGGATTTAAAACTGTTACTAAGCTAACTGGAGAAAAAATCAAAGAAGGTCCGTATAAAATAACGGGCAAGGCGCCAAACGGAGATCCTATTTTCGACGAAAGTACCGCAGTAGATATTAAGTACTATGACATGTATGATTCTTCCGGGGCCGCAACTCTTACCGACGATAATGGTAATGCCGTCATAAAATATAATAATGACGACGTAAGAATCCAAGATCGATACAACTCTCTCGGCTATAAAATAGGAGAGTATGCTGACTGTCTCGTATTGTTCGTAGACGGGCTAATGATAAGACAAGACGATCTTATCGTAGATCTAAACAATAAAACGGTAAGAACGGCATCCTTACGAAAAGGACAAGAGTATATACTCTTAAAAGATAAATATCATTATTTTATGAACATGTCTTCGCTAATGCCCGCATTATATGTCGACAAGGTATCCGAATCTCTTGTTTATCATAACGGAAAATTGATCTGTAACGGTACGGCAATTACGAGAGATATAAGCAAAGAGCGAGCAAAAGAATTTGCCGTCCATAACGAGATTATTCATTTCACGGGAGAGAGTCTATTTGCCGTCAAGGACATAATGGAATTTAACGCGAATACGAACGAATGGGTTCGTCTACCGAGACAAGTTCGTCTCGCGATATTCGACATGGTTAATAGCTACGAAAACATGCCGAAAACGATTGCGTTTAACTTCGAATGGTCAAAAGAAAGAGACCGCATGGATGTCTATGCATTTAAATTTGCTAACGACATCGACAATACGTTAATCATTAAGAATCTGCCGACGACATATAACGACCCAGATTCGGCAATCGACGACAAGAATAAACCGTTGCCGTATGTTATGAGTGGAGATGCTCCGGAAATTGCGGCTAACAGGATTCACTTCTTCGAAAAAGATATAAAAGATATGATTAACTCTCTTCCGGAGAGTTTTACAAAACAATTCCCGATGGATAAAGTCAATATAGATGCATCATTAAAGGCAATTAGAGAAGAAGCAATTCGACGTCTAAACAATACTCCAAAATATAGTACGGTACATTATCATAAATTCGATATCGAAGATAAGTATATGACCGGCATCGGATCTCTATGCGTATACGTTAATGGAGTTCGTCAACTATGGGCGATCGAAACAGGAGAAAACAGTTTTGCTATTCCGTGGCCCGTTCGCGGCCTCGTTACATATACAATAGAGGCTCCTACAATAACAGGAGATATTGTGGCACAAAGAGAAATCTTGGATCATAATAGTACGATTGACGGCATCGTGAATACATACAAAACATCTATCCCGCTATATCCCGGAAGAGTAAATGTCTACGTAGACGGTGTTCGCCAAGGAAAAGATACGTTCCATATTATAGACTCTCATACGATAATGTTTAAAGACAGCGAGACAAAACTCACGGGAGAAAAATCTACTTATCCCGACGAAATAGTCATCGACTATAAGAACAATCCCGTCAAAATCCATCATACGGAAGATAGTAAGGTTCTTATCGAAGTATTCAGCGAGATAGACTGGAAAGAGAAAGATTTCTATCTAAAGAGAACTTTAGATAATTATATTATCGCCGCGCAAGATTATAACCTCGACCTATCTGCGCTACACTCTCTCGATCATCTTAAAATCTATATAGACGGTCTCTATATGGGATTAAAAGATCATGATGGATATATTTGCGATAGAAACAAAGAAACTATTACGATAACCAAGCCTACTATAGTAGATAAAATCACGGGAGATCCTCTCTATCTATATCTCATGAGAAATAAACATGCGAACGAAGCGTACAAAAAAGAGCAAAACGAACGTCGTATTATGAACCTCATGAAGAGATCTTATAACATGACGAGAGAAAAGGCTATCAAAATCTTAAAAGACCAAGGCCTATACGACGAAGACAGAATGCCGTACAAGAAAAATATTATCATCGAATGGCGCTAACGAAAGGAAAATAGATGGCAGATTTAGGAAAAGTCGGCATCTCTATGCTAAACATGGATGACATCGCCGATTACTTAAAAATAGCAAAAGGCTTTATTCTTAAGACAGATAAAGCTTCCGATACGGAACGCGTCGGCGGCATCGAGTCTAAGTATATAGCAATTTCGGATACCTCTAAGAAGAATCCGGACGGGTCAATTAAAATCGACAGAGAGACGATCAAGAACGCACTTCATCTTGACGGGCATCCAGTCGAATACTTCGCGACGAAAGAATATGGTGACCAACTAAAAGAAGATACGCGTAACGTTAAGAAGAACTACGATCAAGAAATTATAGAACTTCGCGACGAATTCTATCAGTTGCGCGCCGAGCTCGCCAAACGCGGCCTTCTAGAGCGACATACTCCATACGCCGGTTTTTATGATGTGTTTCGCACGGGAGACTCTATGCATCTCGACGGCGTAGTAGACACCTCCAAAAATGACTCTACCGGGCCAGAGGCACAGAGAACCATCCATGTTTCCGATGGATTTTATGATAGTGTAGAGGTCGGCGACCATCTATACCTATTAGATAAAAACTCTAACAAGGACGCAGTCGTAGAAATTCTAGAGAAACTACCGGACCATGAAACGCTTCGTTTTACGGCTGGCACCGGATTCGACATTAAAAAAGGGATGGTTGACGTTTACCGATCGCGCGGCATGTCTATGAACGGATGCTACGCCTTCGGTCAGGTTAAATCGTATTCTCTAGACGACTCCGTCGCGATGTATACCGGACTAAATGACGATACATTCTCTAAGAACATTCCGATGGATAAAGATAATCCCGGATACGCGTATACCTTCCGTATTCCGAAACACATGCAAAAAAGCTACCTGTCTAAAGTATCTGTCATGATTCAAGCATTCGGACAAACTCCAGACCTTATCGCTTATATCATCGACGAGCAAAATATCGCAGAATGGAATAAAATTTCTAAGGCAATCGCCGAAGGAACTGTTCTACCGGACAAAGATCCTCACGGACAGCCTCTTCCGACTAAACTAGAAGATCTAACGATTGCGAAAAGCCAAACACTTTCCGTCGACCCCTCGCGCGGCATGTACCTTGCCGATTTTAATTTCTACGGAACGGCGAATGTCGGTAGTTCATACGGATTCTCTAATCCGAATCCTTATCCTTATCTTTCGCTCCAGGACGACGAGCAGGGCAGACGAATCCGTTACTGTTTAATTATCGAACCGCAAGGTCCTCTCGATAAATACGAAGCAAACAACATTAAAAACTGCTTCCTTGTCGAATGCCTAAAACAAACCGGTACGGGGCCAGACCTACAGATTAACAATACGTTATTCAAGTATGACTCGTCTCAGAAAGAACCTATCATCTCTCATTCGGCTACGAATACATACGATCTGTACTACGGAGTAACGCTGCTTAAAGCGGTCGAAAGAAACTTCACTCCGTTCCCGTCGGGTATCTACACGGCGAGATTCCAGGAGCCGAAGCCGATTACTGGTTCGCACGCACGTCTGATGCTTCGCGTCAACCGAGAGGGTATGTACGCCGTGGCGAAAGGCGCACAAAGTACGGCGGCCGGCAATGTCGGAGACCACTCTACGATTGCATTGCAAAGCTTAGAGAGCAACTATGCTCCAGACTTCTCTGGGTCCAGAGGTAACCAAGTTATCATCGGAAGCACGATATGTGATGTAGAGGAAGTTCCTTCGATCGGAAGTATAACGGTAAGTAAAGGTCTTCATATCGAACCTGAAGATCCAGTATACCCGATCGGATACGAAGTGTCTATAAAGGCGTATTACGACGAGTGGGATCCCGTAAATTTCGTAACCAAAACGAAATATTCGGCTCGCTTCGAGATGCCGCTCGTGACAGTTATTCCTGACAGATATAAAAAGAACGAACGCTTTACCGATCGTCTAATCTTCGAAGGAAGTCTGCACGATAAAGATGGAACGATTAAGCCATATAATAGATTTGAACTCGAAATCTACTGGAGAAAGAGCCGTGAGAAGAATGATATCGTTAAAGTCGTTAACGGCAGTAACGAATATCCTCTTGCGGGCGCCATCCAGAACCTATCTCTCAGTATTGACAGAACGATGTTCTAAATGATATAATTAATAGGTCGCTTTGGCGGCCTATTTTTTGTATTGCAAACCGTAAAAAAATCGGTAATATTCTTCTTAGATGGGAAGTGTGACAATGTCTATTAAAAATGCAGACGACATAATCGAAGCTCTTAAAATAACCGAGGAAGAAAATACTGACTATCCGGAACAAGTAAAAGAGCTAATGATCTCGTCAGAATTTAACAGATCATTTCAAATAATAGAAGCTCAGCTAGATGAGTTATACGAAAAGATAAGACTCCTCGAAGATATAGATATCTTTTGCAGAGACTATGTAACGAAAAAGATAACGGAGAAAGAATCGAAATTAAAAGAAACTCTTAAAATTATAGGAGATCTTTCTTCTGTTCACGAGGACAAAAGCAGCGTTTTCGAAATAGTTCCTTTCGTGAATATCGACAGCGAAGTCTTAGATAGAGACGGCGCACCAATATCTACGATGGCCGTTAAGAACAAAAAGCTAGAAGCGGAAAACAACATTATGTCTGAAGCAACTTTCTCGCGTATCTCTTTTAGGACTAATTCTACTTGCTATAACAACTCCTACGATAATCTTAAAAGCGGATCACCGGGAGTTAGTTTTTATTCTTTACCGGAACCGTTAAAAGACGGCATCGAGGAGACGATGAATATACTTCTCTCTTCGCCATGCGAATGCAACTATTTGTCTATCCAGCCGGCAAACTGCGAGATAGAAGAAGCATATATTATAGATAAAAACAAAACCAAGGTAAAAGTTCTTACGAATGGGTATTTTGCCCCTATGATCGCCTCCGAAATAGAGTTACGCATAAAAGCTACGAATTACGTAATGGATTCAAAAATAGCCGACACAAAAACATATGACAGCTCATGGATCTTAGGTACATATTCTTTCGATACAGACATCGAGGAAAAAACGCTTAAACAAATAGAATTATCCTTGGCAGAAGCAGAGAAGAACTTCTTTGATTCTAAACTCGAAACAGAATGTGACACCTGGAAAAGAATTAACGACGACATACATCGCAAAAACGTGATATTGGGCAGTGATGGCCAATGACAAAAAGAATCGTATATCAATACAGAGACAAAGCAAGCGGAAGAATTATAAATAGCGACGATATCATCGCTGACAATAAAAACGGCATAGTAGAAAATATAGACGGAATGTCTTTCCGTTTTATCCCGAGAGAAAGATTAGTTACAGAACCGGTCGCCGCGAATTATGGTTACGACTACGCAGATGCTCCTAGTATACCGTCTAACCCAGATGCATCTCCATACGATAAAACCGTTCCGAATGAAAAAAGCAAGTGGCTAGGAGAATATTATAATTACGCGTTCGGAATAGATAAGATAAAGCTAGGGAGAACTAAGCCGAAAGCGGTAAGCGGATTTATATCGGATACTATAAATATAGGAACATGTGAATGCATAGAACTAGATATAAAAACTTCTGGCGGCAATGCTTCTGTAGAAACATATATTATAGACGGGGTAAACGAAACGCCGATACTCCCGATTAAAGAGGAAAAGGTCGTACACGAAAAGTTATTTCATGGATTGAGTACGAGGTTTTTACCGGATAAAAATAAACCTATCGAAATTTTTAAAAACGGCGAAAAAGCGTCGTTCGATTACTCAAATATAACGAACGATGGCAACATATACACGATTAGTTATACGCCAGTCGTAAAGAGTCATCGGTATGTGCCTAAGAATAAAAGCGTTAGAGTAAAAGTCATACAAAGATATGACCTACCAAACATGCTTCCGACTACGATAGAATCTATTACGTTATTGAAATATGGAGGGACGAAGATATGGAATACGTAGGAATTAATTCCTTAAGAGAAGCATACTCCAAAGCCCTCGTAGAAACTGGCAAAACAAATAGAGGCGTAGAGGTAAGCCGCAAAAAAATAAATGAGCCGTTATTCAAAAGCATTAATTTTCATCCGGAAACGGAAATATCTCGTTCTTATCTTAACGATAATATAACCGAAATGACGATCGACTTCGTCGGACTAAATAAAGAAATTGTCGAACTCAGCAGAAGGTATCGTTCTATAATGGAAAACATAAAAAGCAGGCTCGACGAAGTAGATAAAAGTATCTCGAGAGAAGAAGATCGCGTTAGAGATATGAACATCGTATGCGGAAACTATAAAGAGTTCGACAACGTACTAAAGATAACACCCGGTAGAGTAACCGGAACATTTTCGAGCGAAGGAGATATGTTTTATGGCGCAGCAAGAAGCGCCCTAAAAACGGCTCAGCTAGAGATAATAGACATACAGGGAAATGGATTCGAAAAAGATATCTCCTCGAGAAAAAATCTCGTCGATAACGACATACTAACTACATGGACATATAAAAGATATTCGTCGAAAGATGATATCCGTAACATGCCTCATGAAGTAAATAAGGATACCGAGCAAGCGAGATGTACTATTTTAATACATTCGAAAACACAGTTTTCGTCTATAAGAGTTCAGAGCGAGGACAATATCGTAATCGAAGATGTTTTAGTCAGCCTAGATAACGGTATTTCCTATACAAGACAAATGCCTAAAGAGATAGCTATAAACGATAAAGATCGGAGATATGACTCTCCAGATTATGTGTACGAATCGGGGGTTATTGCATTTCCTCCTACGAATTATATTAAATTGCAGGTTCGTGGCACACTATCCTCGGAGAGACCGAAAGACATAAACGGAAATGTAAATCCGTCAGTAAACATAAGTCGTATATCTATAGACGGAATTGTTGCCGATGCGACAACATACAAAAACGCAGAGATAAAAGCTAAAGATCTAATCGGTATCCCGGTAGACAGTATCGCCGTATTCGCAAACGAATATGTTCCGCCTCATTTTGTTGATAACGAATACTTAGAATACATCCTTACGATAAATGGAATAGACTATCCGGTTGTTCCGATTAATAGCACGAAACAAGGGACTAAAATTATACGTAGAGGCGTAGAAAACAGCGACTACGTCACGGCGATAAAAGAAACGATTAAAAGTGCCGAATTAAAAGTCGTTATAAGATCGACCGACGGAAGCTCCACGTCCTACTTGTCTAATCTAAAAATATGTACCGGAAAGGGGAGATTGTAATCTATTACGCAGACGAAATAGAAAAGATAAAATATCTAAGAAATCGTATCGCTCGATCTATAGCTGCATCCGGATCATATCCCGATAAAGCAATGGTAGAAAGCAGACTAGCTCAAATAGATTATAAACTTTCGCTATTTAGATATACCCCGGCAAAAGAAAGTAAGAAGCTAGACGTAAAATATTTGAATGAAAGCTTCCTTAATATATATGTAGACCTATTAATTTTACATCGTCTCGTATACGACTTTTATTCTAATAGATACGAAAGTACTAGAGCATACGTAGAAACTCATTTAGCCGAATTAGAAGAGATGGCTCGAAAGTACGAGAAAAAAAGCATCTTTGAATCAACAGGGTCTTCTCTCGGCAAGACAATTTTTTACAGAGGATCCGGCTTCGATCAGACTACAAAAAATCAAGTATCTAAAATTAATCTCGGAGATATAAAAGTAACTCCGGGCGCAAATATTTTCTTCTTTATAGAAGGAAGATATTTTGACCTTAAAGATGTTTCTTTCGAATTAGGCAGTATGACATGTACTCCGTATTCTATAAATAGAGACAGTATAAAAATACCGGGGAAGTTAGAACGAAAAACATATGACTGTGACTTTCCGGAGGACGTGAGTAAAAACGGAATGTTTGCGATAGGAAAAGATTCATTCCAACCGAGTGCGTCATATGACTACGTGATATATGGCGGAAAAAACATGTTATCTATAAACGCCAATAACAAAACCCAATTTAAAGAAAAAACTCCGGAAACAGCTATATCATTGCCGAAAGTTCCTAGTAAAGTTTCTTTTTATATAATAGGAGGAACTTACGCCAATATGAGCTTCGACAGACAGCCTGAATTTGCCAACTTCAAAGATAATGTTATAACAACGTTGGAAGACCGCCACAAAATATCATTTCAATATAAAGATACGACTACATTCGACATAATCACTGATGGAACTATTTACGCGACAAAAAAACACGGAATCGTGAAAGACGGACAGTTGCTCTACCCGGATAGCGACGATCTTAATACTTTTAGAGTCGAAGAATATAAAAGAGGAAATACAATATCTATGCCCTTAAAAGTTACGATTAGGCAGTCAGGAGAATTTAATCCGTTGGTTCACATGGTCGCAGTAAAAGAATTCTCGGGGCGATACGACGATGATTAAATATAATATAAGATATCGAGGGCCGTTCGAATACGAAAAACTAATCTTGATGATCCTTCAATTCAGCAATGAAGTGAAGAATCTAAAGAACTCCGTAGAAACGAATGAACTAATGCTTCTTCACGAGAAATCTTCACGATTTAGTACTATGTTTGAAAAATTAACCGGAGAGAACGGATTGACTAATAAGTTGCTCCTTATAAACATGAAAGCGAGTTAAGGCAAATGGCCGTAAAGAAAATGTCGTCCAAACAACTAATGGACGTACTAGATAGAGCGGAGGGATCTATCGATAATCTTCGCTCAGATATAAATGAAATGAAACAAGAGATCGATCGTCGTTTGAATATATTCGTAAATGCAATGGAATATTCTTCTGCATCAATCGGAAAAATAGAAGAGAGACTTATCCTAAAAGATAACGAAAGAAATCGTGCCGTAATACTCTCCGACGCAGAAATTGTCGATGGTAAATATTCTAAATATGGTTTCTCTATTCTTCCTAAGACATCGTCGAATACGATTAATATATTTAATCTTTTTTCGTCGACTGGTCCGGTTTATAAAAACAATGCGAATATATCTGTCGGGGATCAAACTTTAGTAGACTTTAATGGTTTGCTTATGCATGACGCTATTAAAAGTAAAACCGCTGCGTTCAAAGAGTTTACGGAGCAGGATATAACTCTAAAGATTTCGATCAATCCAGAAGACATTCTAGGCTCGACAGAGTGCAATACGATAGAATTGCTTCCATATATACAGGGCAGTTTCGATATTAAAGCTATTCGTATATTTACGATGCAAGACTATAGAAACAAGATAGATGTCCCTACGATTAATATGGGAACTACAGCCAAAAATATTGGTGCTTGCCGTATCGTTCTTCCTCAGACGATAGATCTATATTCTTGCGAAATAGATATACATCTCAATTTTAGAAATTCTTCCGACAAATATCCTCTGGGATTTAGACATATATACTTCCTAAAAGAAAATTATGATGAAACGTCTTACGCAATTATAAAGATCTCTAAAGATGCTTATATAGACTGGATCAGCGACGATATAACTATTCACGACCAAGACGGTATCCGAAATACGACATGTACCAAAGAAGGTATTCAGATTTATGCAAGCTATCTAAACGGAGTTTCCGGAATAGAAATCGAACCGACAAAAGGAACGATTCAAAATACTATACCGAGAAACATAAGAGATGTTTTCGTAAAGATTCCTATTAAGAAATCTATAACTTCCATACGATTCAAACAAATCGGAATACGATAAAAAATCTTCTTGACGCCCTTTTGCTTTAATGATATAATATCGAGAGTAAAAGGGTTTTATTTTTTTGATTAATTAGAGGAGGATTTCTACTCGTGGATTTAGCAACGTTATTTTATAGAGACACGGTAGGAATCTATCCTTTCTCTACCGACAGAGAGGAGGTAATAACGCGCTGTACGATCGCGCATATGATAGATGGGGGGATATCGCGGGCCGAAATAGAAGATCTTTTTCCACTATTTAAGAAAAAAGCCTACATCGAGCCCACAGATCTCCCCGACTATCTATGGGAAGATAGTCTTATCGAAAGAAATGAATTTTATACTCACAAAGAAATTCAGCTTCTTTCTTTTCCGCCTAAAATAAAAACCGATGGAACCTTCCAATATTTTCCATTTTATCAAGAGATGAAAATAAGATACACGATAAGTGATCTATCGAATTACTTCTATTTTAATGCGGCGAATCAGTGGGCTATCGTAGACGAGAGGCGAGATGAGGGGCAACTTAAGCATATGCTCAACAAATACAGAGGTCTCCCGTCTATACAGGCATTAGATGTCGTATTATCTATGATAGATGAAATCAAATTTAGGAACAGTCTCGTATCGCAGCCATTTGATATTTCGAGGGCGGATATAGAAGAAACCGTCCTACAAAGGCTACAAGAGTCTTATAACGAAAGAAAATCGAAAGGATACGATCGTATTATATGGCGGACATACTTGACGGACAAGGGAGTGATAACATGGAAGATGTAATTGCTCCGCGACACACTCTCGAAGAACTCAGGAAAAGAAATCAAGACAGATTTTATCAGTTCGAAGAAAAGGCTAGGGCGAGAGGGACCGGATATCACTGTCCGAATTTTCCTATGTTCGATCGCGCTATGGAGGGTCTTCAGTCAGGTCTATTTATGTTTGCTGGAGAATCAAATCACGGAAAGACGAACCTTGTAATGGCACTCTCTTGGGACTATATGATGCACGAGGCAAATAATTTATATCTCGTATTTTTTACCCTAGACGATACGGCAGACGATATTTATCCTCGCATTATAGCTATGAATAAAGATATCCCGATATCTGTTTCATCTAAGCCTGTACTATACGAGAACAAAAGAGACTGCGGCGATGATAGCGTCGTTCAAATAGACGAATGGCTAGAGAAAGGTGCCGAGGGTGCGCAAGAAATATTAGACCTCGGAGAGAAATTCACGCTGCTAGACGGAGCGGACGTTGCTTACGGAGAAGAGATCTTAGAAAAATGTAAGGACATTAAAACACTAATCCGAGTTAAAAATCGCAAGGCTAACATAATTGTCGTTATAGACTCCTTAATGGATATTCAGTGGAGAGATAAAACATTTCGAAGTGATAAAGAATTGAACGACTATACGGCACAGCAAGTAAAAAAGTGGGCCGTAGAAATTCTTGACTGTCCTATTTTTGCTACGCTGCATCTACGTAAAATAGAACAGAATCGGCGGCCAAATGTTGCCGACGTTAAAGAGTCGGGCCGATACATATACGAGGCTTCGTTTTTAGGTTTAGTTCATAATGACGTAAGTCGCAATAAGCAATCGGCTTCTATTTATGTCTTAGACGAAAACGAAGAAAAGACTCCCGTTATAGAACTAAACTGGGCAAAAAATAAAGTATCTTCGTTTAAGGGTATGACATATCAGACATTTATAACTAACAACTCTAGAGTCGTAGAATGCCCAGAAGAAATTTCCGAACGATTTGATAGGTTAATATATTCATCATGAAACTACATAAATATTTTAATAACGACGACGAGATAACAATAGAGAAACCTCCGGAAGGAATGCTTTTAATAATATATGAAGGAAAAGTATTGACATGCACCGGATCAATGAGCGTATCTGTACCACTTGTCAGATTCGGAGAAGAATGCGGAAAAACGGTGCATAGAAGAGATTTTATTTTAGAAGGAACTATTTACGGTGAAAAGAGAATTAATGACATCGACAGAATTCACGGCGATTGTCTCTGACCATGATATAAAGCTACCTACGTCGATCGAAATCCTCGGATCCATATACGAAATCAGATATGAATCCGAGGATAATGACAACGACATGAAAAACCTTGAGGGTTGTTGCGACAATCCAATGAAGCTAATTAAGATTAACCAGTGCCTATGGGACGAAGATCAACCGATTAGATCTTCTAGAAACTTATTCTACGTTTTAAGACACGAAATCGTTCATGCATTTTTCTTCGAGTGTGGTCTCGGAGACGAATGTGACTACGCTATGAATGAAGAGCTGATAGACTGGATCGCCTTAAAGTCACCACAAATTTTTAGGGCGATGAATAAAGCGGGAATTTTAAAGGACGGATACGAGAATGTTGCATAATGGAATGATCGTCGATAAAGATAAAAATATCGTAATTGCTACATCGGATATTTTCTGCCATGAGTGTGCCGCAAAATACGCGAAAGATAATCCAGGGATGACATTGCCGGAAGCCGCCAAATTTCTTCGCGGCAATCTCGCGGGGAATAAAATCAAGGCATTTCCGGCATTAAAAGATATTTACGGAGAAAAAGTTTATCTCTGCGAGTCTTGCGCGCGAGAAATCGCCGATAACCTAAAACAATGAATATAGATAGATATTTCGGCGGCAAAACAAAGCCCCAGATCTTATCTAGCCATATTAAAACGGATATGATAAGATTTCAGGATGATAAGTACGTAGACTTAATAGCTGAGATACAATTACTTCAAGAAAGGATTGAGGAGCTCGAATACGAAAACCGTGGAATCTGTTCGAGGATACAAGATTCGTTGTCCAAACTTTTCTCCATGCCCGTTATGCTATGGGTGCAGGTCATACGACCCGGGATATCTCGAATGTTCTCTTTGCGGCAAAAACAAGAAGGACATCTGCGACAAAACGAAGCACACGGACAAGATACTGAGCAAAATGTTGGCGAAGAGCATCGTGAAACTATAGATAATCCTACAGGACATAACGAACCTGCCGAGACAAGGACCGCGCTAGAAAATCTTCGTGACGCCCACGAAAGAATAATTAGGGATTCTATGATAGATCTTACGGTAAGACATCCAGCTAATTTCTACTATAGCTCTCAGACGATAACAGAAAGAAGATAATAAATGACAAAATTAGAAAAATATATTTTAGATCCATCGCTTAAAGAATTTACGAAAAAGTCCGTAGAGATTTATGGTTCTCCGAAAAAGACCGAACAGGCAGAAAAAGTTATCGATGTTCTTCTCGCAATGCTAACAAAGATGAAACAAATGAATGAACAAAATATTCCTGTATGGGTAGGTGTTCTCGTTAGCGCTGCATACGTTCATAATTTATTTTATGACGGAACTCTCGCTTCTATATTCGCCCCGAGAGAAAAGCTCATGGGTATCATTCGAGAGTGTGAAGTTCCTATCAATGCATCCTCTATGATTTTTCAAGCCGTCGAGGGACAACTAGCCGAAGATATGCCGGTCGAGTCTTGTCAGCCTCGTGGCGATAGCCCCAATAGAATCTTTGCGTGGGCGTGCTGGTTTGTAGAAGAATACAAAGTAGATAAAAAACTCCCGGAATGTAAAGAGTTATGATCGTCAGTCTCGTTATTATCATAACTCTATTGATGTGTTGGAAGCACGAAGAAATCAGAAAAGATCCTATTTATCAATGGTTGCTTATTGTAAATATTGTCGTATTACTAATAAGCACAATTAGCCATGTTTTTGGCGGGTCGAATTAAATGAATATATTTATTATTATCGTTATCATAGCGAGCGTTTCGGTTACTTTAAATCTGGTTTTTGCGGCCATCTTCTTGCGTTATTATAATAAGATGTCTATAACAAATCCATACGACGGACTTAAAGAACTAATGAGAGATGACAACTGGAGTCGTATAGACACACTAGACGATATGCCGCGACCGTCCGGATTTAAGACATACGCTGTCGGTAACAGAGAAAAAATCAAAAGATGAAAATCGACATATATTTTCTAATATCACACTGGCCGAAAAAACTTCGTGAAGATAAAATTTATATCGTTAAAAACATAGGCCAACGTTCTATATGGTACGGCATAGATAAATTCGGAGATTTCGATTCATTTCAAGTGGAAGCTCCGGGCACAATATTCGCGGTACCACAAAGAGACTATCATATGATTAGCGAGATAAATAATATTCGCGACGATATGAAATTAATCACACTGGAGGAAGTGAACACGTCATAAATAAGGTTATAGAGCTAACGGAAGAACAAATTTATGACTACATAAGATGCCCCCTTCGATATGATGCTAGATACAGACTAGGCATTACGGAAAAAGACATTCCTACGTTCGGTCGAATATTAGAGCGGGTAAGCAACATTTTCTTACTCAATCTAATGAACGGAAATGTAATGACCATAGGTACACTTAAGAAGAAGTGGGATATGTTGTGCTCCAGATACGAAGATATGTTTAGCCCCGCAAAGACAGTCGAAGGCTTCGGACTCTTAATGAAAATGTATCAGTGGGCGCAGACAGAACGAATATGTGTCAGCGCGATGTCTGTTCCGCTTATGTATTCAATTAATGACGGAGATTCTAAGATCATCATTCGCGGCGAAACCTCTGGGGCGCTATGCCCCAAACCTAATCACAAGAATAAATTCGAGCTACTAAAGTTAGACTTCTCAAGCAAACTACCGGATCAGGCCATTCTCAATACAAAAATGAAATTTACGCTTGATTGGTTAAGCCTTCAAAAACAAATGCCTAACGGAACAGAACTATCAGGTATTCGCATTCGCAGCGTAAAATACGCGAAAGATTTTTATACTACAAGAGGCGAAGAAGACTTTAAGCGAATGAAAGAATCGTTTAAGAGCATAGCTAAATGTATTGACAGTAAACTATATTATCCGAGAGAAACTGTTATGTGTTCTTCCTGCGATATGAAACTATACTGTGCTGCATGGAGAGGCCCTGCAGATGGAAAATAGAATAAGAATCGCGCCCATATCTCCCCTATACAATCTTCCCGGCAAGAACAACCAGGATAAAAATAAAAGACGACAAAAGAAAGATCCTCCCAAGTCTCCAAAAGAGGATAGGGCATTTATCGTAGAATTAAGAAAGAAGTTGAAAAAATATGTCGCTAGAAATTAAAGAATATATCGGCGAAAACAACATAAAAGAAGCTCTTCAGCTGCCTGAAGAAGAGACGCCGAAGAAGAAAGAAAAGCCGACTAAAAAGAAAAAGAAGACTAAGGAAGCCAGCAAGAATGATTAAACAACTATTCGGAAATCGTGTGGCAATTAAACCGATCATAGACGAAGAAGAAACTACTGAATCAGGAATTATTCTTACGAATAAAAAGGGTACGAAAAAGCTTATCGGAAAGGTTTTATCTATCGGCAAAGGACTAATTCTACCCGATGGATCTCGCGCCCCTATCGACATTCAGCCAGGTATGATCGTAATCTATAAACAGTACGCAGGCATTCAAGTTAACGACACAAACGGAGAAGAGATTCTTATCATGGATGCCGGAGACATTATAGCGGAAGTGTAGTCATGCACAAAGACGGAAAGAAAGTAGCTAAAGCAGAAGTCGGAGATCCTAACGGAAGCGTAGTGGCGGTTTTAGAAGACGATGGGGCCTACAAGGCCGAAGGCTATCAAGTAAACATATATATGGATGCGCGTACGTCGCCTCATGCAATAGTAATGATAAACGACATCATAAAATATTGCGAAGGTGACGACAGGTCATATGTAGTAACGGCAGCCGATAATAAATTTTTTACTATGGTTCCTATATTCGCGACAAAAGAATCGGAAGATTTAACGCTAGATTACAAATCACAGAGGGTATATCCTAACGATCGACGTGTAGGAACATTAACTGACTACGGACTTTATATCGATTACAGAGGCGATCTAAATGAAGAGAACGAATAAGGTCCACATAATCGACGGATGTAAATATAAAACAGCAAAAGACGTTGAACGACATAAGCAACTAAAACAAAATCCTTCGGTTAAAACATTTAAACTTCCCGACATAAAAGAGAAATCTTCATACTCTAGATACGGGGCTCATAAGTGCGAAATAAACGGAATCGAATTTGATTCTGTACTAGAGGGTATGTATTATGCCTATCTGTTAGAAGAAAAAAGAAAAAAAAATATTAAGAGCATAGAACTTCAAAGTATCTTTATGCTCCAAGAAGGATTTATCCATAGGGCGACCGGCAAAAAGGTTCGTCCTATTACTTATATCTCTGATTTTGTATTCACAGATAAAAACGGAATAACTCACGTTATAGACGTAAAAGGTAAGAAGACTCCCGATTTTAAACTTAAAGAAAAGATGCTGCTAAATAGATATCCCGATATGAATTTTTATTGCGTGCAATTTGACGAAACGCTAAAAGAATGGCGGAACCTAGATGACATAGAAAAAGATAAACGCGCACGAAAACGCGCCAAGAAGAAAGCTGGAAAGTAAAATTAGTAATCCCGAAAATAAAAAGAAGGATACGAAAGACAAAAAAAGAAAACCTAAAAAGCCGATAAATGAAGATCAGTTAAAAGAATACGCGGAAGTAGAAGAACTTATAACTAAGTTTAAAAAACAGTTCTTAGAAGAAGCCACTAACGAAGAAATAAAAGAAGCTAAAGACTCTGCATGGGAACTAATAAACAAATTTGCTCCTTTATTTAAGAAGTATTCTACCTTGATTACGACCGGCCGTATAGACTTTCACGACTACGAAATGAAAAACTTCGTAGCTTCTTTTATCGGAGATCCCGAACTTAGAAGATCGCTAAGAAGAAAATATACTCCCTTGACACAATGTCCTATTATAGGAAAAAAATTTGAATTTATCGTAGAAACATACGGCAAACAAGAAGAACATGATATAACGGTAGATCTTCAGATGCTCTTATTAGTTCTAGCGAAAAGATATAAGCAGATCGGTAAAAACTTTTGTGCCTATGTATATAACTGTTACGGATACGAGGTCAGTCGTCATATTAAAAAATACATTCGTAATCCGGCGAATATCCACTATAAAAATATAGAATACGAAGACTATATGATTACGTTCGAAGAAAGCGAAATAGAAGATTGCTTCGAAGATAAAGTATACGAAGATAGTTACGGCATTCCGGATGCTTCATGGGTTCGCGGCGAAAGCTGTTCTGACCTGTTTATAGACCTAACCCCCGAGGAAAGATTATTCGTAGTAAAATACTACATGGAAGATTATAACGACCGACAAATCGCCGAATTGTTTTCTATGCATATTAATACGGTTAATCAAAAAAGAAGAAGCGGCATAAATAAAATCGCGGCAAAATTAGGCATCGACCCCGATCGTATACGTCGTAGTCGTAAGAGCGGCAAAAATGCATTATTAGCAAATAGTTTGTGAGGTATCCAAGAAATATATGGTTAAAATAGATAGTCTCGAAACGAAAGACGGAAAGATTTATCGTAATTTATATTTCGAAGATACTAAATACGACTTAGAAAACATATTCGAACTAGAAGAGGAAGAACTGGATCTTTTCGAAAAACAAGACGGTACGGTTAAGCCGTTCACGGTTCCTATTAAAGATATAAAGCATTTAGAAGTAGACAATAAAACGAAATATGACTTCTCATTTGTTACTCTGTGTAAAGAAGACGGAACCGAACAAACCGGAATAATCTATAGTCCGGAATACGAAGGTTATCCGTATACAGAAAAAATAGAATTTATCGGCGATCAAAAATATGACGAAGTAAAAAATTTTTACATAGACTACTTTCATAATTGCCTTAAACGATATATGCTCAAGGATGAGCTCGACGTAGTTGTTTGTATGATAGACGTATCAATTAATTGTCTCGAGTGTGTATTAGACCAATTTAAAATGAATAAAAATGATCCGGATACTATTTTTTCGGCCGGATACGAAGTAGGAATACTTATGGCAATTTACGTGACAGTTAAGCTCGACGCAGATAAGGATGATCCGTTTATGCGCGGTGACCACAATAAGATCTTAAAAGATTTCGTCAAATTCGTAGAAAAAACTCAGAAAGACAAAAAATAAAATAAAAGAGCCGTCAAAAATGGCGGCTTTTTCTGTTGCATTTGTATGCGCGTCGTGATATAATATACGAGTAAAGAAAGGAATCTCATATGAAGTGGAACATACCGTCGCATCGAAAAATTGATGTGTTATCCTACAAGAAGAAGCTCGGAATAAGTGAAACAGTGGCGTCTATCTTACTGTCTATGAATATGGACTACTCATCCGCCAAAAATCTTCTTAAGTCGCCGGAGAAGCTCATAGACATGAAATCAAAAATCTACGGAGAAGTAGAGGTCGCGAAAAGAATACTAGCGGACAAAGACAAAACCATTAGAATATTCGCGGATTATGATGTAGACGGTCTTATGTCCGGGCTAATTCTTAATGATTTTTTAGATCTATATGGTTTTAACGCCGACATATATTATCCAGAGAGAGAAGAAGGATACGGGCTTAATCTACTATGGTCTAAAAAAGTCGTAGAAAAATATCCTAAAGACCTAACCGTTATTACAATAGATAACGGAATCACGGCAAATGAGCCGATCGACTTCTTAAAAAAGAACGGCGCAAGTGTATACGTGATAGACCATCACGAGCCGCTCGAAAACAATCTCCCTGATGCGGACGTAATATGTGACGCATGGGTTGACCGTAAATATGGCACACATCTATGCGCGGCAGGTGTCGCACTAAAGCTAGTACTTACGATGTTAGAGCTCATGTGCGAGAATGATAACGATAAAAACACAGTTTTAAGACTGTATGCACCATTCGCGGCCCTCGCTACAATATCCGATGTTATGCCTCCACACAATGAAAACAGAGGCATCGTACAGCTAGGACTCAATGAAGTAAATACATATAAAGATAATGACATTATCAATGCTCTTTTAAGTGCAGAAAATATGTTCCCGCTAACCGTAAAAGACATAGCATGGACAATTGCTCCTATGCTCAATGCCTGTTCTCGAATGAAAAATATCCGATTGGCAAAAGAATTCATTGTGGGCTCTAATTATTTAGACCCCGAAGAAATGGAATCTATAGCACAAGATATATCCTTATTGAATCGAAGACGCAAGACTCTTACGGAAAATGCTATCAAAAAGATTCTAGAAGAAAATGATTTTTCTAACGACCCAGTGATTTTCGTAGATGCCGGAGAAGAAACGCCTATCGGTATTATAGGTATTCTTGCCGGAAAACTCGTGGAAGTAACTGGGAAGCCGGCTATCGTATATAAAATGCCGGGACAAGGGTCCGCAAGAGCTCCTGTGGGTATAGACATTAAAGCTATCGTTAACGACCAGGCGGCGAAGGGAAATGCCGTTGCCGCACTAGGACACGCAGAAGCATGCGGCGTATATATTCTTCCCGATAGAATCAAAAAATTTAACGAAGATGTCCTAAAGAACTCCATAATAAGATACAAAGAAGCGCCCGAAGAAGAAGTTTTCGCGAGCATAGCCATATCGCCTGAAAACATTACGCTTAATAATCGAAACGAGATAAATAAAATAGGATATACTTCGAAAGAAATCCCCGTTCTTGCTTTAATAAACGAAAAAGTTGAGACCCTACCTTGGGAGACATCATCCGGAAAAAGACATGTTATTTTCAAACTAAAAGGAAACAAGTACGCTATAGCATGGGGCGGCCTAAACAGATACGAAGAATTAGGATGTCCCGATAGAGTTAATCTCGCCGGCTCGCTAGGTTCCGGAGAATACTGCTCCTATTTCAAGGGCGCCCCTATAACCCGTGGGTCTACGGTATTTGTGGTAGACAAGATGGATGTAGGATCTCCTCCGGTTAGTACAAAAAAATAAGACTATGTGGAGCAAATATGAATAATACGATCGACGAATACTTCGAACATAAAAGCACTGCGTTATACAGGTTTCAAATGGGCGGGACTAACCCAGTTCCCGGAACTCTGTTTCTCTGGAATGGCGGAATATATATGAACAAAGATAATGGCGTATGGCAAGAAATACGAAGAAAACAATCTACGAATTCTTCGAGCTGAGAAGAAAAAAGATCGAATCGAAGAAACATGCGCGACTAACTTTAGAAACGCTACAAAGAATAAGAGAATTGAGTCCGAAAATCGGCACGGTAGACTTACTAGAATAGGCAAATAAGATGACGATAGACGAAGCTTTTAAATTTAGAAAAGAACGTGAAAATAGTCTGCGCGAGATAGCCACTAAGGTAAAAATAGAAGCCATAGAAAAAGAGCTAAAAAAAATATATAGATCGGCAAATTTCGACGCCGTAAGTGTTCAAAATATAGAACAATACAGTCTAAATAAAATATGGTTAAAACTATGACAATATTAGAACACTTTAAAAATAAAAGTGAATTCATTGTGGTCGAAAGATATGCCTGCGCACATAAAAGAAGAGAATGCCTTGATTTAATCGCAAGTACAAAAATAAGAAGTCCGATGATTATAGGATATAAAAAGTCCGAAGAATATCCAGACTTTATCTATGCCGTAAACGGAAAATCTTACGAATTAAAAATTCCGTATGGCCCATTTTTTCTGATACTGTCTAAGATAAAAGGCGAAATGTTTTTTACGGACAGTTATGCGCTCACTATGCTTATTCTTCATACTAATACGCATAAGTTAGAATTGATATCGCCCTTAGAAGATGATGGAACAAAGGGAGATTTCTTTTCATGGTTAATGAAAAAGACGGATGAAGCAACTAGCTCGCTAAAAGAATATGTAATAGTATAGATTATGATAAGAAAAAATATAGGTAGGTGATTAAATGGCATTTACACATTTACACTTTCATACTTCGTATAGCTTTCTTGATGGATATAACCCGATAAAAAAAGCCGTTGCCCGCATAAAAGAATTAGGAATGACGGCATGCGCAATAACGGATCATAACACTTTGGGCGGAATTCCTGAATGGCAAGAAGAATGCAAAAAACAGGGGATAAAGCCATTGTTAGGAGTTGAGTCCTATTTTAATACGAACATCAAAGAAGCCGCGAAAGCATTAGAAGAACGAAAAAAAGATGCATTACAGAAAGCTGTTGTAGATGGAATCATAGATGATGAATCCGCAAAAAAGCTTAAAAATAAAGAGCTCTCGAAAGTTATAGAGCCATTTATGCATGATATGCGACAATTCCATATTTTATTTATCGCGAAAGATTTAACTGGATGGAGAAACCTGGTCAAAATGCAGTCGGAAGCGGCCAGGTTGTGCACATATAATGGTCGATATCTAACTGACATAAATCTTATCCGTAAATACCATGAAGGAATTATTGCAACTACTGCTTGTATTGGATCTTATCCTTCTAGAATGTTACAGGAAGGCAAGGAAGATTTGGCGGAACAATATATCATCGAGATGAAAAAAATATTCGGCGACGATTTTTATCTTGAAATTCAACCACTCGATATAAAAAAACAGCAGCTTACAAATGTATTTTACATGAATATGGCTCAAAAACACGATATTCAAGTTATCGCGACAAACGATGTGCATTACACTCTTAAAGAAGATAACGAGGATCATGATACATTGCTTTGCATTGGAATGGGGAAACTCAAAAGCGATAAAAATCGAATGAGATATTCTCATGACTTCTGGATTAAATCAGAAGAAGAAATGGTTGAATCCTTTAAAAAGCAATCCGTCAGCATAAATGCCAATGAAGAATATATAAACTTCTGGCGTCAAGCTCTTAAAAATACTTCGTTGGTAGCCACGAAATGTGAAGAAAGTATCCCACTCGGCTCAAATAGGCCGCTGTTCCCGAAAGTCGAAGTTCCATTTAATTTATCTCCTGAAGAATATTTAACCAAGATTTCATGGCGAGGGTTGTATAAATATCTCGCGGAACACGAAGAGTGCGATCGCAAAGTTTACGAAGAACGTCTTGCAGAGGAGCTTAACATTATTAATCCCAAGGGCTTTGCTCCATATATGTTGACCGTACACGAATTTATTGACTGGTCTGATGAAAATAATATTCCGACTGGGTCCGGAAGAGGGTCGGCCGCCGGAAGTCTCTGTCTTTTTTGTGTCGGCATCACTAAAAATATAGACCCTATAAAATATGATTTGCTTTTCTCTCGTTTTCTCACGGCAGATAGAAAAGACATGCCTGACATTGATTCCGACGTGGCCTGGTCAAAAAGAGGCGACGTTATTCAACATCTCAAAGATCGCTATGGAGAAGATCATGTTGCCCATATTGGTACGTATTCACAAATGGGAGTGAAAAGCGGACTAAAAGATGTCTGTCGCGTCTTAGAGCTTCCCTTTAAAGAATCTAATGCAATAACGTCCGAAATCGACAGCATAAATAATGACCCCGGTATCAAATTCAAAAATCTTGACGCAATGAAAAATGGTACCGATAACGAAAAACACGCCTGGGAAAAATTTAACGCCCTTGAAAAAAAATATCCTGATATTTTTCGTCTGGCACGCGCATTTGAAGGCACGTCTCGAAATCAAGGCATACATGCATCAGCAATTCTTGTCGCGCCTGTCCCAATTTCCGATATACTACCCTTAAGATATAAAGACGGTGTAGCTATAGCTTTATGGACAGGAACGCAGATTGAACAAAGAAATTTTTTAAAGCTAGACATACTAGGGCTTAAAACACTTGACACAATTCAAAAGACCATTGATTTTATACCTGATATCACATCAATTAATGACTTATATAAGAGAGTAGACATAGAAAATAAAAACATTTGGAAATATATATCCTCCAAAAATACTGAGGCAATTTTCCAACTGGAATCATCTGCTATGAGAGGAGTCATTGAATCTGTTAAACCGACATGTTTTAACGATTTAATAGCCGTAAATGCTTTATGCAGGCCTGGCCCATTATCCGTTAATATGCCGAAAGATTACGGACAATGTAAAAGCGGCAAACAAAAAATATCATATCCTATTAGAGGATGTGAAAGTATTCTTGATGATACATATGGAACCATTGTTTACCAGGAACAATTGATGAAGATATCCAAAAAGATTGCCGGATTTAATGACATGCAAGCAGATAGTTTAACGAGGAAGACGATCGCGAAAAAAAAGAAAGATATGTTTCCTATGTTAATTCGTTGTCATGTTTACGGTAAAAAGAATTGCGAAGGGCCTGAAGGATGGGAAGAAGATGATAATGCTCCTTGGTACGATCCGGAAGAAAAATACGGAGAAGAAATCCCCGGTGCCTTATCAAAAGGATATTCAAAACAAGAAGTAATTGATTACTTCCACACAATAGAAAAATATAGCTCGTACGCATTTAATTTATCTCATGCGGCAGCATATTCTTACACTTCTTTATTAACTGCGTGGCTTAAATACTATTATCCGGAGCAATTTATGGCGGCCGTTCTTACGATGGCCGATGATTCTAAAAAAGCATTTTACACGGATGTATGTAACAAAATGGGAATATCGGTCGTTACTCCGGATATTAACTTGTCGAAACAGGACTTTACCCCTGACCCGGATACTCACAGAATCCTATACGGAATAGGAGCAGTAAAAGGTATAGGTGCCGCATCCATAGACGACCTAATTAATAATGCTCCATATACCGGCGTAGCTGACGCGCTTGAAAGACTTCCTAAGAAAGCTTTTAATAAACGTGTAGCCGAAAATCTAATTAAGGCAGGTGCCTTTGACCGCTTCGAAGAAAATCGCAATGTATTGCTTAACGAATTATACGAGCTTCGCGGAGATAAAATAAAGAACGAAAATGGTGAAAAAGAACCGCTAAAAGTAAGCATCGAAAACTGGGGCGAAAAAACAGCAATCGAATACGAAGAAGAAGTTCTAGGTGCTCACATTACATTTAAAACATGGTGGGAGCTCCTAGGAGATAACGAAGTAACTTCGTTTGATGGAGTAATTTCTTCCGTTCGAGAACATCGCCAAAAAGACGGAAAATTAATGGCATTCTTAAATGTACTTGACGATAATACACAGTCCGTGATAGAATGTTGTATATTCGCTAAACAATTCGGCCCACTTCATGCCTTTATAACGGAAGGAAGGCACGCAGAGTTTACCGGGAAGAAAAGCGAAAAAGGATCTTTTATTATCAACGACTTGCAGGTTATCAAGTGAAGAAATGTATCTTTATGATCCTTGTCATGCTAAGTCTATGTAGAATATCTCACGCAGAAGATATATGAGAAAGCAAAGGAATATCTAACTTGATAACATGCAACAAAATGCATAACTCTAAACAAAATCGGTAATACAAAGATAGAAGAGAAGCATTCTCTACCTGAATAAAATAAAAGGGGAATCGTCATTATGATTGATTATTTGGGAAACCTATGGTTCGGTCTGGGGCTAGTTCTAAGACTAGCTGTCGCCGTAATGATCGGCCTGGTCTTATTTAAAGCACTTGTTTTATTTGCTTCCGTCATCGGTCTCGGGCTAATAGTATTTTTAGCTGCCGCCTTATTTCTCGACATCCTGTTTCCAACAAGAGAAGATAAAGAGTGCATAAATTAACGAAATGAAAAACATAGTATTCATATACGAAAACGACATGCGAGAAGGCGAGCTTATGTTTCAGAGAGTCGAAGGCGTCGTAAATATGATAGGGCCAGGAAGCAACACGGCGCCATTTCGACTAAAACTAAAAGATGGAGCAGAGCGTTTAATAGCTCCTGGATGGATCGATGCTCGCGTAGAAGAAATCGAGGTTGACAAGAATGAAAGTGAGACTTAGGTACCTAACGATAATAATTAACGATATGCGCGTCGAAATCATGTTCGGCATTATTGCTATCGTATTATTCTTAGCGTTTCACGCCGCTTTCTCTTTAGAAATTGCGGCGGCAGGTCTAGCGATCGCTGGATACGCTATCGCTATGGCTACGGCAAGAAGAGTAAGGCGACTAGAAAAAGAGAGACATCAGTGATATATGATAGTCAAAAAAGAGTATAATCAATTATCCGGAGAAAGCTATCCGGAATGGCGCTCTCGCGTGTTGTCGCGCATCGCCACAAAAGAATATGATCTAAGCTGGGGACATGCCTGTATGCTCTTAGGCATGGAAATGGATCCCGAAAGAGCTCGCAAGATGGGCGAAGAAATTGTCGCCAAAAAGATTAGCGTCAAAAAGATAGAAGACGCAGAAGATCTTGCGTACGAAGAGCTACTAGAATCGGATAATGCTTATTTGGATAAAGAGAGTAAAGCCTTAATCCGAAAAGAGATGAGACTTCAAAAAGAAAAAGTAAAAGTAAATGACATAAAACGAGAAACCAATGCAAAAATAAGAGATAGAGCCAGATTTGAAGTTCTTCTAGGAGCGCTTACTGATGCGATACTAGAAAACAATATTGTACCCGTATTCGACAAAGATGAATCCGAGTTGCTAAAAGCAAGTTTGTCGGATCGCGAAAACGAAGGAGTCTTACTCTTGTCCGACTGGCATAAAGGAATGGTTTGTGCCAACCTGCATAATATATTTAACGACGAAGTCTTTGATCGCCGCGTACAAGAGCTCGTAGACAAAACGATTCTATATGGTGAATATCATAAAATTAAAAAACTCCACGTATTTGCATTAGGGGATTTGGTCCACGGTCTCATTCATATTAATGCAAGAATAGAAAGCAACACTGACGTAGCAGAGCAAACTAGCGGAATTATAATCAAATTAATTCAAGTTCTCAGAGCGCTAAGTAAACATTTCGAGCTGTTCGTATACTTCTCTCGTGGCAATCATGATCGAATCGAAAAGAACAAAAAAGAATCTATCGACAAAGAGTCGTTCTTCGATATTATCAAGTCGATGGTAAAATACATAATAAAAGACACCGGCGGCGATAATGTTATACATATTATGCCTAATAAATTAGATCCTGAGATCATTCGCGCCGAAGTTCTCGGAAACGTATGCTACGCCGTACACGGTCACAAAGAAAAAACGAAGTCTGTTGCAAAAGACCTTGCGAGTTTTACGAGAGAAATCCCCGACTATATTTTTATGGGGCATTATCATGCGGCAATGGAAATAAACGACAACGATACGGAAGTTATCGTAAATGGGTCCCTATGTGGCTCAGATAGTTTCGCAATATCTATCAGAAGAACGTCTAGACCGAGTCAAAAATTTATGGTCTTTAATAAAGACGGTCGCCTATGTACTTATAATATTATGCTCCCAGTAGAGAAAGCGGAAGCAGAATAGAAACGGTAATATAAAAGTAGGCGAAAATAAAAGCCTGTCCTCTTTAGAGTAAGTTTTAATTAAAAGACAGGAGAGAATTTATCCGAATGAAGAACTTCCGAGACAAAGAGTATGTAGATCTGAAGAATTCTAAAGACCGGGATCGAATGTATAAGAGATTCGACGAGCACCAAAAAGCGTTCTTTCAGTCTATAAAAGATCATACCTTTACGTTTTGTGAAGCAATCACGGGGTCCGGAAAAACCACGGTAGCAACTGCGGCGTTATTAGACATGCTAGCCAACGGAGAAATCGATAAGATCGTATACGTTCGCGTAGCAGATGATCGCGCCCAGTCGATCGGGTTTTATCCCGGAACATTAGACGAAAAAACGGATATCTACTGGGAACCATTTATGGAAGCACTAGAAGAACTAGGCATCCAAAGAGAAATGGTTCGAACAATGAAAGACCAGAGACAAATTGAAACGACATTAGATATCACGATGCGCGGTATTAACATCGAACGTGCCGGAGTTATCGTAGATGAAGTACAGAACGCCAATTTCGATACGTTGCAGCTAATCTTCACTAGATTTCATGACGACGTTCATGCAGCCGTAATAGGCGATGGAAAACAGCGTGACCAGAAGAAACCGTCTACGGAATACAGAGATTACTGTTGTTACTTAGCGTCGACATCTCTTGGTAACAAATGCGAATTAATAAAAGACTACCGAGGGAAATTCAGTAAATTAGCAGAAGAATATATCCCTCTATCTAGAAGACAATAAATAAAGCTAATAAAGAAAGGACAAGCATACGGTGAAAACTATAGTAAGATGGTTAATGAAACTCGCAGGAATCAGAGAATATGAAGAACCGGCGCCACGTCCGTCTTTTCCTCAAGTTCCTCTTACGCCGGCAGAACCTATCGAACCTACTCATAAATATAAAGACGGAGATATTGTCATCAGATCTTCGAGACTCGAATTTCCTAATGGCGCAATCCTCTGGATAGAATAAACAAAATAATCAAGAGAGCTTTTAGCGCAAGCTCTTTATTTTAATATGGAGAAAAATCTTATGGGAATTATGAACAAGAAGCTCAAGGTCAAAAAAGGCGGAACAACTGAAGAAATTAAAATCTATGATATTCAAGAAGACGTAGGTCCAGATTTCATTCGGGCGGGGGGGGTACGTTAAACTAGGTAGTCATAGTGACCCTAATGCTTCTAAAATAAGAATCAAGAAGAACGGAAATGTAAAGGCTATATTGACAAAAGCCACCATAGCTCCTCCGGAAATTTTTCTTTTTAACAGTAGTAAATGGATGGAAGATCAATTTTGGAAAAATAAAGCAACTCTTCCTATGATAGTAAGAACAGACAGTAATTCTAAAAACATAAAACTTCAATTCATGCATAGCGATCTTATGGACAGAGAATTAGGAATAAAAGTTAGTCCAAACAAAGATTATTTTTTTATGTATGGAGCATATGGCGATATGGAATATAATGTAAAAAATAACTGTTTTCTTATTTTTGGAAACTGTAGATATAATTACAATTATAATAATCCAAATGGAAGTACAAAACTAAAAATAATGAAAGTAGATTTAGGCATCATTGCGATGCGCGCAGGTAGAGACAATGATAGGTATGATATAGATGCGGATACTGGAGCTGTGTCCAAAAAAAGTAACTATGACCTAATAAGAGCTTGTTCTCTAGACACCGGTAGTCCACACATATACGATAAAACCGTTTATAAAGAAGATCTTGAGATATAAAATAACTTTTAGGTAATATTATACTGTAAGCATTTTAAAAAAAATATCAAAAGGAGTGATCGTTATATGCTTAATGTCATTGGCTAATCTTTATTCGTATATTACGAACTAAGCTCAAGGAGCAGGCAGAGGGCGCACCGTTCTGGGTATCTGTCCGCGATAAGTATTTCTTCCCGGCAGTTATCGGTGTAGGTCTTTATGTCGCGAATAAAGTCGTCGACAAAATGGCCGAAGCAAGCGTCTAATGCGAAAGACCTAAAATTAGGGCGAAGCCAGAGATGGTTTCGCCTTTTTTCAACGGTAATATCTTACTGAAAGGAATGATAGATAAACATGAATGTAATTAACAAAGAATCTGTCAAGGAAGCTCTATTAAAAAATATCGATGATTATTTTAAGAGCAACCAGGGAGAGATGTCTTACGTCCGTTCTCAAGTCATGCCAGTCGTAAGAAAGGTCGTAGAAGATAAAGTCGCAGCCCTGAAACTACGCGCAAAGAATGCTGGACCATGGTGCAAAATTCGTGACGGCTATTTGCTTCCTGCGTTTGCTAATATTAGCCTGTTTTTAATGAGCTTTCTCGTAGAATATCTCGTTTATGCTACATTTATGAGACTAAAGCATGGTTGATCTAATTGTTTAAATGGATCAAGAAGAAACTAGGGATAAAAAAGATAACTAGAGCCGCTATGGATATAGTACATAATTATACGCTCGAAATTATTTTACTTTCTTTTATCGGTCTCGGATTCTGTTGGGGGATCGGTTATTTTGCTAATGCTCTTTACGGATATAAATTCGAACTAGCTAGTTGCTGGGCCGGATTCTCCGCTATTGGTGGAGCAGGAGTCCTTGCGGCCATAAAATACTGTATGGATTCATGGAAGAACACCCCTCAAGGAGAAATTCCTGAGCAGGGTAAGTCTGGTAGTCAAAGACTAGCCGAAATGGGTGCTGCAGCACTAGATAAATATGTATTGAGCGAAGAAGAAGAAAGGAAGAAAAGAAGCGACAAATGACTCATTTAGAATGGTGCGATCTAGCTACTAAATTCTACTCTTTCAGAAAAGAAGCTCGCAAATATGACTTCTATACGAAGGAGCTAAAAGAAATAGAAGACAGTCTCTACGATATGAGACCTCCTCCGTCTAACGTTACGATCGAAAGAATCGTGGGTGAAGTCAAATGATTCAAAGATTCTTACGTTCCGAAAACAAGAAAGATATAGTAATCGTCGTTATTACTATTATTCTTATAATCGGAGGGCTCGCTTACGATTTTACTAAGAAGTTACACAAAGAATCTCTTCCGGTTACTCAGGTGCAGGACATAGATATTAACTCTCTAAAAGAGAAGTTCCCTGAAGATACCGAAGGAGATCTAAAACGTCTAAGTAACGAAATCAAAAAGGCGAAAGAAGAAAAGGCGCCGACTTATCGCTACTATACAAGAAGCCAAGAAGAGTCCGACAAAAAGGCTCAAGAATATGCTTCTAAACAAAAAGCAGATCGTATTATAAAAACGACGACGACAAAAGAAATTATCGGAGAAAACAAGAACGCCGGCAATGACAACGAAAAAGACGAGAATAAAAAGACCGACCAGATTATCGAAAATAACTACTATGCCGTAAACACGGAAAAGAAACACAGAGTTGCGGTCGGCGCAGCACATATCGACAAAAATTCTTATATAACTGTCGGATACCAGAATAGAGATGTTCAATATACAACATTTTATTCTCCAACTTCCGGCAATGTCGGCGTCGGAGTAAACATAACTATCGCTAAATGGTAATCAAAACGAAAGGAGAAGATATCACAATGCGAGTATTTATTAATCCTGGGCACGATCGTACTTACGATCCTGGTGCTTGTAATGTAGACGGGACCAGAGAAGCTGATATCGCATGGAACGTCGGAGAAAAAGTTAAATCTTATTTAGAAGCTGCTGGCTGCGAATGTGCTATCATGCAGTCCGATAATCTTAACTGGGATTCGACTTACTGGGATAGAAAGGATAGCGCTGTTTGCCCAACTGCTAATGACTGGGGTGCAGACGTATTCGTTTCTATTCACTGCAATGCTTTTAACGGCGTTGCTCAGGGCACAGAAACTCTCGTTTATAGCTTCGGCGGAAATAGCGAGCGTCTTGCTAGCTGTATCCAAAACCAAATTATCAATGCTCTCGGCACGGTAGACAGAGGGCTTAAAGAACGCCCGAATTTATCCGTACTTCGTAATACGGATATGCCTGCCGTGTTAGTCGAACTTGCGTTCATCGACAACGAAGATGACGTGCAACTACTAAAGAACCATCAGGACGATTTCGCGGCAGCGATTGCGCGCGGAATAACCGACTACAATCAGTAAAAAATGCATAATAAACCCGCTTCAGCGGGTTTATTTTTTTTATCTTAGAGCGAGCGTCGGCGAAAGCCGGCGCGAGTAAATAAGGAGAAGATAAGATATATAAAGGATAAAGAGATATAAGGAATGAAATATAATTTTTTGTTTTTAATAGATGAGAAGTTATAGTAAAAAGAAAAGGTAGGGGCAGTCTGCTACGTACAAACTGTCTCTACCTATTTTAATCAATAAATGATTATGGTTTTTATTTTACCCGATCGATCCGTAAAGAATCTTAGAGTCAACTTTCCAGATTTATATATATTATCCTCTGCTTCCCCATAAAGAGTTCTTACTTTGTCTATATTATCGCCCGGATAGATTTTGCCAGAAGTTCCATACTTGCCGATCGTTCTAATGCGCCATACTGAACGATTAAATGGTTCTTCTTCTATCACGAGACTCTTGCCGTATCTTAATACGGCTATATATACCGGCTCGCCGCGCTTCCCGTTCTTTACAGTAAAATAGTCCGGCTGCCCTAAAGCTTCTTTTACCTTTTCGTCGCTATCGCCGATCGTTATTCCAACTATAGATATATCTTCTCTGGGAATATCTTCCGCAAAACATACCGAAGAAAGCATAAGCATCAAAATAAAAATTATCTTATTTATGAAAATCACCTACGATACAGTTAATTGATCTCCGTGATGTACGCTCGTCCTAAACTTAGGATAAAACGAAAGAGGATCTGCCGGTGACGGACTTGTAGTAACGGCATCTCCAGGACTTATTTCTAAATGTAAATGGTCAGCATACGTATTCGGACCTGATGGGCCCCATCCGCCTACAGTACCGATAACTTGTCCTCTCGTGACTCTTTGACCTACGCTTACGTTAGTCTCATGGCAATGTAAATACCTAGAATAGTTCCCGTCTCCGTGATTTATACAGATTCCATGCCACGGACCGTATGCGCTTCCGTTTCCGTCTTCCGCTACGACACCATCATGGACAGCATGTATCGGCTCGCCGCGATCTGCTCCTAGGTCTATCCCGGCATGGAAGCTATTCGTAGAAGCTCTTGGTCCGTAAGGAGACGAATAGGTAATCCCGTTGGCAAATTGCTCATCAAAGAATGGGAATCCCATGTCTACTTCATCGAATCTAGAATTCATACACTCCGGTAAAACGATACAGTAAATATAGCATACGCGAGGAAATAAGTCAAGGTTACCAAAATTCGAATCTATCATCTTGGCCCTAGCAATAAACCGTTTAGCAAAGTCTGTCCAAAGCCAGCGCTCTCTATCGGCCCAATTTAATTTTAGGCCGTCGTCTTCATCTTGATCGCTGCCGCTATTCTTTCCTCCGGTTTTATTTTTACGTAACTGTTCATCGATTCGAGGGAACTCGTTCGATTTCTCGTCTCCGTCTTTTCTTTTTCTTCCTAGGATAACGTCCGGAGAAGTATTATATGCGGATATAATAAGTGCTGGATTCTGAGTATCTATCGTACTGGCTAGTTCTTTATATCTCTTAATGATAGAATCGTAATCCATACTATTCGTACAGAATCCGATAGCACCTATAAGCAGAGGGTCAAGAGATTCGGCCGAGCATTTTCTTTTTAGAGCGGCCATGTTTTGCCCTCTAAATAGATTTACGTAATCGTCTTTTTGCCCCGCGATTTGCTTTGCTGAATTAATTGGAGGCACAACGGCCTTATCTTCTTCGTCATTCTTAACTTGTTCAGGCTTATATTTATCCATTGCTTCTTTATTTGCCTGAATTAAATTGCTCCCGGAATTATATACTAAATTAGCGCCAGCGTTCTTTTCGTTACAAGGAAATGAAGACAATCTCCCCAATGAGCTTCCATCATCATTAATGGCCTGGCGCCAATTGATGTGAGTCTTCTGGTCTTCTAGCGGCACGTAGTCCCATGTCATGCTTATCCCGGGCCCCCATGTCGTAGAGAAGTCTTTCTCGTCCGGATTCCTGGATTGTACCGTATCTAGATTAAACTTGGGCTTATTCTTTTCTTCGCTAAAATGCTCTGTACGATTCATCTGAATATAGTCGTCCATATTAGAATAAGACATTTGATTCTCATCTAAAATCGTAGCGACATTAACGCCAAGATCGTTCATAATCTCATAACATTGCAATTTTGTTATCGACGGGCTCTTTATCCCGCCTTCTAAGGCATTACGCTTTAGTTCAGAGTAGCTTTTTACGTAGCTTTTATATTTCAAAGAGCTTTTCCTCACAACGTAGGACGGCCTCGTGGGAGAATTATTTCGTCTCCTACTCGTTGCCCCTGACCGAACGATTTTATATACGCTCGTCTATCTTGTCGCCAAGATATATCCTCTTAATTTAGAGGAGCCTTCGGTTCGGATTGCCTGTCGCCTATGCGACGTTACGGCTTCCCCGCTTAATTCCATCCTTGTCATCACGAGATTCCAGTGAGTTTATCTCGTGACGGCCATTTTGACCAAATATAGGCTCGTACCTAGTGCAACACAAACATTGATCTATTTGAATCGGCTGTCCATCAGATATCCTATCATCGCACAGACAGCGTATAGCTTTATACTTCTCAAAGTTAGGATAAGTGCCTCCCCAATACAGACAATTGATATTCATTCTCGATCCGAGACGGAAGAACAATCTCATTAGGGTGGCCATGTTGTTTTCCAGCTTAGCCAATCTTTTGTCTGCATTATGTCCTACATTCATAGCAGCCTTTGCGGCCGGTTCTCCGTGAACATGTGTCGTAATCTCATAGATACGAGTGGGAGGATAATGCGTCTCTAGTTCTTCTATCTTAAGATCTACTGGGAATGGATCTTGATTGTTGGGCATTTTACCCGGATTCGGAGTTTTGTATTCGCCCTTATATTTCTTCGGATTAAGAAGATGCTGCCTTAATAGCATTGCTTGCTTATCACCCATAACTGAGCTAAGTTCTCTTAGCCCCACGGCATTTGCTATATTTACACCTTCGATTATATTCCAGCCAGGATGCTCATCTCCGGTTAACGATTTATCGTCGGTACCATAAGACACGTCTTTGCCTTCACAGTCCGGATTGACGACTGGCCCCGGTTTTTTATTCTCTTTTTCGTCAGCCACTCTTTTTATCACCGTCCCGCTGCTTATTATTATTCTTATTCATATCTTCTATTGTCTTAGACAACACCCATGAAGGTATTGTGTCCGAGATCATTATATAATCCGGATAAATCGGCTCTGCGAAGCATTTCCTCTCAGGAAGCTTTATAATTCTAACAGTTTCTTTACCGACTACTTTTACTCTAAAACCTTGGTCACTGCTCTTTGGGCCGCCGGAGATTCCGCCTTCTCCAGAATTTGCGCTAGACTGATCTACGAGTAGAGGTTCTAGTCCTTCATGTGGCTTGGTAGGAATAAACCAGTCGGATACACCGCCGTCATTGAGCACTTCCTCGGTGTTAAATACGTAGTCGTCTCCATTTTTATTTTTACTGTATCCCTGATTAGGGTCGTTAACTATTAATCCGGCGCCGTTATTTACTAGCTTCGCATATAAAATAAAATGGCCACCGTAAGTAAACATTCCTGGTCCATGAGCTGCTATAACCGGATAACCATTTTCTAAGGCGTCTAAGGCAGATTGCTTACTGTCGGAATGTACCATAGAGAAACCGAAGTTATTAGCTGCATCAGCAAAGAATCCGTAACTGGTTCCGTCGTTGCCATGATAGGCTGCGGCAAAGTTTACGACATCCGGAGGGAATATATTTATACCGTACCATCGAGCTACCATACAGAAACATGTCGGACCGCAACCACTTTGGGCAATAGGACTTCCGCCGCCAGAATTATACGGATACTCTATATCAGACCAGCGAGAGTCCCACTGATGTAAAAGAGGAACGTCTCCGCCACCTTTTTTATTATCTTCTCCGCCAAAAAATTCCTCTGACCCACCGTGTTCATTCGGCACTCGGATAAACCCCTTTCTCATAATTATAAGCATCATGGGCCTCAAGAGGTTCATCTAGCATATGAGAAGTTAGATATTCTTGTTCTGCCAGCCTAAGCTGGTCCTGATACTCTTTCTGTGTTTTGGCTTCGTTCAGGATAGACTCATCGAATGTCTCACGGCGTTTTTGCATCTTGGTTTCATAATAATGCTTCGCAGATATTACGTGATTATCGTCGTCAAGATAATAAAAATCTCCGTACATTAAAATTTGACCGGATGCATGGCATCGTAAAAATTCATTAAAATATTGTACTCTTCTGAGTCTTAGCATTCTGTATATCACTTCCGTTTTTTTTGTTAAACTAATTTAAAAATCTTTTCTAACTGTATATTACCGAAAAACGAAAGGCTATCCGTATGTAGGATAGCCAATCGTCGTTTTAGTGGTTATTTAACGCAGCGAAAGAATGTAGTCGAGAACATTCCAATGGAAGCCATCGACGACATCGATGTGCTGGCCTTCTGAGATATACCAGATGTTTTCGTCTAAGTTATACATGTATACTGGCTCGCGAACTACTGCGCCGCCACTATACTTAGGAGCACACACGATCGTAGCGCGACAAACTGTCCCATCGGAAGACCAGCGAACATTCTCATCACGAACATAGATATTCGCCTTCGATGTCTCGGCAACCCAGTGGTCTGCCGCCTCTACCGATCCGGTAAACATGATAGCGACCAGTGCAAAGGCCGCGAAAAACTTCTTGAACATTTTTAAAAAACCTTCTTTCTATTAAATCGCGGCGTAAATCTCTGCCGCATCCTCCAAGACATCCTCTTCTCCTATATTACAGGCTCGTACAGGAATGCCTTTTTTCTTTACTCTTTTTCGGATACCGTCTACGATCGAAATCATACTTATCTTTCTAGGGATGTCTATCATTCTCTCGTTGTCTTGAATATCTCTTACGGCGCTCTCTACCTTGGTCTTAGTAAAGACCTGAGCATCGAGAGTATCCTTAATTCCGTCGGCAACGGATGCCGCGATCTTAGTAAGAATGTCCTCGTTATTCGAAAGCGCGTTGAGTCCTTCTTCGCTGAATTTTCCTTCGATTGACATGGCTGCCTGAAGCTTCGTGGCCATAAGAGAAAGAGCCTGTTCTTGAACCGTATTGCGATAATACAGGAAATAAACCTGAACGTCTTTTGTCTGTGATAGACGCCACGACCTACGAGAAGACTGACGAAGGGTAAACAGATTATACCCGACCTGATAATATACGATCGTTGTAAAATCTAATAAATCTAACCCTGTTTCAACTAACGATGGGTTACAGATCAACACATCGATATTGTCTTTCTCGATACGGTCTCTTACCCATGCCTCTCGCTTACGACTAGAGACATTTGATCCCATAGTCACGGCGTTGATACCCTCTGCTTCCAGAAGTTCCCGCAATTTTGCACCAAGTTCTGTTCTATTAGTCCAGTGATAGTATACGAGAACTTTTTGACCCTCTTCTACTTTTTCTCGGACTAAACGAACGAATTCAGTCTCTTTATTGCGGGAAGTTTCGGCCGAGAGATCTGGCGGCGAAATGACTACATCTCCAGTATCGGGATGAATAACTGGCGGCTGTCCGAATGGCTGATCCGGGAAGATCGTAAGCAACTGAACTGCTTGCGCCATCGTTTTCATTCCGTTGCGTACACGATTAAAGCCACGATTATGAACAGTAGCTTCTATCGCGTTATAGGCATTTGCTAGCTCAGGATCCATCTCTACCGACACAGGAATTTCTTCGTACCCGGGCAAGCCGGCATCGATATCTTCGAGAGATACGAATACGGCATTTTCTAATAAGAACTTCGTAAACACGATAGGAGAAACGCCAGGAAGCTGCTTAATAGAGGACCCTCCGATTTGATTCCCCTGTCTATTCCCAGTATAAGAGAATCTTGACACTTGACGATATACGCCGTATTGCTTCACGAATTCCTGCTCTCCGGATATACCGAAATCGAAGCCTTCGCTCTTCATAAGCCCCGGGAATGCTCGGTAGAGAATATAGAATATGCCGGAAGCGTATCCATTTAGTAGCGTTCCCGTAAAACAGAGAGAATGACGAGCGGTACGAAGAAGATCTCCGAATGCTTGTCCTTGTAGAGAGTCGCGTCCTTTTAGCTCATGAATTTCATCGAATAAAGCATAATCGATGTATCCCTTAAGATATTTACGGAAATATTTCCCCAAAGGGTATTTAATCGGAGCTCTTTGCGCCGGAATTTCTCCCGCAATAGCATCCGAAAGAGCGGACAGTTTAGCGGCATCTTCTTTTTCTGGCTGAAGTATTCCGGTAATTCTATCGAACTCTGTCTGAATTTTATTTCTTTCGATCCAGCCAACTTTTGCTCCTAGATTTACCCATGGAGATTCTTCGCTAGCTCCGCCTATATCAAATGGTTTTTCATATTTTCCGGTCGCAGACCAAAGCTTCGCTCCGCAAGGAACAGATTCGTACGAAGATGTCTTCTCGTTCCAGATCTGTTTCTCGTTCATGCAGACAGCATTCGTAGCATTTTTTTTAGAGAACGCACCGAACCCAAAGCCCGTACGTATTTCTGTGCGCCAACGTCCATGACCGGCGTAACTCTTAGAATATAGCGGTTGTCCGCATTCCGGGCAACAGTAAACGCCTCTGCTCTCCGTACTGGATGCTCTTTTTGCAGGGTTCCATACGGCGACAGGTCGTTCCTGGTAACCGAACTTAGCCGTTTCTTTAGACAAAACTAACCAAAGATGACGACGCCGGTTTTTATTTTTTATCTCCGGAACGATGTTTATAAGATCATCAAAGTCTGAGATAATAACTGCATCAGAATTTGGCGCTAAACGAAGAATCTCTCGGCGCCATTTTTCTACGAGATGACCCGGACACATAACCACGTTGGTCATCGTTCTCTTATCTTCGTTATGCGTTAATACGGCAGAAATCGAGGTAGCAGTCTTCTGATTGTTCTTAACCCTAGGCTTTTTGTCCTAGGCTCTGGAGGTCGCCCTCATTTTCATCGACCAGTCGATTCTGGTCCAGCATAGCATATCTTTTTACGTTGTTGTTATACACAACTATACTCGTAACGTAGGCCGGCCTCGTGGATCTGTTATTTCAAGATCTATGCGTTGCCCCTGACCGAGCTCTGCTCGTCACTATGTCACCATAGTTTAGCCCTTATTTGGGCGCCTTCGGTTCGGATTGACTACATAAGTCTTCCCCGCTTAATTCCGACCTAATAATCCTAAGACTTCAACGAGATTGTCTTAGGACGGCATTGATAAAATAATACCTACTCCTGCTTCGCCTATGATAAAAGCTGCTTTCTTATAGCGGAGTGCATTCGCTGCCGCCTGAACAACGCTCTTCTGAGTCTCGTACAAAGAAAGCTTTCCCATGTACGATCCGTACTCGGCAATGTCTTTTAACGTCTGGCTGTATTCGTCCTTGCCCGGAATGAAACGAGGAACAAATGAGTCCTGAATGCGCGCAGCTAGCGTATCCCTAAATTCGTTTAAATATGCATCCAAGCCAGCAATTTCTCTCATGGTCTCGGATACTTCATTATGATCTTGAGATATTACGATCTCGCCTGACTGTAATCCTTCTGAAATATAATCGCGGAGTTGACTTACACGAGCATAGAAAGAAAATGCCGTAAATTTACAGTCTTCGTCTGTACTCACTACCCTGAGTTGGTTGATCTGACCGTTAGAAGCTAGTTTTCCGATAAGATAATTGCTCCACTCTTTGATGACGGGAAGCGGAGACATTTTATATATCTTATCGTAGAATCCATCGACAAGCTCTTTCGGCAGAGCATTATTCTGAGAATACTCTAGAATGTCGTTTTTCCTTAAATCGACCTTGGTTTCCGAATTCCAGAATATAAAGCCGTTAATCGTTTCTTCTTGCGTACGTTCATTCTTGTTAATAGAGTCTTTCTTATATGCTACGATGTGAGCATAGTCAGACCCCGTTAGTCGAGTAACGAACGTCTCATATTCTTTTCCGCGTCCGGTATTAAAATATCTGCCATCTACGGTCATTCCCTTAGAAGCAAAATTAAGCTCCTTTTGAATTTCCGACATGTGGCTAAAATAACCGAACGCGGAGAAAAATGCAACGCCCGCTTCTCGACCGTTGATATCATAGGCGGCAAGATTCCCGTGTAACGACGGTTTACCGCCCAAAGTAATTCTGATAGACATTTATTCTCCTATTTTATGCCAGGCACTTATACGTACCGTCTGGTAAGAACATCGAAATTTCTACGCGATTAGATGTAGTCGAGGCCACCTCAACCTGAGTACCGTCATCGCTAATATTCCGATCGGAATCCGTTACTTTTATAACTCTTCCTTTTACTGCGTGAGAACATCCATTGCCCTCGTCTATGACGCCGTCGAGACATCCGGACGTAAGCACCAGACCTAGCTGACCAACATTGAACGGCAGAAGAGGATGCGCGGAACGATCCGATATCTTATCCACCTTCTGTTTCTTCCAGAAGTCGTTCATAATACCGGACTCTTCGAAGAGTAGAGATATCTCGTTATCGTCCAGTGTCGCACTTCTGAACCGAGAAATTTCTACGGTTCCTATCGGCAACTGATACGAGATGTTTTCTTCTTCTATATTAGCAAGTTCCGGATGAAGAATCAAATTACGAAGACGCTTAAATAGTTTTTCGTCTAACGTCCTATTGATAGAAGGTCTTTTCGTGCCGATGATTATAGCGACATCCGGTCTCGTATCCTCGATTATAATACGCACATTCCCGAAAACTTTAGCTATGGATGTCGCTATCGATTTGGAAATACATGCGATAGGAATCGCGAATACGAGAAGACCGTTATGACGAAGAGTCCCTATTCCTCGATCAAGATATTTCTTCTCGAGTATAGTAGCTATCTTAGATCTTTCTGATTCATCATAAAAAGAAATCTCCGGAATTACGATGGCCATATCAAAACTATCCGTAGAGATGTTAGCCTCTCCGATCCCGCCGACGATTAGTCTCTTAAACTTGGCTCTTTCTTCCTTGGTAATACTCACCGTTTGAAGAGCAGAAACTCCGTAAAGATTCGCCATCGGAAATTTATTCTGTATCGACAGAAGTGCTTGACCGCGCCTACAGCTAATATCGATAACGTTAAACGGAGTAGTCCTTTTAATCATCGATGTAATCTTGTCGATTACATTATCCGAAAGAAGATACGAAGAGCAGGCCCAGTTCTCGTAAAAGTTATCTCCGTTTAATTTATACGAAGACAGATAATTTATATCTAGGTCAGTCGTAAATACATGAAGAACATTTGCAAACTTATCGGTTATCTCCACGTAGTCGACAAGATTTTGCTCTTCTTTCTTTCGTAGCGATCGATACTCTTGATCTAGCGTCGGAAGAATACTGTCGAGCATAAGAACTTCGTTATATGTAGTGCTTGACTTCTTAAGCACAGAAATGCTAGAGTAGATATCGAGTATCGCGGAGTTAAAATTACCGAAGAAAACATTTTCATCTACGGTGATTTTATTTCCGTTCTTTATCTTCTCTAGCATTTCGTGCATACGAACAAATTTTCTTTGAGCCTCTATTAAATTTTTGACCCATATAAGCAAAATTATTAAACACCCCTCTCTTAAAAGAAATTAGCGCCATAAAACTGACGATTCAAATATTTCGAAGAAAAACTCGTTAGCTCCTTGGTTCCTACTTTTATTTTATTATCTTCGATAGATTCGCCGCGAGAATCGAGATAGTCGCGATAATCCTCTTCACGGTCTTCCCCTAGCAGTCCAGCCAAAATACAAATAGTAATTACCTTTTTATTTAAGACACGCCCTAACTTTAATTCTTCGATAGAACTAAGCAAACTATCCAAAGTGTAAATCCCAAGCTTCTTTGCTTCTTCTATCGCCTCGGCGGCCTTCTTGCCAAGACCTTTAACGGCGCAGAGTCCAATACGAATACCGTCTTCTTCGACCGTGAACTCCCATGAACTGTCGATGATATCTGCCGGAAGAAATTTGATGCCGAGTTTACGACAATCTTTAATAATCGTAGCATACTCCTGATCTTTTCCTTTCTCGTAAGCATACGTAAGTAGATTTGCCATAAACTCCACAGGACAATACGTCTTAAGCCACGCACTCGCATACGTAAGAAGAGCATACGATACTGCATGGCTCTGATTAAACAGATACTTCGAGCTATCTACGATAACGTCGAAAATCTTATTTGCCGTATCATTATCGCAATTCTTCTTTTCGGCGCAACGAACAAACTCGACACGATACTCTTCGAGTTCTTCGAACTTTTTATTTGCCGAAAGTTTGACGATACGATATCCCGTACTAAGATCCATTCCGAAAGCTACGGCAAGCTTCATTATCTGTTCCTGATAGATAACTACGCCATTTGTATCTTTCACAATGTCATCGTAAATCGGATGAACCTTATGGATCTCTTCTTTTCCTTCGGCGATACGCATATAGAGCTCATCTGTTTTGGCCGAGATAGCCGGCCCGCGAATCAGAGCTAGGCATGCCGCGAGTTCCTGGATATTCGTTGGCTTAAGCCTCGGCATGCGAGAACGATACGTCGGAGATGAGATCTGAAATAATCCTGTCGTATCTTTTGATCCGATCATTTTCCAGACTTCTTCATCATTATACAACGATTCGTCCTGATAGTCAAATTTTACTCCAGACATTTGCTCCGTCTTCTTAAGGACTGAGAGAGTCCCCAGAGCTAAGAAGTCAAACTTAACGCAGAATTTTTCTGCATCTTCAAGATTCACTGCAGTTGCTAGGATACCCTCCTTATTCGGCTTAATGAGAGGAAGAGTATTCGTAAGAATATCCGGACTGATAATAATACCGGCGGCATGAATGCCGTTCGACGAAGGAAGTCCTTCGAGATCGGAAGCTAGGTTCAAAATATCCGAATGAGATTTTTCGTACTTCTTTAACTCCGGTACGACATCGATCGCCTCACGAATACTCATGTCGATATTCTTCTCGCCGTCTTCGTCGTAATATACCGTCGGAATAAATTTAGCTATGTCGTTTCCTACTTGTGGCTTATAGCCTAAGATACGAGCTGCATCGTGAACTGCTCCTTTTGCCTTGCGCATTCCTAGTGTAGACACCAGGGCACAATGTTCATAGCCATACTTATTTACGACATATTCGAACAGCTTTTCGCGGCCATTTTCTCCCGGCTCTGTATCAGAATCGATATCTGGAATCGCATCTCTTGCCGGGTCGAGAAATCTCTCGAAAAGAAGACCGTACTGAATCGGATCTGCCTGACAGATATTAAGCAAGTACGCTACGAGACTGCCGGCCGCAGATCCTCGTCCCGGCCCGACAGCGATATCGTTATTACGAGCCCAGTTAAGATAATCTGCGACGATAAGAAAATATCCGCAGAATCCCTTATCAGAAATTACTTTAAGCTCATGATATAATCTATCTGCATATGCCTGAGGGCATGGCTTTTTCTCGATAATTTTACCGAGTTTTGTATAGCACATACGATAGAGCTTCTCTTCTTCTGTCTCTTCGCCTTCGATCGGGAATACGGGCATCGAGACTTTCTCGTTCATTTCGATATTGCACTTATCGGCGATGGTCTTCGTCATCTCGATGGCTTTATCTACGATATCGATTGTAACGATATGAGTAATCCCGATCGTGCCGCGAATATCTTCGCCATCCATAAACCAGTAGCAGTCATCCGGATATACGAATGTTATATCGACATCTTTCATTTTTCGAGCTAATTTAACATGGTAATTATGACGAGTAGCATCTTCTTGGCTCAAGTAGTGAATGTCGTTAGTAATAACCAGTGGGACATTCATTTCTTCCGAGAGTTCTGCGAGGGTATCATTTACGATAACTTGCTCTACGAACATACCCGGCTGAATTTCCAAATAGAACTCATCGAATACGTCGTTATAGAACTCGATAATCCTCTTCGCTTCGTCGATATCATCGTTGAGTATGGCTCTAGGAATTTCTCCTCCGACACATGCGGATAGACCAATAATTCCGTTGCCCCACTGCTTAAGATGCGCATGGTCAGTACGAGCTTCGTAATAAAAGCCTTCTGTTGCTGCTTGATTGTGGATACGGATAAGATTCTCGAGACCTTCGTTATTCTTTGCTAGTAGGACGAGATGCGCGGCGCTCCCCTTTTTGAGCTTATTTTCTTTCTGGAATTCTACGTCATTATTAGCTACGACATAGGCCTCCATTCCGACAATAGGCTTAATTCCTTGCTTGCGACACTCATCCATAAAAGAATAGATACCGCTAATAGAACCATGATCCGTAATAGCGATAGACTCAAGGCCATATTCTTTAGCCTTAGATACGTAAGATTGGATTCCGAGAACGGAATCTCCGATACTACCTACGGATGTATGTGCATGCAGCGGATAATACTTCGCCATCCTCTTTCTCCTTTCTTTTTTTACTTTCTTTTCTTTTTCAGTATAGACTTAATCGCGTCGTCTATATCTATCTCTACCGAGTCATAATGTTTATCTCCGGCAAAAGATTCCACGTTTATGCGAGATTTATATACGCGAGTTTCCTGATCTTCTATAGTAGACTCTATCTCTTTTATGACATCTCTGAGCCCCGGTTTTATCTCTCGACAGTTTTTGGCGAACGTTTTTATCGGCATCCATAATGACATAGTATCTTTTATAGCGCGGCGAATCCTTCTTATTTCTTGTATCCTTCGTGCTATTTTTACGCTTTCATCAGGGCAAAGACTTTCTAGCTCTATCTTATGAAGAAGATCTAGCTGCTCTTGCTCTAGTATTTTAATAGCATCTACGAGTTCGCAATTTTGTTTTTCGGCCGCATCTAGAAGACCTACGAAAGATTCTATTTTCTTTATTTCTCGCGCGATTCTTTCGATCGCAGTTTCTCTCATGTCATCATGATTTCCTTTCTAAAACTCGTACGGAACGAGTTTGTGATACATGTTGCCTATCTCGCAAAGAGATTCAAGCAGGATATATTGTTCTGTAGTTACGTTTTCTAGATCATCCCAATCTGGCTGCGGTAGTATAACTCTTGCGCCAGAGGCCAACAATGCCTTTTGCAACATATCGAACGATTTCTTTTTGAACTCTGTTTCGAATGTCGGCATTAAGGCTCTTCTATTTTTAATTATTATATGAGACCACCCCTGACTAAATAATAATTTCTTCCGGCTACTTTTATTCTCGCTTCGTACTCGCCGGACAAAAAATCCGCTAATTCTTCTAGATATTCCAAGGCGAAAGGATAGACTCTTACCAGTCCATTTTTCGTATTATAATACATAGGATATTTCATTCTTTCGTCTTTGGATTCTCTTTCACGTAAATAAGCCGCCATAAATGTAACTGGCGGCTTATTAGTTTTCGTAGACCATCCTAATCTTTCGTACAGCAAAACAGCTACCTCGGAAGAGTATGGATAGTGTTCATCTGACTCTAATTCTAAATAGTATACATACTTACACACTTAATCGCTCTTTTCGAACACTTTTCGAGCCAAGAAATAAACTCTTGCTTTGTACGATTTCTTTCCTGCCAAAAATACAAATAATTAAAACACTTCTTGATTGAATCATAAATTAAGAAAGACTCTATGTTATCTGCACCATCCATGGCTCTTTTGGCATCTTTATATGGAATCATGGTGGCATAAGCAACGTTATTTATAGCATAATAAGAAATAGTTTCATTATAATGCTCATATATATAACATGACAATCTTTTAAATCTGCCGGTATCATCTACGCCACGAATCCAGATAAAACTATTTTCTTCCTTAGATATGAAATACTGAGTAAGCGTCATCGAAAATCCTATCTTCAGAGCATAATCATATAGTGCCTATACTTATGCGTCCTACCGTTTTTCTTGAACATTTTTCGAGCCAGGAAATAAAATCTTGTTTTGTGCTATCGTTTTGTTGCTGGAAGGATCTAATCTCTAACGACTTCTTATACGAATAATAAACCAAGAAATACTCTATGTTGTCTGCCAGCTTAAGTGCTTTCACGACCTTGCAGAATGGGATCTTCATCATATGAACAGTGTTTTCTATAACGTAATATGACACATCTTCTTCTGCTAAGTCTCCTTGCATACAACAAGAAGAATTTGTGTTATTACCTATGCTAAGTATTCCACGAATCCAAATAAAGCTATTTTCTTCCCGAGTTATAAAATACTGAGATAGCGTCATTTGAAATCCCATTTGCCTAACATGATCGCATCGAATGCGGCGCCCTTAAGAATTTTTTTCATTTCGCTGGTCAACTTATCATACCTTGGCCTTACGTAGAATTCGTCTCTTATATAATTATAGACAAGAAAATATGTCTCGTTATCTACCCAAGAGTATTCTTTTTTGGCTTTTTCTACTCTGTTGTATGCAAGACCTATATTATGATACACTCCACATACTCGATAAAGGGTTCTCGAGCTTCCTCTGACAGCTCTTACGGCAAAACAGTCTTCCATATTATCATTTTCAGTGTTTATCCATAGGACACAGTTTATCGACTTCCAGCAGAAGTATTCCGAAATATCTCTGGGACTACGGATATAAATTTGTGAAGATTTTTCGCTAAGGCCTCCATCGATTTCATTATTAACCATTGTCTACTCTCTTCTTCGTTGTTGTATTCTTTCATGACAAAAAATCTTCTTGCCTCAGGGGAAAACAGCAAGAAGAATGTTCTATCGTTCACTCCATAGAAACTATCGAACGCATCGAATAGTTCTTGGTAGGTTATGTTTAGCTCATACAAAGCATTTTTCATGCGATAGAGAACTGGATTATCAGCCGTAAAATTATCTAACAGATTTACTTCTGCGACACACATATTGTGATACTTTGATCCATACTTTCTTATCCAGAGATAAGATAATTCCTCGTGGACTCCAAAATAGTGATGAATATTCATTTTCTTATATATTTTTCAAGCCACGGCTCTTCGACCACGATCAAGTCGCGCATACGCAAGAGCATCTCGCGGATCTCCCACTGTGCGCCGGGTGTCAGGACGCGCTTCTCGTAGACATCCATAAAGGAGCGCAGATTGAGTGTCGTGACAAAGTTCGTGCATGCTCCGCCCGGTAGGACGAAACGAGCATCCTGCTTAGTGACACCGAGTTCGATCAGCTTATCATATTGCTGCTGGATCATGCTCATGCAGGCAAGATATTGTCCGTAGATATAAGGATCGCTTTTAGGGATCGTCTCTGGTGCAACAAAGTCAAAGATTCTGCCTTCATGCTTCGAAGACTGTTCAGAGACATAGCGTTGGCTCTGCACACTCAAAGATACGCCAATCCTATGGCGTGAGTACTGTGCGAGCAGCGTGCGCGAGACATCCTTGACGGCAAACGTCATGGAGCAGTGCTCTACCACCGAAAGATGCTTGCTTGTCATAATACGATCAAGAAGGCGCAGCATCTCCTCCTCGGTCCTTTCCTGTTCGATCAATTCGATCGGCGAGTCTGCGCTATAGCACGTCCGCGCCGCCGTCCAGCAGGTTTTGAGGTAGTTTGGCGTCTTCGAGATCAGTTTAATTTCCATATAGCCATCGCTCCTTAAGAAAATTTTCTCATCGCTTCGAGCAACACCTCTAATGCAGTCGGAGGAGTCTTGTCGCCGCTATTATATTGCCGCCTTGCCCGATCCATTTCTTTTAAGATCTCGATGACAGGAGAATCTCCATACTTCTTGATCGCATATTCGATAGGGTCTTCTGCGATACCAAAAACTTTTCGATTCGAATCGCCGACAACTTTATAACAAGCATTTTCGAAGTTATGTTCCGAGTGAATGATTGACCAGATATTATTTTCCTCGTTATCTTCCTTAGCATCTGGTATAATCTTACACAAGATTGTCTTTTTAACCATCGAGTCATTCGAAAATGCGAGATCATGTAGAACATCATTCGGAATACCTAGAACGCTGTATATAAATACACAATCCGCGTTGCTGTCTTTAATCTCGTCATGAGAAGTAAATTTAACGTTCCTGAATACGAGTTCATCTACGATCTGATTCTGCACCAGATACAGGCCGAAAGCGTGGCAGAATTTTTGCTTCATCGCAATAGACGAAAGCTTATCTCTTCCTACGATCAAGATATTTTTATCTTTATGCGTAAGTAAGAGGTCTTTAATTATCTCGACCGAAAAACTAACCCATTTATCGAACGATTCATGGAACTGAATAGTAACAGTTCTTGTATTGCGGCTAACAATCTCCTGTGCTGTTTTTTCAATCCAGCTCGTCTTTCCGTCAATGACTATCTCTTTGTTTATTTCATTCATTGTATATTATCCCTATCTACATTCTACAATCTATATTTTATAAAAATAAAAGTACTTAAAATGGGCAGAAGAATTTCTCTATCTGCCCATATTTATCAGCACCAAAAAGGAGTACGGAAATACGGAGGAGGAGCGCCAGGACCGTTTTTTAGATAGTCGGGAATTAGGGCTCTTAACAACGCATCGTTTATTGCGTTATCAATTTTTCCTGCTGCATCCTTTCTCACTTCGCTCTTCGCCTTCTCTTTAAAAGAAATCACATATGTTCTGTTCATCGGGTCATTCCAGAAGAATTTCCATACGTCTTTGTCGCCGCCCCTGTGGTTTCTATTAAATTCGAAGCCGCAAAGGACAAATTTACATTCGGCATTATAGTAGAAGTTAAATATCTCGAACAGCATTTCATCCGGAATGTCTGTCGCCTTATCAAAGAAGATATGCGTCGGATTATAGTCCATCGCTTCTTCGTAAGATACGAATGTTACATTCTTTAGGAAAAAATGCTTGATCGGGCTATCCATACTTATTCCGAATTTGTTGAGAATGCTTTTTTCGAGAGACTTTGCATCTTCGATACTTCGGGAAACTACTAATACTTGTAGCTCTTTATCTGTAAAGATTGTCTGGCCGACTAGGCTCATCATAAAATCATATTCGCTATGGGTAGCACACCCGAAAGATATTACCGAAACCAGTTCTTCGTCTTCGAGAATCCTTTCGGCGAGTTTATGATGCCAGTTATCTTCATTCTTATTTACGATGATATTGTTCGGTATGTAAGCCATGTCTTTTCTCCGTATTCTAGTTATGCTTCACTCGATCTTTGAGCTCAGCTTGCTTTGCATTATTCCAACGATCTACGGTTCCAACAAGGTCCTTTGTACCCTTGCTTTCGCAATATTTTTAACGGCCATTAGACCGGGAGTAGAGTCCACCATCTCCCCTAAGGGAGCCCAATTAGACTCGTTGAAGGTTCTTCTTTTCAGAAGATTTCCCTGCTGATTACCCATTGCAAAAGTTTTTAGCACCTTATTACTAAGGCTTTTATCTCAGCATGAACCATCCTATTTGCTTTTTTCTGTCTTTCGGCGGCATTCACGTTTACTTTCTCAAGTTACGTTGTAGCGAAATAGGCTCTTAGGGCTTTCCAGCAATTTAATGGGTTTTCTTCTACCCGTTTCCAAGTAAAAGGGGCTAGTCTGTTAACCCGGTGATCCGTCTTATTCTTTCGAACTTCGTATTACTTTTTAATGTCCATTCGATCGCTACGTTTTCATCGCCAACGTCTTTTACGTTGATCGAGTCTACATTGTCGATATCTCCGGCTTTCTCTGCGACGAAATTAATATAATTCTGCTTTTCTTTTTCTGTAATATCTTTAAGATCTGTTTTAAACTCCATTTTTTATCTTCTTTCTTTCTACTATTTCATCGTATGTATAATAATATTCATCGTTTTTCTTCGAACAAAAGTCACTAAGAACTTCTTCTAGGAACTCGACTAGCATATAAATACAGCCGAGAATAATCGCCGGAATAAAGATCAAGATAGTCTTCCACAAAACGTCGTTATAATTCAATTCAACGATTTTGCGCCGCAATCTTTCTGGCCAGCTAAGAAACTCTTCTTTGAGTTGCTGACGAGATACGATACAGTCATAGATAGATATCATGATTCTTTTTTCCTCAACTCGGAACGAATTCTCTGAAGTATTTGTCCTAGTTTATTCTGCCCCACTCCGCGACAAACTCCCCAGTAACGATCGTTCCAGTCGTTTCCTTCGATGAGCTCTTCGCCGCCGGTTGCCACTAACTGTTCTGCGAGTTTAGGATTCTGGATAAACTTATAGTAGACAACATCAAACATAATGTTGTCTTTGATTTGCTCCCAATCGCCGCGCAGCTTTACTCGTCGACCGAGACGTTTTGCTTCACTCGGATTAAGAGACGTAAACTCATGTCGGCGAGAAGGATCTTTCTGCGCATGAAATGCGGCTTCTGCATTCTGATACAGAATTCCTTGATAGGATACCGGAGCCGAATAAAAGTTAGACAGGAAGAAGTGCTCGCCCTTAAAACCGTTAATCATAGTGCTGCCTTATCCTTTCTTCGTTCATTCTCGCACCGACAAAGAAGCTTATAATTGCGGCTCCCGTAAAAGTCCCGACTATCCACCCTAAAACAAAAACTTCTAACATATTATGCTCACTTCATGTCTAGTTCGTATGACTTACGAACCCACGCAATGTCTCCGCGAGACAAGCCATATGCGGACATTGCCCACAGGATTTCTTCTTCTGTTGGCTGGTGGTCATATCGAAGTTCTTTTACGAGCTCCAACTCATAATCAGAAGACTTGTTTGCGTTATAGTAGTTCGATTTCTCCAGTCCGAGTATCCATATCTGTTTTAACTCTGTGTCATCTGTATACAGTCCTACAGTTTCATGAAATGGAACATATTCTTTGTCGTAATCGATGGAGCTGTCGTCTACGGGGAGTTTCTTCCCGTTCTTTGTAACTACATACATTTTTATTTTTCCTCGAGTTTATTATAGAATCCAACTAGCATATCGATGACAAAAATGATTGCGTCTACCTCAGACAGATTATCGTAATCAAAGATCTTTGTTATGACTTCTTTTTTATTCTTTTCGCATTTAAGATTACAGTGGACGACAAGTTCCTCTATAATCTTATCTTTTGCCTCCAAAATGCTTTCTTCTCGAAGTTTTTCCCATCGAGGCTTATAAGGAATTTTCAGCGTCTTGAGAGTATCGACTTCTTTTAGAAGCTCGATCATTTTATCCCTTAGCACGAGCCCTCCATTCTAGTCGGACGACATCGGTATATTCAGCACCGATATCTTTTCCGATCTTTAATATTTCGTCGTTCGTAGGCTTTGATCTACGTTTTATCTTGTAGAGAACTCGAAACCTGTTTCCTTCGTTTCTCTCTATCGTTAGAGTATACATTTAACTCATTCTCTTCACTATTTCTTTATAGTGACCATCTTCGCGTCTATGGCAGTGTGGGCACTCGTTCTCGATGAGTCCCGTGTAGCCGCAGACGGGGTCGCGGTCAACGGGATGGTTGATGCTCATGTATCCCATATCTTTCTTAACCATATAGCGAATAATGTTCTCGAATGCTTTTACGTTTTTAAGCGGATCTCCATCCAGCTCAATGTATGCTATATGTCCGGCGTCTTCCAGACGATGATATGGGGCTTCGACATCTATTTTATGTTTTATAGATGTCGGATAATAAACCGGACAATGTGAAGAATTTGTCATGTAATCACGATCAGTAACACCCGGAATAATTCCGAATTTCTTACGACAACAACGTACGAATTTTCCTGCAGTGCTTTCTGCCAAATATACCCTCCCTTTCGGGATATTTTTAATTTATCTTCTTAACGAAGAGGGATTAGACTATCTCACCATCCTCAAAATGAGGAGCTTCGCACTTCGATTTAAGGGGTTCTCACCCACCCGGAATTTCACCTGGGCCCTACTCCTATTGCTCTTTGCGAGCCAAGGGATAGTCGTTACACTTTAAATATACTTTACTTTTATTCTATATTTTCTACTAACTCTATCCGGTGTTTTCGCTAGACGAGCAATCGTCGACGGAGGAATTCCGGTTTCTCTTCCAGCTTCTTTTATTCCGCCAAATGAAGCAATAAGTTTATCATCTTTAGAATAAAACGCCACAGGCATAGATTGAGAATCTTCTGCCCCTTTTGCGTTTCTGCTTAGCCCCATTGCAAATGCATGTTTTCCATTTCCGCTGGTCGTTGTCCACTCTAAGTTTGAAGCGTGGTTGTTTGTTTTAACTCCATCAAGATGATTTATTATATCACATCCGGGTGGTTTTTCGCAAAAATATTTTCCGACCAATCTTGCTAAGCGAAAAGTTTTATGCCTGTTATCGGAACCGTAAAGCGTTATATATAAATAACCACTCAAGGCGTTAAGAGATGTTTTTCGTTCTTCGAGGAAACCTCTTTTATAACTATAAATACGGCCGGTGTCTTCTATATAATACTCGTCCTTTGTTTCCTCGATAATTCTTTTTACATTATGACTTTTTGAATAGTTCTCTATTTTTTTATCAAGTATCCATTGAACGTTTTCGTCTGTAAACTCAGCCCAAGAGTGCTTTTTCTCTCTACAATGAAAAACATTTTTTGCTAACCAATTCGTTGTTTTTCTGCTTAATCCGGTTTTATTTCTGAATTCTCCTGCGTTTATTCTCTTTTTCCTCCTTTCTTATTTAGTTTATTTAAGTAAAGTATAAAATTTTAGCACGGTATTGGCTGCTATCCTTTTTTATTTAAAAGGACCGTAGCGTCTCTTACGAAGCGTATTCGCGTGACTTTCGCCGCCTTATTTAACTTCTACCGTTAGCCTATCTAATTATTAAATAGACACCCTAGATTTCTAGGTTCACGAAGTTTTACACGCCCGCTCTTTCAGGCGTACCGAACGTAGTCCAGTTCATATGAGTTTCTTTTGTAAATTCGTTCGTTTTTTCTCTAATTCTGCCGACTATTTTAAGTCCTAGCTCTTGAGCTTCTTCGCTTTCTCCGTGATGCTTCCCTGTTAGAGCGACAAGACATTCTGCTAGGCCGCAAAATCCGATAGAAATAGATGCATTTTTAAGTGCCGGTCTAATTTCATCTTCGGGACCGAGATTTTCGCTTCCCATATATAACCCTTGACCCATAACAAAAGGGAAATTCTTTACTTTTTTCTTGGCGATTATTTCAAACCTGTATTCAAGATACTTTCTGGAAAGATCTACATAATGATCTAATAGCTCAAAGAACTTATCGATATTCTTATCAGACATAAGTGCAAGATATGGGAGGTTGATCGTCGTAAAGGAGAAGTTGCCGCGGCTGCCCGACTGCTCGGGTCCGTTGACGTTGCTCATGACGCGCGTGCGGCAGCCCATCGTTGCGACGTAGCTGTTATGATCGCCAGCTTTATAGTACGGCGCATTAAACGATGAGTCTAGGCTCATAAAATTAGGAAACAGTCTTTTTGCAGAAACCTTACACGCATATTGGAACAGATCATAATTCGGATCGCCGGGATTAAAATTTACGCCGGACCTTAACTGAAAAACAGATATTGGAAAGATCGGAGTTTCTCCGTGACCGAGACCGTTCCAAATAGCATCCAAGGTTTTTTTCGTTATTAGACGCCCTTCTGGAGACGTATCGATGCCATAATTGATAGAACTAAATGGGACTTGAGCCAGTTTATTGTTATCGCATCGGCTTTTTATCCGATGCTTCTGGAGGTTACCCTCATACGAAATATGCCCATTTTAAATATCTCGGTACGACCGGTTATTTCCGGCCCAGTTCAGCGTACATTTTCACCCTCGTTTAACGTTAGGCGTCGCTATGCGACGGCTTGACTATATCAAGCGTGCCGAAGACTCTTGGAAGTGTTTTTGCTTATCATATCGCTCAACTTCTACGCGTTACGCGGGCGACCGATTCGTCGCCTACTCGGTATTGACGTAAATATAAATACTTACGTTATCCACCGATTTTCCTCGGTTCTCTATCTATATTTCTATAGATTCAGGCACTCAACTTAACCTGCCCGTGAATGGAGAGTATTAAAATTATGTATCGCGCCCTCCATCGCTTGCATTGTTTCGTCTTCTACTTCGGTGCATGCGTTTTTATACGCCGTATCGATGCATTTAAAAATGTCGTCTCTCGAAGTTTCTTTCACGCATTCTTTTATGTATCCAAATAGATCGCTTCTTTTTTTATCGTCGAGATTTAAATATGAAGGCAAACAATTGGGAATATTGCTATGTTCACTTTTTATTTCTCTTGATAGTAATTCTATACCTACGACATCTTTGCTCACAAAATTAAGTAGGTTTAACAGATTGTTTCTAAAAGCCTTTTTAAAGCTTTTATCTACGTACGGAGCAAGTGAGCCGTCCCAACAGTTAATAGACTGTCCGCCGAACATGTCATTTTGACTTGATTGTCGATTATACCGCTACTTTCGTAGTACTTTAACGCTTATTTAAAAGCCGGACTAGACTATTTCATCCCCCTCGTTTAGACGTTAGGTCGTCAAGTAAGCTAATCTTGACGAAGTATGCTATACATACTAAGTTGTGCGCTTCGATTTAAGGGGTTTTCTCCCACCTATATTTCAATAGGCCCTACTCTTAATGCCGAGCTTAATCGGCTAAAAGATAGTCGTTACACTTTACTGATACTAATTTGTCTGTTAAATTATACTTACAAATTTCTTTCTCTGAAAGATATCGAAATTTCCATCCGGCGCGATTCTTGCTCCCATACAATAACGTATTATTTATAGTAACGCGTTTGATGTCATGTTCTCTACTAAATCTAGACTTATTGCAGTCAAAGAATTTTTCACCATCTGGAGATATCGCCAAGAACCACTTATTTCGATCCTTATTTTGTGCTTGTTCTTCTAGCGATATCCATCGACAATTTTCGGGAGTATAGTCTGCGTTTACGTCAATTCTATCTATACTTACAACAGACTCGTCTCCATATTTTTCAATTGCCTCTTGGTAAGATTCACTCATTGAATCGTAAAAGTCAACAAAGAGAGCGAAAGCATCGGAAGATATTCCTCTTCCTCCATAGTATTCCCAATGTTCCGTTTTCGGATCAGTCGTCCTATTTCTAATTCCAGTCCAAATCCTATGGAGCCTTTTGTTTGTACTAGCTAATCCTTTGTTTTTGTCACGACTTTTTCTGCACGTTTTATGCATAGTATCTTTATGATCTCTAAATGAATAGAAGAACATATCTTTCTTTCTGCCGCACTTAGTACAAATACCACTTATTCTTATCGCCTTTTTATTTTTCGTATGATAAATATTTGTAACTTTCAATTCGTCATATATTTGCCCTATACTTGGCAACGGATGTATTCTCGCTGGAATTTTCCTGTTCCTCCTCTCTTCCAGTATTTATTTTTTAGTATCAGTCTTAGCACGATCGTTCTCCTTCTGATATATACAGAGAGGAGTTCGCCGTTAGCCCTCTTTTGGAGGACACCGCCTATGGCGTTCACACAATTATCATTCTAGTATTTCTACTAGAAGCCACATTCAAACTTCTATGGATATGCACGCAAGAGATGCAGCGGACCTAATTGAATTCGGCTCTCTTAAGAATCCGTGTCCTGTAGAAAATCCATCTTTTAATACCTTACCGAGATCTGTCTGCAAGCAATTCATGGTAATTAAGGCGAAGTCTTTATCATGGATATGGATTATTCCTTCTCGATCTGCATCGATAAATTCTTTCGGAGTCGCATAATTATCGTAAAAAGATTTAGCGCCCTCTGTGCCGAGTTTAAATAGCGATAGGTAATCCTTTGGCTACTCCTCTGGATTTTCCCTCGCTCCGGACTGGGCGTGCACCTTTCAATGCACCCAGCCCTCCATCAACATTTTTACTTTACAATTTTGACTGATACTTTTTGATTCGTTTATCAGTAGATGTTCCGTAATGAATAGCATAGTGAGTATTTTCGTCTATCAGAATTAGATTTTCCATACTGTTCGTTCCGCCCTTGTATCGAGGAATTACATGGTGAATAACCATGTGCCCGATTCTTAAGCGTTGTTTTGTAACAGCATCTAATCCCTTTTGCTTCGTGTATAAAGAATAATAATATATTCTGTATTCATCTTCAAACGGGATATTTTTCAGAAGTTCTCTTTCTTCTATCCAAAAATTATTCAATAGATATTCTTTGAACGAAACTCTAGTTGCTTTTCTCATTGAGTATATGTCTACGATTACTTTTCCTCTGCCTTCTTTTCCAAAGGAATAATTGTTCTCGGACTCTTTTCTTAGCGCTCTTTTTCTGATGCTTCGAATATAAAGTCTCCAATCAACAGCCTTTAAAAAGTTTGACAGATCATTACATATATCAAAATAAATAAGAACTCCTCGAATCCATCTCAAGAAATCAACGCACTCTTGATAAGAATTAAATTTAAATTCTTTTAGCTTTTTTATATATTCCTTTTCGTTTTTCATTTTTATCCAAACGTTTGGCTTATTACCTTTCCAGGATTTAATAAAACTATAGCCTAAAAACTCAAACCTGTTTTCTTGTAACGTGTTTTTCTCTTCGTTGATTTCAAGGTTGAGGTTGTCCTTTATAAAACAACGGACAATGTCGTTAACATATTCTTGCTCTTCTTTATTATGACACATAAAGATAATGTCATCTGCATATCTAAAATACTTTATTTTTATTTTTTTATTTCTGTTAACATTCCAGGATACCAATTCTCCCTTATGCCTTTTATACCCTTTTGTATAGTTAGGATCTCTTGTCTCTAAGTCAAAAAATCTTTCCACAAATTTGTCAATTTGGTCTAAATAGCAATTAGTTAAAATTGGTCCTAAAATTGTCCCCTGATTTAAACCTACTCCATTATACTCTTTAGATGTCCACATTAGATGTTTTATTAAGCTAAGAACTTTAGTATCTTTGATTCCAAGCCTTCTTACATTGTCTATTGCATCATCTAACCGAATATTGTCAAAACAGTTTTTAAAATCTATTTTTACAGCGGAAGCTTCAGCGTATAGCATAATTACATTAGCTAGCTTGCTTGCGGCGACTTTACTTCCGATACCTTTTCTAAAACCATAAGAGTATTTGCTCATGTTTTTATCTAAAGTTTCGAAAATTTGTCTATATACCGCCTGTTGAGCAATTCTGTCGTATAAATTTAACAACAGCACTTTTCTTTTTTTCCCGGAGGTTTCAACGTTGTTTGAATTTACACTCTTTCTTTTTCTCAGTCTTAATTTGACTTGTCTTACAACGTCTTCCGTATTTTTTAGATTTTTTACGGTCAAACCATCCGGACCTGCAATGTAGCTTCCCTTACGTTTTTTTATTTCAGAAAATGCACTTAATATATTTTCTGTCTTTAAAATTTCGCTGTATAAATTTTGCCTACATCCTACCAAATTATTGGCTCCTAATCGGCTAAAATAATTAATGTTGACTAACGCCCTTCTCTCAAACATGTTTCCATGTCTTCATAGATACTATGGCGTCGCTGACTCCCGCAATTTCATTACTCGGGTTATAGCTACAGTATAATAGCTTTTGCCCCCTTTTGGCCTCTCTCACTGGCTGCGGGTCTCAAGGGTCTCTGTTAAATTAGTTATATCCCATAACTTAGGTTTGTTCTTTAAGCCGTCGATTGTAATTCTAAAATTACTACAGCAACCCATTAGCTGTAATCCTCCGCTATCATGCACTCGCTTTGGACAATCGCCTGTAGTATAAACTACAGTTTAAGCAACAACTCATTTTAAATCGATTTAGTTGTCTGGGCTAACGACCTGTACGACAAAACATTCATTTCATTAACCGTATTATGGTAACACTGTCCATGTCAACTCAATGCTACTATCGAGAAGCATCTTTAACACGTCTTCAATGAGCTTATAACGAACAATTGCTTGAACGCTACTCATAGATTAACAATAGGAAAATCTGTATTTGTTAAGGGTATACAGTCCTTATTCATTTAACAAATTAGCCCTTCGCACGCATAATTCCCATGGGAGCATTGCCATCTATATTAGCGTTATCTCGCTTGAGATCCATATCTCCGGCATCTACGAATAAGAGATCGTTATAATCTTCCATCAGTTTTTGCGCCGCATGTCTACGAATTTCATGTATCTGACGATACCGGATATATTGGCGCGCAACATCCATATATCCGTGCTTCATGAGTGCTTCTTCTACCGCATCCTGAATAGATTCTACTTCGATAGAATCTTCTTCGTCGAGATTTTCGTCTATATAACTAACGAGATTTTCGATGTCTTGCTCTGACATCTGATCTCCGGCGTCTTTATTCGCGGCGGTAACTGCGGCGCGAATTTTATCTTTATCGTAATTTACGATATTGCCAGTTCTTTTGATTACATTCACTTATGCATCACGGTTTTCCTGTTCTGTATAGAGAGTTAATATTTTTTCCTCTTATGAGCATCTCGTCGATGAGGATCTTCGCCCAGGATTCAAACTTGCTATAGTTTGCCACGAGATCCAAAAAAGACATCCATTGCCCTTCGAGGTTTTTACTTTCTTTTATACTTACATTATCTGACTTAGCTATCATTACGACCCCTAGATGTTCTGCCGTAGGAGATCGTAGGTCTCTAACTGTGCCGATAATTTTTAGCTTATCTATGAGTTCTAGCTCGAGCTCTTCATTCATTTCTCTCAGTGCCGCGTTGATTAGCAAGTTTGCTCCTGCGTCGCAAGGATTTACGTGGCCGCCACACCCGAGACTTAAGCTATCTTTAAGGCGCTCTTCGCCGGCAATTCTCTTCGTTACGTAAACCATATCTTCGTCGCTATTGATGACTAAAATATACGGAATAGGCTGCACGACGGACATATTATACTCGGCATCTGACCGGCGCATATATAGCCCGCCGCGCGCTATCTTCTTAGGAACGATAGACGAAAACCTATCCGGTACTTCCATAAGAGAACTGAACGGCATCACGTAAATTTGCTCATAACCATATTTAGCGGCAAGAGAAGCTCGTAATGCCTGATCGATCAACCTTCGTTCACGAGACCCTTTAGTTGACGGCTGCACTTAAACTTAACCGACTTCGACTCGGGAAGTTGAATTACCTCTCCGGTCGAAGGGTTACGCCCTTCTCTCGCCGCACGAGTGATGATCTCGAACGTCCCGAATCCCTTATGCTTATAAGAACCGCCCTTCTTAAGTACCTCAGTCAGCGCCTCGAAGAATGCGTCGAGCGCCTTATCGGCATCCTTCTTCGTCATTTCGCCCTTCTCGGCAAATACGGATACAAATTCTTGCTTCGTCATGATTTTTTACTCCTATTTCTTATATATTCTCTGCATCGCGCCACTTTTTTCCAGCCTCGAACATGCCAAATGGCATCTAGAACAGTTGCCAACCGGAACTATCCCATGTATATTCATAGCTTTTAAGGCGCGAAAACACTCTTGATGTGTCTTACATATCTTAAGTTTCTTGTCTGCATCTTTCGGCTTATAATAGCCGCATGTGCATTTTATAACCCTACGATCTAAATCGCCGTCGGGCCTTGTGTCTTTTATTATGATTGTTCCGACGATCGGAATGTTAAAAAATACTCCGGGGATTAAGCCTCGAAATATTTCATCTAACACTCCGGCATTAATGCCGGATATGTTCATCTTCGAAAAATATTCGAATACGTTCATCGCACTTCTCCCCGGTCCGTTTTATCACATTTTGAATGCCGGCATGTCGTCATAGCATTCTGGGCAGAAAGATTCTCCGTCGAAAGTCTCTGTAACGCACTCAGGGCAAATAAGCTTAGAACATCTTGAACAGACAACCAAATCGACATTGTCTTTGCCGCATGAACCACAATGAGTACCTTCAGAAGCCTTGACGATCTCCTCTTCTTTTTCTTCGTCTTTTAGTTCATGTATACGGCGCGAAATGTCTAGCAATTCATCGAGGCTGCGATGTTTGGGCAATACTACATCTTGTGTGTTTTTTGCCTGTGATATATCATTACCCACAAGATGTAGTATAAACCTCTTAATTTTATCTAAAATTTTTCTCATAAGCTTATACCAAATCTCTCTCTTACAAATGACTTCATGAGAATCTCATCTTGCGGATTCGAGATTCCATTTTTAGCTTTCATTACATATGGCAATACGGAGCTTCGAAGTTCTGCCATCCTTGAATCGAACTCTCTTAACGGAGAGTCTAGCTCATATCTCCAGTATGGCATAGAGTTAAGCGAAATGATCTTTTCCGTCTCTTCTCTAGATTCCAAAGATAAATCTGCCAGGTCTTTCCCCGACGGAAGAATAAAGACTTTAGAAAAGACGCCTTCTTCTCCGAGCATGTTTACTGCCTTACGGATAGCCTTCTGCCCGGCCTCATCTCCATCCATGCAGAAACATGGAGTCACTCCGAGATTCTTTATGATAACGGCATGCTCTCTCGTTAGCGCCGTACCTAAAGTGGCGACGACATTTTTGACCCCAAATTGGTCGGCCAAGATTACGTCCATCGCCCCTTCGGTAATCCTTATCTCTCTGAAAGACGTATCGAGACGATTCATACCGTAAAGGAAAGAACTCTTATTGAAGACTTTGGAATTCTGAGAGTTCTTATATTTAGGAAACTCGGACTCATGATTCCAGTTTAGAGCGCGAGCGGTTTCTCCGACGATATTTCCGTCTCGATCAATAAGCGGAAAAGAAATTCTTTTTACTTCTATTCCAAATTCGATCGACGTACTAACTCCCGGCGTCCAAATATCGAAAGCTTCATCGCTAAGACCTCGATCGATAAGATAGCCCAGGGCTTCTTCATCCTCGAGCATATCTTTATATAGCTTATAAGCCATAACTTTATTGAATCGATATGTCTTTTCGTTTTCGTCCTTTGGTATTCCGATGCCGGCTCTTTCTGCCAGCATTCTTACCGATTCTCTCCAGGAGATAACGTGCTCCGAGCCTTTGTAGTCGCTCATCCAGGAGACGAAGGCGAAGCAATCTGTTCCGTAGTTTTTATCCGTTTCTGCGTGAGTATCTTTCGTCCCCATATGGCAACCGCCACAGTACCATGACCACGAGTCATCGGGATTTAGACAAATACGAAACGAAGGAGTTTTATCGTCATGATCGGGATGAGGACAGCGCGCCATCCATAGTTTAGAATTAACTCGTTTAACTTCTGTATATTCCGAGACTAATTCCAGTAAGTTGGTCGCGTCCTTAACCTTTTTAATAAAATCCTTACTGTAAAGCTTCACTTACGTCTCCTTTCTAAGTTACTTAACAGTGAATTTATCGGGCCTCTTGCAAACAACTACGCCTGGAATAGATCGTCCTGCGTAACGAAGAATTCCGTTCTCGTCGACCGTAGATGCTTTCTTAAGCTCGTTCCATTTTACTTTCTCTGGAACATGCTCTAAGAATACTGACCCCTCATCGCCCATCTTGAGTAGATAATGACGAATCTTTTCATCATTTCTCTCGTACTCATCTCTCTGTTTCGTAAAGCCGATAGTTCCTGTTACAAACTTACGCGAGCGTAGCTTACCGCTAATCGTCTTCTCGGCATAATGCTGAAGCATTTTTTTAATATACTCCATCGCCGGAAGAATTTCTGCTTGTTTCTTTTCTCGCCATTTCGTTACGCGGAATTTGTACTGGTTTATCTGAGTTCCGGCTAGGTTCTCGATGTTATTATATTCTTCTTCGAGCTCTTTATAGCGGCGAATGAAATATTCGGCTTGGAGATCTGTCGTAATACCTTCGCTAAACGCTTTATCGGGCTGGACATATTGAACTTCTTGAGCGTCTACTGCTGCCAATAGGTCATCAAGAAGCTCTTCTTCACTTTGGGGAGTATCTCCTTCGAGAATCTTTTCTTCTAATTCTTCTATGCTCTCTTGTTTTTCTGTTTCCATGTTCTTCCTATCTATCCAATCATTTTCTCGAGTTCCTCGGGAGATATCAACTTAACTCCGAGATCTCTCGCCTTCTTGGCCTTTGTACTTGTGCTGTTAGGGTCGGCAATTACGAGAAAGTCTGTCTTGCCGGAGACAGAACTGGCGACCTTGCCGCCTGACTGTTCTATCTTTCTTACGTACTCATCTCTCGTGAGCGGCATCTTTCCTGTAAGGGCAAATGTTTTTCCCGTTATACTACCGCCTTCCTTTGTTGTCGAAACATTGTTATTTACGACAGTGACAAAGTTATTTAGACTGCTAGCTGCCTCCCAAAATTCTGTCGACGCAATAATCTCTGCGGTTTTTCGACCTATTCCGTTTAGGCTTTCTAGGCGATTTATGGCACTCAGAGAATCCGAGAATTCTGGAGAAAGATCTTTTTCCATCTCGTGTATATCGCTATACTTTTCGGATAATATTTCCCCCACGTCTTCGCCGATACCATCAATACAAAGTGCTTTTATAAAACGAGGGAAAGATACTTCTTTCGCATTCTGAATTTCTTCGTAAAGACTTTTAGCAGACTTTTTCGCAAACCCAGGCAGTTTTTCTATGTTTGGGAGACCTAACATAAAGATTATTTTCTCTCGATATTCTTTCAGTACAAGATCGTCTACCGAAGATACGATTTTTCGCGCCGTCTCTTCTGAAAGCCCTCGAATGTCCAGAACTTTTTTGCCGGCGATAAAACAAATTCTTTGTACGATCTTTTCTTTACATGCTGGATTGTGGCATTTTATGGCTGGGCCGACAGTAGTTAGAGATTCATTGCAAGACGGACACTTATGCGGAACTATTATTTCGGTATCTCCGCCGCCATGACTCAGAACGACCTTCGGAATTATTTCTCGAGCTTTAATAACTCCGATTTCGTCGCCTATTTTTAAGCCGAGTCTTTTAATTTCCTCCGGATTTGATAGGCTTGCACGACTAACTGTAGACCCTAGAATTTCTATCGGGTCGAAAACTGCTACCGGCGTTAGCGCCCCCGTCTTTCCGAGCTGCCATTCGATACTTCTGAGAGTCGTAAGTGTGGCTGTCTGCTGAGACTTTACGGCAATCTTACGTTTGATATGATGCGCCGTAGAGCCGAAGATCTTATCCCCGTCCTGCTTATTAAAAGCCATAACCATGCCGTCGATAGGAAAAATACCTTCGTCTCTAATCTCGTTCGACCAAGAGGTTATCTCTTCTCGAATGAAATCCAACCCAATACTAATGTCATAGACTTTGCATTCGGCAGGCGCAAATGGAGTTTCGTGCAGTATGTAGTCTAGCTTGCCTACTTCGCTTTCGTCGTATCCGACCACGTCGTAACAAATATATCGAACGTATTTCAGATAAGGAGATTTCTCTTTCCGCGCCGGATTTAAAATTCCGGCAACGGCATTTCTGGCGTTTGCTTTGGGCTCTTCTCCATTAAGAACTAACTCTTTATTCATCTTTTCGAAGTCGAGTTGCGTCATAAAGGCTTCGCCGCGAATTGCGTATTCCCTATTTTTGCCCGCCGGTTTATACGGAATAAACCATGGAAGAATATCTCCTTCTATTCCGTCGCCTCTTGTAACAAAGAAATACGTTCCGTCTGGATTCGGATAAGCAACGACGGTAATTCCGTCATATTTCGGCTCGACCGCCAGAGGAGAGAGCCGTTCGATCTCTTTATCGAACGATACCGCATCGCTATCGTCTACCTTACCGAGACTCGTAACTTTGATAGGATGCTTAAACCGACTCTGCGACATAGGCTGCCCGGGAGTATAATCTAGGTCTTCAGATCCATATTTTTCGATATAGTCGGACCGAATGGCATCGTATTCCTCATCGGACATAATAGGCTGAGCAAGTTCGTAGTAGGCATTATCCGCCTCTACGATCTTTTTTAGATGATCTTTTCGGGTCATAGTACTCCGTCCAAGTCACATTTGAGATTATGAAGGGTGCCATACAACAAGAAAAGAGCTTCAGAGTCAGGCTCCTTCATCAGCTCCTCATCCGTCGGCTCATTATCGCCGAGCAATTCATTTACGAGGCCACGAATCTCGTATATCTTTTCTCTATCAAACATGCTACACCTGCTTACCGACTACATATCTCTCATGCGGGCCAACGATATTGGCATGAAAAGATGAGTAGCATTTTTTGCAATGAAACTCTGCCGATTGCTGAAAGTCTGGGCGGATCTCTTCTCCGTCTTTGATATTTTCTTCGTCTCTGATAATTTTTGTTGGGACGCCGTTATCGTCTGTCTCAAAGCCCATCATTGTTTCGAGATATAGGACTAACGGCGATCCGCATCTAGGGCACACACTCATGTTTTTACGCCTCGTTTATATTGATGATATCTTCGTAGATACAACGATATCTTTCATACTGTTTATTCTCGTGCCAGTGGCCGAATAACCACTTTTTACATACGACCTTCGGCGCGATCTCATCCAGAAAATCTTCCGTATAACTCTTAATAAGAGTTTCTTCTGGGAATCTGAACATCGGAGTGATAATACTCTTAGGGCAAGTGTGCGTAAGAATGTAATCTACTTTGTAGTTTACTTTCTCGAGATTAGTTAGAGCCAGTTCAGATTCTTCTCTGCTGATTTCTTCTCTCGGCCACCATGAAATGCCCTCCGTTCTCATTGCTTTATCTATAGACGGAGCACCGCCCATAACGAAGAAGGTTTTCCCCTCGATATCGAATATGTTCCCGCGCATGAGATGAATGACCTTATGCGATATATAATGGATATTTCCGCCATGCCACTTACTAACTGGCAGACTGTCAATCCAATCATGATTTTCGTGATTGCCGTCTAGCCATAGGATTTTACATCCTATGCTATTAAGGCAATCTAGAATATATTCGTATTCGAAGTCTCTGTGCCAAAGAAGACCGAAATCTCCCAAGACTATCACATAATCATCGGGAGAAAAACGTTTTATTCCGTCATAGATTCGACTGAGATCATGTCTATGAGTATCTCCGGTGAAGTAAATCATCGAAGAATCTCTTCAGCCTTATGGAATACTGCACTATACGCAGTGTTATCTCTGACCATAAGGCGGCTGCCATCCTCGAAGATCACGAAGAGCGCCCCATACCCGAGAGGAAAACGCCATGTAAACTCTTCCTGGAGCGCTCCCGTATGATGATCTACTGACTTGCAGCCGACAACAAGGTCTTCGCCACTCTTCCAAGTAAAGTCGGAATCGACATAAAAGTCTGTTCCTCCGTTACCCCACGCCCAGTAATCTGCGGCCTCGGCATTAGGCGAAATAAACAGTGCTGCCATAGTGACGATAATCGCCGCGATAAAATTCTTCATGATATATTCCTTCCTTTCACGATAGACAGATCAAACTTCTCTTTCTTGTCGATAACTTTTTTAGCTATCTCGTCCCACGAGTCTTCCATTATTAGCTGAGTTACGTACACTGTATCGTGCACGCTATCTGCCCTTTCTAAACGACCATGACGTTGAGTTTGAATTGCATAAGACGTAGCTAGGTCCATTTCGATAAGATGTTTACAGATAGACAGGTTTAGCATTTTTTGTTACCAAGGCTAGGTCATTTCTGCCTAGCTCTAAACATTTCTGTTTAGATCAGACTATATCTTAATCTTTCAATGATTCATGCAATCGAAAAACATCAAATTTTCTATCTAGACGAATAAGTGAATTGCTGTCTTTATAGATAGTATCTCTAAATTTTTTTACTTCAGCTTTTTTGTAAACACGAAAATGATATAACTTTTCAGATACTTGATCTTTAGAAAAATAGCCAAATTTAAAATAATCTTGAATCTCTTTACAAATATTATATCCACCAACAATATCTATTCTGGCTTGACGTCCTTTGTAAATACTTCCATCACCATCAAAATATCCACGAATAAAATGTGGAATCATTTCTTCTGGAATTTCTTTAGGAATAAATTCGTTAGTTGATTTATTAAATGGAATTTTATATTTTTCTACGAGATTAAGAACAACTTGTTTTCTTGAAATTTTAAGTGTTGACATGATATGAATTTTTTCATATCCATCTAGCTTTGTTTCAGAATTTTTTATATGAATGTTCTCATCTCCCAAAAAGATTGCAAACTTTTTTAGGTGTTCTTCGTCTTTTTGCGATAAACCAAAACTCAATTTATAATTTGGCTTATTCCTTCCGTATCCGGCATAATTTTCAAGATGCCCGTCGGCCATTATAAATCCGGCCCAATACACTTCTTCTTTTGAATATCCAGAAAATAAATTATTATTTATCGTATAATAATTTTTACCTTTTGATTCTGGATGTGGACATCGTCTACCAATTGTAGATGGACTACAATTTATTATTGCTCCAATTTGAACATCTGAAAGGCCTTTTTCTCTTTGTTCTTTTATCCATTCTTCATCTTTGAAAAGTTTTACTATTTTATGTTTTTTTCTATAACGAAAAATACAAGCAGGACTACATATGCCGATATTTTCTGCTATTTCTTTGTCTGTTTTTCCTTCATAGCAGAACATTGTTTTAATTTTTTCGTGATAGTTAGTTAAATCGATTGCATGACTCATGAAAGATTCCTCCCGATAATAAATAAAATTGCTTTTATCTATCATTACCGGTTTCTTACCCTCTGTTTTTACATCAGTAAGAAAACTTTCATTAGTCGTTGAACGTTTATCCTCGTCGCCAAGGATACTTCGCTGCGGATTGTCCAATCTTTAATATTTTTACTTTACCCAAATGATTAGTTTAGCCCCCATTTCTTTTACAAGAATGGGTTAGTAATTAAGGCTCTAAGGATGTTCCCGCAATTTGAGAGGTTTAATGAGGGCCTAAGCGTTGACCCTCGGCACCTGCGTCCGAACATAGCAACACTTTATAGTTATCATTGTCTCGGAATTTCGTATACGCCTCTTCAAAACGTTGCTCTGAAGATAGCTCTCCTCTTATATAGGCTATACCTATATTCTTTAGCCCAGGAATAGACTTAATGGCGTCTGTAATAATAGGTTGCATCTTAGCAAAGCGACTAAATATACAGACTTTCTCTCCGGACTCTATGATTTCCGACACGAGATCTTTCATTAACGAGATTTTCTCATCCGGAGATCCCGTTATAAACTGAGATGCTAAATGAGAATCTGACTCCTCCAAGAGCTTTTCAGATAGAGCTAATTCCTGTAAGAATGTCTGTCTGCTTGTAATCGCAGCTTCGAGATCTAAGATTTCCGGATTGGATTTCATCTGTTCTTCTGTCATGCCTCTCGAAATAGATTTTTCTTTTTCGTGAAGCTCTTCTAGCTCTTCGAAGAATTTGTCGTTAATAGCCTGTTGCTTATCAGAGAAACGGCAGTATCTCTGAGTTACGACAAGTTTCGGCAACTGTTTTGCGACCTCTTCCTTAGTTAAAATAAACATATAAGGAGATATCTTGCTATTAAGTTGTTTTTCGTTTTTGGCACCTATGATACGATAACCATATCCGTATCGTACATACATAGTAGAGAAGTTTGTCTTCTTCGGAAATAGTTCAGGATGAACAAACTTAAATATCCCGAAGATATCGTGTGGATCTCTTTGCACAGGAGTAGCCGTCGCGCCTATCTTTACTTTTGCCTGGTTAAACTTATAAAGAGATTTTGCTCTCTTCGTAGAGCTGCTCTTAACATACTGAACTTCGTCGCTTACGATAAACTGTGGGGCTATTTTTAGCATCTCATTTTGAACCTTGTCATCGTTTAGCGTTTCGTAGTTCAGTATATAAAGATCTGCGCCGGTAAATTGCTCGCCAAATTTTTCTTTTATCTTCGATTTGACAAGTTTTATCTCTTCTTTAAGAGTCTTTTCTTCTTTTTTTGAAGAGACATTCTCGAGAGCTTCTTGTTTTCTTTTCAGAAGACTTTCTTCTCTTGATACAACATCCTTATATGTTCGGATAACACGAGGCACTAAGTCAGAAAACTTAGAGACTTCTTTCTCCCACTGAATTTTCAGGGAGGCTTTTACGACAATCATTCCGGGCCCGTCTATAATCCCTCGTTTTTTACACTCTAGGTACGCAGCAATCGCCATAGGACTCTTGCCTGAGCCACAAGGAGATACGATAAGCGTATCGTGAGAATTGTCTCCGTGATAATCTACGACGAACTTAACAACTTGCTTTTGATAGTCGTATAGTTGAAGCTTCATTTCGGCCCCGATATCGTTCCAGTTCGAAACTGTCTTAGCTTCTACGTCACCTATTTTCTCGAGCTTTTTTCTCATAGGAGGATAAAGCTTCTCTTCTAACTCCTTAAGAGAAGCTAGTCCATCCTCATCCACGACCCATGCGTCTTCTGCCATATCGTACGAATTATCTTCGATAAAGCCGATGGCATTAGCGAATAGATTAAAATGCTTGAGATTATGCTTTTCTCCGTTAAAACCTACTCGATATTTGCCGTCATTACGGCTAGTTACCCTTATTAGTTTTGCCATACGATTTTCTTTCTGTTACGTCTTTTTGATATACTGTTTATCTATTTCGTTAAGGAACACAGACGGAGAAGTAAATGACGGAGCGCCGTTGCGAATAGCCATCTTAGATCTTGTTAAGAACAATAATTCTTTTGCGCGAGTCATTCCCACGTAAAACAGTCGTCTTTCTTCGGAGATATCTCCGGCTTCTACCTCTTTAAAATGAGGAATGATGCCCTGATTACATCCGACGATGATAACTGCTTTAAATTCGAGTCCTTTGCTCCCATGAATTGTAAGCATGTTCACGCCGTTACTATCTTGTTCTTCGCTGTCCGTCTCGTTTATCGTCATATTTCCGACAAAGTCTTCCAGCATAAGATAGCTTTCTGCTATGTTCATAAGTTCTTCGATATTTCTCTTGCGATCATCGAAGTCTTCTTTGTGTTCTTTCTTCAGGAAGTCAAGATACCCTGTGAGACCTATTAGTCTTTCGATAAGTTCTAGTGGCGTCGATCCGTTCTTATACATATCGTTCAGTTCTTGAACGACAGCGACAAAATTCTCGTACCCCTTTTTAGCTTTCCCCTTAATCTCGGGAGAGATATCCGATAGCTGATCTATGTCTATTATATCATCTTCATAAACAGAAGTAAAGATCGAAACTAAAGATACTTCGCCGATACCCCTCTTAGGTCGAGTAAGCGCTCTTTCGAGAGCCACCTGATCCATCGGGTTCATAATGAAACGGAGATAAGCCATAAGGTCTTTTATTTCCTGCCTAGCATAAAACGGAAGGCCGGAAAGCATATGATACTTTATAAAGTTTGCCAAGAAAGAGTCTTCTATCTTACGAGACAGATACGACATGCGATACAGGACGGCAATTTCATTTAGCGGAACACCTCTTTTTTCGAGAGCTTTAACGATCTGAGTCACTCTCATTGCTTCCGAACGTTCATCTTGCATCGCATACAAGACGACAGGTGTACCTTGATCGTTTTCGGTAAACACACTTTTGTCGAACTGGTCCTTATTGTGTTTAATAACGGATTTAGATGCTGAGACTATAGTCCTAGTAGATCTATAATTCTGTTCTAGTAAGAATTTCTTCAGCTTATATTTTTCTACAAAATCGAAAAACGACTGAATGTTACTCCCTCTAAAGGAGAAGATACACTGCGCGTCATCGCCGATGAGACATACGTTCATATCTTTTCCGCCGAGAAGTTCTATGAGACGAAGGTCCCTAGGACTAGAGTCCTGACTCTCGTCTGCAACCAAGAATCGGTATCTTTTATTTACCTGCTCTTTTACGTCTGAATATCCTTCTAATATTTTAATGGCGTAGAAAATAAGATCGTCAAAATCCATCGCATTTTGCGCTCGAAGCTCTCTCGAATAAACATCGTAAATTCTTGCGCACAGCTTCTCATGATTCTCTTTTGCCGCAGAAATAGCATCTTGCGCCGACATCAGATCGTCTTTCCAACGTGATATTCTGCTAGATGCCGTCTCTGGTTTAACGTTCTTAGACAGCTCATCATCTTCTTTTATGATCTTAGTGATTACAGAAAGAGAATCATCTGCGTCATAAATGCTAAAGTTGCTCTTCCAGATTTTGAGAACATGAACATACTTACGAAGAAGCCTGCCGCAAAAACTGTGATATGTTCCTACGGTTATATTCTTAGCGCGAGTTCCGATACGTTTTACGATGCGCTCTTTTATCTCGTTTGCACCTTTTTTCGTAAACGTAAAGAGTAAAATACTTTTAGGATCTATGCCGTCTTCGATCATATACGCAGTGCGAGATACAAGTAGATGGGTCTTCTGATTGTTCTTATCCTACGGCTTTTTATCCGTAGCTCTGGGGATCGCTCCCATTTTCATCGACCAGTCAATTCTGGTCCAGCATAGCGTACCTTTTGCATGTAGTCCCTCTCGGGATAAAACCATAAACATGGACCGGCCTCTTGGGTTTATTATTTCAAAACCTACGCGTTGCGCCTGACTGAACGATTTTTTATGTACGCTCATCGCTTATGTCGCCACAAGCTATCCTCCTAATTTAGAGGAACCTTCGGACTCGGATTAGGTCGATGACCCTCCCCGCTTAATTCCGGCCTCTTAATCCAGAGTTTCTATATGGTCTTTAACTCTGGACGGCATTCTAACATAGATAAATATTTTTTATATTTTATGTTTAGTCGAGTTTCGTCTAGTGAATCAACATAAATCTTATTCAAAAACCTTGCAGCATATCTACCATTAATATGCAAGCTCCAGTTCTCATGAGGCGTTCTCCCCTTATTTGTTTCATAGATATAAGACTTTATATCGTCTGTATTAAGTCTATCTTTAATTTGTTCCAGCAACTTTTTTGATGCTGACACGAAACAAACAAGTGGCAAATTCCATTTTGTGAAAGAAACAGATCCGTCTCCGTCATAATAACCTCTAAGCATGCTCCAAAAATAAAGATCGTCTATATTTGGCAATATAATGTCAAATGTTTTATTCCTTACTATTCCAAGATTTGCAAGATCTTCAGACATTCTCTTGCTTCTTATAGATATTTTATAATTTAGAAATCCGGATGTATATTTTTTCGACACCTTATGACATGAATATATTGCCTTCTTAAATTTATATACCGCATCTTTATTGTTTTCGCATTGTAAAAACTCTAGGCTATGTTTTTCTTCATTGTTATATCCATCCGCAATGAAAAAACCTAGCCAATAGGCCTTTGAATGAGAGTCTATTTTTGAAAAATAGTTGTCGTCGATTTGTTTTTTTCCATCAGCAAGCGGTTTATAACTAAACCACTCATAGAGCCTTCTCGAAAGAGATTTTCTACCTACTCCTAGCGTTTCTGCGACAGACGTAACTGATTCGCCCTTTAGACACATATCATAAGCTGTCCTTAAGAGCCCATCTGGATACTTTGCTTTTGTCTCTCTTTTTTTTCTGTATCCTTTTTTATCTAACCAGTCTGCTAATCCGCAACGATTAAACCCAAAATAAGTAGATATCTTACTCAAAGACTCTCCTGATTTTATTCTGCTCAATATTTCGTTTAAATTTTCTTCGTATCTGTCGTATAATTCTTTGCAGTTATATTGATTCACTTATAAAGACCCTTCTTGTTTTTTTTATTTTATACAAGAAGTATTACTTGTTATATTTATCTATATAATACCAGATCCCGGGCCGGCGATAACGATAGATGCGCCTTTATAGTCGAGTACCGGTTTTTTCTGTTGCTCATTTAGTTCTGATAGTATCTTAGCTTTTTCTGATGACATCTAATTGCCCCTTTCAATTCTTCGATACGCTACGAAGTCGGCCACACCCATTAATGCATTTGCCGTACATTGAGCCATTATACACATTTCTACGTCTAAATTTACGGCAAATACTGCGATAATTCCGCCCAAGAAAGCTCCATACAAATCATACGATTCTAAAAGAGCTTGCCACTTAGTTAATTTCGGGCCGCTAAGAATTCCGTTGATTGCATCCTTCATAATCATCGCCCATAGCGTAGTAGAAATAGCGAATAGTATCGCTAGACCTATAAATCTAACTACGGGATATTCTATTCCCGCTATAGATATACACCAGAAGCATGTCACGTCTATTAGTATGATCTGAAGAAAATACCTACGATACATCTCTCTCAAAGAAATGATCGTGGTATTTATAAGCGCTCCTAATCCTACGTTTATTAGGTTAGACAGGGCAAGGATTTGCGGTGAAATTAGCGATATGAAATAGATATGAACAGTCGGAGAAGTGGCCGCATACACAAAATTTGTTAAAGTCGGCCCGAATAGTAGCAGCCACTTCGTCCTGCCGGTCAATTTTCGCCCGTGATAAACACGAGGGGATCGCCGATACGATCGGCGTCATCCGTAGCGCCCTGAGCCTTGACACTTCCGTTGATCGATGCGAGAACGACATTCACGGCCTCGTGACAGTTCTCCCCCTCGAAGCCAGCCAGCGTACGCGCACTCACGTTACCCTTCGGATCAATGTTAATCTTGATTCTTTTCTCCATGTTAACACTCCTCTTTCTCTAGTGTCTCGGGATTAATTATAATCACCGGGATACCTTTGTCTTTCGCCATCTGAATACTTTTGGCAATTCCTCCATTGTCTCCATTCCACACGGAAATGAGACAATCCGACTTGTCTACTACAAACTTGTTACGAGCATATATCTTGGCTATATCGAAACCGCCCTTAGATACACACTCAACTTTATCCGAATCTCTTAATAGCCTCTGGTACTTAAACGAAGCTTTTGTAGACCATATTGAGTCTCTTCCTTCGAACGGTATCGCGGCAATAAGCCTTAATTCTGGATGCTTTTTCTTAGCCTTGAGGACTAATTCTGCGGCTATTTGTTCTGACCCTAGAGACATTCCGCTTATAATGTCTACCGAATTATCTCCACTTAGGATATCGTTTAGGACATCTTTTAATATGTCCGTAATATCTCTTTCGTGTTTAATAGTCTCATCGGCTATTTTTTCGGGCCCTTGTCCTAAGATCCCTACGGTTATTCTGTCGCTCATTTTACTCTGTTCTCCGGGAATAAAAAACGAGGGGCAGAACATAAAATTTATTCCGCCCCTCTTTCTTGCACTACTTAAGCGTACTGGTAAACCTCGAACTCGACGCTGCCATCGACAGACTCAACGAGAGTATTCTCGTCTACCGTCCAGCCGTTGAGTTCTGCCTGCGCCATAATATTGATGCGCTGATATGCTCGGCTCAGTTCGTCCTGGAATGTTGCGCTGTTAAGCCCGGTCCCCCAGAAGTCGCCGACGAGCTGAAGATGACCAGTGCCATCATCGAGGACGACTCCCATATCAAGCTTCTCGCTCCCGCGCACAAGTACGCCGTCGCACGGACTGTCCTTCCGCTCATAGCGACCGTATACGCGCTTCTCGCTTTCATCGAGCGAGAGCCCCATTTTCGCGAGAGCATCAATAACAATTGCCTTATCGACATTCTTAAGAACATCGCAAGTGTAGGTTCTCCAACAACTCATAATTTGTTCTCCTTCTTTTCTTCAGAAAAATAATTTACTTATATATCAAATACCGTCGAGGCTGAAGTCATCTACGACTTCTGGCTCTTCGGTATGAACCTCCTGAACTACAGAGGTAGAACGCGCCCTTGCCTTGCAGTAGGTATCCAGTGCCGCAATCTTCTCTCTCGAAGAGCGAGATACCGGGATAACCTCCTTGGTGGCCGACACAGCGTCATCCAGAGTGATTTCGCGGTTTCCGTCATTCTTATAGCGGAAGAAAGCGCGCCTCATCGTATTCTCTACCGACTGCTCGATTTCTGCGCCGGTATAACCGTCGCTGATATGAGCGATGTTGTCGATAATGTCGTCGGCTATCTCGCGGCCCTTCTTCGCGAAATGAATACGGAAAATTGCCTTTCGCTCTTCTTCCGTCGGGAGGCCGAAATACCAGATTGCATCCAGTCGGCCGGCACGAGTGAACTCGGGCGGAAGCTGTGACACATCATTCGAAGTCATAATAACATAGACACCGCTGTCGTTGTCGTTCATAAACTTCAAGAGTGCCGCAAGAATACGCGCCGAGACACCGGAATCGCCCTGCGAAGAGCTTCCCGCACTAAGAAGTTTCTCTGCCTCGTCGATAAGGAATACGCATGGAGCACATGCCTTTACGACAGAGAGCGCATGAGCAATCTTGCGCTCTGACTGGCCGACCAATTTATCCATAATCTTCGAGAGGTTCAGCTCTAAAAACGGAAGCTTCATCTCGTTAGCGAATGCCTCCGCAAGTGCCGTCTTACCGGCACCAGGGATCCCTACCGCCATATACCCCTTCGGATTACGCAGTCCGAATGACTGAGCATCTTCCGAGAAGGCGACCTTGCACTCTTCGAGCCAATCTTTAATAACGGCATTGCCGCCAATATCGTCGAGCTTGAGAGATGGCGCCTTGTAGTCGAGAACACCGGTCTTTTTCACGATCTGGATCTTGTTCTGAGCAAGGAACTCGAGGTTGAGCGTGCGATACTTGACCATCGATTCGCGAAGCGCCATATCGATTTCCTTGACCGTCAAGCCCGTGCACGCGCGGATATATGCAGGAATTTCCTTTGCGTCGACAGGAACATAGCCGCCGTTGGGATTCGAGTTTCGCGTATTGATGAGCATGTCGTTTGCCTTAACGACCATCTCCTCGATAATCTCTCGACCCGGAAGACCGTACTCTACGACGCGGAAGAGCCGCGCAACGTCATCCGGAATGTCGACCATAGGCGATACAACGACAATCGGATTATAGTGCGAATGGCTGTACTCCTTCAGATCTCGAATGCATCGCAGAGCCCGAGGATCTTGAATCAAGGAATGAAAATCGCGAAGAACCCACACGTTCGCCGTAGCATTATCGAAGTCTCCTTCGTTGTGGGCAATCATGTCGAACAGTGCCGGGAATTCGCGAACCTTCGGATTCGGCGGCTCCTTCTTCTCGAAATCCTCCAAGGGGATTCGAGTAGCCCCCTCGGTCCGAGACCAAACCATAAGGTTGAACTTCGAAAACTTTGGCTCGGACTTGATAAGTTCCTTCAGGTCGTCGATGATTTCCCTCTCTTCGTACGACTCAATCCAGATGCATCCGGTGCGAGCCTTAAAGAGCGCACCAATCTCCGTAATCGATTGTCTCATTATACCACCACTTTCTAATTAAAGCAAGTCTATATCGTCGAATAGTACAGCTTTCTTTTTGCTTTTCGACTCGATCATGTCCAGCACATAAGAGTTATACTCTTCTTCTGACATTGTCGTCATTGCACCGTAGAGATTAGCCGCATCACGAGCTTCTCTATCGTTAACAATCTCTATAGCACCCGTGATAGAATATCCGTCCTCAGTTAATTTCGAGTTGACTCTGTCAATACGAATTGTAGTGCCTTTTGAATGAACGAAAATCTGCGGCAGGTCAACATTGTTAAGGTCGATATTCTTTCTCGTATTCTTTAAAAGAATTGACTTCATGTCAAATTCGATATCGTCACCGACATCGATAAGAAGCGCACCGGAATAGATTGCTACAGGTGCATGAAGCTTTAACCCGACAGCAATCTTTTTACATTGTTCGAACAGCTCTAAGACATAGTCTTTCGACAGCTCCGATAGCTCGCTTCTGACGTACTCTATCTCGCCGAAGGAGCGGTCAGTGTCTTTCAAAGACTCCATTGCTTTATCGAAGAACTCTATTTCCGCGTAATTTTTAAGCACGTACTTATTTTCGGTCGATAAGCATACAGTCTTTTCTTTATCGTCAGAATAAATCGAGAACTGTATTGTATCGGAAGAAAATTTCTCTTCGATATACGCATCGGAGTTTTCTATCGTGCGGATAAGATAAGACATCTTCGGCAGCATATTCACCGACTCTGGCGTCACTTCGATGGTATCTTCGCCGTCATTTACTTCATACGATTTAATAAGTCGGCTCATGCCGCCGCCTCCTTCTTTTTATTATAAGATACGAGGAAGTTTCCATCATTGTCTATCTTCCATGTATCGATATCTCCGGCCGCAACACTCTTGGGCGAGCTAGTAAGACCTTCTCTGTATCTCTTAAAATCATAGATCCTTTGATTTGCAGAACCTATAACATCGTGAAGCCCATCTCCGGCTCTCGAATCATCCCAGATCCTCTGCGTATGATCGTATTCTCCGTCAATAAGTCCATCGATATTCTCTAGCAAGCTTCGGATGTCTATATCATCCTTTGCTTGTTCGATAAGATCCTTGCCTAGAAAGTGAGTAATAACGATAATTTTATATCCGGCCGTTTTAAGCAAATAACATAGTTTCGACAGTGGCTCCACTTGATCGAGAGGCTCGCCGCCGACGAACGTAACGTGCTTATTCGGTGCATATTTAACGATATGCTTATAGCACTCTACCGGAGTTACTTCGGCGTTAAACACTTCCGACTTCCATAATTCTACATTAAAACAACCCGGACATGGGTCCCCGTCGACCGCTTTCTTGCAGCCGGCGAGGAATATTTCCGTGCGCCTATTGCCATCGGGAGATGGCCCGGCGCTCGTGCTTGTCCACTTCACATTGAAGATACGTAACTTTTTCATTTCTTTTCCTTAAACTTCTTGCGGAGGCTCCGTTCGTTCAAACCTTTTTACTACAACATTGCAGTTTTCGCAGACGAATTCTACACACATCGTACGAGCTTGAAACACGTTTTTATGCTTCGGATCCTCGCAAAGAGTTTTCAGTTTTCTTTGATGGAGCCATGTGTTGCCGCACTTTTGGCAAGCAATATTATTCTCCGTAAAGAATACCGCCATTCATAATCACCGTTCTTTAAAAGAGGAACTCAAGAACTTAACGAACTCGGGGAGATCCTCTGGAGTAATAGTCTCGAGAGACGAGTAGCTCTTATTCCATTCGGAAACGATTTCGTCTAAAACGTCGTCGGCGATATCATTTTCCTCTTGGATACGAGCAATCTCCGCGAAGTCTTCTGCGTGTTGCTCGATCATCTCCTCGTTCCATATTTCTTCCATATCCATAAGTTTTAGGAACTCTTTTTCTTCGTCGTTAAGCCAAAGTTCTGCCCCTACTCCGAAATAAGATGCAGCCTTGCGAAGAGCCATAGTTTCGACGGCCTTATATACATTCTCGGCTACTTTTACGTTTTCTTGGATCTCCTTGCCGGCAAATCCTTGCTTGGAGATTTCGATAATTTCGCCGTCCTTATCTCTGAATTTAAGCGTAAGAGTTCCTACCATATGGAGAATCTCGCGCTCTCCGTCTTCGATAATCTTTCCGTTCTTCTTATATTTGTGCGTAATTTTATCTTTCCAAAAGTTATCGATCTTCCAGTCCCAAGCACCATTCGTAAGCCGATTAAGAAGCTTGACGATAGTATACCCGGTGATATACTTATTGCCGCTATAATCCTTACGAATCAGAGACGGATCTAGAGGCTCGTTAACGATATCCATAAAGCTCTTATCTAGTTCTTTAAGCATTCTGTTTTTCTTCTTTCTTCTGTATATATAACATTTTTTTACTGGCCGAGCACCATCGTCTGTTCCATCTTGATAGCGCCGCTCATCGTGATGCAGATCTGGCACTTATCATGAATACGCTTCATGAGATTCGTAGTAAAAGTGTGACGGATGCGAAGCGCCGCGATAAGAGCGATATAATTGATCGTCTTGTCGCCAACCTTCGCCTTAGTCAGCGCAAGATAACCGTTGCGTTTACGATCTTCTGCGTTCGACCCAACTGAATGAACGATCTGGTAGGCAATCGCCGTACCGAAATCCTTCTCCGTAAGAGTGCGAAGCAGTTTGTCCTGCTGGTCATGAATGACGGATACCTCATCCGAGAGGTTGTTCAAATCTGCGAGAACGTACTTCAACGTTCCTGGATTCATATCGGGCTCGATTCGAATCTCGTTCATCTTATTTGAGAGACTCTCCTCGATTTCGTGCCAGTTAGAATCCTCGAAATAGTCGAGGACGATCGCCGCGACCTCGTCGAACTTCATCTTCTTTCCGAGAATATCCATTGGCTTGGATGTGTCGACAGTTTCTTCTTTTGTGGGAGCCTCTTCCTTGACAACTTCGTCGAGGACTTTGTCCTCGTCTTCCTCAACCTTCTCTTTTGCCTCTGCGGCGCGAGCGGCTTCCATTTCTGCCTTAGTTCTGCGCGTACGTTTCTTCTTCGGCTCTTCCTTCTTCTCTTCGACCGGCTCATCGATGATATCGGCCGCGAGAGTATCTTCCTCCGCGTTGAGAGCTTCTGCCAGCTTCTGACCCGACTCTGTTTCGGTCATAGGAGCTTCTTCTTTTGGCTCCTCTTCGGTCTTAGCCGTTACCTCTGCGACGACGGCTTCTGCCTGCTCCTGAAGCGACGGCTTATCTCCTTCTTCGCTCTTCTTAATACTATTCTCTTTGCGCATACGAATTCGCTCGAGAACAGAAAGCTTCTTTTCTTCCATATTTTACCTCTTCTTTCTTGCTCTGTCAAGGCTCGAGTGGCTCGCGCACCCCCATTTCCTCCCAAATATTTTTTTCGTATTCAAACCCCCTT